AATCGCGCGCCAGGTAACGGCAACCGCGCCAGTTACAGATAATTTTTCAGGGTCGAGGGACCCAAAGGGGGCGCCCAAATGTTTACGGTTTGTTCCCCCCCTAGCGTCAGGACCATAAATTGAAGTTCTAGCACCTTTATTTAGTCATATTTGGAGAGGTGATTTCTTTCCTGCCATGTCTTCAGACGATGGCAGGTCGCACACAGTGTTTGAATGTTCTCAATAGAATTGTTTCTTCGATTGCCGTCAATATGATCGATATCCATCTGACAAGAGTGAATGGGGACGAACTCACATCCGACTGCCTCACAGACCATCTTTTTTACGTATCGGTTTTCTCGAAAATAAGAACTAGGTCGTGATCTAATCGGTCCTATATGTTTTCGCGGGCCAGAGGCCTCTGCGCGGCATTTATCACAGATCGCGCGATAGCGACCGTTGCCACGACTAGCCTGAGGACGCACTCCACATGTCACACACGTTGCTCTAATATTAGATGGTTCAGGTTTAATTGGCATATAAAATGACTCAGCTTAAGATGACTCGTGGAGAGAAAAAAAAAGACCTCAAGGGACCCGGCCCCCCACCCTTTTTCGATTCAATTCATAAAAATCGGCTATTCAAAAATTTTCAAAAATGGTGGTATTGTAACGCTACTTCTTACCACTATCATCTTCGAGCAGCTTGTATTCTTCGGGCGTTAAAAGCTGCAAACTCGCTTGGTTGTTTTCAAGCCAGAGAACGACCGGCTCCTTCATCGGCGTGTCAGAGACTTCTCGTTTGCCGTCCATCCAGAGGATTGCGAGGCGGCGACCCTCCGTCCAATCGATTGGCTTCGGCAACTCGGCGCTACCGACGCCGATCTCGACATAACCCGCATCCGCTGTATCAACCAAAAGCGTCGCGTGCGCCGTGTAATCATCAGGCAGCCACATCACCATGCCCATCGTAGCACCGGCAGCACCAGCCGCATGAAGGCGCTCGCTGAGCGTCAGCACGTGATCATCACAGTCGCCGCATAGGCTGTTGAACTGCCAACGGTCATCGCCGAACGTGGTCTCATCGGCGCGGTATTCAAACTCAGTGCGAAGCTTCGCGTCGATCATCTTTACTTCGTTCAAAGTGAGCTTTCGTCCCTCGCCCCCTCGACACATCACAGCCTGCGGCTCGCGCTTACAGAACTCGAAGAACTCATTCATGTAGACGCCGCTCGCCTTCACCCTGGGCGCAATGATGATTTCGCCGCGCAAGATGCCCGCAATGATGCTGGACTGCGACAACGGCGGACAGGCCGCTGACGCGGGGGAACTCGGTGTACATCCCATTAAAAGAACGGCGGCAGAAACCGCCGCCAGCAGTTTCCGCATAGTCGATCCTAACTTAAAGTGACTCATCCCCATTGCGTCGCCATCGCCTCCGCAATCCCCTGGTAGGTTAGCGACCGCAGGCGCCACCGATCCTTCGACTGACCCAGCTTGTTCTGCCCGTCGTCCAATTGATTTGCCCACCGCTCCACGGTTTTACCCGTCTTCGGGTCCGTCACGATCCGACCCGGCACAAACGATGTACGTCTCAGCAATGGGAGATTTTTCAGCCATAAGCAGGTGAGCTTGCTGGCGTCGTGGCCGAAGTTGTAGGGTTTGATGATCTGGTTGGGTTTGCGGATGCGCGTGCTGATCACGCCGATGGGGTTTTCGATGGCGATTTTATCTATGGGTGCGTCCATCAGGCGCTGGACCTGCGCGAGCGACGCTTCGGTCAGAAGCACACGGCTGGGATCGCGCTTGTTCCAGTGCAAGCCAGCACGGGCCATATAGGTGCAGTCGGGGTGAAAGATCGCGAGGTCCCAATCAAGATGAAGAACGTTCTCGACATCGTCTATGATATGGTATAGTGACTCGTCCTCGGCAGGGCGAAGGTCACAGGACCACGCTTCATGCCCACGTGCGCGAAAGGCCTCCCGGACGACGCCGGAGGCTTCCATACCAACCAAAACGCGCATAGGAACACACTTACCCCGACGCTAGTAGCAACTCACATAAAGTGACTAAAGTCAATTATTCGTTGACGGCCTCACCAACATGTGTGTCAATGTGGCTGACATCTGCACAGCCCGTGAGCGCCAATGTTCCCCGCCCTGATCCTCGGCTCCCTAGCCTTCTACGTCTTCATCGCGGCCTTCGTCCTGGCCGAGATCATCTTCGTGGCATGCGAGAAGGCATACGCCTCGTTCATCACCCTGCTCGTCGCCGTCGGTCTCTTCGTCTGGCTCGGCGATCCCGCTATCAAACAATGGTTCACGGACCCGTGGCACGTCGCATCACTACTGGGCGGCTACGCCGCTGTAGGCGTCCTCTGGGGTGTTATGAAGTGGACGCTGTTCGTCTGGGCTCGGCTCGATAAGTTGAAGGCGGTGCGACAGCGCTGGATCGCCGACGAAGGCAGACTACCGACGACCGAAAAAGAGAAGATGGCTTACAAGCTCGCCGTGAAAGATGTCTTCGGCTACGAGGCCCCGAAGCCCGACCCTGCCAAGCACAAGGGTCGCATCATCTACTGGATGAGTTATTGGCCCTTCTCGGCGATCTGGACGCTGATCAACGACCCGATCCGCCGGTTCTACGATTTCCTTTATCGCCGGATCACCAACACCCTGAACGGGATTAGCGACCGCATGTTCGCGGGGCAGGACGATTTCTCATAAAATCAATAGTTTAACCTTAAACGGACTGACGGCGCGAATGGACGACGACATATTCAAACCCACCCACGATCAGTGCACCGAATGCAGGCAGTTATCCCCGCCCGGTGGCTGCGAAGACATCCCCGGACAAGGCTGGCTATGCGATGATTGCCGGGGCGCAACCGGCATCGATTAAGGAGTAAGCGTTATGAATTGGGCGTCAGCACAACATGAATTACATCAAGGCCGGGCGGTAGCACGCACACACTGGCACTGGTGCTGGATCAAGATTCACAAGGACCGGCTCTATTTCTGCCACGATGATCACAACGACAAAACACCGTTCTCGCTGACGCGCGAGGATGCCGCCGCCACCGACTGGTATCTGGTTTATCTCTGATGCCCATCTACTTCACCGACTATTCCGAAGGTCTCGCCACCTACGGCGGCTACATCGAGGCCGATACCTACGAGCACGCGCTTCAGTTGGCGATCCGGCGCGGCCTTAACGAGCGCGTGCTTGGCGAGACCGAAGGAGCCAGCATGCCGAACCGGTTGCGACAGCTTATCCTTGAGCAGAACTGGCTGGATGCTGCGCACGAGGCGTGTTTCCTCGGCTTCACCGGAATGATGAGCGGCATGCTGTCACCCCGCGATGTGGTCGGCGACAGCGGCCTTGTACACGAACTGATTCATCTCGCCCGTCACAAACCGACGCGTCTCGATGAAGACCCGGATATAATCGCTGAAGATCGAGCCGAACATGCGGCGCTTATCGAGAAGGTCAAGGCTTTAGCGGCGGCGCTGGAATGGCGGGTTCCCGGATGGGTGACGACCGGCGGTCAACCCGGCGTCCATTACACCCATCACGATGTGGAGCCGGAAGACGAGTCAAAAGAATGGCTCGCTGCCATCACAGAACGTTACAAGCACCTCCTGAAAAACATCTTTAAGCAATTTACACGAAAGTAATTCATGGCCTATTACCGCAAGAAGCCCGTCGTCATTCAAGCTGTGCAATGGACCGGCGATAACCTCGAAGAGGTCGTCACCTTCTGCGCAGGCGACGCCACCTACGAACTGACAGCACGCGGCGGTGGTGAACTCGTTATCGCGACGCTCGAAGATGGCCAGGACATGACGGCGCGACACATCGCCTCGCGCGGCGACTACATTATCAAAGGCGTGTGCGGCGAACATTATCCTTGCAAGCCGGACATTTTCGCCGCCACATACGAGATGGTCGACCTGACCAAGGACATCATCCCGCATTCCTCGTCTTAGGAAACCGCTGGGGCGCTACGCGCATAAAGACGACATCACATAGCTGGCATTAAGCGTTGACAGCTAAACCGCTGTGTGGTTCATTCTGACAATGATCGATCCGCTCAGCTTTGCCATCGAACGCCACGGCGACCAGCGCTACGGCAGCCGGATGTACAGCCATCATCTACTGGCTGTGGTCAAGGTTCTGATGGATGTCGGCGTAGGGATCGGCGGACACGACTATGCGCTGCTCACCGCCGCCAAACTCCACGATATCGTCGAGGATACAGAGACGACCATCGACGAGGTGCGTCATCTTTATGGCGACGAAGTGGCAGACTACGTCTGGGCGGTAACAGGCGTCGGCGAAAACCGCAAAGAACGCAACAAATCGCAATACGCCAAGATCGCCGCCTTACCGAAAGCGGCTATCCTGAAAGTAGCCGACCGGATCGCCAACGCTGAGGCGGTTCTGGCTGAAGGGAAGGTCGGCCTTGCCGAGATGTACCTTTCCGAGCACCGCGCCTTCGCCGCCAATGCGGTCGTCCTGCTGCCCGCGTCCGGACACGTCGGTACCGCGCTGGCGTCTCGGTATTTCAAAGCGGTCCTCGATCTCGAACAACTGGTCAAATCCTCAGAAGAGTCCTCGTCATGAAAGCCCAATGCCGCCTTAGACTACCCGACGGCGCCGAACAGGTCGCGTGGATCGACGTACGCGGCGCCAAGGTCGGCAATCAGGTCGAGATCAAGGAAGATGGACTCTTCTGGACCGTGGTCGCTGTTCATGACGTGATGGAGGATGAAGCCATCCAGCGCAACGAGCGTCAGTATAAGGATCACCGCAAAGGGACTGATATCTGATGCGTAATTTTCTCGAATATCCAGTGACGGATGAGGAGAAGATTGCGCTGCTTACCGAACTCGAAAAGGAATTTTGGGAAGAAGGCCGAGCGAAGATGATTATGGGCGACATGCGTCCTTTGATCCTCGGCCTGATTCGTAAAGACCTCGAAGACTTCATCGAACTGCGAGACAAGCCCTACTACGACTATTAACCCCGGAGAGACGACATGCCCTTCGACGGATTCATCGAAGACCACACGACAACTAAATCCCTGCCGCTTACGCTCACGGGCTCGACCGTCGCGTTTCTAGCGGAGGGGGATAGCGTCGTCGTCGATATCGAAGCCCGTGCTTACGACGAGCCGAATTCGACCTTCGCCGACTGTAAGGGTCCGATCACCATCTCTGGGATGATCACCTTCACGTTCGACAATTCGGCGAACGATACCTACACCCAGATCAAAAGCTGGATCAGCGGTGAAAGCGGTACGACGACGTACGAAGCCACCGACGACTCCCGCGCCGCCGAACCCGCCGTCGTCAAACGCATCCTGCAAACCGCCCGCAAGCTGGTGGCGCGCGGCTGGACGGGCGGCGCCGTGGAGCGGGGCTACGTGTTCGGTCTCTATAAGCAATACTGCGCCATGGGCGCGCTGCGTATGGCGGGGGACGGCGACAGCCGTAAAGGCGAAGTCTCACCCCCGACGCTCGCCGCCATCATCGCCATGCAAGATCAAGTCGGCAACATCTCCTATTGGAATGACGCCGAGAATCGCAAGAAGCGTGATGTCCTCTCAGCCTTCGACCGGGCTATCGCAGCGGTCTGATCTACCACTCTAATCAAACACTTGAGGGAAAACATGTCCGCCAAAGTAAAACTGTCCTTGGACGAAGCGCTCGACGACCACGACACCGACCTTCATAACAGCAATATCAAAAACATCGTCGCCGCCTTGAAGCACATCGAGGCGGCGCGCAAAGACCTTGCCAAGCAGGAGCGCAAACTCGCTGGCTGGGAAGTCACGCTTCGGGCGATGGCGGCCAACCCGGCTGAAGTCGACCACGAAGAACTCTACAAGCTTTACAGCACAGTCCGCTCGGACACCCCGTCAATTTAACCGCGCCTCTGCCGGAGACCTCCCATGCCCTTCGACGGATTTATCGAAGACCACACCACTGAGAAGAAGAAGCCACTGACTCTCCTTGAGCTTCTTAAGGATGTCGATTTTTCGGTGCTTGAACAGCGCCTCTTTGCCGCCAACACACTGAAGATGACCAAGGCGGAGCAGGAACTACTGAAGTTCCCTGTTAAGACCAATCCCTGCATGGACGTGCCGCTTTACGACGACGGTTACGCCATCGTCGAGTGGAAGACCACCAAAAAGGACTGGGACATCGACTGGTCGTTCGCTGAGAAGGTCGACTACTATCAGTACCTCTACTCGGGGAAAATGACGGCTCCCAGGCCGAAGAAAGTCGTTGGCGACCTACCCATCGACCGTCCCACGCTCGAAGCGATCATCGATATTCTGACCCGCGCGCGGGCGCTGGTCGCTGAAGGCTGGATGCAAGGGACTTTCGGGGGCTATGATCCTGATACTGAAACCGTGCGCTACTGCGCGCTCGGCGCTATCCACAAGGCGCATCACGGTCGCCCCGGTCGTCCCTATGACAGTAATCCAAACGTGACGATCCTCGATTACGCCTACAAGGCGCTCAGCAACGTCGTCGGTAATATTCCGTCGTGGAATGACTACGGCGGCAGGACCCAGGCACAGGTCGTCGCCGGTTTCGACGAGAGCATCGGACGCCTGCAAAGGATGCTCCCTTGAGCGACATCCCAGCACTAGGTATGCCGAAAGAGGGCGACGCCTGATGCAGCAGGTCACTTCAATGTACTGCCCTCTCACTCACGCGCCCTGCGAGTTCACTGGCTGCGTCAGCGGGTTGCGTTGCGCCAACGGCACAGGACCAACATTCATCGATACGTCGCCACCGACCTACCAACCACCGCAGCAGATGGCGTCGTGGCTGTCGTCCGACGAAGTCCATCGCATGGTCATGACCGTCGCCGCCAAGCACGACGACTTCGCCTGGAAAGCCTGCGCCATGGAAATCCTCGGCGAACTTGAAATCCTCTCAAGAGCCGCGCTCTTCAACACGCCGCGTCCGCCAGCAGACGGCTGCCTTTGATGGATAAACCGACCGACACCGCTATCCGATTCCTGCGACGGATGAACGACTGGGAAATGGTGGCTTGCGATAAACCGTTAGAGCGGTGCTTTCTAGAAGCGCTTCTGCTTGATTTCATCGAACTCAAGCGTAGTTCTAGCAGCGGCGTCCCGGTATTCGTCCTTAGTAATGAAGGGCGGGAATTCGTCATGGCGAATGGTGGTTTTGTAGATTACTGGGCAGAGGAAGATACTAGAAGAAGCCCGAAAGATCGTCCGGATGCCTAAGTTCACGCCCGACAAAGAATGGGACTATTACGACGGCCCTCTCTTCGGCACCGCGTTGGACGAGACCGGCGCGGCCTGGGTCTACATCGTCGCCGGTAGTAAAGGGCGTAAATTCCTCGTCGTGCCGTGGATCGAAGGCGTCACCCACGTTCGGGAACTCATAAAACGCGCCGATAAGGCGTTCCTCTGGGACTTCGAGGGCGACGCTGTCGAGATCGCCGTTCCCGAACCCAGTGATTTCGCCGGAGAAGGTCTGCTGGTTGGGGATGTAGCCTGATGCACATCACCACCTACACCTTCAACACCGTTCGCGGTGAAGAGCCCTACAAATGCACCTGCGGCAGTTGTGGTAAAACCCTTCGCCGCAGAGCCGTCGTCGAGAACACCATCAATCCCTATAACCGCACTGAGGACGGGACGCCAAAGACCCGTTCGCAAGTCTATTGGGACGCCCGCGCCGCCGCCAAGGTCGAAGCCGCGAGGCTGGAAGGGACCGAGACAATCTGCCGCGACTGCGAGGAGAAGCCGCGTCGCGATCTCCTCCTCGCCATGGCGGCGGCCCCTGAAACCGAATTCCCCAAGCCTGAGCGGTACTGGAATTCGGCGATGCACTATCTCGAAGATCGTAAGCAGGTCGAACAGCGTCACACCAAATGCGAGTGCGGGGCGCCGTGTTGCAGCCGTTGGCGTACATCGGAAGGTTATTTCATCACCGAACTCGGCAAGAAGCGCGCCGCCAAGTTCCAGGCGAAGCCCCAACTTGTAAGGAACGCTGATGAGTTGGCCTGAAGCTTTTATCGCCGTTGGATTTGGTCTGGTCTTCGCCGTGGCTATCGGAGCCTGCGCGCGATGAGTTGGCTAGAAGTTGTCACCTTTGTCGGCTTTTCCGCCTCCGTCGTTTTTATCATGTGGTGCTCCAGCCTATGAACTGGCCTGAAGCTTTCGCCGCCGTAGGTATCGCCGCCTCGTTCGCCTTCATGATCTGGTGTGCATCTCGATGACCGAACCCGTCACCCTTGCAGATTGCCCGCCCGGCCTGTTCCGTTTCGGTGAAGGCCGAAGTGTCTCCCTCGGCTTCAAGACCGAATACGGTATGATCGGCGGCGAGGCAGTCGGACCCGACGTGGTCTTCAAGGTAACCAACTGGCCGGACGCCTACGTTCTCGCCAGTGGTGAATTCTTCTGGGGCGGCGTTACGACTCACGAGGAACGCGCCGCGCTGATGGTCACGCCTATCGACCCTGATCACGTCGCCGATCTCTTCTCACACCGCGACTCATGGGGCGATATGCTGAACACGCTTGTCAGCCGCGTTGACATCGAATACATTCCTGACGACGACAAATCATACTGGCAACACGAACTGAAGGTTTTCAACCGCGTGTTCACCGCCATTACGGGAAAGGCATATGACCCAGAAAGATGACCTGCTCTCGGAATGGGAACGCGAGGCGCGCGCTGCCGCCGAACGTCTGTTCCCCTACGAGCCGATCACACCGCGTGAACGTCAGCGGATGAAATCGCTCGGCTGCGATGTCGACTACATCGAACGGCTGGAGCGCGGCGAGCATCTGAACGAAAACTTCCTGAAGGACTGCGATTGACTCATGGCGCGCTATCCCGGCTCTCGCTACGGGAAGGTCCACCCGAAAAACCGGGCGCTGGTCTTCAAGCGCGACGGACTGCGTTGCAAATATTGCGGGTGCACCTGCATCCACCCGGACCAAACCTACCAGGGGAACCCTCGGGCGGCGACTATCGACCATAAGATTCCCCGTTCGATGGAGGGCGATAACCGTCCCTCCAATCTCGTGACAGCTTGTTTTGACTGCAATAATAAGAAGGGAGGGGCTACGGATTTCGATCCGACAACCAAGTACCGCGACAATCCGCCCCTTGTCTCCGGCGAGGCCGCACGCGAACTCGCACGTCAAATCATCCGCCAGAACATCGATCACTACGCGACCTTGAACGGGAAGAAGGCTTAATGGACACCGGCTCGAAAATCTTTGTCACCTTCGTTCTGTTCTTCCTGAGCGCCACTGCTACGGTTAGCAACCTTCAGGTCGAATCACTGCTGCGTCTGGCGAAGGCTGCCGTCCATGACGAGGACGTGGCTAAGCCGTCGACTAACGATAGGGTGACCTGCTTTCTCCCCGTGGTCATCGCGGCTTTAGGTATTTTTGCGGTCTGGACTAACTAAAAAATCATCAACGAGAAAAACAAAGGAAACACCCTATGTCGGACACCCTCGAACTCGTCCAAACCACAGCCGCCACCTCGGGTCTCGTCTTTGACGCCAGTGGCAACATCGTCGACCACCCGGTCATTGAACAGCCGACGGAGCGCCAGATCGTCCTCTGGACGGAGACCGGCGAGACCATCGAGATGGTCGATCTCGAACTGCGTTCTGATGCCGTGCCGCTCGAAGATTTCGACGCCGCCCTGAACCGCTGGCAACTGGCGCGCATGACCAAGCCGGGCAAGGCCAACAAGAACTTCATGCGCGAGTTCCCGTTCGAATACCTCGTCGAACTGGCCTACCGGGGGCGCTCCGGGCTCGCGAGCCTGTCGGTCCTGCAATGGAAGCCGACCGTCGTTGTCGTCGGTGAAGGCGTCATCGGATCGGCAATTCATCCCGGTGAATAAAACCCAGCCCTCCAAGCGTAAGCTGAAGCTGCTCGACAGCGCGGGCGACTATACATCGCCCCAGCTTATGATTGAAATTCTGGACGATGCGATGAGAGAAATCGATTACTCGAATTTTCACACCAATCGCATGCGGCTGATTCAGGGGATTATCCGCGACTGGGCGAAAGACAACGGCATCGAGATGGGGCCGACGAAAGCTCAACGAGACAAGATGCGAGAAGAGGCTTCGAGACAGAGAAACATCCAAGCCTATGTGGATATGAACGTTCCCAAAGATCGCGCCGAAGCTTTCGTGGACGGTAAAATCAGCGCCCGCGAACTTCTTGAGGAAGTTACCAAGGGTACCGAAGGAACTTGAGATGCCCTACTCTCTTTACCGCAACCTCCGCCGCCTGTGGGATTACAAGGCCCTGCCTATGTTCTTGACCTCCCGTCCGAAAAGGCGGGAGGGCCGCCTGATTGGGTTGCTGTTTGAAGACATGACCTTGACTGAGCCGACATGGCGAGACGCGCAGTGGTATCCGTACTCGGGTGGTTATTGGCAGTTCAAGGGCGGCGGCAAACTTCCTCAAGGGGCATCTCGCCTTTGGGGCTGGAAACCATTGAAAGCAGGAAAGGTCTAATGCCCTATTCCCTCTACCGCACGCGTGACGGCGCCGGGGACAGCGGCGGCATGAGCATGGCTCTCATTCCGAACAAGAGTGCTGCCTCTTCCGATGACCCCGATAACCTGAAAATCGACTACGAGCACAACGCCCGTCCGCGCGTGGGCGTCGCCATGCGTGTCGGCAGCATCGCCGGGCGTACTTTCGCCAGTCAGGACTGGTGGCAGACGACGCTGATAACCGAGATCATCAGCGATACGCCTGAAGAAGTGCGGTTCAAGACCGGTAACTCTGAATATGTCTGGAAGGTGTTGTGATGACTGAAGAAACCGCCGCCCATACCTACGTATTAACTGAGAGTTCCCGGATCACCAAGCGTCACATTTGCAAATCGTGGTCTCACTTCTTCCAGGCCATCAAGGCGGGCGATAAGAAGCACGATCTCCGCTTTGACGGGGATCGAGGCTTCTCCGTCGGCGATGAAGTCCTGCTGAGGGAATATGACAACATCAACGGTGTTTACACCGGAGAAGAGTGCCTAACCAAGGTCACCTATCTCACCTCGCGCGAGGTGCCTTGCGCCTTCTCAAGCGCCGTGCTGGATCGTGATTATGTTATCCTCAGTCTGGAGCCGATCAGGCAGCGCGGACGGTTCTAGTGGGATACCGCCCGCCGACTGCCGAAGACCTCCGCGCCGATCTGCAAGACATGGGATGTCCTTGGCAGCTTACTGAACTCTTGATCGCCAACGTCATCATCGGTCTCTTCACCGTCGACGAAGTCATCCGACTCGCTGACAACCTCCGCCTCTCGTCAATTCAGGAACGTAAACTTGTCCAACCGTAACCTATATAAATTTAGCTGGGACTGCGGGCGCGCAGGCGAGGTCGACGGCCTGCTGACCGCTACCCCTGAGCAGATCGCAGGCATCGTCGGCAAGGGCGTCTACTTCGGTGAAATCCTCGGCAAACACTCCGAAGTGTATGGGCTAGCACAGGCTGAAGAATTCACTCTCGTCACCGACGATCAAACCTTCATCGCCAAGATGGAGGAACTGTTCGCCCCACCTTTCGAAGACGGCGACGGCCCGAAATGCCTCTTCGGCTACAGCCCGTTTGACTATCTCGAAGAGATCGAGGACGACGAACCGACCGATGAAACCGACGAAGAGGTCGAAGATTGATCGTTGAAGCCTTGCGGCTTTTCGCAGCCGCCGCCTTCGTCGTCTTCGGACTGCTCGTACTCGCCACCGCTATCGCCAAATAGACATGACGTGATCAAACGAACCGGCAACTTCAGAGTTGGCGACACAGTGCGGCGCCGGGGGTTCACGATCCCCGGCGTCATCACTGACATCACCGATTCGAGTTGGATCAAAATGCGCTGGGCGGTCAAAGCCAAGGGCCATGCCGAATACCACCACCCGGCTGAGTTGGAGAAGATCGAGTGAGCGAAGCCATCATTGTCGGTAGTCTCGTCTACATCTCCGGCCTCCTGACCCTGATCTATTTCAGACTGGGTGAAAAATGACCGCACGCATCCCCACCACCACCGTAGCCGAACTCAACACCCTCGACGACGCCGAGATCATCGAAGGCTACTGGGACGGTTTCAACGGCGAGCCCGCGCCCGGCGATAACCGATCCCTCAGGTATTGGCACGGTTGGCGCAACGGCGCTGTCGATGGTGGTTTCATCGAGAAGGACGACGCTCAAGCTGCGTTAGCTAAGGAAGTCGTGGCGGGGTGGAAGAAAAAATGAACAAAGCTCAAAGATGGCTGGACGAAAAAGCCGCCGACTATCCCTTCGGCCCTGTTGAAACCCCGATCAAGACTGTCGATCCACGACACTACGGCGCCGGCATGTGCTCGGCTGTGCTGCGCGACGGCGTGCGCACGTGGCGGTTCAAGACTGAGAAGGGCATGGCCCGGTTCATCTACAACAACGAGGAACACATCCTTGTCAGCTTCTCCGCCGCCGCTGTTTCGCCGGACTGAACAACCCAGCGTCATTCAGATCATTCCAAATTCTTTTCAACACGGAGCCGGTCTCCTGGTTAACGAAGATGGAAGAACGCGCGCCATGCGGACTCCCGAGTAAATAAGGACGCATCGTCTCCCAAGATTCAGCGTAGTCCGCATTTTTAGTACGAAGCAATTCGCGCTCCAACAGCAGCCGTCCAGCTACTTCAAGCGGAACGGTACCATCTGCTAATGGAGCGTGCAGCCATCCGCAATTAACGAGCACAGGAACGGCCATATGGTGATAAAATTTTACATCTAAAATCTGCGCCATGAAAACAGCAGCGGGACTGGTTATAGATTTTACCGATTCAATAACTCTCTCAGCATCTTCGATGTGATACGGGCAGGTTATAAAACCATTAGCAAAGTGAACGGTATGATCTAATCCTTTGTACCCAGTGTCATGGCCCGGTTCCGTCACGTATGTGTCGGGTCCCTGCTTGCTGAGCAGTGGGTGCCATAAAGGGTACGAAGATACTACCGGCCCGAGATCAGTCACGATGTCACGGAGCATCCACTGACTTCTCTCTCGGTCAGCATTTTTTATGTCCCTTCCGATCAGGTAGTTCTCGACACTCGCGTAGCCCGTTCTAGCTGCCTCATCCGCTCTAAAGGTCATCTTCGTTCCTCATAAAATCTGTTCCTAACGCATAAAACATTCATTCTGTGCGTAAGTCAACGATTCCATGTTCCGACAAAAGTGTTGACGGCTGACATCGAATGTCATAGGATCGGCAAATGCTGATCCTCTACACCCTGGTCCGGACCGACATGCCCTCCATGGGTTACGGCAAGGGCGCGGCCCAAGCCCAGCACGCCGCAACCGCCTTCTCTGAATTCGAAATGCTGCGCCCGCTGGAAGCTGATGGCGAGATCGACGCCGACGTAATGGAATGGCGCAAGTCCACCAACCAAGGCTTCGGCACCAAGCTGACCCTCGATTGCTCCGACAAAGAGACGATGATCAAGGTCGTCGCCGCCGCACGCAAGCTCGGCTTCCCGGCGCGTGTGGTCACCGACCCGACCTACCCCTACCTCGTATCCGACGAAATCGTCCCGCTGATCGATAAGGCCGTCCACACCGACGATCCGAAATCCATCGGCGGCGGGCAGTCGATCTGCTTCCGTGAAGAGAAGACCTGCGCCTACGTCTTCGGTCTGAAGGACGATGTCAGCATCCTGCTGTCGCGGTTCAAACTACTGCCGAATGAGCCTGTTGCATGACCACTAAAAACCCCCACGAGCGCACGATCATGCTCGCCACCGTCGCTGTAATGTTCATCGGCATCCTGAGCGCGGTGACCATCTCCAGTATCAATGCGGGTCGAACGGCGGCGATGCAGGAGACCATGACCGCGCGCAACGAGACCAAACTGGCCAAGGCCTCGTTGGAGGTCTGCCAGAAAAACATCGTCTCGCTAGAGACCGCCGTCGTCTATCAAACAGATATTGTCCAAGTCCTGAAAGCCGAGCGCGATCACGCCCAAAGCCTCGTGGCGCAAAGCCAAGCAGCGGTTCGCGCCCAACTACGCGGTCCACAGGGCCTCGACGAAGGCGCCGTCGATAAGCTGCTCGTGTCGACCCTGAACCGCAAACCCCAGTGCCTGTGACATGAGTAAGGCCGTCCCCTTCAAGCTGGATAAGGTCTGCGACGGCTGCGGCGCTCGGGGTGCTTACGACTTTATGGGCGACTACTATTGTCAGGCTTGTACGGACAAAGCGTTCGACGAGCAGGCACGTGAGGAGTGGATCGATGTCACCACGATCTTTGACCACCCCTATGAAATCGAAATGAAAGCGTACAGCGATCCGCCGCGCTTCCGTCACCGCACGGACGATGGCGACGGTTTCAGTACTGCTTGGATCGACGGAAAACCAAAAAGGGACGACTAATGGGCTGGTCCAGAGGCAGTGCACTCCTGAGCGATATCGTCGGCGTGATCGAACAAAACGTCACGACACACGTCAACAAAGTCGCTATCTATAAGGAACTGATCGGCATCTTTGAGGACGCAGACTGCGACACCATAGATGAGGTGCTGAGCGATCACAGCGATTCCGCCGCCTTTCGAGAGGCATACAACCATGATTAACTTCGATTTCAAACGTGGCCCCATCGACCTCGGATTCCTTCCGATGTTCCTCAACCCGAACAGCCCTGACCCCGCCACGGTGCAACTTGATCGCAGCTACGCGCACGGCGGTGGCTGGCGTCCGCAAAAGGGTTTCGTCATGCTCCCCAACGGCTCCCTACGCTATCCGGGCGACGAACCGATGCCGGTGCTGGCGGAAGCGAAGCTCGGCGACGAGATCATCCGCGTCTACGACTTCAGTTATATCGCCGTCGTCCAACCGGACGGCTCCTTTGAAGCGTGCAGGATGGACTGATGCCTAGAAGAACCTTCACGAACCCGGCCGGAAAAGCCGACGCCCTGCGCATCCAAGCCTTAAGTCGAGCCTACGACAAGCAGGCCGAAGTCCTGAAGGACGTGTTCGAGGCCGGTAGAAAGGCTAAGGCTGCTGGCAAGCCGATCTCCGACTGCCCGCGCGTCGCCGACCTTGAGGTGTCGAGAACATGGCGGGATGGGTATCTCAGTTAAGGTCAGACTTGGGTTTAGGATACCGCTCGATTTCTTTGACATCCGAAAACGCTTCTTCGAATAAGAACACGAGCCTTCGCGCTTCAACATCCGCCGCATCCAACTCTTCCTGCGTGTAAGGCGGCGGCAGAACGATGTCTCCAGTCTCGGTGATGTAGAAGATCAGTCCGTCGACCGGCGGAACTGGAAACTTGCCGATGTCGATCTCGCCCCACATCTCGTCGCGGTCTTTGTCGTCATCGGTGTAAAACATCCGTACCGTCACCACCCGCCGCGTCCCCGGCTCGTCGTCCCAGACGTAGCCTTCGATAGGATAGTCTCGCGGATTGAAGGGCTCGGTCATCAGATTTCCGGATGCGTGCGGAGGATATTAATCACGGTTAAGCCGATGCAGCCGAGCGCTGCTAATATCGCTATCGCCAGAAGCAACTTGTGCCGTTTCATCACGCGTCTCTGATGATCTTGTAGTGGGTCGGCTCTTCGTCGACCTCGACCTTATGATCGTCCTCGGCGTGGCCGATCTGCCAGAAATCACCGTTCCAGTGGCCGACCATCACCAGCCCGGATTCTTCGTTCAAGAGAAGACGCGTACTGCCGTCTTTGGCTGCGTCGTCGATCATGATGAAATCTTCGGTCAAAAGCCGAACTCCCGCAAAATCGTGAACCTGTTAACCGCGACTAGCAAATAAACTAGGGCCACAAGACAAGCGCTCACGGAGACCGTCAGAAAAATGTACTCTTTCATCATCACCGTCTCCCCGGCAGAACATAATGCCCGCCGTCCTTGCTCCGGCGCCAGCGCTGCGGCGGCGTCCACTTCGGATCGCGCTTAGCGAATCCCCCTGATTTCAACTGCCAGTCAAATGACAGGCGCTTAGCCGTGCGCGGACGCTCCCAGCCGTCACCCTCAACCTCGATCCATGACCCGAACGGCGCGGTCTCGATGGGCCGCCACTCGTTCGCTTGATCATGGGCGAGATAAAACGGCTCTTTAGGCTGTTCGTCTCTCATTACTCGAAATCCCTAAACCGTTATACGTCCGATGGCCCACAGCAGCGCTGCGACGAACCACAGACCCCAGGCGACCTGCTCGGCATGACGAGCCCCCAGGCTGGCGATAAACTTGGCGATGAAACCAAGCAGAACCAGTAGTGTGAAAAGAAGGGCCATTATCGTTCCTTAGGGTTGGTAGTCACAGGTCCAGATTTCCAAACCATTTAGGTGGGTAGTCACCGGTCCAGATTTCCGGTCGGCGTGCGTAGCGACTTCCATACTTCCTTATTGCAGGTCGGGCAGTTGATGACGACCGCATTGCCGTCTCGCTGGTCGTAAACGACCCGGCCTTCGCGCTGCTCGAATTCAAAGATCGTACGACAATTGGAACAGTCGACCCGGTAGGTGATCTCTTCGGGTAGCGTGCCCTGTTGGATGATCTTCATCCCAACCCCTCTTCCAGTATTTCCAAAGTAACAACCATGTAATAATAGTAAGTACTGAACGCATTACTGTCTATGATAGAACTATTTCGTGTTGAGTGATAATAACCATACCACTCACTACGTTCTACGCTGTAGAGATAGGCGTTACTACTCACCCGAACGCTCTTCTCGCCCCGGCTTCATCCTCGAAGAACCGGCAGCCCCAATAGGTCAGCCTCTCGCGGTTGTAGTGGGAGTCGTCGCCAAGGGCCTCCACGGCGGCGTCGCATGCTTCCGCGAAACTATAGGCGTAGGTCGAAGTCACGAACCGCGCCCGACCGTGCTCGCCGGTCGCTGCGAAGCCTTCCAACCAGACCTCGTACTTACGTGCTTGAGCGTGGTGGGTAAAGTCATCAGGATCGCGCATCTACCGAAAACTCTTCTTTTAAAAGCAGGTTGCGGCAGTCAACAAACATCCCTTGGTAGGCTAAATCAAGCCGCCTGCGGTACTCATCCGTCTCGACCCGGATCACATCTCCGACATGGACGTATGAGCCGTACGGCACGACCTTGGCCTTGGTGCACAGCAACCATTTACCCATGGTGTACGGGGTTGATGGCCAGCCCACGCTCTGCGGCCCCCATGAACCGGGAATGTCGTCATAAGTTAGCGGCATTCTATTTCCCCGCCTTTGTCTGCTGGCTCATCGTCGTTGTCAGCGGCATCTTATCGTCCGTCATCCAGATTGCTGCGGGCCATGTCCAACATCTCAACGAACCACGTCGCGGCTGCGTAGCCTTGAAGGACGATCACGTTCTGGGCCTGTTCCATCTGCTTGCCGACCCGCTCCGCATGCATCGCCTTGACCTCGATATAGAGACTGTCGTCGGGCAGAAAGAAATCGAGTGCCGTTGTGTTCTCCGGCTCCTTCTCGTGGAAGTAGCGGATACCCGCCCGGTCCATGCCGCCCGCGACATAGGCTTCCAGTGGATCGGAGATGACGACTGCCTTTCTAATAGTCGACAATGTCATCGCCTTCCCAGCCAATCGGCATCCGGAAACCCGAAGCCCGCGCATGCCCGCCGCCGCCATACTTCACAGCAATCTGCGAGACATCCATCCCGTCGTCCGCCGACCGCAGGCTGAAAATGCGATCACTGAGGCCGTCGTAATAGGTTGCCGCGAACGGCTTGTCCTTGGACATGATGTTCCCGGCGTCAGACCCCATGGTGTAAGGCACGTTCGCTACCGGCACGCGGACACCGCCGATGACCATCTCGCGGGTCGTCTCTTCAAGAAGCGCTAGAATGTCCTTCTGCATACGGCGTTCGATAGCAGCGCCTTGGCTGATGAAGCTCGCTTCCATGACAGCGTCTTCCAGCCCCTTCGCCACATAAGACCACTCGGCGAAATCGTAGGGATAGCTGAACAGGTTCGCTGCGACTTCTCGCGAATGTTTCATCTCGAATTTCCACAGGTCTCGGTCCTGCACGTAGCGCACCAGCAGGGGCGCAGGCTCGCCGGGATGAGCATACTCCCACGCCAGCATCGCCCCAGACTTATCCATGTCAAAGAAAGCCTGGATATGCGGATAGCCGTCGGCGGCGAGCACGCGCGGATCGTACAGTTTATCGACCCTATACTGCGCAAGGTCTTCCATGGCGCTCTTGTGGTGGTCGACAATCGTGATCGAAGCCGCCTTCTTGGCGAGCGCTTCCAGCACCGGACGCTTAAACGAATAGTCGACGAGCAGCACGTGCTTTCCCGCGACATCCGGTAGTTCGCCGTTGCTGTATGATCCCGGCCGAAATTCGATATCAGGCCAGCGCTTCCAGATCGCCCACGCCGCCGTGAACCCGTCCGCGCAGGGGGCGTGGTAGATGCAAATGTCGGGCTTCATGCGACCTCTTCTTGTTCAGGCTCGTTAGCGAGGAATTTTTTCGCGTCTTTGCGGTTGCGCGTCGGCCCCCGCCTCAAACGCCAGACTTCGTCCAGCGCCTCGCAGCGCAGTGGCAGCCTGATAAGACCTTCGACATAGAGCGGATCGTTTCGCCAAAACCCGCAACCCTGCGCATCAACCGATAGCCCGCAGACTAGACAGACACGCACGTGCAACCAGCCGTTGGCTAGGTAGGCGCCATCATACTCGGCGATAGTCGGGTGAGCACATTTGCGTTGAACGTTCTCGATAACTGCCTGCTCATGCTGTTGCGCTTGTTGGCGTGCTTCCTCAGCAGCGTTAATTTCCGGGTGAAGAAACTGTCCGGCGTCAAACTCGTCCTGTCTCATTTCCCCGCCCCAGAAGCCGCCTCAGCGGCAAGCCTCGCCTTACGTAGCTCGACATACTTATTAAGATATTGCCGAGCAGAGCGACGATCAGGTGGTACCGTGTACACGCCATAGAAGCCATCCACATAGCAGCGCGTACAACTACACGGGTCGGACGTGCAGTCGCCGCAGTGCAGTCCCCCTTCAGCTTCTTCCCGAAGCGCCGCTGGCGGCGCATGCACCAAAGGCAGGAACCAGTCGTACTCATCGCCGTCATCGTCCGGACGATCCTCCGGGAATAGCAGCTTATGCAAAGCCTCGACCGCCTCTTCAGCAGGTCGGCCTTTATGCTTGACGGAATAGAAGATGCTGTAGAGTTCGTCTTTCAGCAGTGACATCGCGTAGCGCAGGTAGGCGCGGGCATGCGCCTCTTCGCTGTAGGAGCGCGCGGGTGCGATCAGGGCGTAGAAATCGTCTTCGGTCTGCGGCTCACTCATCTTCCGGTCCGCCTCCCATACGAGCGATCTCTCTGAAGACCGGCCGGAGGATATCGATGTCATAATCATCGACCTCGAACTCCCACGCCTTATCGACCGTTGTGATCCCGGCGGCATGAAGGATTTCGGCCGCGTATACCGGCTGGTCGAAGGCGTTCATGATGATGCCCGCTGCAATCACCATGCCCCGGCCGACGGCGCGATCTTCGGCATCGTCACTCATCGGGTGTGGTTTCCGGAGCAGGCTCTTCCTTCGGCGTCAGGCTGTCGCAAATCACATACCCGTCGATATCAAGACGCAGGCCTCTGGTGTCGTACTCGCCCGCCGCCACTTCCCGCTTGCCTGTATCATCAACCGCAAGCCAAAGCTCCCAGCCACCAGCATGCGTGCAGGTAAGCAGGCAATTGAACGCAAGATCGAAGATCGAAGCCCGCTCGATCTCCGCCGTGGTGATATACAGATCATGATAACTTTTCGGCTTGGTCATGACATGCAGCGTCTCGGTCAGGAGATCGTACAATGCCTCCATCGCGCCTTCCATGCACTGACGAGGGCCATCGCCTCGACTCCCCTCGATAATCCAAGCACGAGCTTGGTCCCAGCCGACCAATACCTCTTCGCGGCCCTCAATAGAAATCTGTCGCGTGATTCGCGCAACGAGGCTGTCATTGGTGGGATCGAGCCAAGCCTTGAAGTGGTTGAGGCGTAGCTCGGCGTCCATCCACTTCCTATAATACTCTGGATGCACATGCTTGGCCGCGATGGCGCGAAGCTCGTTACGCAACTCACCCAGAGTCCGATCACCTGCCGCGTTCCAGAGCAGGTTAACCGCCTCGATAGGCATGGTCTCGCCGAACATTTCGATCATCTCGTCCTGAGTGATCGGCGCGTTGTTCATATCTTGCGCGGCCTGTGACGCTTCGCTAAACGCCGCCATGTTTTCGTCAAACCGACGTTTCGACGCCGCATTCAGCGTTTCATCGAGTCGCTCACGATTGATTTGCCCAGTAGCGAAAGCTGTCGCGGCCTTTTCCAATACTACCGCATCAACAGCGGGATCAGTCGCTTGCGCCCCGGCGACATAGCCTAGTTTGTAAGCCAGGAAGTCTTCCAGTTCGTCTTCAGTCATCACTAACCCCCACGTTCATCAGGTCAACAGCTTTTAGCAACCCCATCGTCGTCGGCGGGGTAATGATCGGCAGGCCAGCACCATAAAGCGCCGCAGAAATCACATTGGCGGCCCACTCTATCTCGGACTCGCGACTACGCCAGTAATGATATTTTTCGTCCTGCTGGGCGAAGGCGTCGACCATGGCGCGGCGGGATTCGGTGAGAAGATCGGCCAGAGCGTCGGGCGTGGTGGTGTTTCTGATTTCACCGATGCCGAATAGGGCTCCGTCCCGAGCCTCTATCTGAGGGTAGTCGCTAGTTTGTTGAATCAAGGCGAGCCGTTCATCGCAAAGCGCGTTCTTGATGCCGTCGTAGTCCATCGGCGTGCTCCAACCTTAAAGTCAAAGCTACGCCCTTACGCGGCAGTCGTCAACTCTTTGGTACCGCGCTCACGTTGCGGGGTTTGATGCTGATCTCCAAGGCGATGAACACATCGTCCGTGAGCTTTTCAGCCGCCTCCTGCGAGATCACGTGATCCTTGATCGCATTGAACACCATCAACCAGCGGTCGTTGTAATGACGGTTGCCGTCAAGATCGGGGAGTATGATTCGTTTACCCATCAGCCTAGACCTATTACTCGACCCAGCAGCCGACTCCATGCCAAGATGGCCGTCAGGATCAAAAGAGCGGCGCCACCATAGATTAAGTACCTCGCAGACAGGAGGAGCTTGAGATCGAGTCTGCCTTGCGATGCTCGGTTAACCGCCTCGGCTCCGACAACAAAGCCCGTCAGCACACCGCCCAAGCCCGTCCACAGAAGGGCGGCGATCAATCCTTCCACCCGTAAAAGAGACGAGTATCCTCCCACAATGGTCCGCGCACCCAGCCCTCTGCCGTGCGTGTAGCGACCCCCTTAGCGACCAGTCGGGCCATCGTATCGATGGTGTAGCCCTCGCTCATCCGAATACGACGTTGGATATCATCGACGCTCAGGGCTTCGTCTGCGCGCAGCACGGACCCAGCCGTGCGCATGTAGGTCCCAAGCTTAGTAGCAGGCTGACGGACGATCTGGACGTGCTGTGGGCCTAAGCTGAACGGCGTCACGGCTTTGGCTCCACGATGGCGCTGCTGACGGCGTCTCGCATCGCCTTGAAGAAGTCCTTCGGGTTCTTCGCCAAGCTCTCGTTGAAGGTGTCGGTCGCTTTCTGGATTCGGCCCGACGACAGGGCCATGTCGCGCACGACGGCGACGGTCTTCGTCTCGACCTCTTCGTACTGCGCCCGCATCCGGGCGATGGTCTTCTCGTAGAGAAGCCGCTCGATGTCTGAGAGCATCAGATCATCAACGATCTTCTCAGCGGCGCTTTCAGCGTCGGGACAGCCGTGCTCGACAAGGCGCAATGCGACTTTTTCGATCAGTGTCGCTTGCGCTGACTTCTCAGTACCGGACATGGCCGCCCTCACCTTGGCCTTGATCTCGTCGAAGTCGCTCATCACCGATATCCTCGCATTGTGCATCGATCCATCCGGGCCGTAATTCCAGAGCTTTCAGCGCCCGCTCTGTGGACGGGCGCTGAGCCCAGCCGACAACGATTCTCTGATCCTTGTCACGGTCGAACACAGTGATTTCGTAGCGTTGTCCACTGTACCCAACCTTATGCATGGTCTTACCCTCGGATTTCTCTGATCGTCTCGTACTTGCGATGCGCCGGATTCCAGTAGAGCACCGGCTCTTTAACGACCGGTGTCCGCCGGAGAGACGGGTCGAGCGAGAAGACCGCTTTCTTGACCGTCTCGTCAGTGACATTGAACCGCTTGCCGACTTCCGTGAAGCTCTTTCCTGCGCGGACCAACTTCAAGGCTTCGTTATAATCGAAGGTCCGTGGCCGACCTCGAATTTCGGATTTAAGGCGAGGGTTCTGTGTCTTGATGGCATACCAGATCGCCGCCCCGCTCACCTTGTACTTTTTGATCAGCGCGGTGATCTTGCTACCGGTGATATAATCGTTATAGGCCGCCTCATGATCGAACTTCCGTCGCCGAACGAGGGCAGTTCCCCTGACGATAACATCTCGACCGAACTGGAGGTCAGGGTCAACGCGTTTGATGGCGCTGCGAACGGTCCGCTCGTGAATGCCTAAGTCCTTGGCGATCTCGGAGACCTTGGCGCCCGCCACGTAGGCGTCATAAGCCTGCTGGTCGTAATTTGGGCGGACCTTCTTGCTGACCTTCTTATGAGACGCTGCCTTTGGTCGCTTAAAGGTCGTTTTTTCGAGGGTTTGGACGGTGGTCAAGCTTCGCTCTCCTTGAGTTTAGCGACAAGCGCCGCATGGCTGGAGATAAGAAAGCCAATGGGGTCTGTGCCGCAGCCTACAGCCCCTTTTGTCAGGGCTTGTAGATAATCACAGACCTTTCGCTGTTCAGGCGAGTATCCGCCTTCTGATGTTGGAGCATTGTTTATTAACGCTTGCTGAACAACATCATAGCCGTACATGTCGGCAGCTAGGACTGTGTTTATAGCCCGGACGGCCTCGGCATAGCCTGCCTGCCTTCCGGTCTCGTAGAGTTCTTCGTCCGGCGTAAGCACGGGTTCGCTTGCTGTCATAATCCTACAATAGGACTAGGACAAGCTACTGTCAAGCGTGTTGACAATGCTAAATTGTCAAACTAGCACGGGCTTGCGCAGCGATAGCCCTAAAGGCTAGGGGGTCTGCCGCCAGATCAGCCATGATCTTGCGGTCAATTGCGACGCCCGCCTTTTCCAGGCCATGCACCAGCGTGGAATAGGTCAGACCCTCCAGTCGCGCAGCCGCGTTTATCCGTTGAATCCACAGGGCGCGGAAACTGCGCTTCTTGTTGCGGCGGTCACGATAAGCATATTGCCCGGCCTTATCGACCGCAGCCTTGGCGGTACGGATTGTGCTCTTGCGCCGCCCTGAGAAGCCCTTGGCCTGCTCCAGAACGTTCTTGTGACGGGCGTGAGACGTGACGCCCCGTTTGACACGAGCCATATCAAATTCCTTTAGATCGAGGGCTTAAGCGTAAGGCATGTAGGTTTTGATCTTCGCCGTGTCGGCGTCGCTCATCACCTTCGTGCCTCGGTTCTGACGGATGTATTTGCCGTTATGGCTAATCAAGCGGTGGCGCTTACCGGCGACACCTGCTTTGATCTTGCCCGCAGCCGTGATCTTGAAGCGCTTTTTGGCGCCTGACTTAGTCTTCAGTTTCGGCATTTCGGTCCTCTGGACTACGTAAAAAGAATCGCCAAGGCATGCCATGAGCCCGGCGATCCGAAGAGGTGTCTAATAACCTACGTGAAGGTCTTAGTCACCTTCGGCGTCAACGTCACGATCCGCACCGGAGCCTTGAATACCCGGAAGTGCTCCGCTGCCGCCACCTCGGCGTCCTTATAGGTCGCAGGCCAGCGGAATGGATCGCCCATCATGAACCAGCGTGACGCGTGCGGACGGTATGTCTGAAGCTGATAAACCGTCATCCGGGCGAGGTATTCGGCTTCGGTCGTGGTGTCGGCCGCCATCTTAAGCTGCGTCTGCGTCAGGCCCTTAACCATCGACTTCGGCTTCTTTCGGGTATTCAAGAATGCTCTTGAGATACGGATCAACGCCTTTCTCGCGTAGCGCGATGTACTTCGACTGGTGGACCCCGTGGTTTACGTAAAGACCGCACACCCGGCAAAGCCCCTTCGCGTCTGCCCTAGGCTCGGCCTTATGCGCCGTCGCAGTCAGGAGTTGGACGTACTGGCGGATGAAATAGTCGTTGCGCGCCTTAAGCTGATCGTCATGGCGCCGTCGAAGGTCAGGCCTGCCGCGACGCAGGCGCTGAACTTCATCTTCCCGCTCGCGTAACTCCCGGTTCAGATCACGATTTTGACGTTCGCAAATCTCCACCGTCCGATGTAGGAAGTATAGTTCCTGCTCCACCGTCCCGTGGTCCGGCGCGTAGGTCGCAGCCTCCGCGTGCTCGGGCCAGAAGTTTTTAACGATCTCTTCCAGCGGCGTATCGAGATAGGAATAAGGCAAGGCCGCGACCGACCAGAAATCGTCATCCACTCGGATACCGACAGCGCCATCAGGAAAATACTCGCTGCCCGGCGCGATGATTTCCCGGTTGAAATCAATCCCAGGAAGGTCCGTCAGGTGGACGTAGTAGGGGCGCTCTAGAACAGGAATTTCTGTCACGCGTCCGACCACTTCGCTGAAACCAAGTCGATAGAAGTGAACTTGGCAAACAGGTTGCTGCCGCCGAAAAGCTCACGCTGTGCATCCAGATCATTCTCAAGGAAGGTCAGCACTTCGGCGATATCGTCCGGCTCGGCGTCTGCAATGCGCGGCATCTCTTCCGCCGCTTCTTCCGGGTCGGTGTCACCGAAGGCGGCGATCTTGGCCTCCTCGCGTCGCTCTTCATCCGAGAGATCGGAGACCACGATGCGCAAGGTCACCTCAAGCGTGCGAGTGTCGGTCATTTATGGGCCTTCTTTCAGAGCTTCCTCGTACATACTCTGCGCGATCCGCCGCCACTTCCGGCGCTCTAACAACGGTATGCCGAACCACGAACCGCCGTGACCTTCCCCCGCGTGCGCGCTCAATTGCGCGTACTGGCCATACATGGCGACAGCGAGGAGTTCCCGCTCGACGAGGGTCATGAAGGGAAATACTCTTCAAGATCGAGGAACGCGCCGACATCGTCGCCCAGCCGAACCGTTCGCGTGATTTGTTCCTCCCCTGAACCACGGACAAGATCACCATCGCCAAGGAGGGCGATTACCGGAGGCTCACATCGGAAGATCAACCCACGGCTCTCGACCCCAGCGAAGTTGCGCATCTTGACGCGGTTGCCCTTCGAGCCGCCGAGCATGCCCTTGGACTTACCTTCTTCCCAATAGCCGCGCTCCTTGAGCACGTCTTCAGGGACGATGGCGTTCTCTGGAATGTAGGCGACAACATCGCCCGGCGCCCAACGCAGGTTGCCGTCATCATCCAGATTGGCGACGACCTCAGGGAAGTCGCCCTCCAGGGTGACTATGGAGAGGCGGGGCGCGACTGGGTGGAGACGGACGGCTTTGACGGTGGTGATAGGGGCTTTCATCAGGACAGGCTACTAACAGCTTATCCCGATGTCAACACATTATCACGTCCCCGCATCAACCGCATGAGCACCGCGCGCAGGGCTGATTGCTCGTAAGGCTTCTGAAGGAAGGGCAGGGTCTGATCCGGGACATTCTCCTTGTTATAACCGGTTGACAGCACAAAGGGGATTCCACGTCCTTGGAGTGCAGTAGCTACCGGGCAGCTATACACTCCGTTCAGGTTGAGGTCGAGAACCGCCATGTCTATCGACTCACTCTCGATGATCGCGAGAGCCTGCTCGACGCGTGCTGCGGGACCTATGACCTTGCAACCAAGGTCGGCTAACATGTCTTCCAGCACCCAGGAAACCATGAGTTCGTCCTCGACTACGAGGACGCGGCGACCCAACAGCGGGCTAGTCATTGGGGCTACGTCCATGACCCTTCGGAAGGGGCATAACGACTTCACACGAAACGCCGGATGGATCGTAATCCAATCGGACTTCGCCGTTCAACTCTTGGGCAAGGCCGCGCTCGATAAGGCGAGAACCGAAGCCTTTGCGGGTGGGCTGCACGAGGCGCGGTCCGCCGCTTTCCTTCCACAGTAGTCGCATCCATTCGCCATCGGCTCGACATTCAACGCCCCAGGACATAGTAACCCGCCCGTCGTCTACCGAGAGTGCGCCATATTTTGCCGAGTTGGTGGCTAGCTCATGGAAAACCATGGCCAGAGACAAAGCCGCCTTAGGCCGCAAGCGGATATCGGCCTTGGCCTCTAAAGTGAAGCGTTCCTTTCGCTGATCGTGTAAGCCAAACGGTTCTAGGATAAGGTCGACCACGTTACGCAGCACCACACGGCCCCAACTCGCGCTGCCAAGCAGGCTATGGGTTTTCGACAACGCGAGGATGCGACCTTCAAACAGTGCAAGAACTTTGCCATCTACGATGCCCCGTAAAGTCTGCCTAGCTATCGCCAGCACGGTTGCGAGCGTGTTCTGGGTGCGATGGTCTAGTTCATTCAGAAGAAAGCGCAGACGATCTTGCTCCTTCTTGTGGCGCGTAGTGTCCACAAAGGAGGCGAAATGTTGAACGACCTCCCCCACTTCGTTCTTGACAGGACTAATGAACACGGTGGCCCACAATACGCTGCCGTCCTTGCGACAATAGCGTATCTCCGTGTCGTGGCCTTCGCCGTCGTCACGCTCAAAATCGACTTTGATAGCCTCCAACATATCTGGTGCGCCCCCCGGCGCCATCAAGGAGTTAAAGGCCTGCCCAAGTACTTCGCCTCGACTGTATCCAGTGAGAGCCAAAAAGCTGTCATTAGCGAAAATGAGCGGGTTTCCCGCTGCCTTGGCGTCCGTGAACACCATAGCCATTCGAGTCTGCTCTGCGGCCACGACAAACGGTCCAAGCTCATCCTTGAACTCTTGAACAACGGCTTCTGCTTTGGCCTGCGCGTTGGCGGGCGTCTTGTGTTGTTCTTCATCCATAAGAGCGGTCCTCTGCCGGAGTCCAGAGATACTTCTCAGTCTTCATAATGGGCGTACTTAGGCACGCCGCTTGATCGCTGTTAGCGTCTCATCGTCCTCAACAACTGGACAACGCATGCCAAACGCATCCTTGAAACGTTTAACCACGACGGCGGGCAGTCGGACCTCCCCATCGCTAATGTGAACGGCGAGGCCGTGCAGACCGTCTTCCCATTTGCTATCAAGGAAGTTCCACAAACCGATCCGGCTGATCGTGATTTGTGGATTGATCAAGGGAGCATACTCCGCGAACCACAGTCGACCCGTTTTCGTAGAGTTCATCCACGCGTTACCGAACGGTGATAAGAACCGAACGCTGCCCTGAGCCTGAATTTGCTTGATGTATGTTTCCACCACCCCGGTAACTCCGGGTGCTTGTTGACGCGTCCCCGGATACCACGTCACGGACCAATCCGCCGGGGAAGCCAGGGAAGCAGCAGGTGCAAGCGCGGCTGCGCCGCCAAGGGCGAGAAGTTGTCTGCGGTCCATTACCTTGTCCCTGCTTCCTCTAGCCCAGCTAGAATTTGTTCGTGGTTATCCAGAATGAACTGAATAAGCTCGCGCTGATGGGTATCGCAGCGTTCATTCAAACGCGCGAACTCCTTGATGCTCTTGGCGTCGTCGCTGTCGAGATCGAAGTTATCGACCTCATCCGATGCATCAGCGGCAGCGTCGAGGACGTAGTAGTAGGTCGCGAGGGTGTGGAATTGATCTACGTCCATCAATCAATCTCCTCAAGCGCGCTAAACGGCTCTGTCGTCGCGCCGCCCTCAACATTGACCCACTCGCCGTTATCCAGCGACTCCCAGTCCCAGTCGTACCGTTCGCAAATGGCGCGCAGTTGCGGCTTACCGTAGTGACTGTAGTCGTCAATTCGCAGCGCGCCCAGGAAGCCATCCTCGCCCGCGAGCCACAGCCACGCCCTCATATGGTCCAACGACCGCCCGGCGCTCAGCCCACGGCAGTCGTTCGCCTTGCCCCAAGCGAAATCCATATATTCCTTCATCTCGTCAAGGACCGCCTCGCGATCTCGCGGCGAGATTTCCCAACCATCGCTCGTGGCTTCCGGCTTAAGGAATTGCTTGGCCTTATCGAACGGCAAACGGACGATCAGATCGCCGGTCTGTGTGCCGAAGAAGTCCGAACCGGATACCGCGTCGATGTGGGCGATGATTTCGTCGTCGGTGCGCATCACTTAATATCTTCTCCAAGGCGTATCCGTGCACGTCTGCGTGCTTTCTCATAACCGCGTTCAGTCATGCCTAGGCGAGCAGCTTGCTCCGCCCGCGTCCCAGGCCCGTTCATGGCGGCGATGATGGCGGCGTCATTCTTAGAAGCGCGGGACTTCTGTGCAACCCGCAAACGGGCGAGGCGGTACTTCTGAAACGGGGTTAAGGGCGGCTTGTTCATGCTGTCTTTCTAAGCATCGCTACTCACCGGGTCCTTCGCCAGCGCCAACGCCTCTTGCAGCGTCTCGACGATCTCTTGAAGTTGTCCTCGCGAGAGCCACATCCAAGCTTTCTCATCCTTGCCTACAGCGAGGTAAACTGGACAGCTTCTAACCGCGCTGCCCCAGTCAGTCTCCTTCACCTTGACGCGAATAGGGTAGTAGCGCCCAACGGATTTATCCATCAGGATGGTCAGCGGTTTATCGTCATCGTTTCCTAGATTGCTACCACTCACGCCGCCACCTCTTTCAGCAGCCCGCCTGTCTTACCCGCCAGATCGAAGTTATTCTCGATGAACTTGATCACCCTGAGCGCAGGCGTATCCCGCTTGAATACGATGTTCGGTCCGTGGTTATCCAGCATTACAGCTTTAACCCCCGGACGAACCTCAACGAGGTTTTGCGATGTGTTGGCTCCGCACTGATGCGAGCCACATTCGTTTTGCCACTGCGGCGCGACCTTGACCGGCTCGTGGTCTTCCCTGAACGGTAGATGGGCATGGACGATGCAGTCGTAGCCAGGATGCTCGCGGAACACCATTCGTTGGCTCTGGCCGCCGACTGATGGCTTGGCGCCGAACGCCACCACCTTATCGTCGCCTTCGTACTCGACGCGCACAAGGCCGATTTCCGCTAGCTTGTTGAAGTCCTGTTTGCGTTTGGAAGTGAGGATCGTCTTGTCGTCGATCCGCACAGCAAAATGCCCGACCGTCGCGCCTCGGAAAGGCTTATAGGCGCCGCGCTCGATGAGGTAGTTGACGACTTCACGTAAATTGTCCGGGATCGCGGGATCATCCCATGCGACCGAGTCGCCGTGCTGGACTGTGGATCGCGTGAAGGTATTGGTTGATCTCGCCATCACCATCTTGACCAGACCCTTAAGCACCTCATCACGGTCCGTCGTTTCATGGTAGCGCGCCTCTTCCGGCGTCACGATCATGTTGTTTCGCGTCACCGTATCGTTGGCTAGGACGAGGTTCAGGCTGTCTCGCTTGAGCATATTCAGAGCGATGGCGTACTGCTCGTCCGAAGTCGCCCCGGTCGTCGTCTTGAAACCGACCACGAAGATGTCCTTGCGGGTCTTGCGGATTTTACCGATCAGCTTGGTGGCTGGCGTGAGCACCATATCTTGCTGACCGGCTGAGGTCTTAAGACGTGGTTCATGCGAGCCTGAGGGCGTCGTGACGAAATCAGCATGCCACGTCGAACCAAGCTGCCCGTCTTCGAGGATCGATCCGTCGTAGTCGCACAGCGCCGCGTTCAGAACGATGACGCGGGTCTCGGGATCAGCGATCAGTTCGTCCAGCAGCGCGCTGACATCGTCGTTGGTGACGAGCTTGCTGAAATAGGGTTCAGCCATCTTAGTGAGATGAAGGTGCACCGTCTCCTTCATATCTTCAACAGCAACACAGGCTTCATAAAGGGACCTTATCTTGCCCCCGTTTGTAGCGAGGTCACGAACTGCCGCACCAAACAGTTCGGACAGTCTTCGCGCCGTCTTCCCGAACGCCGGAGCCGCAAGTGCGAGGTGATTGCGCACGTGGGAGAAAGTCCCGCCGCCGATGATGTGGATTTTCTTCATGACCAGTTGATCTCAAAAGACAGTTTGAAGTTGCCTTGATCCTCAAGCGGAAAGCGAGGAGGCAAGATTTCGTAACTGATTTCTTCCCGGTGGCCCTCCGACGACAGAACAAGATATCGCCGCCGCATGACCAGCGCCGCAGGCATAGACTCACGACCATCGACGATATGGATGCTTAGGCCTTCCTCAGGCAGGAAGGTTTTATCCGAAGCGTCCCAGACACCGATCTGGTTGACGTGGAACTCCGGGTTGGCGAGCTTCACCTGCCAGAGCATGAAGAGCCGGTCCGTCGTGACGGCGACCGCACTTTCGGCGCGGATGCGGGCTATATAATCCCGCACCAGTTGCGCGTGTGGGTTTGCCTTCGCCGCGTCCGACCAGAATTCGTCCTGAGGCTCCGCCGCCAGCAAAACCGACGGCATTAGGGAGGCGGCCCCACCTAGGGCAAGGAGTTGTCGCCTATCCATCATCATCCTCGCTAAACGTCCAGCCCATATGGTTCAAAATTTCTTCCGGCTTGATCGGACTATCGACCGTGCCGACGCCGATGAGCATGAAGGTGAATCTCTTGTCCTTTTTATCGACCTTATACCGCAGCCGCGAGCCATTAGGCGTGACGCTCTCGAAAGCGGTCATCGTGTGGATTTGACCTAGCTCCAGCTTACCGAAATCGCTCACGCAGGCCCCCGTGGTTATCAGTGCGTCGCGAACTTAACAGTCGCCGTGGCCAAAACATCCGAAAGGGTGTCAGCCATGGCGATCTTCCGCGACACGACATCGCGCAGAAAGTCCTCGTGTTCCGGTTGGCCCATCAGGGCGTCAGCCCCTTCTTCATAGGCCGCCGCGATTTCTCGCACCTCCTCGATAAGGACATATACCTCTTCAAGAATGGACGACGGAATGTAACCATGGGCGACGCATTGCTCGACCCGGCGCACCAGTTTGACGCCCTTCTCGGTATTCTTCTCCTGCCGGTGCGAGGCCGCCAGCAGATGTCTCATCACGTCTTGTTCAGTAGCGCCGATCATGTCTACTCCTTTGGTTGCCGGAGGTTTTCTCGGTACCCTCACCCCGGCCTTTGGGTTGTGCGCGCAAAGCAGATGGAGGGCTACTCGCGCACCAAGCCTAACTCACAGTGATGTTAATGGATTCGACGGGAACGCCGAGACGAACAGCAAGCGCTTCTCGCGCTTCTTGGATAGTCACTTCGACCGCCTGCGCCGGGAAGGCCTGCGCGGCGGTGAAGTGTGAGGTCTTAAACAGGGGATCGAGAAAACCCTCTGGCGAGACAGTCTGATCTGCCGGACGGTCTTGTTCGATTTTCGAATCGCCGGTCATGTCAACGTCTCCTGAAGTTAAAGACTACTTCCTCGCGGCGGGCCTGTCAATGTGTTACCAGCGGAAATTATGCTCCCGCAAGGCGAGCGTACAGATCGTCTCGTAATGTGGAATTGGACAGCTTGCGGCTGGAATAGCTGTCCGTCTCCGCGCGTGGCACCGCATAGAGGATATGCGGCTCTAGGAACTTTGGGATTTCGGGGGGCTCTGACATCGTCTCCGGCATCTCCGCTTCGGCCATAACGAAATTGATCGCTGCACCCGCCAGGAAGAAATCGATATCCCACCGCACACGTAAACCGCCCTTCACGGTCTGCACGTCAGTCAGGCGGTATTTAGCCAGCCGGTGTGTCGTGTGCGGCCATAAAAGGTTGTATTCATGCGCCGACAAATCCTTCTCGATCTCAAAGAACATACCTTCCACCGGCAGCTTGTAGGTGAAGGTGAACTTGTGACCACGTGGGCTGAGCTTGCGGCGGATGCGCCCCTTGCCCGGCAGATAGCCCTGATCGATCATCTCTTCGCTGTAGTTCAGGCGTTTGCGTATGGGCTCGACGCTGTCGAGGCGCAAAACGTATTTGAGTTCGTTCTCGATCAAATCAGCACCGCCAGAAGATAGACAAAAGCTACAACAGGCCAGAACAAGGCGTTCGTCAGCGCCGTATACAGCGCCCGCCATGGTTTCGTGTCATCGTGGGCCATGTCAGCGATAAACGACCAGACGAAAACGAGCGCCGATATGCTGAAATAGGCCAGCACTCCCGTGCGCAGCCAATCGATGTCGTGCAAGTTCATGGCGGCGCTCCTATCGTCAGCGCCACGGCGCCGTTGCCAAACAGTGATTCCTGACAGGCCCGACAAGCGTAGGTGATGCCCTCTATATAGGCGTGGGCTCCAAAAGCCGTGTGACCAGCAAGAGCGATGGCCATCGTCTCGGCATGCCCCGGCTGATCACATATCGTCCTGCATTTGATGTAACCCTCGCCCGGCAAACGCGGACAAACCGCTTGCGGCTTGTTACAAGCGTTTTCCCCAACGACGCGCCGCCCGTCCGGGAAGACCAGGGTGCAGAGCACGACAGTTTTGGCGCAAGGCCCCATCAGCGCATGCCTTGCGGCAGGTACTGCGCCATGAATTCGGTCTCCAGCGCCTTGCTGGGGAAGCTGAAAGTAGGCATCCGACTGATCGGGTCGACGTAATATTTCACCGTCGGATGCTGCTGCAACCACTCACGCACGCCCAGCAGCAAGACAGGCGGCACCCGACCGGCATGAGCAGGCTCGGTCAACCGCCAGTTCTTCCACATCGCGGTCGCTTCAAGTTGAAGATAGAAAATGCCCTCATGATTATATCGCCGCATGTCGGGTCTCTTCGGCCAGCGCGTCAAAAACACAAAGGCCCGCCCCGAAGGGCGGGCCTCGATTAAGTTCAACCTTACTGTCTTACCTGACAGCAGTCAACACATTTGGGTTGGGCGCGGTGCGTCTCTGTGCGTTCGTGTAAGTGAACGGCGCTGTGACTTTTTGCGGATCGCGCGTGACGGGATAGCCCGTAATTTCGGTCGGCCATTGGGCAACCTTATATACCCGCATCGAGCGGCGTGTACGACCCGCGACGAAGTCGTTCCAAGCCGTACTAATCAACCCGAACCAAGTGTCCACGTTGAGTGACGAACCGCGACGCAGATTGAGCGTAACATTGCGCAGCGCTAGGATCGGACTGCCCTTTTCGAGTTCCGCCCCCGACGAAAGCTTGGCAAGAAATTCCGACCACTTGTCGGCATACTCGCCGGATGCTGTCGCCATCCAGCCGACCGCGCTGAGCGCCGACATCGAGACTGGCGGTCTGGCGGTATCGATTTTGGAGACGATCTGCTGGATTTCGGGGTGTTGGCGTACGAAATCGAGCATTTCGTTCTTACTGATCGTATTGTTCCGTGTAGGCAGCAACTGGTTCCACGTGATGATCAGGCGGACCGCAGCGGCGACCTTGGTCGCTTGGACGATGCCAGCGCCGCTGAGCGTGTCGGAGGCGCTGCGCTTGGCGCCTTGGTCCAGGGTGGAGAAAGTGTCTTCTTCGAGACCGCGAACGACCATCATGCGAACCGGGGTCTTGGCGAGGAGGACGGCGGTGAGGCGGTGTTGACCGTTCAGGAGGCGACCGTTGCTAGCAAATTGAATGGGCTCGCCATTCATCTTCCACATGCCCATGCTCATTTGCCGGGCGAGAGATTCGACATGTTTGCGTCGAATAGGGCGGTTGCCCCAATTGGTGGTCGACAGATACTGATCGGCGACCTCCGGAGTGATAATTTCGTCCGACCACGAAAGGTGGGATGCGACGTGAACTGATTTGGACTTCGCAGCGGCCATGCCGTTACCTCCTGAGTTGATGGTTTCTAACTCATAGTCGCCTTCGTTTCCCGTTGTCAACTCATTAGTGACAGCCTCGATGAACTGAGATTGGGGAGGCTTGGTCCGCCTCGAAAAGATCAAATCCATTAGACTCATACAACCACCCCTCCGTTGGCTGGGTTTTCCCGCACGACGCCGGTCCGTTCGTTGGGCGGGAAACAGAGAGAATAATGCAGACCGGTGAAACGATATTCGAGGCGGGCGATGCCGTTGACCTCATTGGGTAGGCCCCTGGTCAAAAGACGCGTTCCGAAGGATGTTTTTTTAGGCCGTTCGACATACGGTCCGCCGCTCTCGTCCCAGCCCAGGCAAATCTCATTTTCACTGACGTGGACGCTGAGATTGACTGCGCCGTTGTATTCCGCGCTCCACGCCCCGTGCTTGGCGGCGTTAGTGGCCAATTCATGTAAGGCCATGCCAATCGACACCGCGTAATTCGGGTGAAGTTCGATATCCTTGCCGACCACCGTATAAACCTTGCCGTAAGGTGCGAGCAGGCGGTCGACCAACTCCCGGAAAAACACATGCGACCAGTGATGCTCGACTAGCAGATTATGGGTTTGCGAGAGCGCCATGAGACGCTTCTCGAACGTCATCGCGAACTGCTCCTTCGACTCCGCCGCGCGCAAGGTCTGCTGGGCGATGGACTGCACCGACGCGAGTGTGTTCTTGACGCGGTGGTTCAGTTCGTCGATCAGCAGTTGCTGCCTACGATCATGCTCCTTCAGCGCAATCATCTCGTCCGATTTCTGCTGTAGCGCTAGGTAGGCGGCTTCCCGGTCACGCAACGCTTCGTCCTTCGCTCGAATCTGGTTTTCGAGCATTGAGGGAGAGGGTATCGCAAGCAGTTGCGGCGTCAAGGGCATCAACATTAATGCCGTAATCACTGACACTGAGGCGGTGACAGCCTTGAGCAAGGCCTCCACTCCGTAGTGTGGGTTCCACAGCGTCCAGATGGAAAAGAAGTGGGTCGTGCCGCAGAGCAGGATGAACGACACGAACAGCCAGCCCATCCACCCAAAGCTCAAACCCCTCCGCTTCAATAAGAAATAACCGATGGCGAACGGAATCGAATAATACGCCAGCCCGATAAGCACGTCGGAAGCGACATGGACAATGAGGATGTCAGGGCGCCATAATAAGCAGAGCCCGTGGGGATTTAGAAACTCGGAATCGAAGAAATATCGAATCCGTTCAATGATATTCATGCAGCCGTCACATTAGCTAACCTTGCGGCCTAGCATACGGCGAAACCGCATATAAATCCACTGACAAAGCTAAAAAGAAAAGGGACCCGTTTCACGGGTCCCTTTCCAGTTTTCAGCCAGGAGGCGAGAAGTTTAGGCTTCTTCGGCGTCCGGGGCGGGCGTGACGAACGGAGCTTCGTCAGGTTGCGGCTCAACCGGGGCCGGTTCTTCGACCGGAGGAGCGGGCTCAGGATCGACCGGAGCAGGCTCTTCAACCGGAGGAGCGGGCTCAGGGTCGACTGGCGCAGGCTCTTCAACCGGCGGCAGGGGCTCAGGATCAACCGGAGCCGGTTCTGCCGGGGTGTTGGCCGAGATGGCGGCGGCGAGGGCTGCTTGCGCGCCGTCGAGTTCACCAGCAAGGGCTTCCAGCGCAGCCGGGTCGTCCTTGAGAGCGCGAATTTGATCGGCGAGACCAGCGATCATAACAACGGCGCTAGCCATCACTTCTTTGGTTTCGGCGACTTCGAGAGTCAGTTTGTCAAGTGCAGCAGTCATAGCTGTGAGTTTCCCGTCATTGGATTGTAGGAGAGCAATGATCAGGGAGAGCTTTTCAACCGCCGAGGTAAGTAATTGTCCGGACAGGTTTACATTAAAGTCTATAGAAATGTTCACGAAGCCGCCCCTCTGATCTTCGGGAAGCTAGCTAAAAATCGTGTTTAATTTATGTTATTATGACTTACTTCTTTGAATACTTAAACGATGACGCCTCGCATCAATTTAGCCGATTTCACGCTCTGATAATGCCCCCGCGATGATATCGGCTGACGCTCAATCAGCGACTTCGCGTAATGTCGGGCCATGCCACGATATTCAGCCTCGATCTCGATCTTCGTACCGCAACTGAAGGTCACCAGCCATTGGCGCATGGTGGGGTTCTTGGGTCTGTCGGGGCGTGTCGCCATCAGAATGACCATACGTAATCTTCGTCGCCAATCTCCTTGGCGTCCGGACCAACGGGATAGGGATTGCCCTTTAGTTTCGCATCGCAGCCGTGACACTCAGTTTCCATCTGAACGCCGTCCATACACACTTGGATGTGACACTCAAGACAGGTGAATTCGGTACGCCACGGCACGCCTAGCGGGTAGATAGGCTTAGGCATGCGCCTGCTTCTTGAACGTGACGCTCGCACCGTCCTTGGACAGGGAGCCGATGAGATCGTCCCCCTCCACCCAGCCTAAGCGTTCAATAATATCGCCGGGGATAGCGACGAGCAGTTCACCGGTCTCAGGGTCTTCTTCAATTTGTGCACGCATCTCAGCGATCCGGAAAGCGGTAAACGTTGCAGTCTTGGGGCGCAGAGGAATCCCTCAGTCGGGCAAGTTCCTGCGCGTAATCGAGTAGAAGAAGTCTTGGATGATCGTATTCCCGTTCAGCGAGTTCTACGATCTTGGCAGCGACAGCGTGGGCGATGCCCGGCTGGGTGTTGCCTCTGTGGATAAGTCCGGCCGCCAAAGCGTTGATATGTTCGCGATCACCGAATGCCATTTTGCCTACTCCCTAGGAACTAGGGAGGGGACGCATCCCCTCCCTTAACTGAAATTATGCGTTCGCCCCGTTTCCGTTCGGCTTGCGCTTGGCCGGGACGACGGTCTCATTCGGGTGGAGCGTACCCACCGCCTTAGTGACGATGGCCTGCCCCTCAGGTGTCTGTGCAAGGCCGGTTAGCATGGAGCCGATAGCCTGACCGCCCTTCGACGAGAACAGATCAGTGATCTTGCCGATGCCGGTCTGCACGTCGCCGCCGTTGACGATTACCTTCACGTCCGCCGCCTTGATGGCTTCGGCTTGCGCCACCCCGACGACTTGGTTGGCCTTCACCTGCTCGACACTGACCAGATAGGTTTGATAGCCGGTGTTGCCGCCGATCTCACGGGCCAATTCCATCTGTGGCGCCACTTCAGCCAGTCCCTTGGCTTTCACGGCTTCAGCTTCGGCGAGGCCTCGCGCCTGAATGCCTTGAGCTTCCTTGATGGATTCTTCGAGGTTGCCTTCGGCGATCAAAATGGTCTGGTTTTTCTCGCCTTCGGCTTCGATTCGACGGCGTTCACGAACCGCTTCGGCGTCCACAACGGCGACATTCTTGTCCTGCTCGGCCTTAACCTCAGCCACCGCCTTGTCTTGCTGCGCCTTGATTTCAGCTACCTGCCGGTTGATCTCGGCGGCCCGTGTCATCTCGACCTGCTTGACCGCGTAATCTTTCTCGGCGGTGGTGCGGGATTCTTCGAGAACCTGTTGCTCAGACCGCTGCTTCGCGATGCCGACGGCCTGCTCTTGCTGCGCGGTACGCTCGCCGACCTGTTGTGCGGCTTCCTGTCCAGCCAGATCGATCTGACGGCGAGCTTCGATTTCACGCTCTTCGGCTTCGCGATGGTTTTCCGCAACAGCGACGCGGCTTTCCTTCTCGATGCGGGATTTCTCTTTGGCCATGATGTTCTCAATGACCTTCGAGCCGTTTGAGTCACGGATGTCCATGAACTCGATGGTCTTGACCGTCTGAACGCCCCATTCCTTCAACTGTCCGTCGACTTCGGAAGTGAAACGCTCACCGAGCGACGAGCGGTCATGCATGATCGTCTCAAGCTGAGACTGTCCAAGCACGGTCCGGACGGCACCTTGCAGCACGGCGTGAAGCTGTTCAGTCAGTTCGGCGAAGTTGGCGACGCGGTGCGCGGCTACGTCCGAATCAGCGATCCGGAAGAAGGCCATGACATCGACGCGAAACGGCAGGCGTCCCTGGTCATAAGCTTCGTAATCCTTCAAGCCGACGTTGAAGACGCTCTCAGGAAGCTCGACCTGCGTGACGCCGAAGAACGGAACGAAACCGGGGATTTCATAATAGACGTTCCCGGCTGTCCGGCCCTTGCCGTAGGAAGTCGTTGCTCGGCGTGATTGAACGATGTGCACCATATTGGTTGGTACGACCCGGCGCAGCACCATCATGATGATGGTTACGAGGACAACGAGGCCAAGCGCCACGCCTCCCCCGATCATTGCAATAATACTACCCATGACTCTGATGCTCCGGTTATTTTCTGAGGTTTTTGGTGTCGACCTTGACCAAGGCGTCAAGGTGCTTATCGACAGAGGCGACGGCCTCATCACGAAGCTGCTCTTTCATCGCGCCGATGATGTTGACGGCGTTCTGCTTGACGAGGTCGATAAAGGCCTCGCTGACGAACTTGCCGACCATCCATTCGGCGCGCGTCTTAGCGCCTTGTTTGTCGTAGTAGCCGCTGCTGGAAGAGAGTTCCTTGCCGCTCTTGTCGACAAGCTTAGACCAGAAGTCCTTCGATTTTTCGTTCAAGGTATCGCGGATGCTGATCGGCTGACCGGCAGCTTGGCCATAAATATCGACAGGCTGGATCGGCTGCGTGAGCATAGACTCAAGCCGGTCATTGAGGAGGTCGTCGATCTTCGATGTGATCTTCGCGCCTATCGCCTCATCGACGCGTTTATCAATCAAACGACCAACGCGGTCGCCAACGTAGCCGGACGATGCGGCATCATCAGCTAGCTTCCGAGCGGCGCGCTCAAGGATTTGCTCGCGGATTTCTTCTTGGGAAAGGCCAAGGTCGATCATGTCAGTCCTCTTGGGGTCGGAAAATGATGCCCCTGTCTTCCAGTTGCTTGTGAACGCGGTTTGAACCCATGTAATACGCAGCCCACATCAATGACCGGATTTTTGCCACGCTCATGCTGTCACTCAAGGCAAGGTCGCAGAATTCATCGAGGGGGTGGGAACTGTCAGTCATCGTCCGCCCACTCGGCGTCACAGACGGGACATTTCCAATAGCCTTTGGCTGGGACCTTATCACCGTCTCCACAGCCTAGGCAGGGCTCTAGGTCTTCTTCGTCGTCCATCAGAAGGTTGCCGTCTTCTCTTCAGCCTTGCCGGGCGTGAGCACGAAAAACTCGTCAGGCCATCCTTCAGCTTCGAGTCGAAGGACGAGCTTACCGGCCGTGATGTGCTTCGCAATGGTCTGAAATGTATCAGGACCAACGCAACCATAAACCGATACATTGGCTCCGGAGTACGCTGCTGTTGCTCCATCGGCGTCATACTTCGAGATGAAGACAACTTGCCCTTCGGGCGTCTGATTCACGAAGCCGACAAAGTTTTCGGGCGCGACGCTGTCGTACTCTTCGAACAGTAGAAGTTCGCTGACATAAATGTCGTTCTCAAGCTCGGCGTTTAACGCCGCGAGATCGTCGAAAACGACTTCTTCGCATTGATGAGTGGAGAGGTATCTTTCGGTCGACATCGCTGGCTCCTTGAAGCGCTACGATGTCGACCGTATCAAACCCGTGATGGCTGTCAACACCCGCGTGTCAGCCATCTTGTCACAGGTTTAGGAGCGAAACGTCCCCAGGCCCATGCCCTTGGCGATCTCGCTACGGCGTTTCGCATAGTTAGGGGCGGTCATGGGATAATCGGACGGGAGACCCCACTTACGGCGATAAGCTTCCGGCGACATGTCGTAACGCGCGCGGAGGTGACGCTTCAGCATTGTCAGCCGCTTGCCGTCCTCCAGGCAGACGATATAGTCAGGTTGAATCGACCGCCTGATCGAGACGGCGGGCTCTTTCTGTTCAACAGGCGCTTCATCAGGGGCGTCGAGGGTGGCCATAGTGCGATGCACCGAGCGGATCAGTTCCGGTATAGTTTCCACGGGGACCTGATTATTCGCCACGTATGCCGCGACGATATCGGCGCTCATGTGGATAATGTCTTCACTGCTGTCCGTAGTCATATGCTAAACCTCGCTAAGATTGCCCAAAATGGGACGATTAGTTTCCGTTGATTCCTCGCATGGTCGCAACCCATGCCTTATTCAGTTCGTCGATACTCTTCATGATGTCGTCGGCCGTGGGAAACGGACCGATATCATGGCCGATACAGGTGTCGCGATAATACCATCCCTTTTCGGTCTGCCAGTACTGCTGTCCACGATAATTATCCATTGGTGAGTCTCTTGAGGTATTCCCACGCTTGTTTCGTCCACCGCGCATCGTCGAGGGCATTATGGACAGTGCCCTCGTGTTTTGGGAGCCGGAGCGCAGGATTGAGCATGTAGCGCCATTGCTGGATATCAAGACAGAACATCGGGAAGTGTTTCGGTGATTGCACCATCGAGCCGAACAGCCAACAGAAAGCGACCCAATCATAGCTAGCGAAGTAGGCCCAGAACTCTGGATGCTTGTCGTCACCGATGAAATTGAGAACAGCAGGCCCGATCTCATGATAAGGCATGAGCACGTCGCCGCCGCTTAACAGTGGTTTGATGTTGGCTTGTATCCAGTGTTCCGCCGGGACTTCGCCCCAGACGAAATCGGCATTCTCAGCGTAGAATTCCCGCCCGTCCTCAGCGACGATCCCAAGCGAGATGAGGTGCAGTCGGCCGGGACGGTCCCAGAATTCCGTGTCGATGAAGTATCTCATGATCCCTCGGGCGGCGTATAAAGTTGTTCAGGAGCGGTGGTAAAGAAAACCCCCTTAAAGGGATCACCCATAAACCGGCGTGCATCGCGCTGCATCAGGACGCTCCAGCCGTGCGGGGCTTCATATTGATCGACTAGCTCGCGGAGAGCTTCGATGCGCGACGCGGCAGTTTCCAGCAGATGAGCCAATTGCGGCCAATCCTGCTCGCGCACGTCGAAGGCGCGCGCGTAGTCACGCAAGCGCTCAGCAATCTCTGCGTCAGTCATCCGCGTGGTCACGTTCAAAACGCGCGACGTTTGTTCCGTCAGGGAAAGCGCGCAGCGGATTGTCGATCCGCACGCCGATTATCTCCCTTGTTTCCATGTCGTAAAGGATCGACAGCGAATGATCGATGTGGCGCACGAAGGACGGCCGGTCGGTTGTCGCGTACTCCAGCGCGTCAGCGAGAGGGTAATAAATCGGGACTGGGACGTAGACAGGCCCTAGGTGTTTGATCATGGCTTTACCGTCCTCCCACAGCGAATGCAGACATCGCCAAGATAGCGATCAACGATTAGGTATTCCGCATCGGCTGATATGAACATACTATCCCCATTGGCGAGCGCTTCGATTTGATCGGCGCTAGGTGTGACCTTCTCGTAACGCGGCTGAAAACGACATCCGAATAGTTTGCCCTGCTTCTCGCAGGAGATCATGTTAACCACACTGAAGCTCCGGATAGCCCACTAGACGCGCCCTTTGATAGAAGGGCAGGTGCTCGGCGATGACAGTTTTGAAGACCCACGCGCTGACCTGTTTCTTCATGTCAGCGACTTTGACTTTACGTTCTTCAGTGTCTCCTGTCAACACTTGCAGGACATCGTCGAGTGCTTGGATTTGCATTTCGGTGCGTTTCTTCGGCAGGAACGGCTCAAGCCATTCCTGCTGATAAGCGCTATCATCGCGAACGTGCGCGTTGCCGATCTTGAGGATTTCTTCTTCCTCGCCCGCCTTGATATGCATGATCAACGAGCCGACGTGATCGAGCAGCGGTACGCCCGGCGTATTGATGCAGATTTCACAGAGCATTAGATCGGGGTGGGTTTTATCGAACACCGCCAGAGCACGGTGGCCACCATGACTCTCAGTCAGCGACGAATGCCGCTTGATCTCGTAAATCGCGTGCTGCCCTTCGACGCGGATCGCCTGCCCAGCGATAAACATGCGCGTCGTCTCTGGTCCCATCAGCCGTTCAAAAAACCTGATCGACCGCTTGATCACGCGTCGGGCCGCCCTTTGTCGTTCCTTAAGCAGGTCCCGGACAACTTCGATGTCGTCATCATAATTGGCGTGTACACGCGGGCTCTGGGCTTGGCGCAGGAGGCGATGGTAAGCTTCTCGGCTGGCTTGGTAGCGCTCATCGACCATCGCCCTCACGGCGTGCATGTCGTCGACTGTGGCTGTGCGGAAATCACTGGCCGAGCGTCGAAGAGCGCGCCGGATTACTTCAAGCGATGTCGCCGCGCAGTATCGGTCTTCGACAGCTTGCAGGGCTTTCGCCCCCCAGCGAGCAAAGCCGTTGTCCACAGAATGACTAGCCATCGTTAGGATGGATTCAGACAGCATGTGACGGAGAGCCATAGCGCCCTGCATCGACGCCAGCAGTCGCTCGGGTGGGTTCTGCGCCCGCCAGCCTATATAACGCTCTTCGAGGTGCAGACCCATCGCCACCAGCCCGCGCCAGTGCGGTGACTGCGGGCCGTCGCGACAGAGTCCTTCGGTCTCGTCCATAACGGCGTTGGCGTTCGGCTCCAACTCCATCATCCAGTAGTAGGTGTCGCCAGCGATATGCCCGGCCTCCATGGCGCCGTCGAGCACGTACTGAACGTCAGGCGCGGGCATCAGCTATAAGGAACGAATTCTTCGTGATCGTCGACTATCCGGACATAGCCATTCGCCCCCTTGCCGCCAGAACGGGCGTAGCTGATACCGCCGTCGAGCATGACGAAGTTGTCACCCTCACCGCCCGTGACATAGTCGTGGCGGTAGCGGGTGCAGATGTACGTCCCGTCTTCGAATCTATGGGCCGGATACTTGGCCTCAAGGATCGACTTGGCGTTGGTTAGGTAAATCGTAGGTGGAACGTCGATATCCACGTAGTGCTCAAAGACCCCAAGATAATTCGAGTGGCCTAAATCGACCTTCGGGTTGGCCTGATAGAAGACGTAAATATGCTCGCGCTCGGTATCCTTGCCGTCCTTGGTCTTGGCCGGGATGTCGTAGAAGCCGATGTATTTGACACCGTATTTTTCTTCAACGACTTCGGTGTTAATTCCCATGGGTTGATTCCTTCCGGCGCTGTTTACCAAAGGCGAGGCTCAAGCCTACACCCAGCCATTCGAAGATGAACGCCTCCCGCTCGTAGGTGCTCACGATGCTGGTCTCACCGACTTCCCGCACTGGCTCGCCGTCAGCGTAGCAGGGAAACCAACAGACCTCGACACGCGGGAAGATGTGTCCAAACACGGCGTACCCGTAGAATAAGAGAATCCCATCGTGGCTGCGCTTGAAACCGCGATATTCCGGATCGATATAATACATCAGCCGCCTTTCAGAGGACGCACGCCGACAGCGCTTCTAGCAGCGATGACTTCCTGAGCCGTAGAGGCTACCGGACCGCTGTCGTAAGCGTCGGACGCGACCCGCGTCAGTTCGATCTTACCAGCGGCGAACAACTGCTCAAGAGAGTCATCCTCGATCTTGACTTTCTGTTCTTTAAGCTCTTTCAAATTTGTCAGGCGCGTACGGCGATGGAAGGATGAGTGAAGGATGGGCTTGATGATGAAAAACCGCACGCCTTCCTGCATCTTCTTCTCGATAACGGCGCGCATCGCCTCATCGTGTTCTTTGTCCCACGCGATCTCAATGTCGCCCATTTCATTCATCAGAACGATGTGACGTGTACCGCTGCCTTCACTCATTGGAAGTTTCCTCTGGTGCTGCGCCGGGCTCTTCAGGCGCCGTTTCCTCGACGAGTGTTTCGTCGGGCGGGGTTTCCTCGACCGGCGCTAGATCAGGGGCAGCCACCGGGAGGGTGGCCTGTAGGCGGCGCATCGCCTCCTCCAGCATGAACTGGCGGACGTAAGCTCCCTCTTCCCTGGCTTTACCGACGTGCGGCTTTAAATAACCGTCAATTAGTTTCTGCGTCGATAATCCAGCCCAATATGAACGGCTGGTTTTTGAGACTTCGTCGGTCATCGAATACGCAACTCCGGATGAGCGATAAAAACTTCTTCCCAAATCGCTGCGTACACATCCTCATCCAGCCGCCGTTTGACGGCCTTAATGAACAAACGTTCTGCGCTTCGGTCGCGCGCCTCGAACTCGGCTGCACGTTCTTGCCGCCTTATCTCCCCTGCCTTTTGTTGAAGGCTGTTACGGAGCGCGTTCGCCTTAGCGAGGACGCCGCTTGCCCGACGCAGCCAGTCGGTGTCGCGCACCTCGACAGCAAGGCCTTTTTCGTCATCGATCTCGTTTCGCAGTTCTGCGGTTTCTTCACGCAGCCATTCAAGAGCACGCTCCACGGCTTCCACCGTGGTCAGAGCCTGTACATCGAATTTGTCGAAAACCTCAATGAACTGAGCGACTCTAGGATGGACGACACGGGGGATAGGCGGATCGCTCTCTTCCACTACGGGCGGAGCTACAGCGGCCAATCGCTGAGCGACAGCCTTACGGGTGACCCTATGGATAACCAAGGCTGAGATCGCCCGTGCTTCCCAGTCCTGCGAATCATTACTGGAGTGCTCAAGCGCCGTCTCGATCTTGGTCGCCTCGAAGTCGATGTGGTCGAGCAGGTCTTGAAGCTCTTCCACAGAGGTGATGGCGTTGATATCGGCCTTCGACGGCAAACGACGACGATCACGTAAAGCTTGATTTTGCATGGCTGCCCTTTAATGGGTCCGATTGCCGTCGGACTCATTGTGTTGTTTTATGTCAAGCCCTGCGCGCTGTCAACGCTTTATCTACCCACCAACCGCTCAGCTTCGACAAGGTCGCCGTGCCTCACTCGCACGGTCAGTTCGGCCACATCATCCGCCTTGTGTCCCCGCCAGCTACTGAAATAATCCAACAGGGTCGTGAGGGATGAACGAAGCGCTTTGACCCTTGATGGAACGCAGTTCACGTCCTCAGGCCAACCTAAAGCCGCCTTGATTTTGTCACCGCCCAAAGCTGCTTGATCACAGTCTTCAATCGACTTGCCGTAAGTCACGACATGGGTATTTTTCCCATCCCATGCACAGATAATAACCTGACGCAGCACATGCGTTTCGGCGAATGAACGTGCGGCTGAGATGGGGATGTTCTTGGGCATGGTCAGATTTCCTGGGAAAGAATTTCGATGCCGTCCTTGACCGCCTTGATCTGTCCGGTCAGTTGCTCGCGCTCGGCCCGCAACTGATCGACATCCGACGCGAAATCGTCATGTTGCAGGTAATCTTCGATCAGAAGGTCGGTGTCGGATACTTCCCGCTCCAGGGATTTCAGGACTTCCTTCAGTCCCTCAACGACGTGATCAGGAACGCGTTGGCCGCCGCCGATGATATACATTATGCAAGCCTCAAGGCGTAGACCTGCACTGGGTCCGGGCCGAAGTGGGGGTGTGTTATGATCTTGATTTCAAAGCCGCGCCACGGAAGCTCGATGCGGCGTTCCTTATCGTCCTTTGCGGGGTAGCCTTTGGTCAGGACGATCTTATCGTAAGAAAACCGCTCGAAGCGGTTTTTCCAGTATGCGTTTACCAGCCTGTATTCTTCTATTTTTGTACCGTCCTTGACTTCGTCGAAATACGCAGCCTTCAAGGCTAAGTTCATTGTACGCTTCACAAAATCACCCATAGATTTCTTCGAGAACTTGCACACATAGACTGAGGTCAAACTCGTCCTGTTCGTTGCGGACCTTTGTCTCCATATCGATCCAATACGGCGCGCCGTTCGCGGCGTCTGCGATAAGCGACCAATCGTAACCCGGCCCGAGACCGCCTGCGTAACCGACAAGCCGCTGTGGGTTCACCGCGCGCGGCCAACGCGTCGGAGTCTCGCCGCGCCCGCCGGACGTGTCGTACAGCCAATCGACTTCGGCATCTTCCGGGAACACATCCTCACGGGCCTGCAAGATCGCTCGAACGTTGTGGGTCCCTGCCCACAGCCCGACCTGAAAGGGGTTAGCGGAGCCGAAGATATTGACCTGCGCCCGCTTATAACCGCGAATGTCTATGTCGCGGTGATTGCCTAAGTGCGCGATGACCTTGGCGTCCGCACCACATATATGAGCCGAACAGGTGAGACGACTGATGCCGAAGGCTTCGAAGCGCTCACGGGTCGGGTATCTCGCTGTCCCTGCGCGTTTACCTGAATAGAGAATACCCCATTCAACGGGATAATCTCGCTCGATGGACCGCATCTCGTGGAAGTCGGTCTTATCATCGGCCCCGGTAAAGGTAACGAACTGCGGCCTATGCATAAGCGTCTTCCAGTCTGACGATGCGTTTCACGACATGGTGCCTGCGGTGTAGCAGCCAGCGCTGGACCATGCTCTTGGCGTCGAGGTCGTCCCGCGCTTCAATGACCTTCTCGAAAGGCTCATCCATCCCATCGGGATTGAACCGCGACGGCGGTACGACCATGCGGCCGATCAGGCGAAATTTCATCATACTGATTCATCCAACACGATGCTGATCCATGCCTCGCGCATTTCGTATTGATCTCCGGTGTCCATTTCGTCCCACACTGCGTCGAACCCCTTCCGGTCGGTGAGGTTGTCGATCAACTCCGTAACGATGGCGGCGGCTTCACGGCGGGTCATGCAGATTTCCTCGGATCGAAAAGAACGCCTGACTCACCCACTCCACTCCATTCACGGGCGTTGCTGGCAGGCTCGTAGAGTTCTCTGAGCGCCCGGATAGAAGTTGGCGAGTCGACATGCAGGATACCAATCCCACCCTTCTCTGCCCACGTCCGGACATTATCGATTCGGTCATCGATGAGAATTTGATGGTCCGAATGTTTACGGTTCATGAACTGCCACTTGCGAGCCGATGTGGTGCAGACGAATCGCCCGTCCGGAATCGGTACTGAATCCCATGGCCGCGTGTGCGCGTCCTCATCGGCCCTGGCTGCTTCCACCTCACGCAGAAGATGGCATTCGACCCAGCGCCGCTTATGATAAGCCGCACCTAGCCAATACGGGTTGAGGAAATAGTCATCTTCGGTACCGCCGAACTTTGGAGCCGCCGTCAGGATGATCGGATCGGCCGCCGCCACCGCCGCGTAGAGGTCGACGGCGCCCGGCAATAAGGGCAGGGTAAAGTAGAAGTCGGTCCCCTTGACCGTCTCGTACATTTCCCGCTTCAGCGGATGACTGGTGCCTGACCGGTTCAGATCAAGCTTCACGCTTGGGTCGATAAAGTAGCCGAACCGTTCCATACCCTTGTTGTAGTCGGCGAGGACGCCGTCTAGATCGAGGTAGATCGCGTAATCGGCGAGGTTTGTCATATGTGCATATGACAAACAAACGTGTCCGCTGTCAACTATTCACTGAGGGATCAATTCGCCCGCATGAGACAAGGCGAGCATTGACACAGCGAACATCGTATTCGGGCGCGACTGAAACCCACGCCGTTCAAAAACAATTTCAGCCTGTTCTTCGAATGCGTCGAACGAGGTGATGTACTCGCGATAATGCCGTCCGGCAGTAAGGTAAGTGTCGACAACGACACTCGGCATCAAACTGGGATTGGCGCGGAACAAGGTGCTGAGTTTTTGCCAATCGCCTTTCGCGGCAAAGCGGTCGATGGCCGCCATCACCGATGCAAGGTTTTGACTCGATATCTCGATGTCGTCCAATCTATGCATGTCGGTATCCCTGACTTCCCATGTCAGAATACATTGCATAGTTAGGGGATCGACGCCAGTCGCAATGTTCCGTGTCGCGGAAAATTCACTGCGTCTACAGTCGAGCTTCCAGTAGCTTGGCAGCAGATGATCGCAGAAGGCCCGCCGCCGTTCCCGTTAAACACGCCGACAGCTAAGTTACCGCTGGCGAATGCTTCTGAATCGAGATTGGTCCGCCAAGATAATACTAAGGGAAGGCCGTCCTGTTTACCCTCTTCGTATGGCGTATGGCCGTGGACGATGTGAGGCCAGTCCGGGAAACCCGCTTCACTATTCAAGAAGAGGCCTCTGATCCACATCATCGTATTTGCGTCTTGCTCGGTTAAAGGCACGTGAGGCCTAAAGCCTGCATGCACGAATACTCGCCCGGCTTTTTCGACGACGTAGGGTAGGTTCTCGATCCACCGAATGTGGGCGGACGGGATCAGTGGCCAGTAGTTGGGCTTACCCCATCCGACCTCGCCACCGTAGCTCTCAATGGCCATTTCCCCACCGTTGTCCTGCCAGAAGCGAACCTCTGAACGTGTACGGAGGGTGTAAGCCTCAAGCATCAACTGCTCGTGGTTGCCCCGTAGGCAGGTGACATTATCCTGCGTCGATAGCTCGATCAGCTTGTCTAGAACCTGCTTCGATTGCGGGCCACGGTCGACGTAGTCGCCTAGAAAGACGATCTCATGCTCTTGCCCCGACGCGTGAGCGGCAATCGCGTCGAGCGCCTGCGTCAGCAGATCATACCGTCCGTGGATATCGCCGATAGCGAAAATCATGAGCCGTCTTCCAGCAAGGCTTCCTCAATCCAACGTTCTATAACTTCCAACACAAGATGCGCTGTGACATCACCGCACATTTCTTCTTCGACTTTGGCTGCCCTAACATCATCATCACGGTGGAGAGACGGGATGGGCATCATCGCCGACAAGGCGGCGGTGGCTAGGACGCGGCAACCGGAGCCGCTGAATTCGTCGCGGACTGTATCGCAGTCCTTACACGGAAAGGCGCGCACGCAGTGGGTATGCTTCGAGATGCTGAGAGCGACGCGGTTAAGCAGCGTCATCAGGGGAAACGAAAGTGAAAAGCAAGGCTAAAGCAAATGGCAAAGAGCAAATTGCAAATAACAACGAGCAAAATCCTAAAAACCGACGATCAATAAGCAAAGCCTCCACGCATTTCTGCGCTTCATCGGTAATTATCGCCGGAGCAAAGGATTTGAGCGCCTGAGCGCTAGCCATTATGTTGTAATCTCGCGATTACGGGTAGCCTGTACTCCTTCACTTTCGCCCCTCAGGGTTGGAGCTTGCGCTCCTCGCCTAAGCTATTAATCGATCAGGCCGAGCGTCCGCAGACGGCCCTCGGTGGCTGAATCGATCTCGATCTTGTTCTGCATATTGATCTCCATCAGGCGATCAGAAATACGCGTCTTCTGGCGACGAATCGCCTGGAAGTCCTCGGCGAGCTTGGCCTTGAATTCCTCGGTCAGCGCCGAAGTCGTGACGTAATTGTTGCCGTAGCCGTTCTCCAGCCCCTTCAGGAGAGCCGCCATCTCACCGTTCAACTGCGCCTTTGACATACGCAGGCCCGAGCCTACGGCGGCGCTGATCAGCTTCTCATGCGCATTGCAGACCTCGCGCTCGACGAGCAGATCATCGACGCCGGTTCTGGCATTAGCGGCGGCGAGCGCCCGCCGGATGCTGTAGGCCGACGTGATAAGATCACGCGCGACGGTGATGTTCTGCTCGAATTCTACACTCAGCTTGCTGAGCGTTTGCTCTGCATTCCCATCATAGATCGACAGCCGCTCCGACGACTTCGCCTTGATCTGGTGAGCCGCTTCGATCAGCGCTTGCGCCAGCAGGTGAGCCTTGCGGAGAGTGACTTGCATTGGTGGTCCCTTTGTGTTGACAGCTATCTAACGTGTCAGCACCAGCGCTGTCAACCGATAATTTCGTAAGACCAACAAACGCTGACGCCATTCCAAACTTGGCGTCCATGTCGTGAACTACGTCCGTGACCTCGAACCTTGACGACATGTCACCTCGAAAAGTGAAGCGAATCTGATCGCCGACGGACGGCACACGCGGCCAATGAATCTGCTGGCGATAATTACCGCAAACCAGTTCAAGAAGCGTCATGCGTGGACTTCGTTGTCGTAACGCTTGGCGAAACCACTGGACCCGTAACGGTCTGACTGATAGGTGGCCAGCAATTCGTAGCGCCGCCTCATGAGAGCGCTATATTTGTACTTCACGTCTTTAAATTTCCCCTCATCCGCTACCCGGATGCGTATGTCCTCGGGCGGGATCGCGGTCATGACGCAATAACATTTTTCGGAAAACATCACCCAGAACTTACGCTTGCGTCCGCTCCAGGGCTGAAAGACCACTTCATAAACGGTGGTGTCGTCGGATTTTACGAACAATCGCTTTACTTTTTCGCCGGACTGGGTCGGCGAGTACTCGCGGAATATCATCCAATTCAAGCGTTCCCAATCTTGGGCTGACAAGGTGATATTATAACGGGCTTTGAGTCGGTCCAGTGTGTGCTCGGCGCAAAGCTGGAGTATGTGCGTCAGGTTGGTGACATGACCTTCCTGCTCTCGATAGCGCTGTAGGACGGGGTTGTAATTGAATTGGTAGAGACGCTTGGGAAGAAGCTTCTCGGCCATCAGGGAGCCTCGCGGGGGTCTGTGTGTGGCCCCTAAGCTAGGGAGCCCTGCGACATTCTGTCAACCCTCAGATCGCAGCATTCCCTTCGGCGGCGGCGCCTTCGGCTTTTTTGGCGGCGGCCCGTTGCTATCCTCATCGCGCTCGCGTTGTATTTCTCGCAATATTGTGTCATAGTTGTATGGACGTTCGAGGAGATAGTCGAAAGCACCGGCTTTTGGTCGGTGGACGCGGCTGAAATAAGTCGAGCACCACCAGTCTCGCGGATTTCGCATTTGTGGGAAGATTAACCGAATGCCGGGCGCGTCGCAGCCAAATCCCGATGTACATGCGTGCGGGGTGGAGCGGCCGATCATGATTTCGGCGACCCGATAAAGTCGCCGCTTCTCAATCGCTACTTTACCATCGGTCGCTGTATATAAAGCGACTACGAAATCACCCGCCGCAAGATCGGTCATTACACAGACTCAAGATCATCGACCGGTGTGAGGAGATAATCAAACGCCCCCGGCTTTGGACGATATATTGGCCTGAAGGACTGGGAGCACCACGCTTCGCCTTGGGGCATCTTCGGAGAAGACAGGATGACGCCGTCGCCGCGACAACCGGGATGCAGGCTGCAATCCAGTTTGCGCCACAACTCCGGTTCGATGTCTTGGACGTGGTACATCACGCCCTCGCAGATCATCACACCGGGGTAGGCCTCATCGTTCTCGATACTTTGGACGTAATCGCCGGGTAGGAAACTCATTACTGTGGTTCTTTTGTCGATTTAACTTGGATGGCGTGAAAGCGGCGTTCCAGGGGCTTCATCAGATTCTTGATGAGATCGTCGTTCGGTCGGTAGACGAGTTTGAAGCGCTCCGAGCAGAAACATTCGTCGTCTAACGAAACTTCCTTTAAAGTGACTCCTATGCCGGTGCAGTGATCGCCGTGGGCCGCACAGCCGTCATACATGGCGTCTGGCCATATCTCGGCAACGGTATAAAGCGTCTTAGTGTCGACCCCGCCGGTTGCATCCTCGGCAAGACATTTAACAAAATCCCCGACGATCAAACTCATGACTCAAACCCTGATTAAAGTGTCTTCAATGGAATAGTTCGGGTCTTTTAGATCGGGGATATGAGCGAGGGCTTCGTCGCGGGTCTCGTACTCGCCGATTTTAACCGGCACGAGGTACCCCGCATCGAACCACACTCGATAGACCCGCTTAACGCGGTAGCCGCGCCAATTGCTTGACATTAGGGTGCGAGCCTTCTGCCGAGATTGTCGGTGGTGTCCGGGTCGAGTAGTTTAGCCAGCTTGGCTTCGGCCGCCTCCATGATCGCCTGCCGGTTCACCACGCCCCGCTCTTCGGCGTAGGCGACTGCGGCGAGAACATCGCCGAGTTCCTTTTCGAGGCAGGTGCGCGGCGTCTTGTCCATATCGACGTGTCCGGTTAGCGGGTCTTTGACGCCGGGCGTGTCGATACCGAACCGTCCGGCCTTGCCGATCAACTGCGCAACCTCGCCCATTTCTTCCGTCAGAAGAGCTAGGAAATACTGCTCGGCGTTGCGGTTGTCAGCGTCATTCACCATAGCGCAAACCCCTATTTCGTCAAGAATTTTGTCAAGGAAACCAAACTTCCATGTCAACGTGGCTGACATCAGCCCCCGCCGTATAACCCAATAGCGGTGGTGAAGCGAGGCTCGGCGACGCCCGTGCCATAGAGCCATTTGTCGCGGCGCCCGTAGGAGCCGATCTCGACGTAACCGATGTTCAGGTCAAAACCCTCTTCGGTCATGATCCAGTTAACCATTCCGTCTAAGGCTCCGGCGGCCTTAACCTCGGTGTTGGCAAACTGGTAGGCGTCTTGACGCAGCCGGGTTAACGCTCGCTCAGAAAGATCGTCGTTCTGATAAAGCTCGACCTTCATGAAGTGTTTCTGGTGCAGTCCGTCGTTCAGTTCGGTAAGGCGGAAACACGGGGTGCAGGCGACGAACCTGCCCTTGCCAAGCTCAGCGACATTATCGAGGTGTAAGAAAGATTGTTCGGCTGATCCCACAAGAGTGCCGATGGAGGTCCGCGCCCCCTCTCGCCAAGCGTCTGGCTGTGCGGTGATCGCGACAATTTCGTCAGGCACAGCCCAAGGCGCTTCTATATATGTATAGCCCTTGGTCTGGTAGTAGGTGACCGCACGGCTCAGGCGACCCCAGTTGATGGTCATGTTCGTGCTGTCCTGACGCCGGACGCGAAGGCCCGCGCCGTGATCTCCGAGAACGCGATGAGGTCGTTCAAGTCGACGGATGGATGATGGTTGGCGAGATAAAGACGCACAGCCCCTACGAGGTCAGCGAGTTCGACCAACGCCATCACCTTACTGCCCTGGTCCACCGCATCGATGAACTCCAGGGTTTCTTCCAAGACCTTCGAGGCTTCGCCTAGCTGGCCCCGAGGAATGTGCGCAAGGTGATAGCCGGACATTAGGGCGTCTTGATCAGATACAGTTTCCAGTCGCCATAAATCTTGAGCAGCGTATCCGTGCGGGCCAGCCTGTCGACGACATAGGCCCAACCACCGAGCGTGTTGATTTCAACGAACGCCACGGTCTTGCCGTCGTCATGGGTCGGCGTTTCGCCCGTGTGAGCGCAGACAATGCGAAAATGGCCCGGATCACCAATCGGGTTACCGTCGCAGTCGCGTACGACGCGGCCATCGACGCGTGCATAGAAAAGTTCTTTCATGCTGCTTCTCCCATGTCGTCCGGTGCGATAACCAGCCGCAGTTCCCACGTCCGCTTGGTAATGTAAGGACAAATGTGGGGGTGCTTCTCGGCGACCATGGGACTTCTGACTACCGCCCAATCCCCATCGACGAACACGATTTCGCCGCGCGAGACGACTTCATTCATGGACCAGCCGTTGGACCATTCGACTTTATCGCCCGGCAGCATCTCAGTGGCTCGTACCGACGGTGTCAAAAGCAAGGTCATGCAAAATGCCGAGCGAGGCTTCTTCGCCGCCGAACATGGCCGAGACGGTGACTCCGCCATCGTCCGAAAAGTTCAAGCTGACGATTTCACATTCATCGACAGTCTCGCTGAAAACATCAGCGTCGATATGCTGAGCAATAAGCTCCATCAGCGTTTCGTGGGGAATAAGCACGGTGACGATGCCCTTCATGGACGATCCTCGCAAATCATACAGGGAGGCTTTGGGATCGTGTCTGGTAGGGTGATGGCGAACCAAAGCTTAAACGCCACCCACGACCGTCTGTGTTGTAGCGAGTACACGCTACTTGGCAGAATCCTCGGTGTCGGCTTCGGCGCCAGCACCTGTCCGTTCACGTCGGTTGATTTCAAACTGGGCGGCAGCGCTGGAAAGCGTCTTTGCTTCGACGATCTTCTTCAGTTCGCCGATGGATTTGCGGCGGAAGCTGTTTGCGCGCTTGTTATTGATAGGGTTGGACATCCGAGCCTTCTTATTGATCTAGGTGCCCGATGGACGGCGCGACAACGAGGGCTGTTCTCTCAGAACATCTTCGTGGTGCAGAGACGCCCCTCTAGGCGCGCCATCCATCGGATAAAGTGACACATACGCCTCTGCGCCCCTCGTGTCAATAATCCTGACACGGAAATCCAGCGAGGCTGTCCCAAGTCCGAATCCTTGACAGATTCCACTTAATGTGACAGAAGGTGGAGGTTGAGGCACAGGTTTAACATTCGGGGCCGCCTCGTAACTCCCGAAATTCCGTTGGAAAATCAATGTCCGGACTCGCTCCGAACTCCTCGAATTATCAAAGAGTTTCACGCGCCGTCGATCAGGCCGTCCATCTGCTTGTCCACCCCGAATATGAGTACTGGCTTCCGGAATGGCGGAAGATCAGGGACGCTCTGCGTGGCCAAAAGGAGATCAAGCAGAAGTCCGAGAGCTACCTGAAGCGTATGAAGGGGATGGACGACGAGGACTACGAAATCTATCTCGACCGCGCCTTGTTCTACAACATGACCGCGCAGACCCTGAACGGCATGATCGGTCAGGTTTTCCGGCGCGAGCCCATCGTCCGCAACCTGCCGGACAAATTTAAGAACGCTGTCCGTAAGTTCGCTAAAGACGGAACCAGCCATATCGGGCTGGCCAAGACCAGCATGGGCGAACAGCTATCGCTGGCTCGTTTTGGCATTCTCGTCGATGCGGCGGCTTCCGTACAATTGGAAAGCCCGTCTTCGTACGCCGTCGGCTACCAGACAGAAGATATCCTTGATTGGACCGTTGAAGAGGTCGACGGATTTTATCGCCCGACACGCGTCCTGCTGCGGGAATATGTCCGCGACGACTCGTTGTCGGCGAGCAATGCGCCGAGCGATACGGTCTCCCGCCGTGGAGCCGGTCCCCGCGTCAATGTGTCTAAAGCACGGGCTGGCATGCAGCCGAAACGCTCGTACACGAACTTCCAATATAAGGTGATCTACCGGGAACTCCTGCTGATCCCGCATCCTCGTCACCCGCAATTCGAACGTGTGTACGTCCAGCGTCTTTATGACACAGACCCGCAGTCAGCCCCATCGTCCGAAGTCGTTCCTGTCATTCGCGGCGTGCCGCTGCCGTTCATCCCCTTCCAGTTTTTCGGCTCGCGCACGAACACCGCTGATATTGAGCCGCCGCCGCTAAACGACATTGTCGATATTAACCTGTCGCACTACCGGACCTACGCTGAGCTTGAGTACGGTCGTACCTTCACGGCCTTGCCAGTCTATTATGCGCCGGGCGGTAACGACGAAGGGGCGTCCGCGTACCATATCGGCCCCAATATGGTTTGGGAGGTTCCGCCGGACGGGTCCGAGCCGGGCATCCTTGAATATAAAGGCGAAGGCCTGAAGGCGCTTGAAAAAGCGCTGGAACAAAAAGAACAGCAGATCGCCTCCATCGGCGGTCGTCTGATGCCCGGTGCGTCGCGGTCGATCTCTGAGTCGAACAACCAGACTGCGCTACGTGAATCAAATGAACAGTCCTTGCTTCTCAACGCCATCCAGGCCTGTGAAGAGGGCTTTGCTGAAGTCATTCGCTGGTGGCTGATGTTCCGTGACGTGCCGCTGATCGAGACGCAGGGCCTCCGTTACGAGTTCAACACCCAGTTCCTGTCTACGCCGATTGGCGCCCGCGAACTGCGCGCCATGCAGCTTATGTACAAAGAAGGCATCATCACTGACCAAATCTACTACGAGTTCCTTAAGAAGGCCGAGGTCGTGCCGTCATCGTGGACCTTCGAAGAATACCAAAAGGCCCGCAAGGACCCGAACAGCTTCGTCAACAACCCCGACGCCCAAGCCCGTCAACGCGGTTATTCCGACCGCAAGCAGGAACTTGGCGTGGAGTCGACCGAGTTCGAGCAAGACATCCTCGACCGTGAGATCGAGATCGAAGAAGAAAAGCTTGAAATTGCCGCCAAGGTTGGTTCGACCACCGTCGCAGCTTCCCGCAAGCTGGGCGATCCCGAGCAAGCTGAACCGGCGAAGGCTGATAAACTTTCTGCCAAGAAAGCCGCAGCAAAACCTAGCAAGTAGAGTCACTTTAAGTTAGGATACTGTGATGCCGAAAACGACAAAGAAGGCAGCCGCAAAAGTCACCAAACCATCCAAGCGGATGCCCAAAACAAAGAAGTGCTGATGAAAAAGTTAACCCCGGTTTTCAACCCGAAACGACCCGCAGTGCTCTGCGCTAGCGTCAGTGTCATCCCCTATCTCATCGGCCTTCGTTTCGGACGAGTCGCACGTCCGAAGACCTAATCTCCCGCGCGACCTCCCCTGCGGTCTTTGCCGGGTATGAGCAGGAAAAACCGATGACGATGCGACGTTCTAACTTTTCCCTGTGTGTTGGGACTTAGTGAACGCGGGTGCGCGGGGAGGGCTAAAACCCTTCATGTAGCTCGTGAATCTTTATCAACCCGGACTTCAACTTTGAAAGGACTTCCTTATGGAACCTGAAGCCCCCAAGCCTTGGTATGCCCAGCACGCCCTGGCCCTTATCACTGTCGTTGCCCTTGTGCTCGGCGGTATCGGTTACTCGATCTCTCCTGAAGACCAGCAGGTCTTGGCAGGCGCCGCTGGCGGCCTGACCGCTCTGGTCACGCAAATCGTCGGCGTCGTTAAAAACGTCCTCGCGTCTAAGAAGTAATAACAGGCGGACTCCCACCCGACAGGGTCCGCCCAACTATTGGAAATTTCCCCGATGCCTGAGCGTCCACAACGCCGTCACCAGACTAGGCCCCAGGCCTTCACAATCCAGATTGTCCCACTCCCGGACGGTACCTTCGCGGCATCCTCGCGTGAGTTATCCGGCGGATTCGTCAAAGGTGAGACCATTGCTGCCGTACTGACGGACATGGGGATCGTACTGGAAGGAAAAGCAGCCGCTCAAGCTACCAGAATCAGTGAACGCCGCGCCGCGCGCGCAAGCCGAAAATCGGGAGCAGACGCTACCGTGACGGTGGACGAAACGCCGCAGGTTGTCGTCCATTCGAAGAACCCGAAAAACCCTAAGGCCGGTCCCCCCGACCCTGTAAATTAAGGATTCTAATGACCACCCTTAGGCGTTACGCGGACCATGCTGATTGGCCTATAGCAGACTACCGTTGCACCTACCCCGGCCGATTTATGCCAAACGGCGGTGGTTCGATCATTCTCGGTGATCTCGATAGCCGGGGACGACATTATGCCGCTGCCGGTGGCCAGTATATCGAAGTCGATTTATCTAGGACGATTTTGTCATTAACCGACGCCGTGGGACTAGCGGATTTTATCCGCGATCTCACGCTTCAAATGGGCAACATCTATCCGTCTATCGAACTCTATAGCGGTAATTTTTACGATTTCCGGAACATCGAGGATAATGAGATCGACATCGAGGATGTCGCTCATTCGCTCTCGATGCAGTGTCGGTTTGGCGGCCACTGTTCGGAGTTCTATTCGATTGCCGAGCACTCGGTCAGGGCATCGTTCATCGATCCCGATCATGACGCCTTTGACAAACTTATGCACGACGCCGCCGAGAGTGTGGCGGTTGATTTGCCTACTCCGTTCAAACGTCTCCTGCGGGATTACACCCGAATTCTAGAGCGCATCGAGGCAAACTTCGCAGATGTCTTTGGCCACCGGCACCCGCTCCCTGAGTCAGTAAAACATGCAGACCTGACCATGCTCGCGACGGAGAAGCGCGATCTTAAGAAGACGAACAATCAGTGGGGAATGCTCGAAGGCGTGCCGACCCTGCCCGACATCATCCAGCCGTGGACTCAGAAGCAAGCGAAACAAGCCTTTTTGGATCGCTACGAGCAACTGAAACACACGGCGTAACAAGAGAGAAAATTATGAGTGAACTGTTTTTGATTGGCTTTGATGCAGGCTCCGAGAATCGGCTCAAGGAACGCATCATTCGCATGGGTGGTGAAGTCCATCACTTTGAAGTCCGGTCGGCGACCATGAAGGTCACCGGCATCACCCGGCGCGATCTCGCGTCACTGCCGGGTGTCCGTTACGTCCAGAACGATGGGCAACGCTGATGTCTAAGACCAAGGAAGATTGCAAAGTGAAGTTCGAACAGAACATCAACTTCAAGGGCTTTAGGGCCGATCCTGTGTTCGATAACACACGGACGCTGGAGGCTTGTGCGACGAAGTTCAACGCACAGGAACTCGCCAAGGCCTGGGCTCAGCCTGTACCTACTTACGATTATCGTAACATCAATATCGTCGTGAATGTAACCGCAGCCACGGCAAGTCTTGAGCAGATGAAGATCGCCTTTGCAAAAACCGCTGATTTTGCCAAAGCCAATCGCATTAAGGCAGCCGAAGCTTTGTTGGCAGATAGGGCAAAAGCGACTTTTTACGCGAAAGAGGGAAAATCCACTCCCGAGTTATCGATGTTCGATAAAGCCCGCGCGACGCTTAAAAACAAGCACCGCTCATAAAAATAAAAGTCCCGGACCGCCTTGGGTTTTAACGGTCCGGGACCCTCAAGAAGCAGTGGCTGGCAACCCTTTCACCGTCCACTGTCAACACATTATCATGGCTGTCATCAGACGCAAGCGTAAACGGAAGAAGACGGCTATCGCAGTTCGCTTCTCCCATCGGACACATCCCGCGAAGATGTACAAGGCGCCGCCCGGTGTTTGTAGCTGGTGTGCGAGCGACATCTTGACCCTCGAAGGCAAGATCAACGCGAACAAGAAGTTCTGCGGACGCATCTGCGAAGATTCCTATAAAATCCACACTGATTCAAAGGCTTGGCGGAAAGAGGTCTGGCAGCGTGATCGCGGGTTCTGCCGCGAATGTGGCAAGAAACATCCACTCGACGGTAAGGAGTGGGAAGCTGATCACATCCAACCTTTGTTCATTTCCTGCGGCGATTGGAACTTCTGGTCTCCTGAGAATGGCGCGGTCTTGTGTAAGTCACCTTGTCATAAGATTAAGACCGAAGCTGATCGTCAGAAGTATTTAACTCCAAGACCAGTAAAACGCCGTCGTTGAAGAAGAAATTTTCCAGTAGTCAACACCTTGTTTGTGCGAATTCTTGACAAACCAATTGGTTTGGTGTAGAAGGCATGCAAGCTGCAATAACAAAGAAACAAATTGCAGTGTCCCGACAAGACGACCTTACGCCCAATACCGACGTGGGTGGGTCTCTTTCTCGTCCGCGACGGGTCGTCGCCCAGCACTGGGGTCCAGTGTTTCCCTCTGAGAAAGTATACAATGCCTGTTTTGACTTTTGATGCTCTTGAAGATGTGCCGGAAGGCCTTCGAGATTTTGCGAAAGACCATGGTGACGGCAAAATCACCGTGAACGTTGTTCCAGAAACGAAGCTTAGCGAGTTCCGGGATAACAACATCAACGTCTCCAAGGAGCGCGACCAGCTTCGGGAAGCCGTTGACAGACTGAAGAACATCGTGGGTGAAGACCCCGAAGCGTTCGAAAAGGATTTGGCGGAACTCCGCGTGACCCGAGATCGGGTGGCTGCCGGGGAACTGCGTGAAAGTCGGGCTCTGGAAGAAGCCATCGGCAAGCGTACTGAAGAGATGCGCAAGAAGTTTGAAGAAGAGCTTCAAGGCCGTGGTCGCGAACTAGGTGCTTGGAAGGATAAATATGGAACACTGGACCGGCGCTACCGCGACGAAAAAGTGATCCAAGCGGTGAAGGATGCGGCTACGTCCCCGGACTCTGGGGTGCAGCACAAGGCCATCAGCGATGTCGCCAAACGGGCTCTCGAAGTCTTCAAGGTGATGGACGATGGACGCATCATTCCGATGAACGGTGACGTGCCGATCTACGGAACCAACGGGGTTGACCCGATGACTCCGAACGAATGGCTCGCCAAGCTGAAGGACGAAGCTCCGTACTTCTTCATGGGCACCCAAGGCGGTGGCGCTGGCGGTGATCCCGGTAAAAAGACGGGTCTCGGCATGTCGTATGCCGATCTTTCGAAGCTCTCGGCAACTGAAAAGTTGGCGCTGGCGAACAAAGAAGGCCGTCCTTTCGGCAAGTAACTGAGTCACTTTAAGTGAAGTGACTGGACTAAAAATTTGTGGGGTTGGATTCGTCCAACCCCGCTCCAAACAACCCTTGGGGACGCTGGACGCCCGAGGGGGAAGCCCGAGGCGGGGGGCCTGCCTCCTCAACCAGTCTAGCGTAACCCTTGAGGAGAATTCAGCTTATGGCTGCTCTCACACTGTTGCAAGCTGCCGAACAGGCGATGGGCAACGAAGAAATCAAGCGCGCCGCGATCATCGAACTGTTCGCTCAGCCTGACCTCCTTCGTGTCCTCCCGTTCATGGATATTCCGGGCAGCGCCTATTCGTATATCCAAGAAGGTCAGCTTCCGGGCGTCGCCTTCCGTGGTTACAACGAGTCTTACTCGACCACCACGGGCGTCGTTAACCCGCAAGTTGAACGCCTCCGCATCGCGGGCGGCGATCTGGATGTGGACAAGGCCCTCCTGAAGACGCACGGCGCGGGCGTTCGCTCGACGCAAGAGCGTATGAAGGTTAAGGCCCTCTCGCTCTACATCTCGGGCAAGATGATCAACGGCGACTCCGACGTTGATCCGCGTGAATTCGACGGCCTCCGTAAGCGCATCGTCGGCGATCAGAAGATCGCTGCTGGTTCGACCGGTGGTGGCGACGCGCTGTCCCTGTCGGTTCTGGATGAAGCTATCGACGCTGTCGACGGCGCCACCCACCTGATCATGTCCAAGAAGATGCGTAACCGCCTCTCGGCTGCTGCGCGTAACACCGGCACGACCGGCTTCATGGTCTGGGACAAGGACGAGTTCGGCAACCGTGTCGCTTTCTACAACGACATTCCGATCCTCGTGACTGACTACGACGACACCAACACTCAGGTCATCGCTTTCAACGAAGCATGCCCCGGTGGCGGTTCGGCGGTCGGTACGTCGATCTACGTCGTCAACATGAGCGACACCGGCGTTTGCGGTCTGCAAAACGGCGTCATGGAAGTCACCGACCTTGGTGAAGTCCAAGACAAGCCGGTTCTGCGCACCCGCGTTGAGTGGCTGATCGGTCTGGCCGTGCTCCACGGTCGTGCCGTTGCTCGTATCTGGGGCATCAAGGACGCGGCGGTGACGGCTTAATTGCCGTCACTACCCTGCCTTCGTTAGGAACCTTTTTTAGGAAACCCAGAAAATGGAAAGCACTGTTAAGCACCAGTACGACGGCGATCTCGCCCTTCGTGCGCCCGGTTTGGCCGCTCTTACGGCTGACACCGCTCTGACCAAGATCGACCTGCACCGCCTGACGGCGGGACGTGGCGATCTGGAGAACCGCTATGGTCTCGGTTCGTTCGACGTTGTCGTTGTTGTCGCTTCTATGGACACCACGACCGGCGACGAAGCCTACGCCCTGGAATTCACGACCTATGACTCCGCTGGAGCCAACCCGGTCGTCCAGGCGTCGCACACCGTGACCTCGGCTGATGTCGCCAAGACGCGCGTCTTCACGTTCCACCCGGAATCGCTGAAGCTTGCGGACGCCGACGCTGCCAAGTTCTCGATCAACGTGAATGTCGGCGGCACGACCCCGATCATCTCGTTGTATGCCTTTGCGGCCCCCCACTCCCACGCGTAATGGCTGACGCTTCGGCGTCATCCTAGTGGATGTGGTAATAAGGAAGGCCCCGCTGAAAAGCGGGGCCTTTTCTTATGCGTAAGAGGTGTGAAGCCGGGAGGGGTCTTAACGGGGGGGCGACATCCTCCCGGCTTCAGTCTTCGGGCGGGCTGTTCGTGGGGGGCGAGCCTCAGCACCGACGACATGTAGAACTTATTGAATTATACGTTTGTGGTCAACACAAAAATTCAATCCGGTCCATTCAGTTTGACGACTTCCACCCCGTCGACATAGCCAATTGCGGCGTGGGCCTTAGCGATCACGTCCTCCAAGAGAACGGGGGCGTAACCGACCTGTTCCGCAGAGACGCAAACATATCTCGGATCGGGAACCCTCATGATCGAGGGCGGCGTCGCGAGGCCGTCGTAGATATCCTCGTCCACAGTGATCTGGTTGGTGTGCAGGTGGCCATGGATGTTAACCACGAACCGACCCAGGCACTGTTCATGGATTGGAATATGGCTCAGGATAGCGCGCGGGCCACCTTCTCCGTCTACGACCTTATAGCCGCGCACGTCCTCGAAGTATTTCAGATACTCCTTAGCGCCGAAGATATCGTGGTTGCCGGAAATCAGCACCAGTTTTCCATTCAGGCGCTCTAAGATTGGCAGAGCCCGCTTGTTTATAGCGACATCGCCGACAAGGTAGACACGGTCGTGCTCACCCGTGACTGCGTTCCACGCGGCCACCATCGCTTCATCCATTTCCTCGGGCGTGTCCCACGGGCGGACGGGAGAGCCGTCGCTCCGCATGAACTGTGTGATTCCCTTGTGGCCCCAGTGGGTGTCACCGATCACTCGCGCTCTGTCTTTTTTAGCCATGAGACAGTTTCATCGATTTTTAGGAACTTGTCAACACCCGGCGTCAACTGCACTGACAAGCCGGGTCAGAATCATTGACATCTTAACTTATTGTGACACACTCCCCTCATTGGAGGCGCGTATGGCTGATCTGAACTACACCGTTTATGACAATGAAGACCTTCATCGTGACTTTCAACTGAAGGAAGGCGCGTCGGCTGAGGCCGCGACTGCGACTGATATCACCGACAGCACGATTAGCGCTGAAATCCGGGACGAGACAAATACGCTCATCCTCCGGATGACATCGACAGACAACACTACGCTCAAGATTTTGGACGCAGAAGAAGGACGCTTCGGGTTTCGTATTGATCGCGAGCTTCTGCCGACGAACAAGAAGCTGTTGAAGTACGATGTGCTGATTACCGACGCAGATGGGTACACGCGTCGTCTCTGGGGCGGCAAGATTACTGTCAAGATAGGCGTCACGCAGGACACCTAATGCCTGACCTCCAGCCCATTATATTCCCGCCGAACACACCGACGGTGGTCGTTTTTACGCAGGAACAAGGCTCGCTCATAGTCCTTATCCCGCAAGAACAACCGATTCTTGAGACGCCCGTTGAGGCGGTCACGGTCGTCGAGCCGGTCAACGACACGCAGCCGATCATCGTAGAAGCCGTGACACCCAATCTCATCGTGATTGAGCAGCCTATTACGACGGCTGTCATTACCGCAGGACCGCCAGTGATCGTCATTGCCGACGCCACCGGAGCCCAAGGACCGCGCGGCGATTCCGGCAACGTCGAGCGTTATCTTGTTGGCTCCTGGGATGGGCCGATGCCTTTCAGCACTCCTAGCGATCCTGAGTTCCTTTTCGCGGCGGATATCCCTACAGCGATGCGAATCAGGGCAGACGCTCCGAAGTCCTTTGCAAAAGCAAAAACACCCGCCACGTCCAATGTCGTACTTGATGTCACCTTGAATGAGGTGGTCGTGGGCACACTAACCTTCGGTCCTGGTGATGAGGATGGTGTGTTTGTTATTACTGATCAAGTAGACATGGTTGCAGGCGATCTTCTTGAAATTCCGGCTCCAACATCTGGCGACGCAACACTAGCCGACATACGGATCACCATCACTACAGAACTAACCTGAGTAAAGTCACCCGAATTCTTGACAAGCTCAACTTAATATGACACAAGGAAGGCTCAATAGCCCGCTCTGGGCTCGCGATCCCGAACCGCACCCAAACAGGATTTTCCCATGGCATCTGCTAAGCGCATGGTCACAGTTTACGACAAGAATGGTAAGTCGTATGTTGTTGATCACCTGAACGCTCTCGATATGACGGCGTCACTAGGCTTCACCTATCAACCGGGCCGCAAGTTTGATTATCACGAGCCGCTGCCTTACGCTGGTAAGAACGTCGAGCTTCTGAAGAGAGACCCGCAGGGCAAGTCCCTGGCGCAGGGCATTCTTGACGGTATCCGGGACACTGAAGAAGCTGTCGTCGCTGACGACACCGATGAAGTGTTTGACGCCGGTAAGGACGTTGCACCTGAACCGGAATCGCTGGTCATTCCTTCGGTTGAAGTTGAAGTCAAGCCAGACACCACGCTTGTGATCCCGACAACGGACGAAGTCGAAGAAGTCGAGACACCTGCCTTTGAAATTCCGGTCATTGAAGCGGATGCCGAAGTTAAGCCGCGTAGCCGCACGAAGAAGGCCTAATATCGATGCCGGTCCTTTCATACGAAGTTCATGAAAATATCCTGAATTGGATGAAGGGCTCGGCGTTCCCCTCGGCTCCGGCGTCTCTGCGCTTGGCCTTGCTTACGGCAGAGCCTAATCCGGATGGTACCGGTATAGCGGAGCCCAACGGTGGTCACGGCTATGGTCGCCAAGTCGTTGCGTTCGGTGCGATCACGACGGACAACGGTATCTCAACGATGAAGAATTCCGCTCCGGTGGTGTTCGGTCCAGCTTCTACTTCGGGCTGGGCGACCGCCACCCATGTCGGCCTCTTCTCCGTTGGGGGTGACCTTCTTGCTTACGGTCCTCTGCCTGCGCAGCGCACGGCGCCGCTGGGCGATACCATTTCTTTCGGTGCTGAAGCCGTACAGATTCGTCTAAAGTGAGTCACTTTAAGTGACACAAGATGCGAGCATTAGTTGGTCGGCGGGGGCATCATTCGTCGCCACCTCCAACAAGACTCACATTGCGCGGGTGGGCTGGTCAGCGGAGGCGGCATTTAGCGCCGCCCCTAATCAGACTTACGCCGCGTCCGTGATTTTAATTGCTGAAGGCGGCATCGAACCAAACGATGCCTATCTCGGCAAGCCTACCAGTATCGAACTACTGATGGAGACTGATGGCGCGTCCACCGTCTTCCCCGGCAGCTTCGCTTATATACAGGACGCGTCGACCTACGAGGTCGTCATGTTCTTCGAGATGGAAGGGAACGCTCACGGATCGTTGGTCGTGCCGTATGTGCAGGACACCGATGGTGGGAAACCTCCGAGACTTCTTGGACAACCTGTAGAGGGTCAGCCCGAAGCAGCCGAGAAGTTGTTCCGCTTTCACGCGGCTGATTCAGCTTACCGAATTTCGGAAGCTCGCAGTCGTGGGTGGGCGGACAGTCCGGCGACGGCGGATGCAGTCTTCACGCTTGAAAGAAAGCGCGGGATTACATCCACCACCGTAGCCACGGTCACTTTTTATGCAGGCGCCAGCGCCCCGCAGATCGAAGTGATTGATGCGAGTGTGGTGGTCGGTGACCGTCTCATCTTCCACGCCCCGACTGTGCAAGACATCACACTTGCCAATCTGGTTGTGACTTTTGTTCTGATCTTCGCCTAATCATAAGGAGACTTTCCCATGGCGAACGCAATCTACCCCAAGGCCAAGGAGCAATTCCTCCAAGGCGGAATCAACATGTCATCGGACACCATCAAGGTGGCCCTGATCGACACCGGCACCTACACCTATTCGGCAGCCCATGACTTCTGGGATGACGCATCGGCTGGTGTTATCGGGACCCCGCAAACGCTGGGCACCAAGACCTTCACCAGCGGCGTTTTCGACGCCGCCGACTCGACCTTCACCTCGGTTTCGGGTGCGACGGTTGAAGCGCTGATCATCTACAAGGACACCGGCACCCCGGCTACTTCGAACCTGATCGCGTACATCGACTCGGGTACGGGCCTGCCGGTTACGCCCAACGGCGGTAACATCAATGTGGTCTGGGACTCTGGCGCCAATAAAATCTTCGCGCTCTGATTTCTGAGTCATTTTAAGTGTAAGCTTTGGCGAAGGAGATCGGTTTTCGCCGGTCTCCTAAGTCATTTTAGGGTAACAATGGCTAGGCTTCTTTTCCGCGCACACGCGACTGTCTCGAACACGCCCGGTACCGGCAGTTTTACGCTGTCCACCGCAGCGTTCACCGACACCCTTGCGTGGTCCACGGCGGGCGCAGAAGACGGCCATCAATACGCCTACCTCGCTATCGAGGGTACAAGCTGGGAGGCAGGCGAGGGAACCTACACCAGCGGAACCCTGACGCGAGATAAAATCCTCAAGTCCTCGAACAGCGACAACGCCGTCACCTTCACGTCGGCTGTCACCGTCGCGTCCACGCCTGGACCCACTCATCTTCAAAGCCGTGGTCGTATCCTGGCTTTGTCAAACCGCATTCCGCTTTTCTAAGGGGCTGATCACATGGCTGCGAACGTCGAGCCTATTTATACTAAAACGCCCCATATTGAATGGATCAGCTATATCGTAACCGCCAACACCACGGCGGACCTTACTGCTGGCACGAGCTATCTGACCTTCACCGCCACGACGAACGGGTCGTTCTTGTCCCGCCTGCGTTTCAGACCAACGCCTGCGGGCAACACTACGGCGACTGTCGCCCGTATTTGGATCAACAACGGCGCGACCACCGGCACGGCAGCGAACAACATTCTATTCGACGAAATCACCCTACCTGCCATCACTGCATCTTCTACAGCCGCTACGGCTGGATATGACGTACCGGTCAACTTTCCGCTGCCTAACGGTTATCGAGTTTATGTGACTATCCATACAGGGTCAGCAAACGGCTGGGCTTGCTCATCTATCGGGGGCGACTACTAATGCAGGCCGTCTTCAATAAAATCGAATTCGAGTACGGGAAACAAGGCGAGGCCATTCAGGTCGTTGTCGATGGCATAGAGCAAGGCATCTTCTCACTCGATGGCCAAGCCATCACATTAGAAGGTGAATACGGCTACAAATTCACTGAACAGGACATCGAAGCGCCAGCATGGTTTGAATTCGGGGAATAGCCAATGGATTTCCATGGCTTTCCTCGTTTACCTGAATTTGATCGATTCAAGTTATTCACGCCGTCTGATGCTGGTTTGGCTCAGGCGGTTCTTTGGCACGTCCCTTCGACGGCTGTAGGGCTCCTTATTTCAGTTGTAGGTGGTGGCGGCGGCGGCGGCGGCGGCAATTCCGGATCAACGGGCACTACTCGGGGCGGCGGCGGCGGCGGTAGTTCATCTTCTTTGGCAACCTGGATCGGTCCGGCCAATCGCCTCCCGTCTATGCTTTATTTCTACATTGGAAATGGTGGTTTAGGCGGCGCAGCAGGCGTCAACGGCACGGCGGGTGGACAAACGAGAGTCCACGTAGGTACAGGTACAACAGGGGCTTCGTGTCTACTGGCAGTCAATGGGGGAAATGGCGGCACGGCGGGAAGCGCTGCTGGCGGTACTGGCGGGACGGCTCCGACGGCCATAGCAATGACTTCAAGCTCCTTTTCAGCGACCGGCTTGTGGCAAGCCCTGACCGGTTTAGCCGGGCAGGCAGGGCGAACGGACAGCAATTTCACTGCCGACCCCATCAACAGCACGCCCTTGTGCAGAGGCTGGGGTGGTGGCGGATGTAACGCGACTGATGTTGCAGGTACCGGAGGCGGCTCAACACAGATGTCTTTAGGGGGTATTGGAATCCCCCCCATAAATGGCGGCGCCATAAATGGTGGAGCAGGTACGAGTGGGTTACTTATCCAAAGACCGTTAGCAAGTTTAGGTGGCGCTGGTGGTGGTGGGCACGGTACGGGAACGGGCGGAGCAGGCGGCGGCGGCGGGCCAGGGACAGGCGGCGGTGGTGGCGGCGCTGGTGTCACAGGCGGAGCAGGCGGTAACGGCGGTTCTGGTTTTGTCCTAGTTAACTGGTGGTGAAATGCTGGACTTTGGACCTCATCCTATCCCCAAAAACGTAGCCGTCTTCGCACGCGCCGCCGCTGCCACCGATTTCATGACTTTTATACGCCCAAGGGGAGCCAATACCCTAGGTATTTTCCTGCTATCTGCTGGAGGCAATGGTGGCGCGGGAGCATCGGGCGCCGCTGCGTCAAGTAGAATCGGAGGCGGAGGCGGAGGCTCTGGCTCGTATCTTAACTGGCTGGGACCTATCAGCGTTCTTCCAGAGGTTCTGTATATTTACACAGGGCTTGAAAACAACACGTCAATTTCTATAGAGCCTACAACAATCGCCGCTGTAAAGCTTTTAGGTGCGCCGAACGGTGCAAATGGGAACGCAGGCGGAGCGGGAGGAGGAAGCGGGGGCGCTGGCAGTACACCAAACATCGCCAGCCACAGTCCTCTATCAATTCATGGGATGTTCACCTCAGTGGCAGGTGTGGCGGGCGGAAATGGCGGCGCGGCAGGGTCTGCCGGTACGTCCACGACGGTTTTGAATAATCACATCCTTGCTGGAGGCAATGGAGGATCGGGCGTGACATCAACCGATGTCCCCGGTGTCAACAGCCTGTCTAACGTCAATGAAATTATACCATCTATATTGAGCACGAACGCAGCAAGCGCGCCTGCGGGATTTTGGTCGTGGCGTCCGTATTGCGGATCGGGCGGAGGCGGCGGAGGGTCCGTGAACTCCGGAACGGGCGGGGCCGGTGGAGCGGGGGCTTTTGGCTGCGGCGGCGGGGGCGGCGGAGCGGGCACAACCGGTGGCGCAGGTGGGGTGGGAGGCAGCGGTCTAGTTGTTATAAGCTGGTGGTAAGTTATGGATGATTTTGCTTTTTTCACCCGCCCTGCCGCAATCGACAGGACGACTATCTTCGTTTCAGCGACACCACTCAGTACAGCGGCGAACGACTGGCAAAAATGGCATCGTCCGAGAGCCGCTACGATGATTCAAGCCTTGATCATTGGCGCTGGAGGTGGGGGAGCCAACGGGTCTTCAGGAGCGTCTGGGACGAACAGGGCTGGCGGCGGAGGCGGCGGCTCCGGTGCTGTCATGAAGGCGCTTTTTCCCGCCTCCTTATGCCCGGAAGTGTTGTACGTCCGTCCCGGCAAAGGCGGCGATGCCGCCACATCCGGTACCTTCTCCTTCGTCGCTTTTGCCCCGTCAAACGCTCAAAATGCTTATCTCTTGCTAGAAGCATCAGGCGGTTCCGGCGCGACTACCGTCACGGGAGGCACGCAAGGAGCGGGGGACTCTCTAACTACCAAACCTCTTACCGCATGGGGTTTTTTGACTAGCTCAATCGGCCAAGCTGGAACGGCGGGCGGGACTTCGACAGGGGCTGCTGGCACCGCAGCAGTGGTGCTTAACTCCCATTTCTTAACGGGAGGAACGGGAGGTGGGAGCGCTGGTGCATCTTCTGTGAGTTATGCAGGCGGGGCGATTACAGGCAAATCCGGTTATTTCCCGGACTTGGCCGGTGGTGTGGCTGGTGGAGGAGCCGGATCACATGGAATTTGGCGCCCGGAAATTTGGGCGGGGACAGGCGGAACGGGCGGCGGAAGCTCGTTCGACGGGGTTGGCGGCGCGGGCGGCAACGGCGCTTATGGGTGTGGCGGCGGTGGCGGCGGGGCTGGTGTCACAGGCGGCGCGGGAGGTAAAGGCGGAGACGCGTTGATCATGATCACGTGGTGGTGAATCCTTGACTTTTAGCCGATTTGAGGCAAGGTATTTCTTTGTTAAGCTTAGTGGCTGGCAGTCACTTTAAGTTTCCCGTCAATTAACCTTCGACGCACGCCGTCGCTCTATTAGGGCGGTGGCGTTTTCTTTTAGGGCGGACCCATGAGCCAGTATTTCAACCGCGTCTACGCGAGCACGGCGACGACCGGCACCGGAACCATTACCATGGGCTCCGCCGTGTCGGGCTTTCGGGCGTTTTCGATTATCCCGTCGAACTGCGCGACCTATTATATGATCGAGGATGGCTCCAACTGGGAATATGGGATCGGAGTCTGGAACGGTACGACGCTGACGCGTGGAGTCAGAAAAAGTAACGCAGCGCTCAGTTCGAACCTCTACCAACCGATCAACCTGAGCGGTTCGGCTAAGGTCTTTGTCTCACTCCTAGCCGATAACATCATCCCCATGGCGGGGAACTATGCACAATGGCAGGCTGTCCCACAGGTTACGACGGTCACGGGTACCCTTACGGGATGGGCGGCGCCGACGCTGGTCGGGACCGGCGGCACGGTCACTCCGGCCGTAACTAACTATTTCACAACGCAGCACCGCTCATCGATCACTAGCGCCACCACCGCCAACGCCTGGGCCGAGATGCGTATCGCCAACGGCCTTTACACCTTTGGCGCCGTCACCAACGCGATGGGTTCCGGTTTTGTTTTCCTAGGACGGTTCGGTATCTTCACGACGGTGACCAACATGCAGATCATGTGTGGCATGGGTCCCACAGGTGCATGGAACGCGGCTGTCGCCACTCAGACGAACGCCATATGGGTGGGGAAAGTAGCTGCGGACACGACTCTTGGTTTCTACACGAATGATGGATCGGGCACAGCGACAAAACAGGCAGACTTTGGAGCGAACTTCCCGACACCAACCGGTGGTGATGACTTTTACGAAGTCATGATCGAATACGATCCGCGTGACAGTTCCGTCGATGCGTACATCACCCGGTATGCTACAGATTCTGGCGGCGTTCGTATTTTTCACCAAGGCGCAACCGCATCTACCGATCTCCCAGCGGCTGGCACGGCGTTATACCCGCATATGGGGGCCGGATTGACCTCCACGACGGGCACGGCCTGTGTTTTCCACCCTCAGACCATGCAAGTCCGGACCTTCTAAGTGATCGGGGGCTATCCCGTTGGCAGCGCTCCTGTTGGGGCGGCTTCTCGTGACCTTACCCAAACGGTAAGGCCGACGGCTACCTATGTCGGTAAAGACAGCGTAACTCCTAATGATTGGGCGAGCCCCACCCCTGGTTTCCATACCGGCGGCGTGCGTACTGCTGCGCCGTCGCAGGCCACTGCTAATTTCCCCACCCCTATTCTTTACACGCCCGAAGGCTCAGAGGCGAAACTAACGCCGGGCCTTTTGGATACCATCCCGGCTAACACCGATTTCGTGGTGAAGGTCGCCGCAAAGCATTATGAAGCTAATGCGGGCATCGACATTATCGTTGATTGGGGCACGGACTCCGAGGTTTGGTTCGGCAACGACATCCAAACCCCTACGACGTTCATCAATGATACGAACTTCAGTACGTCGTCACCACACAGCACGCTCATCACGTCCTCTATCGACGGTGACGGCTACCTAACCCTGGCCTATCGCTATAACGTCCCTAGCGAGGTTGTGTCTGTCCGTGTGAACGGGACCAACTCTAATATAGATACCGTTACCCGGTCAGTCTATCTCGGCGGCGTTCAGGTCACTATAGGTTCCGACGACGAACCGTGGTTTAACGTCGGTGACTCGTACACGACCAACGCCTTCGGCTCGCCTACCGCCAGCGTTAGGTCCGAGCCGTCGTCGGCGACAACGACGAACGACTTCGGCTCGCCTACCGTTGTTGATACAACCCAGTCGGTCACTGCGTCGTCGGCGACAACGACCAATGACTACGGTACCTACGTAATTAGCAATGAGGCCGCGCAGCAGTTTGCGCCGTCGTCGGCGACAACGACGAACGACTTCGGTTCGCCTAACGTCCAAAACGCAACGATCCAGCCGTCGTCGGCGACAACGACCAATGACTACGGCTCGCCTACAGTCCAGTACCCCCCACAAACTATTAGCGTCACGTTAGACCAGCATACCGGTCTTGTCGGCTTCGGTGCTATCGGTCAGGCCTCTCTCGGTGACATCCGCTTCGCGCATGGTGTCACAGGTAATCAGTTTGGCTCACCTGCGCTCTCTCTCGGAACATCGTCTTTTGAAATCGCAGCTACATCTGCGACAACCACCAACGCGTTCGGTACGCCGAACGTTCAAAATGCCACCATCCAGGCATCTGGCGCGGCGAACACCAGCCTATTCGGTACCACTGTCCTTACGACCGGTGCGGTCACGGTCTCGCCCACAAGTGCGACGACAACTAATGCTTTCGGTACAGAGGTTCTGACGACCGGCGCCGTTAGCGTCACACCTGATTCGTCGACGACCACCAATACCTTCGGCACTACTGTCCTGACGACCGGCGCCGTCAGCATCACACCTGATTCGGCGACGACCACCAACGCGTTCGGTACTACGGTCCTAACGACCGGAGCCGTGACCGTCACGCCGGACTCGGCGACGACTACAAACGCCTTCGGTGCGCCGACATTTTCTCCCGACGCGATTAGCGTAACGGCGGACTCGGCGACGACCACCAATGCCTTCGGTACTGCCGTCCTAACGACCGGCGCGGTAGATGTTTCTCCGACATCGGCGACGACCACAAACGCGTTCGGCACAACGGTCGTCACGACCGGTGCGGTCTCTATCTCCCCCACAAGCGTAGTCGATAAGGTCCCTTCCGCCCTTACGGACACGTTCGGTGATGGGCTGTCGAATTCTGGCGGCTACACCACGGTAGCAATCGACACTATAGGTTCGTTCACTAAGACAACGCCTAATGATGGAAATACCAGACAAGTAGATACTATACAGTTCTCAACCGTGCGGACGGGAATGACTGGCACCGCAACGGTCCGCGCCGTAATATACACGAGCAATGGCAGCCATAATCCGGTAACACTCGTCGGTTATAGTGCTGATCAGTCGATAGCAGCTAGTTATGTAGGCGCGACTACCTTTACGTTCTCCACGCCGCCTGTACTCGCCCCCAACACGGAATATCACTTCGGTCTCCATATCTCTGGGGGACAGGTTGGTTTGCGTCTCCCGGCTTCAGTGACCGAGTATTACCGCGAGTTCGCGGACTCCTACGCAGACGGCCCGGCCTCAACTGCTTCTAGCCCAACTACTTCCGCGAATGCGTATGCCAGGATGCTCGTCAACACGACGGTTCTGTCAGATGCCTTTGGTTCACCAAATGTCCAGCCTGCGACAATCCAGGCATCAGGCTCGGCAAACACCAGTCTGTTCGGTACGCCCGAACTAGACCGCACTATCCCTCTCACAGGGATTGCGAGCGCCAACGCCTTCGGATCGCCTAACGTTCAAGGCGCAACGATCCAGGCATCAGGCGCGGCCAACACCAGTCTCTTCGGCACGCCGGAACTAGACCGCACGATCCCGCTGTCGGGCATTGCTAGCACCAACGCCTTCGGCTCACCGAATATCCAAGGCGCTACCATCCAGGCGACCGGTTACGCTAACGTTAATGCGTTCGGTACCCCGGATGCCCAGAACGCTACGATCTTCGCTGACGGTGCCGCCGACGCCGACCTGTTTGGTGCGCCAAGCTTCGCTACGGGCGAGGTCATCGTCACCGCCAGCGGCCTGTCCGATGGCGATAACTTCGGCTCACCTTCTATTACGACCGGTGAAGCCTCCGTTCCGGTCGACGGCTATGCGAATACCAACGCGTTCGGCTCACCATCCATCGCCGTCGGTGAGGTTATTGTCACCGCGAGCGGTCTGCTGGACGGCGATACCTTTGGCTCGCCTACGGTCACCACCGGAGCCGTCACGGTTACCATTGATGGCTATGAGAACGTTGTTGCTTTCGGCTCGCCGAACGTCACGACGGGCGAAGTCATCGTCACGGCGAGCGGTCTTCTGGATGGCGATACGTTCGGCTCCCCGACAATCAGCGTCGGAGCCGCCACGGTCTCCCCGACCGGCTATGAGAACGTCAATTCATTCGGAGCGCCGGTACTAAATACAGGCGAGGTGATCGTCACCGCCAGTGGACTGCTGGATGGTGATGCTTTCGGTACGCCGTCGCTCACCGTTGACGCGGTTACGATCTCGGCCGACGGCTACGCCCTCACGAACGCTTTTGGATCGCCGAATGTCCAAGGTGCGACCATTCAGGCGAATGGCGCCGCCCATTCCAACGCCTTCGGCACTCCCGATGCGCAGAACGCCACTATCGCCGCGAATGGTGCGGCTGATGGTGACGCCTTCGGGGCTCCCGTCCTTACGACTGGCGAAGTCACCGTCACAGCGACCTCGGCGACAACTAACAACGCCTTCGGTACGCCGAACGCTCAGAACGCTACGTTCCAAGCAACCTCAGCGACGACGACCAACGTCTTTGGAACGCCGAACGCCCAGAACGCCACGTTCCAGGCCAGCGGCGAAGCCCATACGAACGCCTACGGTTCACCGACGATCACCACTTCGGTCGATGTCGCCGTCACCTCCGCGACCACGACAAATGCCTTTGGTACGGCGCAGCTTAATCTCAATATCACGCCTTCTTCGGTCGACGACGCCACGGATGTCTACGGTACGCCAACCGTCGCAAATGAAGGCGCCGCCGAAATTCTGGCGACCTCGGCGACAACTACAAACGCTTTCGGCGCGCCCGTCCTTACAGCAGGGGCCGTCACGGTTTCTGCGACTTCGGCGACGACGACCAACGCCTTCGGCTCGCCCAGCCTCGCTTATGTCATCTCCCCGGATGCAATAGCTTCGACCAACGCATTCGGCACGCTGACCACTATATATAACGTCACGCCGACCTCAGCGACGACAACCAACGCCTTTGGGACCCCGGCCTACGACACCTCCGTCAACGTAACTGCTGTCGGCGACACCGACGCGGATAACTTCGGCGCGCCGACGATCACAACCGGTGAGGTGTCCGTCTCGCCGGATGGAATAGCTAGCGGGGTTCTTTATGGCTCGCCGATTGTCACGGCGGGCGAGATTTATGTCGCCCCGATAGCGATCCCCGATACGAACCTCTTTGGGTCGCCCCAGCTTGACCTGACGATCTACCTACAAGGCGAAGCCGACGCTGACGCCTACGGCACGGCGGTGGTTGCCCTCGAAGTCACGCCGTCGTCGATCACAAACACCAGCGCGTTCGGCTCGCCCCAGCTTGATCTGTCGATTTTCCCAACAGCGTTGGCCTCGACGACCTCAGTCTCCAACGTCTCGGTCAGTAACGAAGCTGCCCAGGATATTTCGGCGACCCCGGCGACGACCACCAACGCCTTCGGTACGCCGGTCCTAGCGTCGACCTATGACATCGCCGCGACCTCGGCGACGACCACCAACGCGTTTGGTGATCCCACCGTCACACCGACCTACGATATCGCCGCGACCTCGGCGACGACCACGAATGCGTTTGGCTCGCCAAATCTGCATCTGGCGATCTTCCCGAACGCCCTGGAGTCAACTGCGGTTGCCTCAAGCCCGACTGTTACGAGCGAAGCAGCCCAGGTTATCGGCGCAACCAGTGCGACGACAACAAACGCCTTCGGTTCACCAACGGTTCAAGCTGGCGCAGTCTCTGTCACGCCTGATAGCGCCACATCGACCAACGCCTTCGGTACGCCCTCGCTCTCTTACGTCGTTTCTCCCAACGCCATCGCCTCCACGGCGGCGTTCGGTGAGCCGACGCTTGAAGTTCACCTCTATCCGAACACGATTGTTAGCACCAACGCCTTCGGTGACCCCGCTTACTCCACCAGCATTGATGTCGTGGCGGTCGGTGATACTGACGGCGACCTGTTTGGTGATCCGACGATCACGACTGGCGAAGTCACGGTTGAACCGAATGGCCTGTCTTCCACCATCGCCTACGGCTCGCCGTTGGTCCTTGGTGACACCGTATACGTCGTTGCGCTGTCGGTCGATAACGTCAATGCATTCGGCTCCCCGCAACTAGACCTATCGATCTTCGCCGACGGCGTAGCGAGCGCCACCTTCGTTACACCGGTCAGGGTCGATTTCGATGTTCTGCCTGATGGGATTGAGCACGCAAACGACTTTGGCGCGCCTGCGGTCGATCACACCATATTCATCGACGGCTACGCCAATACCAATAACTTCGGTAACGCTTCTATCGTTTCCGATCCCGGCTATACGATTGAAGCGACCTCCGCGACGACAACAAACGCGTTCGGTGCGCCTGATATTCAGCGCGGTGCGGTCACGATCACGCTGGATGCAATCGCCTCGACCACGGCGTACGGATCGCCGAGCCTAACAGCCGGAGATGTGACGGTAGCCGCTAACGGCGCCGCGCACACAAATACCTTTGGAGCACCGACGCTCACAACGGGTGAAGTAACGCTTTCGCCTGATGGCATCGCTTCCACAACAGCGTTCGGTTCGGTCAGCGTCGAGCGCGGTGCGGTCGCTATCACGCCGGATGGCATCGAATCGGTAACTGCTCTCGGTTCTCCGGCCGTCACGGTCGATGTTGTTAATATTGCGCCTAACGGCGTCCCCTCAACGGTATCCTTCGGCGACGCGACGGTTAACCGAGGCGACGTGACGGTCACGGTCGCCTCGGCCGAGACTGTTAATGCCTTCGGCTCGCCGACGGTGGACGCCGCCGAAGCCGACCAAATTTATGCAGAGAGCGCGCCGACAACCAATGCGTTCGGCTCGCCTACGGTTCAGGTAGGCGATGCCCTGGTCGAGCCTTCAGGGGCGGCTAATGACAACGCCTTCGGGGAGCCCCGCCTAGACCTTTCAGTCTATCCGGACACCATCGCAGAGGCCACCGCTTTTGGGGCTCCCACGGTCGTCCCAGCCTTCTCCGTGTACCCGGCAGGCATTGAAGCCGGTAACGTCTTCGGCACGCCTGCCTACGGCTACATTATATCCCCTGCCGCGATCTCTGACGCCGACGATTACGGCACACCGCAGGTCGCTAACGAGAATCGGGACATCACCGGTTTCGCCGATCCCGACGGATTCGGCAATCCCGCGATCATCCGCCTAAATGGATATGGCCGTCGTCGTAGGCTGATGATTAACTAGCCGTGTCACTTATGATGACAATGTTTGTTAGAATCCTTGACATAACCGCCGTGTTGTGGCAAGGTTCCCGACATGCTCAAGACCGTCTACCATCCTGAGACTAACGAACCCTTCGAACTCCCTGAGGCGAAGGCGAACAAGCTCGTGCTCCAAAAAGGATGGCTTCAGACTCCAATCGATCCTACCGCGATCCCGGCGGTTCAGGATGTTGAGCGTCCGCGTCGAGGGAAAAAGACTCCGGAAGTCGAAATCGTTGACGAACCAGTCGTAGTTGACTGGCGAGGTAGCGACGAACTTCCCGAGGATGACGCCGACGCTTGACGCGTCGCCAATAATCTTTTATACATTGTCAACACCTCGTCGGTCTAGCTCATGGGGTAGAGCGGGAGCCTCCAAAACTCCGCGCGCAGGGTTCGAGTCCCTGGTCCGGCGCCATGCGAGTATAGCACAAAGGTAGTGCAGCAGCCTTCCAAGCTGAGGATGCCGGTTCGAGTCCGGCTACCCGCTCCAATTCGAAAGGCGGATTATGTCCGTAGAAATGAACGTCTCCATCATGTGCGCACGGGTTGCGCCCGTCAATGGAGAAGAAAATGGAACTGTATATTCCTTGTGAATGCCATAGTGTGGATCATGTGGTCCGCTTTACTAAAGACGAAGAATGGGGCGTGTACGTTAACGTCCAACTCGATCCGTATCTTCCTTTTTGGCGTAAGGTATGGGTCGCTTTAAAATACGTCTTCGGACACTATGAGCAGTGTCATTGGGCTGAATGCGTTCTGACCGATGATACACGAGATAAGGTGGTGGAGTTTCTTCGCCGCTAGAAAGAATTACCGCCGCGTCGACCCGAAAGGGGAAAAACGCTAGAAGCGCGCTTCTAAGATCAGACCCCGCAAGGGATTCATTTCGGCTGCGGCTTGAATGGATGGGATGTAGTCCTACCTGCTGGCGGTAAAACATATGCGTCGGGTGTCCTCCTCTCGTACCGAGAAACCGTGCTGGCCGTACGGGAAGTGTAGGTTGATGCGGCCCCGTCCACGCCGACGACAGCACCGACAAGGCCATACGGTCGGTGGTCTGTCGTCGGTCACAGTGGATAGCTGGTTCGGGCTAGTGACAATGGTGTAGGGACCCACAAGGTGCCTATTGCATCACCCGAGTATTTTGCGGATGTAGCTCAATGGTAGAGCACGGCGTTGCCAACGCACCGACGAGGGTTCGATTCCCTTCTTCCGCTCCAACCTTCTTGACAGTGGTCAACACATTGTGTATGTTGACCGCCGATGGAAATCTTGGATTGCTATTCCCGTAGCCCCGATCCGGTTGGTAAAGGGTTATCGAATTTGATCGTACGGCATTTCGTTTTTGACGATATCGCCTGCGTTTCGATGGAAGGATGGCTGCAAAGCCTCAAATTCGAGGACCCGGAATTTCAGCGCGAGGTCGCGCAGCTTTCCGGGTATCTCGCCTTCAAGACCGGACAGACGGGCAACGCCTGGAAACTCCGGCAGACTTTATTCTGGAAGGGTGTGGAATATCCACGGGCTTCCTTAGACTATCAGGAACTGCTCACCCGCGCGTACGACGCGCAGTATGATCAGTCTCCGGATTTAAAAGACTGTCTATGGTTGTCGATAGGTCAAGCCCTACGGCACACCATGGGAAAACACGATACCCGAGACACGGTCTTGACCGAGTCCGAGTATATCAGGCAACTGGATCGCCTCCGCTGGCGGCGATACCATAACGAGTGAAGCGCATGTGCGAGATCGTCATCTTCCGTTGAGGTAATTACCTCAACGGAGAAGTCAAATGTCTACCCGCGACTGGAGCCGTCTTGGCCCCGTGTCCGTGCGGTCGTATACTACTGAACGCCGCTCGTTTGGGCGGTCCTTCACGTATGAATACGTCCCTATCATCAAACATTATATCAGCTTTGCTGAGGCGGTCATTGCCGTGGGCTACACCCACGTCATGGCCCTTCAGTATGACCGCCCGAAGAATATGTATCTTCTTGCGCCGGGTGACGACTATCAGTTCCTTGATGAACTGGGCTTTGTCATTCCGGTATGGCGCGTCAAGCAAGAAGCCCTGAGCCTTTCCGAAAAGGAATGGAGCAAGGCTCCTCGTTGGATGCGCCCACGGTGGTCGCGTCGTCGCGACTTCGTTTTCCGTCGTGGGCCTGTTGAAGGGATTCGATGCTACCGGGGTGGGGGCGGGTGGCAAAGGGCCATTCGTACTCACGCTGAAATCCGAGAGAACGAGGCTCTGTATTTTGACGCTGACGCAAAGGAAGTTGGTATCGAACCGCGCGGTCATCGGCGTAATCTCCGCACTAGCTGGGATGACCCCGGCAGGAGCGACCACGATGTACGTTCTTGGAAGAAGCACCGCAAAACCCAGTGGAGAGCGTGATGGGCAGTTGGAATTATCGATTCGTGCGTATCCCCAACGAGGGCTGTGAAGGTGGCTATGAATACGGCCTTCGCGAGGTCTACTACGACGAAGAAGGCACGCCTACGATGATGAGCGCCGAAGACACTACATTAGGGTCTGAGTGCCTAGACGACCTGACTGACATTCTGGAAAGAGTGTTGGCCAGCCACAAAAAGCTCGGTGTGTTTATTCCACCGGAAACATGGATGAAGGACTAAGGATATGACGTTCGTTGAAATCAGAGCCGCTGAGGGCGGCGAGGACTCCAAGCTTCTAATCAGCGTTCTGGCGGCGGCGTATCGTCGTCGCGCGAGTAACTACGGCTGAAAGGTTGAAGAGACGAGGCGCCACGACGGGCTTCTCGTGCTCAAGATCGCCGCTCCTATCGACAAATGGCGACAGGAAGCTGGCGGACATCGCTTTCAACGGGTACCCCCGACGGAACGGCGCGGACGAGTCCACACGAGCACCGTGACTGTCGCCGTCGTCGATCACGCTGCGTTCGAGAGCGTCTTTAACGAAGACGACGTAAAGATTGAATGGTTTTCTGGCACGGGTAAGGGTGGGCAGAACAGGAATAAGGTCCAAGCGTCTTGCCGCGCACTACACGTCCCGACTGGCATTATCGCCAAGGCTGAAACCCGTTCACGCACCTCCAGTCAAAATCTTGCCGTCGCTGAACTAAAGCGGCGTGTCGACGAAGCCGCTCAAGGTTTGGATGCGTCTCGAAAAGCCACCGAGCGTAAGCAGCAAGTCGGATCAGGCATGCGGGGCGATAAAATCCGTACGTACCGGTTGCAGGACGACACTGTCGTGGATCATCGGACCGAGAAGCGCGCAACTTGGAAGCAGATCGAGCGTGGTGAGTTTGCACTTTTACACTAAGTTGACAACTAACATGTAGTGTGTCATCATCCACGTCGATGAAAGAAAATGAAATCGACGTGGAACAAGGGTTCTACGAGAGATGTGCCGAACTGCTTGGCGTTCCGTACACCTACCGCTCTTATCCTTATAAGGGCCATACTTCTCGGTGGAACAACCGAGACCCCGGCAACGGGAGATTTCCCGGTCGGGGGCTCATTCGCCTTTATGGCGATACCGTTCATATGATGCTGCGGCATCCGATCTGTATCACCAGAAGGTTTGCATCCTCAGCGGAAGCCCTAAACTTTTTAGAAGAAAAGTGTGTCAACGTTGTTGACATACCGATTTAGCGGTGCTATAAGCTCCACACCATGACCTACATGATTATCTTCCGAGAACGCGAGGCCCTGTCGGGCCGAGATACGTTCGCCGCCTAGTTGGCGGCAGGCGTAACCGGCCTTCTGCGGCCCGGTCGTCTAATAGTGAGGATACCTGACTTTCAATCAGGAGACAGGGGGGCAGTACCCCTTCGGGCTTCCATCGCTCAATTCGTCTATCAGTAGGATACTAGACTGTCGATCTAGAGAGGCGGGGGCAGCACCCGCATTGAGCGCCATGGGCCTTAGAAAGTACAACTGGCAAGAAATCCAAGCGGTTTATGACCGTGGTCTCACGATCCGTCAGATAATGACGCGGTTCGGTATGTCCGCCGACACGATCTCAAAAGCACGCAAGAGAGGGGAATTCAAGGGACGGACAAGGACTAGAAAAATCCCTTATCAAAGAGACTGTCATCGCTGCGGTGATACTTTCAATTTAACCGGGCACGATCAAAAATATTGCTCGCAGTCTTGCGCTGCAAGTTTTAATCAACTGGGCACGCGCCGCTCTGATGCAACGAGACTAAAACTTAAAGAATCGGCGATCAGACTCAATGCCGCATCTAATTTCACGGATGCGTGGGGTAAGCCAAGAAGGGCTCCTCGGAAGTTGCTAGAGCAAGTCTGTCTAGATTGCGGTTCGTGGTTTAGTACGATCCCGAGCGCAAGTCGGATGTATTGTTCGATGGAGTGTACTAATAAGCACCGTCACCACCCAAACTCTCTCGCAAGACGAGCGTTACTTACTGCGGGGTACCACTCGATTCTGGTGCTGAGCGTCTAATTGCAAAGGAGTTATCCCTACTTGGGATAAGATGGAAGAAAAACAAAGTTCATATTACCAAGAGTTTCTGTTTTACGGATTTTAACGGAAAATCAAGAATGTATTATCCGGACTTCTACCTACCGGATGCTGGTGTTTGGGTAGAGGTCAAGGGTAAAAAATACATTCGTCCGGATGATAAACTTCGAATAGCGTCTGTCGACGTTCCTTGTTACTATTTGATATCGAATGAATTCAGCCAGACGCTACATCCGTTTCTGGAAGAAATTACTTCTACCATTCAATCGCGGCATCCGAAATCTTGACCTGAGTCACTTAAAGTGATATGCAAATAGGTCAGTCATAGGGGATTGTCATGAAAATCGTTTACGGTAAAGCTAAGCCTGCTACCAGCCGCAGCGTCAACGCCGCGAAGATGTCTTACGGCACTGTCGCCGAGCGTTTCCCTGGCCGGAGCGGCGGTGGATACGGAGCCCTCGGCTTCGCTACCTCGGCGAATGGAACTGGTTTTGCGAACACTAGCCTGTTCGGTACAGCCGCTGTCGCCAACGCTGCCTAAAATAATTCGATTAAAATAGTTGACACAGCGAACATCCGCTGTTAATGTAGCCACCATGATCACCAAGACAACCACGCCAATGACCATGAAGCCCACCAAGCCGGTGGGGCTGTCTCTGCGTGCGTTGAAGGAACAAGAACCCGGCGGGTAGTAAGTTCCAAGATCAACAAGTTTCGCGAGACGGCCCCGGCATAAAAACCGGGGCCGTTTCTTTTTGTCCATCAATCATCTGTGTGTAGCTCAGTTTGGCCAGAGTACTCCGTTCGGATCGGAGGGGCCGCAGGTTCAAATCCTGCCACACAGACCAATTCGAGGCGACGATGAGTAGATGCTCCGTAGACCCTGACCAACTGATTAAAGCTCGCGAAGATGCGCGCGCTGCGGGAGACCGCGTCTACGTCGAAGCGCAGAAGCTAGCATCTGAGTTAGCGGAGCAAGTGGGTCTGGCCTTTCGCGGTGTCGACCTCAGTGCCTATGATCACCTCAAGATCGAGGTTGATCGAGATTTTTTGGATAGTCTTCTGCGGGGTGAACACCTCAACGACGACTTCCTGAGGGGATGTAAATAACGGCGTGTAGCGCAGTCTGGTAGCGCACCTGCTTTGGGAGCAGGGGGTCCTCAGTTCGAATCTGAGTTCGCCGACCAACTAGGAGACGGCAACCGTGAGACTTTATCTCGACGATATCCGCACACCGCCTCCGGGCGAGTGGGTTATCTGTCGAGATGTTGAACAGGCGCAGGCGATCTGCGCCGCTCACGGTTGCCCAGCCTTTATCTCCTTCGACCACGACTTGGGCGAGGACGTAGCCACCGGTTACGATTTCGCCCACTGGCTGGTCGACAACGACCTAGACACAGGCGGAGCCTTCATCCCGGAAGGCTTCACCTACAATGTACATTCGGCCAACCCGGTCGGCGCCGCGAACATCACGGGCCTGCTGGACGGTTATCTGGAGTTTCGGCGATGAGCGCGGAAGACCGCATAATAAATGCGACCCTCGCGATCATCGCCTCGTTAGAGGCACAGCTTAACAATCAGCGCGCGGCGCTGATCAGGCTTGTAGAGGAGAAAAATAGACAGGGTGTAGCTCAGCATGGCGAGAGCGTTACGTCGGGAACGTAAAGGTCGCTGGTTCAAGTCCAGTCACCCTGACCAAAGTTTTATTGTGGTATAGCTCAGTTGGTAGAGCGTCGGGCTCATATTCCGGATGTCGCTGGTTCGATCCCAGCTACCACAACCAATTTGCCGATGCCGTGTGGTACGGGCCTGTCCTTGGTATGGACGGTGGCAGGGTTCGATTCCCTGTTTCGGCTCCAGTTTATGCCGCTATAGCTCAGTGGTAGAGCAGCGCCTTCGTAACGCGAAGATCGGAGTTCGATTCCCCGTAGCGGCACCATTATAATTGTAAGCTTCGTGATGCCTTATCACCGGATAATGTAATACGAAGTTTACACGCCGGATTAGCTCAGTTGGTAGAGCGGCAGTTTTGTAAACTGATGGTCAGGGGTTCGAATCCTCTATCCGGCACCAGTTTGGATCAGTCACCTCAGCGGCGAGAGGCACGGGCTCTTAATCCGTCAGCGTAAGCTCATCGTGGGTTCGAGTCCCACCTGATCCTCCAAATTCCCGCCGACAGTTTAGTCGGCGGGAAAAATCGAATAATCTGTATTTTCTTGTTGACATACCCTTAAACACTTGATATAAACCTCCCCATGTTCACGAACGCCCACACCTTATTGCTACTTAGCGACGCCTTCGCCGCGTCCTTGGTTGCGCGTGCGTTTGGCGTTAAACGGTAGTCCAGACTGCGCTTAGGCGTCTGAGACTATAAGTCCCAACATCTCTGTGCAGTCCCTTGCTTTCAAGGGTCCCGAGCTAACTCAGGGTGGCTTGGGCGCGGCCTTTAACCGCAGAGCAAGAAGTTCGACTCTTCCGGGACCCTCCAATCTCAAGACCAAATCCATCGTCGCCTAGCCCAACCATGGCAGAGGCAATACGTTGAGAGCGTATCCAGTACGAGTTCGAATCTCGTGGCGACGACCATGCGGATGTGGCGGAATTGGTAGACGCCCTGGTTTTAGGTACCAGTATCGCAAGGTGTGGAGGTTCGAGTCCTCTCATCCGCACCATTCATTCACGGCCTCGGAAGTCAAAGAATCGAGACAGCCCGGTAAGGGAACTGAAGTCGGTGTAAGTCCGGCCCAAGGCCACCATGTTTTATCGCTGGGTAGCCCAACTTGGTAGAGGCGACGCGCTCAGAATGCGTACAGTGAGAGTTCGAATCTCTCTCCAGCGACCAATCTTAAGGGGACTAAAATGACTCTGAAGACCCACGTCACCGGAATGGTCACGTTCCAGTATTATCGCGACGGTAACCTCTGGTACAAGACGGATTCAGGTTTCAGCTTCCCCGTCCCGGTAGACGACACAGGATCAGCGACGTTCTCGGCGTTGGATAAGGCGCTGCTTTTCATGCGGTACATCCGTAAGCATATGGATGTCATCGCAGCGAAGGTAAATTGATCACGCGGGTATGGCGGAATTGGTAGACGCGCTGGCTTCAAGTACCAGTGTTAATTCGTGCCGGTTCGAGTCCGGCTACCCGCACCAACCTATCCCCTGGTAGCCCAACTGGCAGAGGCAACGGATTTAAGCTCCGTCAAGTCTGAGTTCGAATCTCAGGTAGGGGACCAATCATAAATAAAGCCCCGGTGGACCCAACTCCGCCGGGGCTTTAAAATTGGAGAGGGGCGGAGGACTTTCGCCCGCCGCCCCTCATATGCCGTGTGTTGCTCCAAAATTCCACCTAGCAAATCTGAGATACATCTTCCCGTGAAGGTTAATGCATCCGGCCTCCTACGCAGCCCAGTACGGGACCTTTCGGTTTCCGCCCGGCGTCTGTTTCGGCCTTACCGCCATCTCCCTATTTCTAAGGAGCGGCAGGTCCGGTAGAGCCATGTTCCTCGCCCGAAGCGTTAGGACCGGAGGGCTCCAAACCCGTTTGGTTCAGACAAATAGACCTTACCCAGCGACCCTGTTCGGGTCAACGCTCTTTTGTAGTTATCCACAGTTTCGAGAAACTGTGGACGGTTTCCAAAGCGGTCTTGACAGCGTGCGTGAGATTGACTAGGCGCGCGCATTTCTTGACACGAGTCACTTTAAGTGAGAGTAAAGAGGGCGGCTACCCGTTACGCGCCATTCCAACCCCCGAAGGCCCCATGTATCTTTCTCCGCACTTCAGCTTGGCTGAGCTAACCGCCTCGAACACCGCAAAACGTCGCGGTTTCGACAACACCCCGTCGCCTTATGTGCTGGAGAACCTTCGCGTCACGGCCGAAGCTATGGAAGAAATCCGCGCCATTCTCGGAAAGGCGATCATTGTCACGTCCGGGTTCCGCAGCGCCATCGTCAATCAGCTTGTTGGCGGCTCTCAATCATCCGCCCACGTTCAGGGCTTTGCCGTCGACTTCATCAGTCCGGGATTTGGCACGCCCTTCGAGGTCGCCCGCGAGATCGCCAAGCACAAGGATGAACTGAAGTACGATCAGTTGATCCACGAGTATCGCGACTGGACGCATATCAGCTTCGATCCCCGCGCTCGGAAGATCGATAACTCGATCTTTACACCGGGCCGTTATCTGCTCGGTATCTTGCCGTAACGAGTCACTTTATCCTAAGGACACCTGCATATGTTGCCTGCAATAAGACTCGGCGCGACGACCGTCGAAACCGTCACTGACGAGTCGGCGTCGTTCACCCAGTCGCGTCCGTGGACCCAAGTGATGGTCCGCGCCAACGTCGCCGTCTGCCTGAAGACTGGTTCGACAGCGACGGAAGACGACTTCTATCTAAAGGAAGATACCTATCTCGCCGTTGAACTGACTGAGGGCGAGACGCTACACTATATCCTTGCTACCGGGGAATCCGACGGCGAGATCAGAATCACCACAATCGCCTATTAAATTGTTGACACAGCGGAAACGCTGTGTTAAAACCCCCGACATGATCAAGACCGCAACCCATTCGAGCGCCCATAGCTCCGCCGCATCAGCGGCGTCGAGTACGGCTGCTCGTGCGGTCTCCGCCTCCGCCAGCAGCCTCTCCTAAACCTCCCTTTCGGCAAGTCCATCGATCCGGTGAACTTCCCCAAAGGGAGGTTTATTTAAGCTGGGTTGTGGTAATGGCTAACCGGTCAGGTTGTGTCCCTGAAGATGATCGTTCGAGTCGGTCACCCAGTACCATATATTTTTGGGGTAGGTGCGGGAGCACAGGTTTCCTTTGCAAGGAGACCGCGATGGGTTCGAGTCCCATATACTCCACCAAACATTGGGGTGCTAGCTCATCCGGTAGAGCGTTTCTATGGCATGGAAAAGGTGAGGAGTTCGAGTCTCCTGCACTCCACCAAACTAAAACGGGCCTGTAGCTCATCTGGTAGAGCGCGTCGTTCGCAATGACGAGGTAAGCGGTTCGATCCCGCTCAGGTCCACCAACGAGGAGGATGCGATGTCATCGCGCCAAGCTATGAACTGCTCTTCGATCTCTGGATAGACCTTGTCACTTATTGCGATGCAGGTCCAGAGGCGAAAGAGTTTCGAAGGCGGCAGGATGATATCGCCCGTCTTTATAAGAGAATGGATTATCGCGAGCAGGGAGCGTTTCATCGCCTGATCGCAGTGTGGAGATAATAAAATCAAGGTAGGATGGCAGAGAGGCTTATTGCACCTGTTTCGAAAACAGGAGGACCGCAAGGTTCCGGGGGTTCAAATCCCTCTCCTACCTCCAATTAAGGTGATGTGGCAGAGTCCGGTTTATTGCGTCGGTCTTGAAAACCGAAGAACCTGAGAGGGTTCCGTGAGTTCGAATCTCACCGTCACCGCCATTTAAGGCCAGAGGCCCCTGTAAGGCTTTTGGCTATATGGGTAGCTCCCAGCCCGTCGAAGGGGCGACCGGAGATGTCCTAGAGTTACCGTGTACACGGGTAGTTGGCTGAGATGGCTTAAGGCGGCGCTTTGCTAAAGCGTTGAACCGCAAGGTTCCACAGGTTCGAATCCTGTACTACCCGCCACGGATGGGTGGCTGAGAGGCTTAAGGTGTCGCCCTGGAAAGGCGATGATCCCGTAAGGGGTCCGCGAGTTCGAATCTCGCCCCATCCGCCATACTTAGGTTGGAAGTCCCGCTCGGATTCGAACCGAGATCGCGCCCTAATCTGGGGCATACAGCGTTTATAAAACGCTCGCTCTGACCATTAAGCTACAGGACCGTAGACGGCCCCGAAGGTCCGTCGGATCAGCGTATGGTTATGATCGATATGTAAGACATCCGGACTGCATAGCTTAAAAAGCCGCGTCCGTCAAGAACTCCGACCCCCGACAGAACTGCCTCGACCCCCGAGTAGATACCGACGCGTCCGGACTCCCCCCGCCCGGACGCGTCGGCGACCTTATTCCTCGTCGAGGACACCGAAATCACTGGGCTTCCAGACGTGCAGCCCGATAGCTTCGTAATCCTCGTCAGTGGGGTTTTCGGGCAGAGTAGCAAGAAGCTCATCAAGTTCGTCCCCCATCTCTTTCAGACGGTCACCTTCTTCCTCAACCTCAGCAGAGGTGAATCCGTGGAAGGTGATGTCATAGAGGATGTGGGCGAGAGCTTGCGCTTCGGTGAGATCACCGCCTTGCACGCTGACATCGCGGTCAAGAAGCTTGGTCCAAGGAACGAAGCTAGTGCTCCAGCGTGATTCATCCGCGTCATACATCACCACATCCCAATAGGGATCGGAATTGAGGATGTCGGAGCTATATTGGACGAGGAGCCGTCCGCCAGTTGGCATGGACAGGGTTTGGCGAAGTTCGGTGATAACTTCGCGGTAGCCTTGGAGGCTTTTCTCTTCACGAGGCCGGGCGGCGACAAGCTGGCGCAGCACCTCTTCGACATCACAGGTCGCGATAAGGTCAGATAGTTTGGTCACAGGCATTCTCCTTTAGGTCTGAGTACCTAAAAGATGCCGACCTCGCGTGGGTAATGGAACATGCCTAGGACATACCCGAAGGCTGTGGTGCTGTCAACATCCCAATTCAGATTTCTTGACATCGAGTCATTTTATGTCAGCGTCAAGGGAACACATTGGAGAACTCCCATGAGCCACGAATACACTTCCGCCGAAATGGCCTCGCTAGCGGCCCGTGCAATGTCCAAGCCCGAAAGTCTGACACTGGATGAAATCCAAAGCCTCGCGGCGTCCGCTCTTTCCCAGGCACGTGATAAGAAAGAGCCTGAGAGCTATGTCACCGTCGAAGAGGCTACCGAATTCTTAACCCAAGACGCTTTCATTGTCCCGCCCGCCGACGAGTCAGAATAAGTTTCTTGACTTAAAATGACTCTGTGTCAGTCTCCTTGTTACGGACGAGAGATCGTACCGGTAACAAGGAGAACTGAAAATGAGCCTGATCGTAAAGATCATGTCGGCAGAGAATCTGCCTGACGAAGATTCCCGCAAATCATACAACCTTCTCACGGGCGTCACGTTCGTGGAATTTCACCGTAAAGGCGGTAACGCCTACATCGGCGTTACGACCGAGACTGTACCTGAGGTGCAGTCTTACTGCGTGGATGCCAACGTCTACGTCATGAACGAGAACGGTAAGACCATCTCGGCCTACTGCGCCGAGGCTGTCGAAGACCCCATGAACGTGGTGGTCAAGTACAACGGTACCCGCGTCGTTACGGGTCTTGCCGCAGGGCCTACTCCAGTCGTGAAACTTCGCAACGCTTTGGGCGTTCCTGCTTTTCATACGTTCGGATCAGTCAGCCCTGACTGCGGCACGGAACTCTATCCCAGCGTTGAAGGCATGGGCTTCCTAGTTGAGGGTAACGAGTACATTTCTTTCCAGCCCTAAACTTTTTTCGTTGACATACCTGAATTTGAATGTTAGCTTCCCCGACATGAGCAGAACCTATACCCAGTTTGTGCAGATTTGCAACCAAGTCCGAGTTAATCGGGCGGGGCGCACTGCGCTTGTGGGTGACGGAGGTTCGGAGTTCTAGTTCCAAACCATTCTTCTCAGCAAGTTCAGTAAGGCCCCGCCGATAAAACCGGCGGGGCCTTTTTTCTATGGCCGTTTCCCGAGGCAGCAATGACCGAGATCGAAAGACTGACCAAACGAATGGCCGACATGGGAGTGCGTAACTTCAACGCCTTATGGGGTGACAAAGCTCACCTCATCTCGGCGGAAGAAAGGGCTGCGGAACTTAACAAGAGCTTCGACCGGATCGAGGCTGGAGATTTCGAATTGGTCGGATGGCCAAAGACAAACAAACCGATGGTCGATGTGAGCGCATGGCTCGCTGATCAGGAAAAGGAGAAAGAATAATTTTGGGCAGGCTGGGCACGAGTGAGCCCAACCGACTGTAAATCGGCCGCGAACGCTGTGGGGGTGCGAATTCCCTCTCTGCCCACCAACATACGGACACAAAGCTAATCTGGTGAAAGCATCGGTCTGAAAAGCCGAGGAGGTTGGATCGAAACCAACTGTGTCCACCAATTTGATCGCGTAGCTCAGCGGGAGAGCGTTGCCTTGACATGGCAAAGGTCGCAGGTTCAATCCCTGCCGTGATCACCAAGATAGGGTTCCGGTATGATGCAACGCAGCCGGACGTAAGGGCAAACTGATTGAAGGAATGCCGCCCGCCGAGTTTGATGACGCGTAGCATAGTGGTTAGTGCAGGCCGCCGATAACGGCCCGACCCCGGTTCAAATCCGGGCGTGTCTACCAAGTTTGGACGCATAGCTCAGTGGTAGAGCAACGTGCTGATAACGCGTAGGTCGCAAGTTCAACTCTTGCTGCGTCTTCCAATTTAACTCTAACGCCGAGGAGGCGCGAACGAAATATAGATGGGCGTTGGATCAGTGGCTGATCACCTCTTTTACACGGAGGCTAGGGGAGTTCAATTCTCTCACGCCCAACCACTTTAATATCTTCCCTCTGATGGGGGCGCTGACTGATTGGTAGGTGGCCACGCCCTGAACGTGGAGGACTAGGTTCGAACCCTAGGCCCCCATCAGAGGGAAGATATGATGCCGGGCGGTCTGAGTGGTCAGATACCTGACTTTGAATCAGGTGGAAGTAGGTTCGAGCCCTATACCGGCAGCCAAGCTAAGTTTGATGAATAGTAGCTCAATTGGCAGAGCACCCGGCTGTTAACCGGGGGGTTGCAGGTTCGAAGCCTGCCTATTCAGCCAGCTTTTAGGAGCGTAGCTCAGTGGATAGAGCGTCAGTTTGCGGAACTGAAGGTCGCAGGTTCGATTCCTGCCGTTCCCGCCAAGTATTGTATAGTAAATGTGTTCAGGAGAGGCGTAGCTCAGTGGATTCAGAGCGTCGCGCTACGAACGCGAAGGTCGCAGATTCGAATTCTGCCGTCTCTGCTGAATACATTAATGATCTTTGACATCATTGTTCCCGTGGTCCGAGTGGCTTTAGGCGGTAGGCTGCAACCCTACATACGCAGGTTCGATTCCTGCCGGGAACTCCACTATACTATAATGACGCGGTAGCTCAGGGGACAGAGCATCGGTTTCCGGAACCGAGGGTCGGGGGTTCGAATCCCTCTCGCGTCGCCACGGGGTCTTAGTGAAGTGCATATCATTCTCTCCTCCTAAGAGAGCGTCAGGGGTTGGAATCCTCTAGGCCCCGCCACTTCGTAGTTGTTGACATAGTAGGCTTTTTCGAGTATCTGTGGACGTAGCTCAATGGATCAGAGCATCCGGCTTCTACCCGGAGGGTTGCAGGTTCGAGTCCTGCCGTCCACGCCATCCTCAACCGACTGAAAGGCACTTAAAAAGTGGTATAAAATGTTTCCTCCAACGCTTCTCTTGAACGCTGACTTCCAGCCGCTGACCTACTTCCCTCTATCGACGTTGTCGTGGCAGGACGCGATCTCGGCTGTCGTCAAGGGAACGCACGTCGTTGTCGAGGAGTACGACACGGTAATCAGGTCGCCGGAAGTCAGCATGAAGCTGCCTTCGATCCTCGCCTTGAAGAAGTACATCCCACCGAAGCCGCACGTGCCGTTCACGCGTTACAACGTGTTCCTGCGTGACCGCTTCACGTGCCAGTACTGCAAGACGGCATTCAAGGCGCACGACCTGAATTTCGATCACGTTGTGCCGAGGTCCATGGGCGGTAAGACCAACTTCGAGAATATCGTCGCGTCTTGCTACCCGTGCAACACGGACAAGGGCTCACACCCGATCAAGCCGATGAGGGCGCCGTACAGACCGACGGTCTTCGAACTTCAGGACATCGGCCGTCGGTTCCCGCCGAACTTCCTGCACGAAAGTTGGGCGGACTACCTCTATTGGGACACCGAACTGGAAATCGACTGATTTCTTGACAGGGGTGGTTATACGTGGTTTACCAAATAGGTAAACTTTAATTAGCTAGGAGCTAACACGAATGACCACCCCGAAGAAATCGAAAAAGGCCAAGAAGACGACCGGCGTGCAGAAGACCCTCGTCAGTTTCTTGCTCGACCGTTCTGCATCCATGGCCAGCGTACGCGACGCCACCATCGAAGCTTTCAACGGCTACGTCGAAGGCCTGAAGGACGGGGATAAAGGCGAGGTCGAATTCACCTTCCTTCAATTCGACAGCGTCAGCATCGACAAGCATTGCGTCAATCGTCCGATCAAGGACGCGCCCATGCTCAGCTATGACAACTTCCAACCACGCGGCTCGACACCCTTGATCGACGCGATCTTCACGACGGTGGAAGCTATCGACGCGGCGCTGGCCAAGCGCGACGACACCCCCAAGATCGTCATCTGCATCCAGACGGACGGCGAGGAGAACTGCTCCTCCGCCCATGACTGGCTTGAACTGAACGCCCTCATCAAGGAAAAGACCCTGGCTGGCTGGCAGTTCAATTTCATGGGCTGCGGCATCGACGCTTATCAGCAGGGCGCCAAGATGGGCATCACTCGCGATAACACCGTCAGCTACTCGTCCGATCTCAAGTCGACCCGCGCCGTCTTTGGCTCCGCCGCGTCAAACACCCGTGGTTTCGCCGACGGTCTTCGCGCCTCAACGGCGTACACCAGCGAGCAGAAGTTCGCTGCGGGTGATATCTTCGATAAGGACATCCGCGCCAACAACGGCGATCCGGCCCAAATGGGTCACGGCTACTTCTCGGTTGTCAAACCGCAGGCGACTCCGCTCGTTCGCACGACCCGGACTCCTGCTCGTCGCAAGAGCCTCGTCGATCCGGTGGACCTGGGATAATGACCAGAGGGCGCTATTCAACCAACGTCGGGCGCTCGTTAGGCTCGCTGCTGGCTGAAAAAGGCCAGACGCAAGGCGACCTCGCCAACAGCCTGTCGGTCACGGCAAGTTACGTCAGTCAGGTAGCGTCGGGTAAGAAGGCGGCGTCGGCTGAATGGCTGGACACCGTCGCCAAGGCCCTCGATCTTACACCAGAGGAGCGGGTCAAGCTGCACCGTGCGGGCGCAAAAGACGCCGGTTTCAAGCTCGATCTATCAGAGCCTGAGTGAACTCTTGATACTTCACCTAAAAACGTATACCTTCAACTGGCTAATCTAGTTTCTGAACGTTGGGGAACGTCCCAAGCGTTGTTCGGAGGCCTCCGGGTAGCAGTCGTCACAAAGAACGCCCTCGCGTCTACCCTAACGGGCGCGGGGGCGTTCGGCTGTCTGGAGCAATCCTTGACTTTTGAGTCACTATAAGCTAAAGAGGAGAAACATTTTCACGCTCGTAGTCGGGGACGAGAGCAGTGTCGAAAGACCAGCCAATCCCGCTTTACGAGGTGGGATCAAACAAGTTCGATGATCTACTCGCTGAGTACAAGACTGCGGCTCAGAATACCCATGTATTGGGTGATCCGTGTGCTGTACTTGCTAGTTTTTTCGCCGACTTGCCAATGGCAGCGTACATCAAGGCCGTTCAACCGGACGGCTCCTTGAGAATGATGTGGGTGAACCGCGCTTACGAGCGTGAAGTAGGCGTCACCCTCGCAGAGTACAACGCCTTGGAGGATTGTATGCTGTGGGATATCGCCACGGCAAAGGCCTTTCGAGACAACGATGAAAAAGTTCTACAGACCGGGCGCGCGGTAGCCGTCACGGAATTGGCTCCCAGCCGACAATCGCCGGGCGTCACTGTAGAGTGGAAGGGCTGGAAGTGGCCCATAGTCGTTGATGGCCAGAATATCGCCATCTGCGGATACGCTGTTTCTTCGGAGGATGGGGGCCATGGACGACAAGGATAGGGCAATGGATAGGTTGCGTGATGCCGAAATGCGCCTGTTCGCAGAGATCGGCACGCAACTTAAAACGCTTGGTGAAAACTTCCGTGATTTCACCGATAAGATGTCATCCCAGATGCAAGACGTGCGCGAACGTCTAGCGCGGATCGAATCGGCGACGGACAACGAATCCGGACGTATCGACGACATGAGCAAAGAAATCGAAGACCTCGAAAAGAAGCTCGGCGAGACCGTCGAGAAGTACGAGGTTAAGCTTGGCCGTGAAACGGACAAGCACGTCGAGCTAGACAAGCGGGTCCTGCGCATGGAGTCGGTGATCATCCCGCTAACAACACTTGGCGCCGTCCTCGCGAGCGCCGTTATCTCGGCCATGGTGGACAGGGTGGTAGGCTGATTTGTAGGCAGACTGGGCGTTTCTGGCGATCTTTTATGTCGCAGCTTAACAATAGGAAAAAATCCTTCCCTAGCGTTAAGTTTAGATGCATCTTTGGATTGTGGATCGGTTCGCGTCGGGCGTCGGCCGTGTCCACCCCAGAAAGGAAACGTCAACATGGAAGCTGCAATTCAAGCGGTTAATTTGCGACTGATCGTCAACCCGTTCGATTTGGAAAGGGCGCTGACGGAATGTGATCAACTCAAGGACATTTTTCTCGGAGAAAACCTCAGCAGTAATCGAAATGTTCTTTTGCTGGAGAACGCGCTACTCCGCCTTGCCGATCATGTCGAGCGTCTGCGGTCGGAGATTCCCCTCCCCTCGTAACGAGTAACCTTTCATGCAAGCTCCCTCGGACGCCTTCCAAGAAGGCGCCCCGCCGCTGACAAAATCACAGGCTAGAGCCCTTCGTCGGCAAAAACGGAAAACAGAAGCGCATCAAGGCGTCCGCCCTCTTGAGGCGAAGACGCAGAAGCAAAAGCTTTATTTGCGCTACCTTTTCGAGGGACAAAGCATTATCGCCGTTGGAGGCGCGGGCGTTGGTAAGACCTATATCGCAGCCCGCGTCGCCGCCAAGAAGTTGATTGAAGGCAAGGTCGAGCGCATCGTCATCTGCCGCGCGACGGTCTCCAAAGCCAAGCACGCGCTCGGTTTCCTGCCGGGGAATCTTGAGGCCAAGCTCAAGCCTTGGCTTGTGCCCATCCTCGACGGCTTTAAAGCCGAAGTCTCCGCCAAGACTATTGACGACTGGAAGGCGCAAGGGATCATCGAGTTCCTGTCCTTCGAGCACATGCGGGGCCGCACCCTCGGCGACGCGTTCGTCATCCTCGACGAAGCACAGAACTGCGACATCGGCGACCTGCAACTGTTCCTGACCCGTGCAGGTGAAAATTCCCAGATCGTCATTACCGGCGATATGGATCAGATCGATATCCCGGTCTCCGGCCTGCAAGAAATTGTAGAGATGGTCGAAGACAACTCCGACATTCCGATGGAAGTTGTTCAGTTTAGCGACGAAGATGTTGTTCGCTCACCGCTTGCGAAAGCTTGGGTCAAAGCGTTCAGCCGTCGTAAAAACGGAATCGAAATCAATAGAAATCTTGACGTTCTCCCGAATTTCATTACAAATGGTCCACGAGTCACTTTAAGTGATGAGTGATAGCGCTTCGGGGATTTAAGAAATGGCGTTTACTTTTGCTGTAGAGACTGGGATGGCTGACCCCGATGCCAATTCCTATGTCACTGTTGAATATGCGGATGACTATATAGAAACCAACATCCACTCCTCGACGGAATGGTTGGCGCTATCAGATGGGACTAAGGAAAGACTTCTGGTCCGGGCATCGAAGATTTTGGATGTCCGCGTGGCGTGGGAAGGCGAGCGGGTCGATCAGGACTCAGGCCTTCGCTGGCCCAGGTCTGGTGTCTATGACCGCGACGGCTTCCTGATTGCGGAAGACTCGATCCCGGTTGCCCTGATGGACGCGGTCGCTGAATTCGCTTCCTACCTTATGGGCAGTGACTGGACCGCGCCGTCCTCGAACAACGGGTTCAAAGAAATTCAGGTCGGCCCCATCGAGATCAAGTTCGATCACGAATATCGCCAGATCGCCATCCCGGACACGGTTACCATGCTGCTTGAAGGACTCGGTCTTGCGAACAGCGGACGCCGTCCGGCCTTCAAAAAGATCATCAGACACTAATGGGCCTTCGTTCCGTCATCGAAGCGGGCATTGACGCCGCTTTCAACGCTGTCGGTGGCGACGACGGCTTGCTGGTGGCTGTCACTTACAAGTCGGTGACGGGGTCGACCTACGATGTCGATACCGGATCGATTTCAGTCGCCTCAACCAATGTCAATCTGACACGGGCGCTACTCTACGATTTCGATCAGAAGGAAGTCGATAACGACGTGGCGATCAAAACCGACCAGAAGTTCTGCGCCCCGGCCAAGGACTTCGGCGGGATCGTTCCGAAATCGCTGGACACCTTTGTCGATGATAAGGGACGCAACTGGGAAGTCATCAAGCTGATGGGTGTCCCTGCCGACCTCTTGTACATCCTGCACGTCCGGTCGACGCGATGAGAAAGACCCACACCTTCGGGGGGTCTCGCATGAAAGCTGCCTTTGTTGAAGATTTTGATCTGTTTAAGCAGTTCAAGGAACTCGCAAAAGAGCGCTATCGCCAGCGGGTGAACCTCATTCTCCACCGCCTCACCGAACGGGTGATGATCAGCACGGCGGTCTGGGAAGGCGAGACTTTGGCCAACTGGCGGTGGTCTGTCGGTTCACCTGCGACGGGCAATATCGAAGCATTCGGAACAGACGACCCTGGCCCGACCAATACGATGCAGCTTGGCGCAGAACCACGCCGTGGCGCCAACGAGCGCCCGATGCTGGCGTCCCTTTCCCGGATCAAAGCGCTCAAGACGCTGCCGGATAAAATCTTTCTGACCAACACAGGGACCATCGCCATGGAAATGGAATACGGCATGGTTCCCGGCGCTCCCGGTCAGCGGGTCCGCTCTGAGGGCATGCTGCGTCTTGCAGTAGCCGAAGCGGCGATACTGAGAATTTAAAAATGCCGATCCTGATGTCCACCATCCTTCTTTTCCACGTCTGGCAGTCGCTCTGGTTTCCGACCGAGTCACTTAAAGTGAAATCCTTCTATGAGTAATGAATTCGATACACTGCGGAAGGTTCTCGTCGGCCGAGCGATTGCGGTGGCGACGGAACTCGGCATGTCTGATGATATTCAGGTCCCGAACGGCCCTCCGCCGATGAGCGCGCTGCCGGATAGCGACGCGAGCACCGCGCCGCCCTGGATTAATTTCTGGTACAAGCTCGGCCCTAACAGCCAGTTGGCTGAACTCGGCGGGCCTAAGGCGCTCGAAATAACGCCCGGTATCCTCCAGTTCGATATTCTCGTCCCAGAAAAGACCGGCGACGGCGCCGCTATAACCTTGGCCAATCGCATCAAGAAGAAGATCAACCGAAAGCAGTGGCTAATACCGCCCGACGGTTACGTAACGCTCCAACCAGCGGGCATCGTGACTAACCTTCCAGCTAAGTCTGGATGGTACAGAGTATGCGTTGATTGTACCTTTTACTTCTATCATAGAGACCCTGACGCCGATCCTCTACAAGACTTCTGATTGGTTCAAGAACGCGATGACAGTTATACTGGAATCGCAAGTCTAAATTCTTGACAAACTATAAGCTTCAGAGTAGGGTGCCGTTACTCGCGGCGTGGACCGGGTCGGTGAACGTTAGCGTCCTTCCATCATTAATCATAAGGGTGGTGACTCCTCATGGTCGCAATCTTCGCCGACTCCAACCGCGCTCGCCTCCGTCTTCTTAAGGAAGACAACAGTGCTTGGGGTGAAATTCCTTCTACTGGCTCGTCGCGGGAACTCCGCTACACCTCTTCGTCGGTTACGCCCGCGAAGAACACCGTCATTTCCGAAGAAATTCGGGCGGACCGGATGGTTGCCGACCACATCGAAGTGGGCGCTAACTCGACCGGTGAAATCGCCTTCGAATTCTCGGCTGGCTCGCACGACGACCTCCTAGAGTCGTTCATGTACGGTGCTTGGACCCGTCCGATGACCTTTGACTCGGTCAAAGGCACGTCGCTTTCATGGGCCGACACCAACACGCTGCATGTCAATGGTAAGGACGTTTCCGACTACTTCGTGGTTGGTCGTCGCGTTCGCACCAACGGCTTTAAGACCCCTGCCAACAACAACTACTGGCAGATCAGCGCCGTGACGTGGAACTCTGGAGCCAACCGTACTGAGATCGACATGTCGACCTCGACGGCTGTCGCCGAAGTGGGTAACTCCAAGTCAGTCATGTTCGACGCGAACGACGTTATCGTCCTGAAGAGCACTGCGATCCGTTTCGGTACCTCGGGTGCTTCGACCATCGACTCGAACAGCGGCAACGCTTTCGCGGCGGCTATCGCGGCTGGTCAACTGGTCGCTGGTCAGAAGATTTACGTCGAAGGTCCCCAAGGCCTTGAAACCGGTGCAGTCACACTGACCACTGATGCTCCGACTGCGGGAGCCAGAGTCACTATAAATGACGGCGAAAAGTCGTGGATTTTCCAATTCGGTGGATCGGGCGGCAACAGCGTCACCGTCGTCACCCTTGGCTCAGATCACGAAGACTCAGCCGTTAATCTCGCCGCTGCGATCAACAACGAACGTATCCGTGGCAACCTGGATTGCTCGGCGACGGCTGCGGGTGGCGTGGTCACCGTTCGGAACCTTATGGTTACTGGCGGCACGATCACCGAATCTGTTGCGGACGCGAACGTCGCGGTCACCAACTTCTCTGGTGGCGTTGCTTCGATCCGTGGCGTCTTCACTGTCACGACGGCAACTGACGACATTCTGACCGTCAGCCCGGCTCCGGCGACCTTCGCTAACGCTGGCGCGCTTGCGGTCACGATCAAGGGCTCGATGCTGCGCAACCCGTCCGATCCGGACGACATCACGCCGCAATCGTGGGTCATCGAAACGGCTATCGAAGACGTTAGCCAGTTCTATATCACCCGTGGCCTGCGCGTCGGCACCTTCTCGTACAGCTTCGCGGCTAACTCGATCCTGACCGGCAGCTTCGCTTTCAACGGCGCCGCTTCCACCCGTCAGATCACCACCCTTCTGGGTGACACGCCGTATACGCCGCTTGAGACGACTTCGACCCCCGTCATGAACGCGACCGTCAACGTCGGCTACGTCAAGGTTAACGGTGAAGCCCTCACGACCGCCATCCAGTCGCTGGAACTGAACGGCACGAACAACCTGCGTGACCAGAACGCGATTTCCTACAAGTTCCCTGCCGGTATCGGTGCGGGTCGTATGGAAATCAGCGGTTCGATGACTGCCTACTTCGCCGACGGCGCTCTGTGGGACAAGTTCATCGATCACGAAACGATGTCGCTGGAGTTCAACGTCGTTGACGTTGAGGATCACCGCTACGAGTTCACCATCCCAGCCGTTGTCTTCTCGGCCGATGGCGTGGCTCCGTCGGGCGGCAACCAAGACATCATGGAAAATCTGGAATGGATGGCCAAGCGCGATCCGGCGACTTCCTGCCAAATCCAGATCGACCGCTTCTCCTGCACCTATCCGGTTACGGCGTAAGAGTCACTTTAAGTTACCTCCGGGCTTCGGCCCGGAGTTTTTGCCTTCCCCCGACCTTCTTGTCATCGACAGAAGTCAAGCGCGCTTGCAGGGAGGAGCGAGGAAGTCGGGGCCTCGCTCCTCCCAACCTTTCCCAAAAACCAGTGAACCGGGTCGTGTCCTCCGACCACTGGTCCCCTCGTAGGACATAATCCCCCTGACAGGACTATTACAATGATCTTCAAGACGAACCTCGACGAAATGTTCCTTACCGATAAGGAAAGCGAAGAAGACGGCATCTGGGTCGAAGTCGACACCACCAAGTCGCTCAAGATTCGCGCCAACTCGGCCAAGGCGGTTACGGACCTGCGCGAACAACTGATGAAGCCCTATGCGATGCTTCAGCGTTCGGGCGGCAAGCTTTCTGACGATAAGTCGGAAGAAATCGGCCTCCGCGTCATCGCTGGCGGCGTTATCGCCGACTGGAAAGGCATCGAGAGCATCGAAGGTGAAGGCGAAGACGCCAAGGCCGTGCCAATCAACTACAGCGCCGACAACGCCTACAAGCTCCTGAAGGCCATGCCGCGTTTTGCAAACTTCGTGGTCGGCATCTCGATGGACGGCCAGATGTACAAGGACACGGTCCGTGAGGACGGCGTAAAAAACTAATCGACGCGCTGGTCTCGACCGTCAAGCAACAGGACAAAAAGGCGACTTATCGGAAGAAGCTCGCCGAAGCCGGATTGTTAGGTCGAGACAACCTGCCGCCGGAAGACCCGCCAGTAGAACCGTACGATGACCTCATGTGGGTCTGGTCCGGCTTCTGGCGACTTTCGGCGAGCCGTCCGATCATTGCCATGGTGGGACCAGCCCGTCTTCCCCCGTCTGAAATCTACGCCTTTTGTCAGCTTCAGGGGTGGGATTTCACAAAACAACGAGACTTTCTTTTCTACGTAGACGCCCTGGACGCCAAGTTCATGGAAGTCGTCAACGAGGAGCAGGAAAAGGAACAGAAGAAGCGAGAAGCCGCGAGCAAAAAGCCTAACGGAAGAAGGTAATGGCAGAAAATCAACTCCTAGCTCTGACAGTAGATACCGGGCAAGCCCGCGTCGATCTTACTGCGCTCGGCCGGGCGTTCGAACAAGCTGCCAACCACGCTCGCGGTTTTCGTGAGACTATCAAAGGCGCTACTGCTGGCGCCGACAAGTCTCTGGGCGGTCTAGCGAAGTCGTCCGAGAAGCTGATCGCGACGACGAACGCCCTCTCGAAGGTCAAGCTCGATGGGCGGACCGCTGACAACCTCGTAAAATTCTCCAAGGCGATGGACGCCATCGCCGGAACGAAGACGATCTCGAAGGCGAAGGTCACCAACTTCACGTCCTTCGTTGAGTCACTTAATCGTGTGACGGCAGGTGGCAGCGCCGCAAGTCAACTCCATGCCTTCGCTGGCGCGATCAACGCTGTCGCCAACACCAAGACCATTTCAAAGGCGCAAGCCGCTAACCTCCTCGCCTTCAATAAGGCGTTGAAGGGTCTCGTCGTGCCGAAGGGCGCAGCCGAACTCGGCCGCCTCGGCACCGCCCTCGCATCATTCAAGGCTCCGACGACCAGTCAGGTGACGCGCCTGCGTTCATTCTTCAATGTGCTGGGTAAGTTCGGAGCCATGGCGGTTCCGGCTGGAGCCATCCGTTCGATTGCGCAGCTTTCGACGGCCCTTAGCAGTCTCGGTAATTTCAGCCCCCCTTCCCCTGCTAAACTCCAGCGCATCCGTGATCTCTTCACGATGCTATCCTCGATTCAGCGCATTCCGAACGCGTCGGCAATCGCTCGCGATCTAGATATGATCGGTCAGGCCGCTCAGCGCGCGTCTAACGGCTTCGCTGGCCTCCCGCCACGCCTCGGCCAAGCGCAACAGGCCATGAACAAGAGCCGTGCCGGTGTCATGCACCTCGGCAACGATCTTCGTGGGCTGAGCGCGCGATTCTCACTTGCCTACCAGTCAGGAACGTTGTTCGGGACGATGTTCTCGGCGTTCACGCTCGGGACTTTTATCCGCAACATCTATGAAGTGAACACCCAACTCCAGAAGCTTGAGTTGTCGATGTTCTTCGCCTCCGGATCGATGGCAGGCGCTGAAAAAGCTATGGGTTCGTTCTCAGCCATGGCTTACGAAATGGGCCTTGATATGAAGAAGGCCGCTGACCCGTTCTCGCGGTTCGTTATCTCGGCCAAGACATCAGGAATTGAGCTTGAAAAAGCTCAGAAAATCTTCGGCAGTGTCTCTAAGGTTCTGACCGTGGTTGGCGCGTCTAGTGCTCAGATGGAACTGGCCTTCTACGGCCTGAGCCAAATGATCATGAAGGGCAAGGTCTCCTCGGAAGAATTTAACCGTCAGATCGGTGAACAAATTCCGGGTAACGCCGTGATTGGTGCGAAGGCCTTGAGCAAGCTCGAAGGTCGCTTTGTCAGCGTTGCCGAATTCTTCAAGAAGATGTCCCTCGGCGCCATCATGTCGAAGGAATTCTTGATTGAGTACGCGAACGCTCTCGAAGAGCGCTTCGGCCCTATGCTGGAACTCGCTCTTGAACGTCCGGCAGTTAAGCTCGCCCAACTGAAAAACGCATTCACTATCTTTGCTAAAGAGGTAGGTGACGCTGGATTCATGGCTGCCGTCGGTTCAGGTCTAGACACCATCCTCGATAAGATCATCGTTCTTGATGAAAACAAGGTTCCTCACCTAACCGCAGAAGCCAAGAAACTGGCTAAAGAGATCGGGCAAAACCTTGGGGGTATTATTAGAAAGACCGCCGACGCTTTCGCGTACATGGCGGAGAACATCGATAAGGTAGTTCTTGCTGCAAAAGCATTGATTGCACTTGGGCTCGCCAAGAGCGTCATGGGCCTTGGAGTAGCCGCGTCGTCGATGGCTACAGGCGGGTTGCAGAAAGGCGCGAAGTTCTTATCACCGCAAGCAGCGGCGGCTATGGGCGGCAATCCGTTTGCTCCGGTCGCCGCTGGCGCTGCCGGAGCAGCGGCTGCGGCTGGGGGACGAGGGGCAGCCGGAGCCGCGTCGCGAGGGATTTTCGGTAGGATCGCGGCTCCCTTTACCACAGCATTGACGGCTGCTGGGGCGGCTAGAGACGCGTTCGCGAACGGCACTGTCGCAGGTAACCTTCGCCGCACCCAACGTACCTTGGGATCAGCAGACCGCACAGGGGTAATGCTACGCCGGGCGGGGCTCGCTAACTCGGCGATGGGTATGACTGGTCGTGCGGGTGTCGCTGCGCGTCTCACCACAGCTATTCCCGCAACAGCCTTCGCCGCGAACGTACGCGGAGCCGGGATGCTTATGGGTGCTCTCGGTAAGCTGACTAAGGTTACCGGTTTGGTGGGCATAGCTTTCGGTGCTACCGCCCTTGCGATGTCTGTCTTTAGCCAGAAGCAGGTCCAACTTGAAGGCCGCACGGTAAAGGTAGGGCACATCCTCACCGGAACTTTCGCGGTTATCGGCGACAAAGTCAAAGACGCGATGGAGAAGGCCTCAAAAGGCGGGGGAGCTTTCGCTAAGTTCTTGACCTACCTTCAGACAAACGGCGGCACGCTGCTGGCCAAACTGATGGCTGCCTTCATCACATTCGGTGAGGTGATCTTTAACGTGTTCGGCGGTGTCGCCGATGCGATGCATACCATGCTTGTTAAGCCTTTGTTGGAGGTGGTCGCGCTCGTCGACGCCATCATGAAAAAGGACTGGTCCAAAGCAGGCGAAAGCGCCGTATCCCTCGTTAAAGGGCTCCTGGGCGGTAACATCATAAAGGCTGGCGGGCAAGTTGTAGGCGGGGCGAAGGCCGGTATTGATGCTGTCGGAAACTTTGACGAAACCTACAAGAGTATTGTAACACAGACAGGTGTTGCGGCTGACGCTGAAGCAGCCGAACTAGCTAAGCAAAAAGCTAAAAGCGACCAGATGAAGCAAGCCGAACTCGCCATGAAGGCGATGGACGCGGCAGATGCGCAGATGGTGGCTTCACAAGAGTTGGTCGCGGCGGCGCGTATCCTTAAGGCAAACGCCGCTGATCTTGACTATGCCGATCTTCATGCAAGTCTATCAAGTCTGGCCGACGGCTCATTCATGAAGGGATTGATTGACAAGCGTCCGGCTGGCTCGACTGATCCGGCGGGTCCTGCACCAGTCCTCGATGCAACAGGTAAGCCGATTGCAGCTATTCCGATCCAAACCGACCGGGATAGCTTGCGCAATATCATGGATTGGGCGCACTCGTCCATCATCCAGCAGGAGTCCCACGGACGCGCGGGAGCCGTCGGCGGTCAGACTCAGTGGGGCCGTGCTATCGGTGCTGGGCAGATGCTGGAGAGCACGGCTGTATCTACGGCTAATCGTCACGGCGTCCAGTACAGCCGTTCAAAAATGCTGGGGAAGACTGAAGAAGATAAAGCCTATCAAATCGATCTGTCCCGTAAGCATTTCGAAGACCTTTTCAGGGACAACCACAAGAAGCAATTTAACAGCAGGCCACTAACGTCGGAAGAATTCCACTCAACTCTTGAGAAGTCGATCCTGCAATACCACGCCGGTCCCAACGAAAAACTGTGGGGACCGAACACATACGCATATCTACGCGAGACCCTAGCACGTACCGGTTTGTCGATGAGCGGTACGACCACCGGATTCAATCGAGAAGACGTTCAGGCGCGCTTGAAGCAGCAAGGCAGAATAGATGGCGTCGCTCCTAACTTCCAATATCTCGTAGCACCGGGTGCTCAGACAGCCGGTAACCTTATCGCCGGTAACACGATGCCTACAATTGGCGCGGGCGGAACCGGCGGCGCGACCATCAGCGAGGGCGAAGAAGAAACCATAACGAAACAGCGCCGCGCAAACATAGAACGAATCACGTCCGCGATGGGTCGTATGAATCCGTACGAGCGCGCTAATGCCGAGATGTTCGACTGGTTGGCGGAATGGCAGAAGATTAACGACGCCGAACAGAAGATGCTCACCGCAGCTTCCCAGCAAGGCGGAGACGCTGCCAAGGAATTCAAATCACTGATCACGCCTGAAGTCCTCGCTGATTTCGAGCGTGGTTATGAGATCATGATGAAGAAGCGCGAGGAGGCCGCGAATCCTCTCGGCAAAGAAAATCGTCTCATGGAAGATCAGCTTAAAATTCAAAAGCTAATCGTTTCAGGCATGGACGATGAGGCAGAATGGCAGGGCAAGCTAAATGCCCTGAAAGAAGAATTCCAGGTTATCAACGAAGAGACCCTTCGTACTGAGAAGGCTCGCTTCCTTCAACTCAAGGACATGGAACGCGTGATGCGGGCTCAAAACATGTTGAAGGACATGCAAGAGACTGTGCGCGACCGTAATATGAGCCCGTCTCAGCGCCAGTCGACAAGCTATTATCGTCAGACGCTACAGGACATCACCGGCAAGCAATCCAATTCGGTTACGGACCTTGAGAACGGTTTGAGCGACGGTATCAAGGAAGCTGCCAAGGAAGTCGCACGCCTAAAGGAAGAGATCGAAAATCCACCGGGCTTCCAGCGTTGGGTGCAGGGCCTTGAGCCGTTCGCCAAGCGCCTCGAAGATATCAAGGCCACGTTTGTTGAAGACCTCTCCAACGGCATCACCGACTCCCTAATGGGGGATAAAGTTGACTGGCGTGCCATCGCCAAGAAGGCCGTCCGTGATATGACCAAGGCCCGCGTCGATGAGATGCTTGGCCAAGTGATGAAGAACTTTGGCGTTGGCGGTAAAGATAAGACCCTAGAAGGCCAGATGGTCACCGCGCAGGACAAGCTCAACAAGATGCTTGAAGCGCAGACAGGGCGTCTCAACAGTTCCATCGCCACCAATGTCCAGCAATCAGCAGCCAAGTTGACGAGTGCTGGCGATCACTTGATCGAAGCGGCGAACGCACTCAAAATGGCGGCAGGGAAAGAGCCTAGTCCTAAGGACGCCGCTGAGGAAGCTGCTAAGGCTGGTAAGGAATCAGCAGCGCCACCCCAGGCTGGTGCGGGAACGACGCCGACGGCGGCCAATGCCGGTGTTACGCCTTATATGCATCCTGGCGACCTCGATCAAAAGGTAACCGAGGTTGAAGAACTCGTCATCTCGGCTAAGCGTCCGGACCGCTCTAAGACCAGCTTCGTCGACATGCTCATGCCGCAGATCAAGGACTTTGCCGGTGGGCCTAACGCTAAAGGCGGCGGCTTCATGAAGCAGATATTGCTCATGATCGGCTCCGCTATTGGTGGTAAAGGCGACCTGAAGAAATCCCTTGGAATCTACATGGGCGTTAACGCGCTCGGCGGTGTCTTCAAAGCCTTGACTGGTAAGAAGGGCGCGTCTGCTATTACAGAGGATGTGCCTGAAGACGTTGCGGAAATTCTAACGACCCCCGCACAGCAAATGACCGAAGCTGCCACAAATCATAACACGGCGGCAGAAAATCAGAACACGGCGGCACAGAAGACGCTAGAAGGAGCCGTAAAGCTCGGAGAAGGTAGCGACCAGTTGAAGGCGGCGGCAAACGCTGTTTCCAAAATGGCGGCCTCTGGCGGTGGATCGGGCGGCGGTGGTGGCGATGTCGCCGCAGCTATCAAGCAAGCTGGATCAGTGGTCGCGAGTAGCGGCGGCAGTGGTGGTGGTTATTATTCGGATGGCTCGAATAATGCACTCGATGACCTTGTCAATTCATCTATGGACCGGAGCGGTGACTGGGGAGGCTTCCAACCGCACAGCATGCCGTCAGCAGAGTTCGTCCCGCAGGACATGATCGACATGTCTCAGGTCCAGCCTTTCGACGCCCCGATCTCAGGCGATTCTGGTGGCGGCATGATGTCTTCGATCATGAGCATGGGCTCGAAGCTCATGAGCATGTTCAGCGGCGGCAGCGGTGGTGGTGGAGCATCAGGCGGGGATGGCGGTGGCATGATGTCCTCCATCACGAGCATGTTTGGCGGCGGTGAAGGCGGCGGTGGCGGTGAAGGCGGCGGCATGATGGACATGCTGAAAAACGTTGGCCAGATCAGCTTGATGTCGATAATCGGCAAGGCTCTCGAAAAGAAGCCAAAGAAGGAAAAGCCGCTTCCGCCTATCCATGGCATCATCGGCGAAATGCGTGAGATCAGGACCACAGGTGAGTTCATTGAGGGCCATTCGAATCCCATCGCGGATGTCCTGAACATGGCGCTCCAAATGGCTGGCGCGAGCTTCGGCGCTGGTAAGGGCGGCGTTTCCGGCAATAGCGGCATGGCCGCCAGTATCTTCGGCGACGGTACAAAGGGTAGTGGCTTCTCCCTGCCCGGTGCTAATACCGACTTCGCGAAAGGCGCCATGCAGTTTGCCAAGTTCGCCGGGTTCTCAGAAGGAGGCTACGCGACGAGCCCTGTCAGCTTCGTCAAAATGCCGACATGGCGTGACGCCCCGCACTACGCTGAAGGTACCGCCAACACCTCCGGCATCCCGGCGGTCCTGCACCCGAACGAAGCGGTCATCCCGCTCTCGCGCGGTCGCAAGATTCCTGTGGACATGGGCGACAGCGGTCGAAGCAAGTCCAACACCTTCGTCACCAACTTCACCATCAATAGCCCTGACGCCAACAGCTTCCGCAAGTCGGAAGGTTCTATCCGCACTTCACAAAGCCGCACCCTCAAGCGTGCTGCCATGCGCAACCTGACGCCCAACTGAGTCACAATAAGTGACCCGGTTGAGTCAATCTCCTTAACATCTCATGTCGCAATCCTTGACGCCTGTCACTTAATATGACAGGTTTCAGGTCCCTCGACACATTCCCGGTGATATCGTGCCAGCCTTCCATGAGGTTCTTTTCCCGACCAAGATTTCCTACGGCTCGTCTGGCGGGCCGAAGTTCAGTACGTTTATCTTCACCGCTGACTCAGGGTTCGAAAACCGTACGATTCACTGGGAAGAGGTCCGGGCTGAATATAACGCCGCCTTCGGTATCAAAGACCATGCCGACATGGATGAGATGCGCGCGTTTTTCATGTGTCGCCGGGGGAGGGCCTATGGTTTCCGCTTCAAGGATTGGGGCGATTTTAAATTAAGTCTCCAGGTCATCGGCGAGGGCGATGGGACTGAGACGGAATTTCAAATCGTCAAGACCTACATCTCGGCGCAGACCGAGTCCGGCGATACCCGTACGTACACGCGGAAAATTCACAAAATAGCGTGGGACACCATCGCAGGTGTGACCGTAGGCGGTGTCGTCGTAACCTCGCCGGACGATTACACCGTCGATCACAACACGGGGATCATCACCTTCGCCGATCCTCCGCCGTTCGGAGATGCCATCCAGATCGGCTACGGCGAGTTCCATGTGCCGGTCAGATTCGACACCGACGTTCTCGATGCCCAGCACGAGTTTTGGAATACGGAAAGCTGGCCTGATATCCCGCTCGTTGAGGATCGTATGGGCTGGGCCGACCTATTCACCTTCGGCATCCAAGCCACTGTCGCTGCCGGGTTCTCTGACCCGCCGACCTTCGGCACGCCTACGGTGTCCAACGCCTAATGGTTACGATTCCCTACGAAAGACCCGAACCATACGCCCTTCTCGACTTCGAGAACGGTGAGTATCGACTCGCCAATGCGCCAAGCACGGCTGGGGCGATGATCAGTGACACGTCAAACATCGCTGATGGCGCTCTCCGCCTTTCTGCGGGCGAGTACGTAAGCATCATCGGCGATCTCCTAGACATGTTGATTGACCTGCAATGGACTGTCGTCATCAAGATTGCTCACCCTCTGCCAACCATCGCCTTTTCCGTTTTCCACTCGGCGCTACAGCACAGGGTCAGTCTAGCTGGCGACACCCTGTCGGCGAAAATCATGCGGGACGACGGCTTTTCTTACGGGGACTTTGTTCTATTCGAATCTCCAGCTAGAGCGGCTGAGCTTTATGAGACAGCAACACTCACTGCGCATGAGACAATAGATTATTATAACTATTGTATTTCATACGACAATATAACTGAGACTTTATTGAATTGTGTCAGTGGAGGGCAAGGTTTTGTTATAGGGGAAACTATCTATCCCTGGACCTCAGACGAGGAGGTCGATTATTATGCCAGTCATTTACTCGAAGTAGACAGTGCCTCCATTGGAGCCCTAGGAACCAACATTAACAACACGGATATCGTCATCTACAAACTCGAAGTTTTCGAAAGACAACCCGATGACGAATTACCGTACCTCTCTTATGACGAAATCGAGCCCGTCCTTCTTTACCCCTACGAAGCAGTCCGCTGATGTTTGATGAAATTCTTTTCCCTGAAGAAATCAGCTACGGCTCCACTGGCGGCCCGAAGTTCAAGACTTCGGTCTTCACCGCTGCGTCGGGCTTCGAACAACGCAATGTCGATTGGTCCCGTGCCCGATACGAATTCAACGCGCAATGTGGCATTCGCCACGTTGACGATATGGAATTCGTCCGCAGGTTCTTCATGGCCCGCAACGGCAAGGCTGTCGGATTCAGGTTCAAGGATTGGGCGGATTACCGGTTGATAGAGGAGTTGATCGGCACTGGCGACGGAGCCGAAACCGATTACCAAATCATCAAAACCTACACCTCGGATCAAGGCGCATCGGGTGAGAGCTATAGCTTCGTGCGTGCTATCAACAAGCCAGCCTGGGACACGCTCGAAGTATCTGTCGGTGGAGTCATCTTAAGTGAAACCACGGATTATGAGGTCGCCTATTCCAGCGGCCTGATCGTCTTTTCGACCCCTCCGGCTGATGGGGATGAAATCACCGTCTCCGGTGAATTCCACGTTCCCGTGCGGTTCGACACCGACCAACTGAACATCGAACACGACGGCTACAACGCCCAATCGTGGCCTTCAGTCCCTTTGATAGAAGACTTTAACTGGGAAGAGATTTTGTTTTGAAGGATATCTCCACAGCCTTAGCAACACATCTTAAGCAACAGGTCACCACGGTGTGCACCTGTGTCTCTATCCGTCGTAAGCGGGACGATGTGTCGTACCATTTCACGGATCATGACCGCCCTCTGACCATTCAGGGTCAGCGGTTCATGCCCTACAATTCGTTCCAGCGTTTTTCGGTGAACTCCAGCGTCGATATGGATGTCGATGGTATGGAAATTCGCGGCATGATCCGCGAGAGTGGCATCGAGCGGGAGAGCGTCGCTTCGGGTCTTTTCGACTTTGCTGAAGTCGAAGTTTTTCTGATCAATTACGAAGAGCCTGATGAAGGGTCGCTGATCCTGCGGCGCGGCTGGCTCGGCGAAGTCGTCATGGATGAGGACGGGACTTTCCGCGCTGAAATCCGTGGACTGTCTCAGGTCTACGCTACGCGCGTTGGCGAGGCGTACTCGCCGGAATGTCGGGCCGACCTAGGCGACCGTCGTTGTAAGATCGGCCTCAGCCCGGAGCCTTGGAAAGCCAACACCAATTACTGCACAGGCGACAGCGTACTCGGCGTGGTCGAGGCAGCCAACGCCTACCTCAACGTCTCAATCGAAAACCACAGTTTCGAGGAAGACCTCAATCAAGACTCCATTCGCGACATCACCGGGTGGACGACGCGGGGAGATTCGACGGGCGAATGGGCTATCGTCGCCAGCGCGAACGTTGCCGGTATTTCCGGCCCCCGTCATGGCGATTATTTTATCATCCACATCAACCCGATGGAAAATTCCCGTTCGCGTAACCTCGCAATCTATCAGGACATTGACCTAGTCGATCAGGGCGTCCTGATCTCTGATCTCGACACTGGCCTTTGCCGAGTGGTCTTTGAGATGTGGGCCGCCTGTCTTTTGATCGACCACCGCTGCCAATATCGCATGCGGCTATACGCTCTTAACGACGCAGACGGCATCATCGGCGGCACGCCGATATGGGACACCGGGTACAAATACACAGCCTATGACAGGTGGTACCAAACCCGTGTGCAAGACCGACTACTCCCGGTAGGGACACGAAAAGTACGCATCGACATCGAATCTCAGAAGCAGGGCTTCAAGCCAGAAGGCTGCGCATTCGACCTCGCTCGGATGATCGTCAACACACCGTCTGGTACGTTCTCCAATGCCGATCAATATGCAGGCGTGATGTTCCAATGCATTACCGCAGGCACATCTGGGGACTCCGAGCCTAGCTGGACGAATGCCATCGGCAACACCTTCTCGGACGGCTCGGTCGTTTGGAGATGCGTTAATGGCTGGAAATCCATCGGGGTGGTCAGTATTATCGACGAGGACGCACCGAAGGAATTCAACGTCACGGGATTGGTTAACCTCACGGGTTACTTCGATGGCGGCCTCCTCCAATGGGAGACTGGACAAAATGCCGGGCGGGTTCAGGAGGTCTTCACCTACGTAAATGACGGTGGCGTCAGCATAAAGCTGTTCCAGCGGACCTTCTACCCCATCACCGTGGGTGATCGGTTCGTCGTCCACCCTGGTTGCGATAAGCGCCGGGCGACCTGTTCCGACAAGTTCTCCAACATCATCAATTTCCGAGGTGAGCCGGACGTACCGGGAACCGATGAGTATATGCGTACGCCGAACGCCAGCGGCGGAATGCAGTTCACGTCGCGGTAGCCGATGACCAGAGATGAAATCTGCACGGAGGCACGGCGTTTTCGCGATTTGAAGACTAAGTGGCGTCATATGGGCCGGAACGAGCAGGCATTAGATTGCCTCGGCTTGTTGGTGATGATCGCTAAGAAATTCGAAATCCCCTACGTTGAGCCGGAGGAGAACTACCGGAGGACACCGGACAGCAACCTTCTGGTCGAGATGTTGACGAGTCAGCTTATTCTGAGACGCCCGCCTTTGAAGATAGGCATGGCTGTCGCCCTTCGTGACAAGGTTCAGCCGGTACACGTCGGTATTATCGGCGAACGCTACGGTGAGCTTTCGTTGATCCACGCGTGCGCCTCTCGTGGCTATGTTTATGAAGAGCCGTGGGCTAACTGGTCATCGCGTCTGCGTATGTGCCTCGACTTCCCCGGTGTGGAGGACTGAGTGGCCGATCCGTTTACATGGTTCATTGTTTCCACCATCGCTCAAGTCGGAATCAGTTATCTGTTCCCGGCTGAAGGGCCGCGTATGCGTGACCTGCGGGTCTCGGCATCGACATATGGTGCGACAATCCCCATTGTCTTCGGCACAGCCCGCGTTGCCGGTAACCTAATTTGGTCCGCAGGCATCACCGAGAAAAAGCAGAAAAAGAAAGCCGGTAAAGGCGGCGGCTATTATAACGAATATACGTACTACGCGAGTTGCGCCTACGCCTTCTGCCAAGGCCCGGTCACAGCCATCATGCGCATCTGGGCGGATTCCAAGCTGATCTATTCCTCCAGAACGGAAGATAAGCGGAATTCGACAAGCGAACAGTTTCAGGCGAACCTCGCTAATTTACAACTAATATCAGATGCGATCAGAAGCAGCTTCGCTACAGACCAGGGCGCTAAAACTATCTCAGGATGGTCGACGAAGTTCGGAAACACCGTCCGCAACAGCTTTTACCTAGGGACGGAAGAGCAGCTTCCTGATCCCGTTATCGAGGCGATTGAAGGTGTCAATAACGTCCCGGCATATCGTGGTCTTTGCTACATGGTGGTTAAGGACTTCCCACTCGCTGACTTCGGTAACCGAATTCCCCAATGCGCGGCCGAGGTTTTGGCAGGGGAATCCGACAACAAAATCCGTAGAGTAGGTCTCGACGAACATGTTTATGATTGGAATGCTGAGCAGCGCGATGACGATTGGACCTACTACGATCCTTCCGCAGACGGGTCAGGGACCAAGCATATAATCGACTGGTCTAGAAGCCTTATGTATGGGCAGGGCCGGGAGACATATATAGGCTACGACGATGACGGAAACGTCGTCCAGAGTAATGATTATTACAGACATGAAGACGGTATATCCGTCTGGGATATGGTGTCCGGCAAGTTGAAGCGGTGGATTCCAGCGAGTGTTTTTATCCCGAGAGAGATGTACAGCATCGAGGGAGACGGTCTAGGTGCCTACGGGGCCACAGGTGTTTATAGTTATTATGGATGGTGGGGGACTCACTTTCCGTCGTTGAGTACCAACACTGACGCTAACCAACCGTATTTCCGTCTTCTAACGATTACGCCTGACGGGCTGCCAGTCATCGAATATTCTGGATGTTACGCGTTTGGGGAAGCGTTCACGGTCAGGATCGCAACACTCAATCCGTACACCTTGCGTCGACATAAAGACACCATGACCGCTATCGTCGACGATAGCGAGTACGAACAGCCAGTGATGCTACCTGAGGAGGACAGGGAACAGCCTGTTGATCTCGGCGGCGGATGGATCATCCGAAGCCCTTCGTTGACCAGTCCGCTGGATTCAGTCTGCAAGACTGTGGATGGAAAATCCTACCTTTTGCATATATCCGAAGGGTATTCAGTCACTGCACCGGTTTATTACGATATGCCGTGGAGTTCGACTGCTTATTGGCGCAGATATTACATAATCGACCTTGACCGTGGTCAAATGGTAATTGCCGGTATGCTCCCTTATCAGAGCGCCGACTATTTCCTTCTACACGGGATTGTGCCTGTGCATGGGCGCAAGGACCCAACATGGTACGTACGTACCCAATATTATAATGTGTATGATGGGTACAAATCCAGTGGAGAGCCCGGCCATCTCCTGGAGGGAAACGAAGTCGTTGAGCTACCGCTTTATCGGGTGACTCCCAATGGTTGGGAAATGATCATCAGCGCGGCTATTGAGGAACATCCACAAGGTACCGGCCAAGGCTCATTTCCGGCTTACTGGTACGGCCCCCGCGCGATCTTCTACGATGTTAACGATCCAGGCGTTATCACTATATGGTGGAATGGCGGTCGTTTTTGGTTGCATAAGTGGTCGGAAGACACTGAAGAAACTCTTTATAATATAGAATACACCGAAATCAGTCCGTCCACAGCCAATCCTGAGGTGGAGTATAGCGATTACAATACTGATTGGGACAATGCCGGACAAAGCGACTACGGTGTTGTTGTTTCCGGCGTCTTGTACGATAGCTGGCTCGCGTGGCCGACTACCGTAGAAAATTTTGTAAAAATTCACACATTCGACACAACGACTGGCGCATATAAAGACTACAGGATGTCTGAACCCTGTCAAATACTCGCCCTCGATCCGGATGATGCTGACACGGCAAATATAGAAGAGGAGATAATATTCGACGGTGAGATTGGGTACTACGACTATCTCTACAATAGCGTATTATACATAGCACCAGACAGCGGTTTTGGTCTTGAATGGTCTTTCGACACGATCACGGCGCGGTTAGTTGTTGCCGGAAGAAACCCAATAACGTTGATTTACGACTTTTCGACTTTGGTCAACAAACCGTTGAGCCTGGGCGATATCGTGGAACGTCTCTTGCGCCTTGGCGGCCTAAAGCAGAGAGACTTCAATCTCGGGCCTTTATACGATGTCCCGGTGACGGGTTACGGCTTTGCGAATATCACCGATATTCGCGCGATCATCGACGATCTACGCAGACTGTTCGTGTTTGATCTTCGGGAGAGCAATGGACAAATCACCGCTAGCATTCGAGGCGACTCTGAGCCGGTAGAGACCATCCCCCAAGCCCTGCTTGGCGGGCAGGAAAATTCCGCTGGCTGGCTGGAGACACGCGTACAAGAAGCCGAACTGCCCGAACGCGTCCAGCTAGTCTACATGAATTACAGCCGAGACTTTGAAAACGCTACGGCGACCAGCAAGCGGATCACAAATCCGATGCCCTCGATGTTTTCTCGCCAGCAATTTCAAATCACGTCAAACGCCATATTCACACCCAAAGAGGCAAAACAACGCGTCACCAAGATGCTCTATACCCAATGGTTGGAGCGCACCAAGCACGACACCGTATTGCCGTGGGCGTTCCTTACTCTCGACCCCGGCGATACCGTCACTGTCAATATGGACGACGGGCGTAGTTATATCGAGCGCATCCAGCGTGTTGAAATGGGCGCCGATCTAAACCTCGCAACCGAGACGTTTGGACAAGACTCCGGTGCTTACGAGGTGATCGATATCGAAGCCGATGGGGGCAACGGACCGACACAGCCCGCGTTGCCGGAGCCGGGCGTCGCCATCCCGCTTGTGTACAACGGACCTCTTCTGCGCGACGCGGATGACGCTGGCGGCGGGGTGTCGATGTACTACACCGCCGTGGGTTCTGTCGAAGGCTCTCCGTGGCGCAACGGCACTCTGTGGCGTTCAGTCAACAACCTAGATTACGAACCTCTTTATTCCGAGAGCGATGAAGCCGAGTGGGCCATTACAACCTACGCCACGCCCGCGCCATTGTACGGCATCGGCGGCATCGACTGGGACACCGAAATCACCTTGAGCCCGCAAGTCGATTGGTTTGATCTGTCGTCGATCACCACCGAAGAACTTTGGGCAGGCGGCAACCCTGCGATCCTTGGTGGCGAGCTTATTCAGTTCCGGGATGCTGTTCAGGCCTACGATGGTAGCTGGATCATCAAAACGCTTCTACGCGGTCGACGTGGAACGGAGTATGCTGCCTATACGCATGATGGCGGCGAATCCTTCATCACCCTTGATCCTCTATGGATAACAGGGAACGCGGAAAGCCTGGACGCCGCAGGTCAGACGCGGTGGTTCGCTGCTTCTACCGCAGGGGTAGCGGTAAGCGATGTCGTCGCCGATTCCATCGTCTATTATCCACGAGACCTGATGCCATACTCGCCCGTTCACATCGAACGTGAATTCGCCAGCGGATTTGGCTCGAATATCACCATCTCGTGGACGCGCCGTACGCGCACAGGAGGCGGCTGGCAGGATGCGGTGGGAGATGTCCCGCTTAAAGAGACCGTGGAGGCCTACGAGGTCTATATACTGGGTACCGAGTACACGGGTGATCCTTCTATGCCCCTGGAGCCTGCCGAGTACCTTCGCCTGTATCATGTGACCGGAGCGACGGAAATCGTCTATACGGCCAGTGAACAAGGCGAAGATGGATTTGATGCTGAAAACGACACCTTATATGTGGTCGTTTTCCAAATCTCTGGTACGGTCGGTAGAGGGTTCCCCGGTGTTGTCGCTATCAGCCCTATTGAATGAGTCATTATAAGTGAGTAGACCGTGAGCAAGACCGCCATTCTCGGCATGCCCGAGATCATGCAGAACCAGACCCAGAAGGAAGCCGCCGCTAACACCGCGCTGCAACTGCTGGAGACCTCCGCTAACGCCGCGACGACGCACGACCTCTCGGCGGCTAGCGTCACTTGCACCTCCATCAAGTTCACCCGGTTCTTTTTACACCGCCTGCAAAATCACACGACGGAACGGACCTTCACCGTCCCGGCGAGCAAACGTCTTTTCTGTGTCAAGAACGAAACGACATACGATGTGACTGTGGAAGTTACGGGCGGGGATTCCGTTCTTGTAGGAGGGGAACAAACGGCCATCATTGCTTCGGATGGCGAGACGCCGATGGTTATTGCGTACACCACAGCGCTCAACGACACGTTCCTATCTCTAACCGACACGCCGGACGACTATACGACTCACGCTGGAAAATACCTCCGCGTCAATATGGCGGGGACGGGCATTGAATTCATTACGGCGTCTGGACTTGTCACTAGCGGCCCCGACACCGAAACAGAGTATGAGACGACAAATCCTACAACGCCTGGGACGGGTTTGCGCCTGTTCGCACGCAAACGAGCCGGTCGTTCGAATCTAGGCGTGCTGACCTCTACCGGCTCCTCCTATGAGATTCAACGGTCGTTGTCGCATGGCGACTTCTTCTTGGTCAGGGCTGGCGGCACCACGAATAACCTCACTACTGTCGGCACATCGGTGCAGCACCAATGGTCAACCAGTGGTACGGCGATTCCAACTGCTCACGCAGCAGATTACACAACCTTGGGACGCTCCATGCGCGGGACCGGGCCAAGCGTGTACGGGCGTGGCAATAACAGCTATTCCCGGATGTACGTAAACTCGCCGTTCTTCTATCGTGGCGACGGCTCAGACCCGGCAGGCGGATTCGAGTATTGTGTCAGGTTCACCTCCTCCATTTCGTCTGGAATGCGTGCCTATATCGGGCTTTTAGGTGCGCCCCTCGGTTCCTCTGCTGCCACCTTCTCGTCGACGACCCAGCCCAGCACTCTACGAGCCGGGTCGGTCATCCTTTATAAGGATACCACCGATCTAAGCTGGCGGCTGGGCTGGGGCGATGCTTCGGGAAATCTTTCGTCGGTGAGCCTCGGGTCAGACTTCGCTGTCGATTCTGCACGCAGCACCGTCATAGAGTTCTCCCTATCTTGTGAGAAGAACGGGAACATTCACTGGTCAGTTCATGATCTGGATTCCAACGACTATCAAAGCGGGACTATCAGCACAAACCTCCCGCCCACCGATTATTATATGTGGGCCAGCCAAGCCGTCGCTATCACCACTAACGGCTTCACGAACGTAAACGATGGCGGGATATTTATCGGTTCGCTCTACGGCGCGAGGGACTTCTGATGCAGGTTGATGTCATCATCATCGCTGGGGAAGCAAATGCGCTTGGAAGAGGACTGACGGCGGAGGATGTTCCAGCCTCTTACGTCGCCGGTCACTCAAACGTCAGAATTTACAATCCCACGAGCGGCACGTTCGTGCAAATGGTGGCGGGTACCAATACCGGCGTAGCGGGGACTGATGTCGAGTGCTGGGGGCCGGAGGTGGCGTTCGGCGAACATTGGTACGCCGATAATAGAACCTCCGATCTCTACATTATAAAGTATACCGCCACAGGGGTCGGCCTCGATCAAAGCACCACAGAGAACGATTGGCACCCTAGTTCCACAGGCGATGCCTGGGACTTGACGAGCACGCGCATAGCGGCTGCAAAATCGGTTATCACGGGGGCCGGAGACACGGCAAAGGTCCGTGCGGTCATCTGGGTCCACGGCGAAACTGATGCTGGCGTCGAGGCGAAGGCCTTGGACTATAACCGCAACCTAGTCAGCTTTCTCAATGCTATTCGGGATGAATGGGGGGATGCGGACACCCGATTGATTTTGACCAGGGTTAGCGCAAAACCCGATTATGATTTTGCCGCCGAAGTCAGGAGGGGGCAGACCAATGTCGCCTCGCTCGCCGAGAATGTTCTTATTCTCGATACCGATACTCTCCCGATGCAAGACGACATCACGCTGTACGCGGCAGGCGGACAAATCCGCATCGGTACGGTGGCTTACGAACGTTATAAAGAAAGCTATGGAACCGCACGGGATGATATTACCGCCAGCGGCTCTACGGAATATCTCGGCCTCACGCTACTAAATGCAACGGATAGCGCAAAAGCGGCAATCCTTAACCAACAACTCGCCATACTAGAAGAGGCGTCAAACGACACTCAAACTTTTGATGCTGGCTCAGGTAACGTCACTTGCACACTTGCGGTATTTCGGACGGCGCAAACGCTGATTGTCGAAAATCACAGCGTCACAAGAACACTGACTATCCCAGCTAACAAACGGGTTTTTACCGTCGTCAATCGTGGGACGGGGGCTCTGAACATCACGGTGTCAGGAGGCTCCACAATCACACTCCCAGCGATCTCGTGCGGCATCGTCGTCAGTGATGGAACGACGCCTGAGTTCCTGACGCTCTTCGATAATGACAGTGCAAGCGGCTTCGAGCTTCTGACCGACGCCTTTTCATTCTCTGGGCAAGCCGGTAACGCCGCTAAAGTCAATGCGACAGCAGACGGCCTGGAGGCCGTGGCCCCAGGATCGGAGACTCTTCAGTCTTGGGATACGACGACAGAGTGGACGGGAGTGACGGCCCCGACAAACACGGCGGGCGGGGTCATTCCTTTCGCTCGCTCACGTATGGGCGCCCACCTGGGGATCGTTCCAGCTAATCACGCAGCGGTTGAGTTGCAGCCGCATCTAGCGAAGTGCGGCTACGCGGCGATGACCCTCTCTGGCGTCAGCAACGGAAATCCTACCATCCTGGGTCTAGGATGCGCACTTTCTTCGAGCGCGGGGACGGGCAATGATTTCGGTCCGTTCGAGTTTACTAACAACGTCGGTGCGAACATCTCCTTCTCGAATCTCTATCATTCGATAGGGAAATACGATCTTCAGGTTTTCACCGCCAACACTGTTGTAGGTCGTTATACGACGCAACCGGTCTGCGCTATCGGCGGCGGCTTTTCTTACACAGCGAAATTCGGCTTATCCGGAGTGGTTCCGACAACGCGGGCTTTCGTCGGTCTTACGGTGAGCGGTGCTGATATGACCGCCAGCACTACGCCTTCGACCAACCTGACCGGAGCCTACTTGGCGATGGTCAAGGACCAGTCGGAAACGACTTGGCGCATCGTGCAGCGAGGTATCGCCGGAGCCGTCAAACTAAACACCAGCTTTCCCGCAAACACGTCGGGTGTGGATTTCTATGTGTTCAGGATGTTTTGCTCGCCGGGCGGTACCGTCTACTATTCGATTTTACGCATGAATACCGGAGCGGTTTACGAAGGCTCGTTCGTGGCTGGTACCGACATGCCGACGAACACCGAGCCCCTTTATATGCGCTATCATGCCAGCAACACCACCGGTTCGGCGAATTACACTTGGATCGGCGTCAACCTGATTGAGTGCATAACGCCAGTTTGAGGCGTCGCATTTCTTGACTTTGAGTCACTTTATCCTTAAGAATTAAGGTTCACCCGGAGCCAACATTGGCCGATCCCGTTACATGGTTTATCGTCTCTACCATCATTCAGGTGGGAATCAGTTATCTGTTCCCAGCCGAAGGTCCCCGCATGCGCGATCTGCGGGTGTCGGCTTCGACCTACGGCGCGGTGATTCCGGAGATTTGGGGGACCTGCCGCGTCGGCGGGAACCTGATCTGGTCGGCGGGTATTCGCGAAGTCAAGCAAAAGAAGCGAGCGGGTAAAGGCGGCGGCTATTATAACGATTACTCGTATTTCGTAGATTGCGCGTTCGCCTTCGCTAAAGGTCCGGTTGTAGGTGTCCGCAAGCTATGGGCCGATGGTAAGGTCATCTACAACGGCGGTCTTCATTCATACTCCATCGCACTGCTGTGCGGCGGCTCCGCTGCCATTTACGTAGGCTCTGAGGAGCAGTTACCGGACCCTACGATGGAAGCGGCTGAAGGAGCCGGAAACGTCCCAGCTTACAGGGACTTATTCTACCTCGTCTTCAACGATCTACCGCTCAAGGATTTCGGTGGTCGTGTGCCTCAGATGGCAGCCGAGGTGTACGCTACTAGCAGTACGGTGGCGATAACGCCGATTTTCTTCGAGAAAAATAACGAAGACGACGATCCAGTCTATATCCCCGATAGTGACTGGCAACAGCTTCTCGTCGATCCTATTCGATCTCTGCGTTATGCGGCGGGAACTCGCTATAACTATGATGTCAGTGATGGCTTTGGGTTCGAGCAGGGCCTGATTATCTACGAACTAACCACAGGGACAGTCACGCAATTTATCCCCGATCACCAAATGACGACCCTCGATCTAGGGGCGACGACGACCGACTCTGATGGACTAAGCCACAGAGCGGGATATTTCCGTCCCCTAGCGCTCACTTATATGGGCGATATGATCGTCGAGACCAGTGCTCTTAACGAAGGCGACACCGCAGGGGTCAAGCTTGCGCGTGTGGACAGCATCACTGCGCAAGCTGTCGCCACTGTGGGTGAAGAACTCGATATTGCCGACTATGTCGAACCCGTTTACCCGGCCGAAGTGGATGCAAGCGCATCGCTCATCCTGAAGTCGTTTGGCCCCTACACGGGTTCCGTGTGCGCCAATGATTATTCCGGCATCGAATATTATCTGCACATCTCGGACGGATTTGATGGCGCTTCACACCCGGAAGGCGATCACAAGCCGCTGAGATGGTATATCGTTCGCACAAGCGACATGACTGTGGCGGCGAAAGGCTTCGTTCCTAACTCTCAGCCGTACACTTATTTCCACGTGGCGCAGCGCTACCAACAATTGGTGTCGCCTACTTGGTACGTGATGATCGGCCGTTCGGATTTCGATGAAACTGGCGATCACACCATCAATAACCTAGACCTCTACCGGGTCGACCTAGATGGGTGGAACAGGCAGACATTCCTGTTCAATCCGCCGGAGGGCGAGGCTACAGACTCTGATCCGCACAACTACCGCGTAATACAGTGTCATTGGGATTTCGGGGACAACGGCGTTGTCGTGTTCTGGAAAAACGGCGGGCGCACCTTCATCTCGAAGTGGATGGAGGAGGGTAATTACTGGGATTGGGAAACGGAGATAACTGAACTCGGAGCAGTCGGCGGCGACTCCTCGCCGCCGTCTTATATCGGCATTTACGATAACCGGGTTGTTTTCGCGACGACGAACAATGTCCTCCATTATTTGGATTCCCTGACTGGGGAATTCGTTGTTGAAACTTCCGAGCCCTGCCGCAACGTCACAGTTGATCCAGACGATATCGGCGACTATGAGGATGCGAGTGTTTTGTTCGATGGCTACGGCGGGTTTCCGCTCGAACCGTCCATCGGTACTGAAACAATGTGGATTGAGCCTACACTCAAAATTTATGTGGGCGTAAATGGGGGGCAGAGAGAAGGGGCCTTCAGCACCGCCGCGCTGATTAACACCATCGGAGACGACGGCAACCCGTTGTCGTCTGTCGGGAACATCGTTGAACGTCTTCTTCGTCGAGCGGGCCTTAAACGGCGAGATTTCGATCTCACCGTTCTCTACTCCATCCAAATTTATGGCTACGGTTTCGCGGCTAACGCGGACGTGCGTTCTATCCTGGACGATTTGCGTCGCCTTTATCAATTCGATTTGCGTGAGAGCGATGGTCGAATCACCGCTTGCCTGCGTGGCAACGAGGACCCGCGTCTGACGATCCCTCAAGCCTTGCTTGGCGGCGAAAGCTACTGGCGCGAAACCCGCATCCAAGAGGCGGAGCTTCCTGAACTGGTCGAACTAACTTACATGAATTATCAACGCGCTTTCGAGAACTCGACGGCGCGTTCAAAGCGCATCGTGAATCCACATCCGACGATGTTTTCACGTCAGCGGCAGGTGTTCCAGTGCAACGCCGTCATGGAAGCGGTAGAGGCCAAACAAAGGGTCCAGAAGCTTCTCTATTCGCAATGGCTTGAGCGCACGAAACACGAAACCAGCTTGCCATGGGCCTTTTTAACTCTAGACCCCGGTGATGTCGTCGAGGTCGCTATGGATGACGGCCGGACCTATCTTGAGCGCCTGCACCGCCTGGAGCTAGGTTCCGATCTCTCGATTGAAACCGAATGTTATGGACAGGACTCAGGCGCTTACGAGAGTAATATTGTCGAGTCCGACGGCGGCGACGGCGGTGATTACGATGGCGAGACCCCTATCGCAAAGCCAGCCTATCCACTCATCCTAAATACGCCTCTCCTGAGAGACGCCGATGATATGGGCGGCACTGTGTCGACGTACTACACGAGCGTCCTCAACTCCGTTAACGGCACCTTCAATGGAGCGGGGCTTTTCCGCTCGACGAACGGCTTGGATTTCACCAACATTGATTCCTATACCCAAGACGCGGAGTGGGGCGTCGTTGTCGGTAAGCTTGAAGAGCCCTCCAGTATTTGGGCTCCGGACGAGACTACCGTTCTGACCATTCGTCCGCTGGTTCCATGGTTCGAGCTTGAGACCATTACCGAGGAAGACCTCCTTAGTGGCCAGAACGCCGCAATGGTCGGCAATGAGCTTATCCAGTTCCGCGATGCTGTGGAAAATGCCGATGGAACGTGGAACGTCTCGTACATCCTGCGCGGACGCCGGGGGACTGACTACGCTGTCGGTACCCACGCAAACGCTGAGCGTTTTGTCACGTTAAGTACATCGTGGATTACGGCGCAGACCGAAACTACCGATGTCATAGGTCAGAACCGGTACTTCAAAGCCGTCGGGAGCGGTCTGTCGGTTCTTGAACAGCAGTCCCATATGATCACTTATTATCCCCGCGATCTTATGCCGTATGCCGTTACCAACATCACCCGCGAATTGTCGGGCAGTGACATCGTTATCGAATGGTTCCGGCGCAGTCGTCTTGGCGGGGGCTGGCTAGACTACGTCGAGGACACACCTCTGCATGAGACTTCAGAAGAGTACGAGATTTATATTTTATCAAGCGCCTTCGATGGCGATTTGTCCCTCCCAACAGCGCCGTCGCCCTACATCCGTCGCCTGACCGCGACGACCAACACAGTAACCTACACGCTAGCGCAGCAGGCGGCAGACGATTTCTCCTACGCCACCGACACCTTGCATCTCGTAATTTATCAACTTTCCGGCGTGGTTGGCAGGGGTTTCCCGGCTCCGCGCTCAATTACTCCGACAGATATAGAGTAACGTCATGACAACACCCCTCCTTGGTCTACCTGAGATCACGGCTAATCAGAATCAAAAGGAAGTTACCGCCAATAAAGCGCTCAATATGCTTGAGGCGGCGCTCAATGATTCCTTGACGCATTCTCTAGCTTCAGGTAATTTGACCCTCTCTTCGCAGCAGTTTCAGCGGTACTTTCTACACCGCATGCAGGGGCACTCCGTGCCTCGTGTATTGACCGTCCCAGCCACAAAACGGACGTTCGCCGTCACCAACGAGGGAACCGGTCAACTGACGGTTCAAGTCTCTGGTGGCAGCAGCACCATTTTGGATACGGGCCAGTCTGGAGTGCTCAACACCGACGGGTCGTCGGTGTTTCCTCTAGCAGTCGTCGGCGAGAGCGTCACCGCTCCTGAACTGGACTTCACTGACCTCGTTGATGTGCCTGCCTCCCTATCTGGGCAGGCCCTTAAATATCTTCGGGTTAAGGCGGATGAGAGCGGGCTAGAATTTACGGAAGACACCGCCGTGGCGTTGGGAACGCCAGACCTTTCTACGGAATACACGACAACGCCGCCGACGGCACCCGCAAATGGCATTACTCTCTATACTTTAAACAGAGGGGGAAGGAATCGCCTCGCCGTACGTGATCCTGATGGCGGTAATTATGAACTTCAACCAGCGCTTTGGAACGGTAACTTCGTCCTTTGGAGAAACGCTACCGCTCTTGGAATGAATTTCACGGCAGCCGGAACCGCGTCTACCCCTTCGTTTAGCACGGGGACTTATTTCGGATCGACGCGACGCACACGCTACACGTCGTCCGCATCAACAGGGGCGGTTGGGGGGATTCGGGGGGATACCCTGGCTTTCAAGCGCGGGGCGGGGGCTGACAGTTTCGGTGGGTTTGAGTTTATTGCCCGCTTTGGCATCGGTACCAATCAAACGAACAGCCGCGTGTTTGTCGGATTAGTGGGTACTACGTCGGCACTGGTTGGGTCATCGGACTACAGCGGACAACTGGTTGCTACGGGCGGAGCTTTCGGTCTCTGTAAAAATGCCGCCGACACAAATTTCAGGCTGGTGGCTGCCGACGGAACTACTCTCAGTCAGGTGGATTTTGGGTCATCTTATCCTGCAAACACGTCCGCCACAGACCTCTACGAGTTCCGCTTGTATTGCCCCAAAAACGGCAATGTCGGCTATTCATTGCACCGCCTAAACACAGGCGCCCTAGCAGAAGGCACGCTCTCCTCGAACCTCCCCACATCGCAGTATCTTGCACCCCACGCCGTCATGACCACAGGGGCGGGGAGCGCCGCAGTCGCAATTGACCTCATCACCCTTTGGGCTTTCTCGGAAATCTAGTCTTTGCCGACCTCCATCCTTGGCATCACAGAGCTTACCGGCACGCAGGCGAACAAGTACGCCACGTGGAACGCGGCTCTGCGCGCCATCGAGAATTCAATCAGTGAAGTCGGCGACACCGTTGATCTGAGCGGCGCCAACTACACGATTTTACCGAGCGATTTTACCTCTAACTGCTATTGGACGGCGATCAATAATAGCGTTACTAGGACGATCACCGTCCCTGCAACGAAGCGGGTGTTTTCCATCCGTAACGGCGGTTCGGCCGATCTCAATGTCACCGTCTCAGGTGGCGCCACAACATCGGTGACGGTGGGATCAACCGCTTACATCTTCAGCGACGGAACAACGCCTGTCGCGCTGGCGTCGCAAGAAGGTGCGACCTACAGCTTCACCTCTTTGGGCATGACGCCGGATAGTTACACCGGGTTGAACCAGACGCGGCTACGGGTGAATGCAGCGGCGACCGGCCTTGAACTCGTCAACGATCCTGACATCACGGCAAACGACTACGACCTCACCACAGAATATTCCACGACCAGTCCATCTGCTCCCGGCCTGGGTGACGGTATGGATATCTTCTGTCGCGAACTCCCTACCCAACGGCTTGCCAGCACCACGTACTCGCGTGGACCGGAAATCTTCGAGCCCTTGATCGCCACCGAAGGTTTCGGAATGCTCTGGCCCTTCCTCGACGGGACCAGCGAGCTTACAGGTATCGGTCTTGCCTTCACACAATCAGGCCAAACCAACGCCGTAACCGCACCAACCACTGGCTCTGCTCTCCTCGAAATCCCAAGAGCTTCTATCTGGACAGCGACCACTGTCGGTAGCGGTGCTTACGTCCTAGGGTCTGCCGCCTTCGCGCGTGGCGCGACGCTGAGCGTTGGTGGTTTCGATGTCGTCCTGCGCTTCGGTATCGAGACCTTCGTCGCTTCGAGCCGTTCTTTCGTCGGTCTACACACCTCGACGGCTTATGTCGCTGGCGACGCCAATTTGGAGACCGCTACGGGTGCGGGAATTGGTATTTATCGCGCCGCTTCGGGTTCGAACTGGCAGCTATTCCAAAAGGCAACAGGTTCCAGCGCTGTTCTTACCGACCTCGGAGGTAATTTTCCGGCTAACACCACGAACACCGACGCCTTCGAACTCCGTCTTCATTGCGCTCCAGGCGGAGTTCCCGAGTACACGCTACGTCGTCTAGGCACAGCACACGTCGTCGACGGGGTCTTCAGTGGGAGCAACCTTCCGACAACATCGGAAACCCTCCAGCCCGAATTCTGGCTGAGCAATGGGACCACATCCACGCAATGTAAAATAGCGGTCATTGGACTTTACGCCTCTAAGGCTGATGCACCTTCGACCGAGTTAGAAATATCAGCTACCGGTACCGCTGATGCTGACGCCTTCGGCTCACCGACGATGTCGGTTGAAGGCCAAGGCGTCGCAGCGACATCGGCTACCACCGTCAACGCCTTCGGCTCTCCTCTTGTCGCTGACGCGGCGGCGGCGACATCCATCCTCCCTGTTGCCATCTCGGATGCTGACGCATTCGGTACCCCGCAACTTGATCTGGATATTCTGCCGACCGGCGCAGCATCGGCGGAGGCCTTCGGAGAGCCCTTGCTCTCCGTGGGTGAGAATGTCGTCATGGATGGGTTCGCGGAGACGAGCCTTTTTGGTACGCCCGTCGCCGAACTTAGTATCGCGCCGACAGCAATTAGCGACGCCGACGGGTTCGGGGTACCCGTCCTCAGTCAGCCCGTTCAAACCGTCACACCGACCTCCACGGGCGGAAGCTCCAGCAGAAAGTTGGGGTATGTTGATTCCTTTGAAACCTCGGAGGCCTGGGTTGCTGGTGCGGCCAACCGCAAACTGGTCACCCACGTTAGGACCTACAGCGATGCTGGCAAGATCGCGGATGTGAAGGTCATCTTCCACGCGATCACGACAGGCAACAAGGTCAAGGCCGTTCTCTATAACTCTAACGGGGATGTCGGCTCAACGTCATCGTGGCGCCCCACCACTCTTATCGCTACCGGGACTGAAGTCACACTCGATAGCTCTGATGTCGGCAAGATCGTGACGCTGCCATTCTCCGTCCCTGTCGCTCTTGCGGCGAATGGTTCGTACTGTATCGGCCTCCACATCGAAAGTTCAGGTACGTCTGTAAAATCGGCGGTGGGAGCCTCGCGCCTCGGCGGATACATCGACGAGTACTCCTATAGCGGTCGTAATACCTGCTATAATACGGATACCTACTCCGACGGCGCGGCTGCATCATTTGGCACGCTAACGCAAGATGGTACCGCAATTGCTATATGGACTGATTATTATGATGACGAAGCCTTCGGCTACCCAGTCACGACATATTCTGGTGATGTCGGTCAGCGACTTGAGCCTGCCTCAGTAAACAACCGACCTGCCGCGTCCACCGGAGACCTGGGCTTAACGACAGCAGCCGCCGGAAATTCGGTAAGTGACAATAAAAAGATTGCTCAAGCGATTACCACCGGTACCGTCCCCGTGCGTATTTCGGCAATTACGGGGAACTTCACGAGTATCGGTGCTGGCGCAGCCATGCGGCCCTTTGTTTATAAGGCAGACGGTGCAAACGTTGTAAAATATGCAGGGTTCAATGGGGATACGTATGTCGATCACCAGACCAGCGGTCCGCACACGCTACTCGCGGTTGGTCCGACGCAAACCTACGTGAGTTCAACCAGCGGCATAAAAACCTTACCGCTTTACAACACGCTCATCCTTGAGCCGAACACGGTCTACTGGATCGGATTCCATCGCAATACCACAGGAACTATACAATATCGCTATTCGAATGGCGGTGCACCTGTGGGCTCTCCACTCGTGGAATCTGTTGCGCTGTTCAATGCTTACGCTAGTGGGTCTTCGCTCACCTGGGGTTCGTCGTTTGATGTTCTAGGCCTCGGGGCTGGTAACCGCGCTGCCTTCTATGTCAGTTACGAAGTCGAAGGCGACAACGTCGGCGCAGTCGCCATGGCTCTCGACCAGGAGATTGCTCCGAGTGGTATAGCGTCCGTCAACGCCTTTACCGCCCCGATCTACAACCAAGACGCAAACACGCTCTATATAACGGCGCATGTCAATGAGGAGGCCTTCGGGACGCCAGACGCGCGCCACGACATCGGCGCCACCTCTGCCACCACAACGAACGCCTTCGGTACCTTCACATATGTCCTTGATCCGCGCATCGACGCCACCGGTATTCCTGCGGCAAACGCTTTCGGTGCGGTCCTTATCGGCGAGCCCGGTGAAGATCAGGACATCGAGCCGACCGCTATGGCTCCGTCCCTCGCCTTTGGTTCATTTACGCTAGAACAGGCTCCGACGCCTGTCGTCGAGACCTTCGATTATACCGGCGCGTCTGACACCTACACGATCCCGTCAGGGTACGACACCCTCACCCTGAATTTGTGGGGTGGAGCCGGTGGCGGCGGTATCTACGATGAAGGCGCTTACTCAGGCGCTGGCGGTTATGTCGAAGCGACCTTCGATGTCGATGTAGGCGACGTAATCAAGGTCGAAGTCGGTCAAGGCGGTGGCGGTGGCTCCACCATAGCGGATTCCGGTGGTGACGGCGGTTGGCCTGATGGTGGGCCTGGAGCCCTCGGCGACGTGTGGGCTGGCGGCGGCGGCGGATCGACACGCGTCTATATCAATAACGTCCTGATGGCTGTGGCGGGCGGCGGTGGTGGTTCTGGCGGGTACTCCGGCGCGGGTAATGCTGGCGCGGGCGGTGGCTTGCTGGGGCAGAACGCTGATACTGGTGGCGGTACCGGCGGTACTCAGAGCGCTGGCGGTGTTGATAGCAGCGATACAGGCGACGCCAACAAGACAGGCCGCTCTATCGTCGCGTATCCAGGCGTTCAGCGGACAGGCGGCTGGGGCGCGAGCGACGCTTCGCAAATCATCAGCACCTCCGATGATGGTGGTGGTGGCGGCGGTGGCTACTGGGGTGGTGGCGGCGGTGGTGGCGACGCTGAGTCCGGTGGTGGTGGCTCCTCGTGGACGCACGCCTCTGCGCAGAACGTCGTCAATGAAGCAGGCGAATACGACCTGCCGTTCACAACCACGAATGCCGCGCCGGGTACCGCTACCGGCGTGAACTCGACAGATGGTAGCGTCGCCGATAGCGGTGGTGATGGCTATGCACGCTTGGTTCTAGACGGTCCGTATACCCTGCCGCCGCTGTTCATCAATCCTAACGGTATTGCTTCCACCAGCGGCTTAGGTACGGTCACCACTGAACTCCGAGTCATTATAAATGCCGTCAACGATACGGTAGATGCCTTCGGTTCTGTCTCTATTGTTGCTGGCACGGTCGGCGCTGACGGCTTTGCTGAGACGACTTCTTATGGTGCGCCGTCGATTGAATACGTCGTACATCCTGCTTCGCTTGATGACAGCGCCGATGCATTTGGCACCTATGCCATGGTGGATGGCAGCCAAAGCGTCGCCATGGATGGCTTCAGCGATGCCGACGCCTTCGGCGACGTAGCCACTGAGTACGTTGTTGCGCCTTCTGGTGTTGACGATTCCGTTGATGTTTTCGGAACGATGTTGATCGGCGGGGACGGCCAATCCATCGAGCCAACGTCTGTGGAGAACACGACGGCCTTCGGTGCTCCTGAGCTTGCACTCGGCTATGTCCTTCAAAACGCCCTGCTCTACCGTTCAACAGCAGGGACGGCGTCCCCGATTCCGCTGGACACCACTACCGTCGATCACGGGCGTTGGCGCGATTCGGTCACTCAAACTCAGATGCGCACGCCTGAGGGATCGACGCTGGTGCGCGTCGTCTCAAACGTTGTCGATAATAACGGCTCCTCACACGCGATCCTGCTCAACGGTGGAGTGTATCGTGGCATGGCGCGCGGCGGCACAGCCACTGGCGGCGCCGATGTTTCCGGTGCACTATCTGCCATCGTCGAAGTTCCGCAGGGTGATGCTTTCACCCTAACGTCGGCTGGCGGCAGCTACGATGCCTTGAGCCGGACTTGGCTTGGCGGCGAGACCATTGACCCGGCGCTAAAGCGTTGCTTGATCTACCCGACTTCAGGCACCACCATCGCCGCAACGACCAACGTCACGATCCCGATGACGGGTGTTACATACGACGTTGGTGGATGGCATGCGACAGACAAAATTGTCGTGCCCAGCGGCGTCACTTTGATGCGTATCAGCGCTGGTCTCTCCGTGCCTACCGGCGCCACGTCGTTCCAACTGAGCATCCTCAAGAACGGCGCGAACTTCACCGGTATGCCTCAGCGTGACCTCCAACTGGGAACAGACATCTACAACAACCTCATATCGTCCATCGTTGTCGTCACACCCGGAGATGAGTTCACCGTAGTCGCTCGATGCGACAACGCAACGACCAGCCACTTTGCTGAACATTGCTGGCTATGTGCGGAAGAGGTTTCGACGGCGGCTGGCGGCTACGTTATGGTGACCAAGTCAGTCGACCAGACGGCCAACGCCAGCGTCGCCACTATCATTACATTCCCGACTGAAACCACAGACGCGCTCGGGCTGCACGATCCGGTCACCAACAACGAAAGATTTACGATCCCTGTCGGTTCAGGGATTACTAAAGCCAGATTCTCGTTCGGTATCGGCGCGACAGATTCCGACACGGGTCAGGTGTACGCCGGAGTCTATAAGAACGACGCCATTGAAATCGGACTTCCGCAGTATGAAAACGACACCAGCGGCGGCGAATTCCTGAACGCTATCGGGGCCTGGGTTGATGTCGCCGAAGGCGATTACTTCGATGTACGCATCACCCCCGGCGCCACCCGCACGATAGCGGCGGCTGAATATACTTGGTTCTGCATCGAGTATGTGACCACGGGCGATCCGACCCCAGCCGTCACCTCATCCCCCTCGTACTGGCTGAGAGGCCAAGAAATCAATGAATTTGGGACCGGTGGCATGGACCATTGGCTCGAAGGTAAGCCCGTAGGAACAATCTAATGGCAACACTTATTGCATGCGCAGACGGTAATCTGACTTCAGCGTCCACATGGCAGACGGTTGACGCTACTTCGCTGTTGAATTCGTCGGCGAACAACACGGCACTCACCACGTCGATGGTTTCGTCGTCGGGCTTTACTCCCGGTGCAATTACCATAGACGGTTTTACCGTGTTCCTTGCGTCCAGGGCGGCTTCGCCCTCAGGGACTATGACAGTCGACCTCGCGACTGGCGGAGTCTCGGTGTCAGGTACTTCAGTCACTATAAATGTGTCTGATCTCCCGACCTGCGGTACGACGGAGTCGGAGGGGGGATTCATCTTCTTCAAATTTGCCTCTCCCGTCACATTACTTGCGGCCACCTCTTACGTTGTGCGGGCTTCAACCTCGGTGACCGCGCAGGTAAATCTCTACCGGGACGCTACTGCTGGCAACTGGTCTAGATTCCTGAGGACGACAACTACGGCTGCGCCTGTAGCTGGCGACATCCTCCGAATCTGTGGGGAGTTTACTGGAGCGGGGGCTATTACGACCCGGACGGTTACGATGGATTCAACCGCCGCTACGGATTATGGGCCGGGTTCAGCCGGTTCAGCGGGCCTGACGATCTCAAAGGGCGGTACGCTGTCTTACGGGACCAGCGCCGCAACAAACTACATTCTGAGGCTTTCAGGCCTGCTCGTAGTTTATAACGGTGGAACATTGAATATAGGCTCGTCAGGGGCGGAAATTCCTCGAACGAGCACCGCTGTGTTGGAGTTCGACTGCGCCGCCGATAACCAATATTACCTGCAAATTAAGAACGGCGGCACGTTCAATGCGCACGGACTTTCCCGGACCGCCGGAAAAGATATCTGGTACTGCAAGCTTAACACCGATGAGGCGGTCAACTCGACTTCGCTCGGCGTGGATACCGATACTGGTTGGCTGGACAACGACGTTATCGCCATCGCTTCGACCTCTCGTACCTACACCAACAGCGCTAAGGGGACGCTTAACGGCGACGCTGGAGCATCCACGCTTACCGTAGATGGTTTTGCTGGTACAGGCGGCGGCCTAGCTTTCGCCTACACAGGCACGAGTCCGCAGCAAGCCGAGATCATATTGTTGACCCGCAACGTCGTCATGCGGGCCGTGACGGCTGGTTTCGTGACCTATTTCGAATGCCGCCCGACTGCCGTCGTCTCGGTTAAGTGGGCTCAGTTCTATTACATGGGCGGAACCTCTATCCATGGATTTAATATCAACACGACGACGGGTTCATGCAGCTTTCAATACTGCTCGGTCCACGACGGCGACAACGGCGGGGGTTTCCTGTGTTTCGGCTCCACTTGGAACAACGTGACGCTGCAATACATCGGAACTTACGCTGCTAGCACGGTGTCGAACTTACCTACCGTAGACTTACGCGCCACGACCGGTACAAATTATCTCATAGACAACATTATCATCATCCGTACCGTTTTCACGACCTATGCCTTTACCTCATTAGACATGGGTGGAACAATCACGAACATAACCGCCGCTGGTTGCTCAGGCGGCGGTATTCAAATCTCAGAAGAAGGCGCTACGGTAGGGACCATGGGTCCGTTCACGGCGCATAGCTGCGCCAGTACAGGTATGCAGGTCAGTGGTGGATTCAGTACGGCCCAACCAATTACAATCTGGAACGGCAACGTTATCGCTTTTGCCACAACATCCCTTAGTTATACCCCTGTAATTCTTGACACGCTCACGATGTTCGGTGGCGCAACAGAGCACATCCGCGCCTACGGACCGCTAAAAATCCGTGAACTGTTCTCGGCTGGAACAACGACATTCTCCACAACGAATATGGTCGCCTTGTATGAGGCGGGTAGCGTCATCGTTCAAGGCGGCAGCATCGGTGTGGTAAGCGGTATCTTCACTGCGCATACAAATCTCTTTGCCCCTGCTGCGACGCTTTACGGAACTAATGATTCGGCAATCAACAACTGCTTGATCGGTACCGGGCAAACGGACCTTTCCGCAGCGACTTCTCTACGTGGCGGCACCATATCCTTCACGCGCTACAATCAAGTCGATGGCAGCCATCGCATCTATTCCCGCAATGGCTCCTCCTACGCGAACTCCACGGTGTACAATACCACCGGCCCGTCAGAAGAGCTTCGCCCTGCCGTCCTGACCTCCGTCGAAGGGTGGTATGATAGCACCCCTGCTAGGATCAAGGTTGACGCGAGCGATACTCCCGCCGTTTCTGTTTTTGTCCGCAAGGATGGGGCCTATGCTGGCGATCAACCGAAGCTGATGATCCTCGCCAACGGCGCTGTCGGTGTCGATGAGGATACTCTCCTAGATACCATGGCTGGCGGCTCAGGATCGTTCGAAGAGTTAACTGCGACACTCCCTGCGGCTCTATCAGACGGTGTTTATGAAGTAGTTGTGCGGGTGACCGGTACGACTGGTTCAGTATTTGTCGATGACTGGAGTTCAACCCCTTAATTCTTGACATTAAACTTAAAGTGACTACAGTCGAGTCACTTTAAGTGAGCAAAGTTATGAACCTTTCCGAGGAAGGCCTGAAGCTCATTCAGGCGTGGGAAGGGATCGAAGACGGTAATCCTGCAACGGTCCTTCTCGAACCTTACATCTGTCCAGCAAATGTCTACACCATCGGGTGGGGACATGCTTTGACGACACCGAAAGGTACCTTGATCGATACCGACGTTCAGGGTCCTGCACGAGCCGCCGAACTTGCCATGCAGGCGATGGATCGATTGTTTGGAAAACAGGCGATCTCGAAGGCGGATGCTGAGCGGCTGCTCTACAACGACGTTGAAGAGTGGGGCGACAAGGTGTTCGCCAGACTACAGGGACCAACCTCCCAGAACCAGTTCGATGCGATGGTCGCTTTGGCCTTCAACGTCGGCATCGGCGGATTCAATGAATCCGCCGTTAGGCGTTTCCATAACGAAGGAAACCGCAAAATTGGCGATGTCTCGATCAGCGAGCTTTGCCAGCTTTCGAAGGCACGGGCCACCTCGACCACCATGCCGATTGCATTCACACGCTGGTCTTATTCCAACGGCCGATGGCTGCTGGGACTCTTCCGGCGCCGCGTTTCGGAGATGATGATCTATGGCGGACACGATTACTCCAAGTCCATCGCCACGGCGAAGGGTTTCCGGGGTTAGGCAGTCGACTAAGAACCACGTCAATCGGACGCGGCGCTCGGTCTTTGCCTTTTTCACCGTCAGCTTTTCCTTGATCATGATGGCATATCTGGCTGTCGCGGCTCACGGGAAAGGCATCACCAACGAGGCCGCTATGTCCGCGCTCGAAGGCTTCAAGGAAGTCGCGATCTGGATCGGCGCAGCTTACATCGGTGGTTCGGCGGTCGACTACTCAGCAGCGATGATCTCGCGCCGCTATCAAGGTGGTGGCGGTAGGGGCCGTTTCGATGACGGCGAAGAGCAATTTGGTGAAGAGATGTACGGTCGTGATCGTTTTCGTGACGAGAGGCCCGATGGAAGGATAAGCGACTGATGTTCGACCTCGTCTGGATGTTCATCAAGAATCCCATGACGTTGTTCGTGATTTTCGCAGCGGTCGTCGTGCTTGCGGGAATTTTCTTCGCGGCGGGACCTAAGGCCGTTCTCAAACTACTCGTCGAGCCTCGCTTATGGCTAATCGGCCTCTTGGCGGCTGGGATGCTCGGATATCAGCACCTTGCTAAAGAGAACGCCGATCTCAAGGCTAAGGTCGAGCAACAAGCCTCTATAGACCGGGCGCACGATGACGCCCTCAAAGCAATTCGTAGCCGTCAAAGTCGCCAAAAAGAGCGCCAACGGCAATCTGACCGTCTGACTGGAGTGATCGACGATGCCGAACCGGGAACCGCCTACGACGCCGTCCTTGATGAGATCGACGCGATCCAGAAAGGCGGGACCGCTGCTCCTGACGGCGTTGCTAAGCTGCCTGCTCCTGACGGGATGCCAGTCCAGCCGGATGGTGTGGTTAGACCCTAACGACCTTTATCCCAACGAGATCACCGTATGCGCCGAAGAACCTCCGGTCCCGCCACGTCCGGCTCCCGGCCTACCCCGCGAAGACGAAGTGAAGGCAGGCTACACTCGCGATCTTCGTACGGCCTGGGCCGACTGTTACGATACCGTCAAGGTGACCAAGGAGCGCAAGGCCGGTTACCAGCAGCAATACGACAACGCCAGAGCTTCGCCCATTGGGCGCTTCTGGCGGGACCTCACAGGCAAGAACAAGCCGCTGCCGTGATCACCGACATCTTCATTTTCTTAGGTGGAGTAGTGACGGGGGCTGTTATGGGGCTTGGCGGACTGGCGTTCTTTATCGCTTTTGTGTTCAAGGTGTGGTCGCGGAATTAACCACACGTGCGACCTTCTTACGCAACACGGCGTCCTCCGGGAAATCATTGTCGATCCACCAGCTTTTCAGCTTCGTCAGGGTCTCGCCGATCTCGCGTCCCGGAGACATACCAGCGTCGAGCAGGTCTTGACCTTTCAGGGGGAACAACGGCGCTGCCCGAGCGAAATTCTCCAACTGCTCCAACTCCAAGCTCGTTGCTTCGGCGTCGTCAAGGAAGCCGAGACGTACCCGTTGGATAGTCGCTTCTAGATTTGATCGATTCACTTCAGCCCACACGACACGGCGATCCAGTCTCGAAAACACGAATTCATCGACCATCAGATCGACAGTCTTGAACCGCATGTCCTTGGACGTTTTCCAACGACGGCAAACGGCATCAGCTTTCTCGACCGACCACAGCCAGACGAGATTCAGTGGCTCGATATCGATCTTCAGGTCCAGCATTCGCTGGAACCGGCGAGTCAGGTCGGATAGTTCCGGCTCGAACAGAAACAGTTCCTGAAACACGTCATCTACGTACAGGTTCTTTAGCGCCTTGATGACGTGAGGACCGCGCACAAGCTTGACGGTTTCCTTCTCTAGCCGCTCGCCCGACAGATTGCGGATGAGATCAGCATGCTTAGAGCACGCGTCATGCGCCTCGGCATCACCGTCAAAACCCAGTGTCGACATGAACCGATAAAGGCGTACGATCCGCAGCGCATCCTCACGAATGCGCATCGAAGCGTCGCCGACAAAGACCAGCTTCTTGTTCAGGATATCATCAACACCACCACCGGTCGGATCATCTACGTCGCCGTTAGGACGTAGGTATAGCGCGTTGCAGCGAAAATCCCGCCGTTCAGCATCTTCGATCCAAGACGTAGTGAAGGCGACGACAGCCCGGCGCCCGTCTGTTTCGACATCGCGGCGAAGCGTCGTGATCTCGTAAGGCTGGTGGTTCCAGATAACAGTGACTGTGCCGTGCTCGATTCCAGTCGGCTCGACTCGAAAGCCAGCTAGTTGAAAGAGACGAGTGACCTGCTCTGGACGGAGAGGTGTAGCGAAGTCGATGTCGGATACTTCCCGCCCGATGATCGCGTCGCGCACACAGCCGCCCACGATCCGCACAGAGTCCGGCAGGTGTTGTTCGAACACACTGATGACCTTGGCGACGCCCGGTTCTGATAGGAAGGCAGGCTGGATGTTCATGAGCTAAAGTTTACAGCCAAACGTGTTAGCTGTCAACTCATTTGCACCCATTTCTTGACAATACCAAGAATTGTGGTATGGTTCGCCATTCTCACACAGGGGAATGGCTCGTGAGCACACGACCAAAGCGGTAAGACCGCGCTTCGGCGCGGTGACACGCAGCGTTGAGGCTGGAAACGCCTGTTTTAGGAAATGAAGAAGCCCCGGACCTTGCGGTCCGGGGCTTTGTTCTTTTTAGACCGCACCTATCTTGGCGATGACACGTCCTAGGATGGCAATATCCTGCTCGGCGATCTGCCGAGTGCGCTTACCGTCTTTAGAGGCTAGAAAGTACGGACCATTGCGGGACGGGCGTGAAAGAACGCCGACCTTGGCTTTTGAAGTAGCCTCGACTTCCCCCTTGGCCCTGGTTTTTTCCTCGAACACGAAATCGTACTCGTTAGGATTGGAGCCGGGCTTGGTATCGAGCTTGACCACAAGCATGTCGTCCATCTCGACACGGTTCGTGGCGTTGGTCGCTTGCCAGAGGACAACTTCCGACGGTTCGACTTCGTGTTGCTCGTAGAGCCATTCGTCGTCGATGCGCCACTTCTTAACGTGGGAAAAATCACCACGGTCGTCTAGGGCTACTTGGGGGATAGAGTTATCATCCGACACGCCGTAGGCTATATATTCCGGCGTGGATTGAAGGACGGCTGCGATCTTCTCGATCTTTTTAACGTCGTGCGTGACGGCGTCTTGTTCATACATACAATAGCCAGAACGGGACATTCTTTCCTCAGTCCCATCCTTGCGGCGAATGACCACCTTCTCGGCGACATCCTCTTGCCGGAGTCCAAGTTCCTTACGACGCTGGGCCATCCGCTGACCCGGAGTCTGTAAGGAATTACTGAGGAGGCGGTGCGAGCGCTGGCGGGGTTGCTCCCGGCGGCGGTCCTGCACTGCATTGTTCGTACCCAACATAATACCTTCCTTCTGTGGCTGCCCTTCGCTTTCGCATCCGGCGTCTGGTTCACAAACCCTGATGTTAGCAAAAGGTTGCGAGGCTAGATTTAGCAGCCAGTTGTCAACACATCAAGACCGTTAATGAAAAAGTTCTAGAACGATCTTTTTATCGGTTGTCAACAAGGTAGGTATGTTTTAGGCGAATCACAAGATGGATTCGTTAACAGATATTAACGCCCGTCGAACCGAACCCGCCGCTGCCTCTGATAGTGGGGGAAAGGGTTTTAGATTCAACAGCATGTACATCCAGATATGAGATGATCGCCAACTGCGCGATGCGATCATTGACACGGATGATAAAGGGAGGCGCATCGCAAGGTGCGACATATTGTAGCAGAACTTTTATTTCGCCTCGATAATCGCGGTCGATGACACCGCCACGTACTGCAAGGCCCTTTGAGCCTAACGACGACCGATCAAGCACCTGTCCGTAATGACCGTAAGGAAGTTCGAGCGCCCATCCGGTAGATATCTTCGCAACCTCGCCCGGCATGATCTTCAACGCCGCTGGGATATCGGCGTAAAGATCGAGACCAGCGCAGTCCAGTGATCCGCGTGCGGGCAGGATGGCGGTATCGCTCAGGCGTTTGAACGTGAGCGAGTGGACTGATCGCCACGTACGCGATTGCTGAAGCAGGTTCTCCAGATCGACATAGTCCTCGCCTAGCTTGGCGATAGGTTGATCGACATCCGGAGAGACCTGAACCTTGGCATCAAACCCCCGATCCACCAGTAGTGACACCAGTTCTTGGATTGCGGGCCGAAAATCAGTGTGGTCCGGCAGATATATAACGGCGGTTGGCATTATTTTTCGTTCTGAGCCAGATCACGGAACAGGTTGTCATACCCGCCGATAAACCGGTTGGGTTTACCGTGACTATCGAGTTCGAAAATCACCGGGAACGACCGCCAGCCGTTGCCGAGCTTGGACAGAAATTCGCGGCGCTCTTCCTGAAGTTCCATATGGACCTCGGTGAAACCGATGTTCTTTGTGGTCAACAGGGTTTTGGCCTTCGTGCAATAGGGGCAGCCGGGCATAGTATAGATGCGGTACATCAGGACACCTCGGTGGGTTCGGGGGTAAGTTTATTATGACTCGATAGGAAGTTGAATGCCGTGTCCCACCCTTCGACGCCGCCCTTGCCGTACTCGGTCGCGCGTTGTTCGAAGAAGTTCGTGTGGGTCGGGAGGTTCATGATTTCGTCGAGCCACGAGAACGGGTTCGTCTTCTGCCCATAGTTGGGCTTCAACCCAAGCTGGAGAAGGCGCCGGTCAGCGATGTAACGGATGTAGGTCTTCGTTTCCGTCGCTGTAACGCCTTCGACTTCGCCCAGAGCGAACGCTTGGTCGATAAACGCGTCTTCGAGTTCGACCATGGTGCGGCAAGCGTCGTAAACGCGCTTCTTGTTCTCGTCCGTCCACGCACGCGGGTGCTCGGTGACAAGGTCATGGAAGAGGTGGACCATGCTTTCGACGTGATGCGACTCGTCACGGATCGACCATTCAATCGCCGTCGTCATCCCCTTCATCAGGCCGCGACGCTGGAAATTCATCAGCAGGGCGAACGACGAAAATAGCTGCATGCCCTCACCGAATGCGGAGAAGACGGCGATATCCACCAGCAGGTCGCCAATCGATGAGCCGATATCGCGCTCAAACATGTACTCGTGTTTGTCGCGCATCGCCTTGTAGTCCATGAAGGCTTTATACTCGCCTTCGGAGATGCCGAGCGTATCCATCAGCAGTGAGTAGGCATGAATGTGATTAGCCTCGGCGTTACCAAAGCACATCAGCATCATCCTAACTTCTGGCTGCGGGAACCGCTTCAGGTAGCGTTCGGCGTATCCACGCGCCACGTCCACATCGGCCTGAGTGAAGAAACGGAACAACTGCGTGAGAAGAGCCTTCTCGCTATCCATCAGCCGGTTGTTCCAGTCCTTGATGTCCTCGGCCATGGGAATTTCCTCAGGATGCCAGTCAAGCTTACGCATCTTGAGGTAGGCCTTGAACGCCCACGGATAGTTCATTGGCTTGTAGTAGTCGCGTTGGTCGAGGAGGGACATTCGTTTACCTATTTATTTTATTATGACTCGAACTAGCCCTCGCAGGCGATGCAAGCGGACTCTTCCATAACCGGAGGGCCGCCCATCGCCAGCGCAGCGAGGTCTTCCAACGTCTCTTCAACAGCGTCAGTCATCTTTATACGTTCGACCTTGGTGTTGGTGTTTTCAGCACGATTCGGTGTGGTTGAACGTAGATAATAAAGTGACTTGAGGCCCATCCGCCATGCGTCAAAATGGACTTCTGACAGATAACCGGCGTCGGCGTCGAACGGGAAGAAGAGGTTGGTCGACTGTGCTTGATCGATATCCGGCTGGCGGTCGGCGGCATGGATGATCACCCAACGCTGATCGACCTCGATAGCCGTCTTGAAGACAGCCTTGTCGATGTCGCTCAGGCATTCAAGATGCTGGACCGATCCTTCGTTCGCGGCGATGGATTTCCAGACTTCATCCGTATCTTGCCCGATAGAGGCCAGCATCGCCTTAAGATAGCGGTTACGCACCGGGAACGAGCCGGACAACGTCTTATGTAGGAAGAACATCGCCCGTCCGAGTTCGCACGCCGGATCGACACCGCCGCAGAGGATTGACGAAGAGGCGTTCGGCGCAATCGCCCTACGGTGAGCAAACCGGTGACCGGTCCCGATCATATCGGGAGCTTCCCCACGCGCGGCGCCGAGTTTCAGCGACGCTTCATCGCTCTTCTGACGGACGTGGGTAAAGATGGCCTTGTTGATCAAGCGGGCGGCATCGCTTTCGTAGGCGATGCGGTGCTGTTGCAGATAGGATGTGAAGCCCATCAGGCCGAGACCGACCGACCGTTCCATGGTCGCCGAATAGACTGCGTTGGCGATCTGCTCAGGAGCCTTCCTGATGAAAACGTCGAGGCAGTTGTCCAGCATGCGCATCAGGTCTTCGATGAACATCGGATGATCACGCCATTCATCGTATTTATCGGCGTTCAGTGACGACAGGCAGCAGACAGCGGTGCGCTTGCGGCCTTGATCATCGCGGCCGGTCGGCAGGGTGATCTCAGTGCAGTTGCCGGTTTGTACGCCGTTGAAGACAAGGCGGTTACGCTTTGGTTCCGTCGCGCAGAAGGTATCTGCTCGGTAGGGCAGCGGGTGAACGTCGACAACAATCTGACTACGCCCGACGAGATCGTCTAGCGGCTTGGCTTCATGCCGCAGGAGGAGTCCTTCACTGATCAAGACGCTGACATCACGAGCGTTCAACATGAACGCGTTCATGGTGTCGGTCATGCGTACGCGAGGACGGAAGCCTAGCTCCAGGGCCGCCAGTCTCATCTCACGGATAGTCTGCTCATCGGTCGATCCCAATGACAGCCACCAGACGCCGTCCACGTCGATCCAGTCAGCGACGGCGTCCAAGGCCCCAGCAAACCAAGCACGGCGGCTAGCAGCCTTCCAGCGCAGCGGCGTGTACCCGCTATTGATGGTCTTAGGCTCGTACCTAACGATGGTTCCAAATTCGTCCGTGGCCATATCCACCGACGGCGTCAGTAAGCGTTTAGTGACTCGATCATTATAGGTGTTCGGGACGAAAACGGCCAAGCGGTTGTTATCTTCGAAGCCGCCGAACGTCGCATATCCCGCGACGTAAGCTTCTTCCTTTTTGACCTTAAGGTCGGTCTTCAGTTCAATCTCAGGATGGCGGAAGTATTGCAGTTCTTCGCCGTTCTTCAGATTGGCGGCCCGTGTCTCACGCCCCATAACGTCATAAAATTTATGGTACGGGGTACAGTCTATAAAGCCGCCGTCGTCGAACCACACGCGGATAACTTCTTGCTGCTCGCCGGTCTTGACTACATCGACCTGCGAATATTCCTCACCGTTCCAAACACTGACTGACGTACCTTCCAGGCCTTCAATCGGCATATAACCTTTGTCGGTCAGCAGTTCGGTGGAGCCGACGACACAGAGGTTGGATTGGCGGACCTTCAGGCCCTTGGCCTTCTGCGTGGCGGGCAGGTGTCGGTTTGAGGTGTCGACGAAGTGGAAGTAGGGCTCGCCAGTTTGCATCCGCGTTTCGATCAGCAGACGCCACAGGTTGCGCGCCTTGACGACCTTCTTAACGACTTGGCTGTGCGGGTCGACGAGATTGAAGTCCGTGTCATCGCGGACTGCTTCCATAAATTCGTCAGTGATGTTGACAGCGTTGTGGAGATTAAGAGCCTTGCGATTCTCGTCGCCGCCGGTCGATTTCCGGAGCGTGATGAATTCTTCGATCTCAGGGTGATTGATATCGAGATAGGCTGCTTCTGATCCTCTGCGAGTCCCGCCCTGTGACACGCTCAGGATGATACGATCCTCAGCCGCGATGAAAGGAATAACCCCGGTAGATGCCGAGCCCTTCGAGGTCTTTTCACCTTGCGAGCGAAGATCGCCCCAATAGGAACCGACGCCGCCGCCAAGCGACGAAAGCCAACCCACTTCCGCCCAGTGGTCGAAAATGCCTTGGCGACTGTCTTCCACGGGAAGGAGGAAGCAGGAGATCGGCAGACCACGGTCGGTCCCACCATTCGACAACAGCGGCGTCGCAAACATGAACCAAAGGTTCGAGACATAGTCATAAAGGCGTTGAGCATGGGCCTCATCATCCGCGAAAGCGGCTGATGCTCGGGCGAAGGCGTCCTGCGGCGAGTTCTCGCCGGGGATCAGGTAGCGCTCCTTCAATGTCTGTAATGCGAAGTCGGTAAGGTTGTTGTCACGAGCATAGTCAATTTTGATTGTCGAAGGAGATACAGCCATGATGCGCCCGAACAAAAAGCCCTGAGAATTCAGGGCCTTACAAGATTTTTACGAAGAGTCGACGATATCCAAAAAGGGCTTCCGTGTCAAGGATTCTGACACGAATTTTCCGCCAGATTGACATCTATCTGTTGTGAATGACGAACCCCAGCACACAAGTAGTTGTTTTTACAAAGTCTTTACGGGAATAGAATTCGTCATGTCAACAGGGTAAAAATAGAGTATCAATCCTCAGGATACTTCATCCCGGCTGCCTCGAATACTTTCTTTGTATTACAGAGGCGTCCATCGAGTACAAAGCCGTCGCGAGTTTCCTTGATACGCGATCCTAGGCGTTCAAGAGCCCGTTCGAGATCGGTCAGACCATCACCCATAGGAATGACGATGTAACCCTTCTCGCGCGGTAGTCGGTGGGAAAGTTTAGGATGGGTCGTCTTCGTTCGTTTGACGGACATTGTAAATCTGTACTCCGATGGCGTCGTTGAATGCTTGCGCGGCTGTTCGGGGGTCTGGCCCGTTCCTGAGGAGTTCATAAGCGGCGTGAACCCGTTGGATGGCCTCATCCACAGACACGTCGGCAGACACCGCGAGGTTGGTCAGGGCCAGGGCGAGGATGTCGATCTGAGGGACGAAGGTCTGTTGCGACGGATCGTGCGATAGACGGAGGTCGATTGAGAATCGGCCCTCGGTGTCTTCAGACAGCAGGATCGCCGCTCGTTTAGGAGTTGAGGACATTTACTTTTCCTTGCATTAAAAATTCGATGCGGCGGACGACCTCAGCTTCACTGGGAAGTTCGCCTTCAGTCAGCCTGTCGACTTCATTGTCGATGAGACCCATCTGCTCGACGGTCATCAGCGCCAGTCCGTAAATCAGGGCGAGAGGAGCCGGGGCGTCTTCATCCGGCTCATGTGGAACGAAGACCCTCATGTCAGCTTCGGACGGTTCTCCGTTCGTAGCGACGTAGGCCAGTGTGAACAGCGGCTGCTCGTTAGTATAAGATGACTCGGTCATTACAGGCACTCGTAAGGAATGAATTTGCGGAATTGCTGCCAGTCGCCGTCGAAGTTGCCGTTGAAGTAGAATTCCATGTCGTCGCCGATACGAGCTTGGTGCTCTAGCGGCGAGGCATGCATCGGCGTCGAACCGGCGAGGAGTACGAAGCGGTTGATGTCCTCTTCGAGGGTCGAGGGCGTGCCGTCGTGCTTGGCATACGAGACCCGGCAACAGCGCGCGGCCGAGATACAAACTAGCAGACGGGTGACGTTGTTGACGGTGGCTAGTTCGTCTGACGTGAAGGCGAATTCCACCCGACGGAGTAGATCAATCGCTGAACCGTCCACGAATGCGGAGCCGACGACGCCGTACGTCTCGTCATCGACGTAAGGCAGGTGCCAATGTCCGGGAGCCAGGAGCTTCGGTTCGACTTCGCTACGCGCCTTTTTGATAGCGCGGGCGAGATCGATGATCTCTGGTTGGGCGGCCTCGTGGTCGCGTAGGCCGTCCCAGTTCGACCATTCCGTGGAGGACACGACCACGTCGATGTAGCCGAACCACTCCAGCGGGCGACCGCCGTGCTGCTTATGGACGCCGAGCTTGGCAAGTTCCGCACAGCCGTCGGCGCAAGCCTGAGCCATACGACGCCAGACTGCCTCGGCTTCAGTCGCCTTTTCCGGGTCGAGGAGACCGTCGGCCTGCATACCCGGCTTGTTCTTGGTGAATTCCGGAACGAAGATTTCGTCGCGAGCCAGGAAGGAGTTGATCGGGATCGCGCGGGTCGATGAAGCATTTCGCGAGAACTGCCGGTGAGTCATGAACTCGGCGTGGATGATCCGGGGATAGCGAAGCTGTAATGTATCGAGGCGAATGCCTTGCGGAGACTCGGACGATGCAATGACCTTGGCGGTGATGTCAGTACGCACGCTGCACCCCCACGATATCGATGATGGCGTCTTGCAGCTTTTGCATCGAATTTTTCCGGGGATCGTTCTCGACACGCCAGTTCGGCACGATGTCATCGACGCCAAGTTCAGAAGCGTGCTGCGAGGCGGCGTCTGTCTGACGAAGCTGCGGGTTGTCGATCCGGATGATCTGACCACCCATCTTGCGGATGGCGAGGGCTTCGTTCGGGAACCGGCAATCAGAACATACGACGTGGCTGAATTGACTCGCCCGGCGCTTGAAAGCCTCGATCCACGTGTCCTGATGAATCCCCTCGCGGAAGAGTTCCGTGCCGATTTTCTGGAGGAGTTCGCGCGGGCTCAAGAACGGGAAGTAGTCGAGCTTCACTTCCTTCAAGACGGGGTCGTTCATGACCGATAGCGGGACGCCGTACACAACGTTGACGACCTCACGCAGGGGGTCGGCGAAGTTGATGTGCTGGAAGCCGACCTGCTCTAGGCCTGCGGCTGCCGTGGTTTTGCCAGAGCCCCGCTTTCCGGTGATGCCGATGATGAACTCTGGCATGGTTTACTCCACTTAAAATGACTAGACTAGGATGGTCAGGCGCTCTTCAGCGCGGGTGATGGCGGTATAGAGGTGACGGGCGGCATCCTTCCGAAAGCAGCCAGACTCGTCGATCACGACGACGTTCTTCCAAGAAGAGCCTTGGGATTTATGGACGGTGATCACGTAACCCCAGTCGACGTTGATGGTCTTCATCTTGGCGCGATAAGCGAGCGATCCGGCGGCGGTGTATTTGCCGGGCGTCTTGCTGTAGTGCTCCTCGAAAAGTCCTTGGAAGACCTTCTTATTTTCGTACAGCGTGCCATCTTCATCCTCGAAGGACATTTCCATCGCCGTTTGGGCGTTGACGAGTTCGCCGTCCGACGCGGCGATTGCCGACGCGCCGTTAACCAACTGAGGGTATTCCTTGTTGTTCTTACAGATGATTAGCGGCTCGCCGGTACGCGGTCCAAGAACGTGCTTCTCGTCTTCGATGATCCCGAAGTTCATCCGCATCAGTTGAGTGTTACGCCAGCGAGTTTTGTTCGTGCCGCATAGGATTTGCGGCTGCTCTTCCGCTTCATAGTCATGGTTGTAATCTTTACGGCGCATGCACTCGATGCCCTCGCCATAGACGCCGTATGGGATGTCCTCTTCATTGCGCGCCATAGTCGCGAGCCGGATGATCGGATTGTCTGCGGCTTGGCGATGGATTTCGCTCAAGAAGAAATCGGCCCGAACTCCAAACGCCATCTCGCCCTCAACGGGTGGAAGCTGTCCCGGATCGCCAATAGCGAGGATCGGCACGCCGAAGTGCTTAAGGTCTTCGCCCATGCGCTCATTGACCATCGAACGTTCGTCGATAACGATCAGGCTGGCGTTTTGAACGAGGCTGTCGACGTTAAGTTGGAAGTTCAGCTTGTCATCGCGATAGAGCGATTCCAATTCCATTTCCAACCGAGCAACGGCTTTGCGTAAGTGGGCGCAGAACGCTTTGTCCGCTGGCTCCCCGGCTTCCGCTTTGGCGGCGAGATAGTTCTGAAGCTCGGTCTGGTGATTATAAAGCTCGGTCTCAAGCTGCCCTATAGGGGCCGGTTTCGCCCGATAGATAGCGCTGTGAATAGTCGACGCCATGGCGCCGGAATAAATCTTCCGCAGCTTCTGGCGCATGACTTTGGCGGCCTTGCCTGTCGGCGCCATGAAAGCAACGGTGTTCGGATCAAAACCGAGATCGTCAATGATGTACGGCAAAACCGTGGACTTACCCGTCCCGGCGTAGCCGTCGAACAGGGTGATCGGCGCCCCGTCCTTGATTTGATTAACGCAGCCGCGCACCGCGCTGGCCTGCTTGTCGCTGAGCGTCGTCATTGTACTTCCAGATGAGAGAAGAAAGGCCCCGCCCGTGTCGGGACGGGCGGGGCTACGGAGCTAACTTCTAGAAGTTACCCCGGCGAGGCCGAGCGGCGGTCGTTTGACCACGAGCCGGACGCACGTCTTCTTCGTCTTCCTCATCGTCTTCAACGACAGGAGCAGCGGCCCGGCGGCGAGGCGGCGGGGCGGCTTCTTCCTCATCGTCTTCTTCAACGACAGGAGCAGCGGCGCGACGCTTAGGCGGCGGGGCGGCTTCCTCTTCCTCATCGTCGTATTCTTCGACGACGGGCTTTGCGAGACGCTTCGGCGCTTCACTTTTAGTGACTCGCGGAGCTTCTTCCTTCGCGTCATAGTCTTCGGGCGTACCTTCGACCAGGGCAGCGAGTTCGTCCAGTTCAACCCAGTCAACGATCTTGAAGACCGGGGCGTGCTTCTTGTACTTCTTCTTGCCGTTCGGAGCCTTCGCTTCGAATTCAGTCGAACTGATTTCGATGATCGGAGCGCAGCCGGGGTACTTACGGAAGTCGCGAGCGAAGGCCTTCATCATGTTTTCGAAGGCGATGCGCTTGGACTTGTTGTTAGCCGGGAAAAGCATGTTGAGGTGCGGATCATCCATCATCCGCATTTCGATGCTGTACTGCTCAGACCAACCGCTGTCGTCATCGTAGGGACCGTGGTCGGGCAGGTCTTGCTTACGCGGCGGACCGCCTTCAGCGACTGCAACCATGATCTCTTCGACCACCTTGCCTTCGACCCAGCAAATATAGCCCTTCTTGTAGGAGGGGATATTGATGGCGAAGAGGGCTCCTTCGGCAAGTTCAGTGCCGTCCGAGCCATACGAAAATTCGCCGGTATTGCCGTCGAACTTCATGAACATCAGACCGCCGCTGTCGCGCATGGTCGACGTGTCCGCCGCCACCGCAGCGAAAATGTCGTCCATCGACAGGTAGTTTTTAGTGACTAGATCGTTAGCCATTCTCTTAGGTTCTCTCTTTTTGATGATGTTGTCCGGAGGGCGACCCGCCCCCCGGAACTGCTATTTACTTTGTCTATTCTCTAGGTCTATTTGCTTTTCACTATTTCTGTTTCTACTTTTCTCCTATTACAGTCACTTAAAGTGACTCGTTAGTCAAGGCCCTCATCGTCCGCCGATTTCGGTCCTTTTTCACTTATGCGCAGGACATCATAGCCGTCGCCTTCCCGCGCATATGGGCTGAGATCGACACCGTTAGCGAGGGCAGCCTTAACGTCATAAGTCACCCTCCCCTTGGTCCAACTCAGCGAGGCCTTCGCGAATAGCGGAACCTCCGCTCTCCGGACGCCAGTATCGCGGAACCATTGCTTTAGCCTCTCTGAGGCCTCGGCTTTCCGCTTCTCCGCAGCCTTGTATTCTGCTGAGGCCGCGCGCTCCTCGCGCAGACGGGCTTCGAAGTCCTCCATCAAGGGTGATGGCGTGTTCTGTTCGTTGGCGACGGTTTTATCGTCGGTTGGGAATGCAGACTTGTTGGTCCGAGCACACGCAGATGAGTACTGGCAGTACGTGCATCCGCCGTTTTCATACTTACCTTCCGCCATGAGCTTGGACGGATCGGTGGTTTCGAAAACTTGGATGGCCCGCTTCTTGGCGATCTTGTATGTACGTTCATCGTAAGGAACGACGAATATCTCGATGTCGCTGAAGAACGAGGCGTCGATATAGATGATCACCGCGTGGTTCGGCTTGTAGCGGGTCTTCTCGCGAGTCAGGCCCATCTGAACGATGGTTTGGCCTCGGTGGATCGCCTTTTCTTCCTTCAGGTTAACCCGAGGGTCGATGGACTTGATCTCGAAGTTGAAGCATCCAGAGCCGCCAAGGCTTGGCACATTGTAGAGCGCCAAGGCGTCATCTTCGACACCGACAACGAGACCGTCTGGTGTGGCTGACAGACCGGTGACTTCGTCGATAAAGGTTCGCTGCTTCTTACCGCCGTAGAGAAGACTGGCGCCAAAAAGTTGCTCTAGGAACCAGTTCGTGGCAGGTTCGACGAAGTGATTTTCGATCAGGTCGCCGCGTTGTAGAGCGCCCCAGTCTTCAGTATATCCTTCGTCTTTTTCGGTGTTGTTCTTGGCGAACCATGCCTTGCGGATGCAGCCGAACGCTTCCGACGCACCCAGCGTCTTGGAGCGGTCGTGGCCCCATTTTTTCTGGTGAGCCTTGACGTAGGCGTCAATGCCCTCGCGGAAGTCGATTGCAGCCATCGGGCGGCGCCTCTTATTTACGGTGGATAGCGATTGCGACGCCGACAGCGACGCCAACGGCGACACAGCCGCCGAAGAGCAGTAAAATTTCCATGGTTTATCTTCTTTTCTTGTCTCGATTATCGTGGTCGGGGAGGACGAACAAAATGACGAGGAGTCCCGCCACCACTAGGCCGGTGATCATTTCTTGAATCGCTCTTCGAGTTTGTGGAATACCCGCTTGCAGGCGAGCACATCGTGAATAGCTTGGTGCGCATTTTCGAACGGCTCGCCGACGAAATACTGGTGCGCTTCCATGAGGCTAGGAAACTTGATCCCGCCGCCCCGTTTCGGGATACGACAGATCGGATTCGAAGCCTGCATGGTGCAGAACTTCTGCTTACCCTTAAACGGATCGTCGTGCTTGAGCTTGAGGTGGAACAGTGAGTTTTTAATGACTCGTTCATCATAGTCAAGATTATGCGCGATGATAAGATCGCACACTTCAACCATGTCTTCGAAAATGTTCACCGCCGCCGCTTCGTTGACGCCGTAGGCCGTGGCAAACTCTTTAGTGATCCCATGCGCCTTGACCGCTGGCACCGGAATTTCTTCATCCCGATAAATCACGAGATCGATCCGCATCCGCTCATTGCCTTCATCGTCGGCCATTAGGGCGGCAAGTTGGACCAGTCGGGGCTGACTCTCATGACCGACCGGGGCCTTATAATTCCAGAGCCCAGTCGTCTCGGTATCGAAGAATAAAATCACGGCTTTTCTCGAACTTAAAGTGACTAATTGAGCTTGCTGCTGGGCTTATTAGTGGGTTTCCAAGAGGTCTTCTCGGAGATCACGCCGTGTTTCGCGCCACGCAGGGTCTTAATCAGATTTACGTGGTCCACGCCCGAAGCCAGCACTAGCCAGACAACAAAAGCTGTCAGGGATAGTAGTAGCTGCCAGATCGCGTAGAAGAGGAACGCCAATGCGAACCAAGTTCCAGCGACGGCGTGCAGCGTAGTCAGGGGATACCCCAGCAGGCCCGAGACGCCGGTTACTACCCAAACCAGGGCAGTAGCCAGTAGAGCCAAGATGTTGATGGTCGGGAACTCTCGCGCCCTTAGCAGCAACGTCTCTAGGATTTGGTCTTTTTGGTCGCTCATCGTCCTTACGTGTTACCCTAGCTGAATTGGCGTGTCAAGCTAATTGACACGGATAAAGTGACTCAGTGTGTCTCGGCCCAGTTGCGGCCAAACTTAACGTCCACGTCAACAGGCATGCTGAAATTGAGCAGCTTGCCTGCATTGCGCCCGGCCCGCTCGATACACTCTTTGGCGATATCCATGATCCGCTGATCATCCCGGACCGCGACTTGAAGTTCATCGTGAACCCATGCAAGAACCGCGAAATCGCCCTCCCACCCGTGGACGAGTCCGGCGTCTTCCATGTATTCCTCGAACAAAACACACCACATTTTGGAAATGGTCGCGGCGGCGCCTTGCAGTTTCGTATTCAACGCGGCGTGTGGCGAGCGGACAAAAAGACGCCGACCATCCAGGGCGTCGAGATATCCCCGGCGAGCTTCTTTTTGGACAGCCTTAACCACAGACCCCAGAGCGGGAATCCGCGTCATGATCCGTCGGTTCATCTCGATCCCGAGATTCTTCGCAGCAGCGGGCCTGACAGCAAGCGCGGGTTCGAGCGTGATTCCGAGCTTGAACGGTCCCGCGCCATAAATCATGGCATAAATGAACGTCTTTGCGGTATCACGGGAATCAAGTTCCATGACCTGCTGGTGCAAGTCGTGAGGGTCCGATTCCACGCAGAGGCGTCCGTATTTACCTCCGTCGTATTCCGCCATGTAGTGGCCTAGGCAGCGAAGTTCGATCCCCTTTTGGTCGGCTCCCATAAGCTTCCAGCCGTCGGGAACAATGAAGAGACTGCGGCATTCCCAGCCGTGGTCCCCGGCCCGCCCTTTCATCAGGCTCTTCTTGGTCTCGATTTTACCTTCTTTGTCGTAAACATATTCGCCACCCTCAGCGGTAATGGTCTCGCCGACCTTGTTAAGGATGATGTCGCCTTTTTTGGCGATTTTCGGGGTACCGACGAATTGCTTACCGTCAGGGTCGAGCAACGGCGTTAAATTCATGTCGAACGATCCGTCAGGGCGCTCGATCCCGTAAACAAGCTCACCCTTCTCCAGACGGTAAGTGACGCCTTTTTCCTGCCACTGCTTCAACTTCTTGAAGACGACGCGGGGTACCTGGGCGATGTTAGGATTTGAGTGGGTAGCTCGGTTGGTGACGGCTCCACCGACGATAAATCGTGGATGGATGTAGCCGTCATTGAATAGCTGCGCTTTTTGTATCCAGCCGTTGTCACCGTCAACAAGCTGCCCGAGTCTCTTTTTGTAATAGAAGATTTCGGCCAGATCGATGGCGATTGGTACTGTCTTGCCGATATCTCTAAGAATTTCATCATCGACCTTTGGTGTACCTTTTGGCCACCGCTTGGTGATGGTCTCGGTGAAATCCTGAGGCTCCCATTCGTAAATCTTCATCAACCGGTCGATGATCATCGGGCGGCTATTCGGATTGAAATCTTTCATCACGACAGGGCAGAAAGCAGCGCCTTCGATCCTGTCGCCCTTTGCCGGGTCTTTATAGTTTACCGAACGAGTAGGTACGACAACTTCGCCCCAGTGATGCCGATTGCTGTTCTCTTCACCGAGTTCTGGTCTTGGCTTACCTTCGTACCACTTCTTAGGGACCCACCACGAGCCGAAGTGTTCCTTGGCGCGCGCGGTCTTTTCATCGAAGTTTGTGCGGAGGTCTTCTTCCATCCGCCGAGCGCCTTCCATATCGAACGGGAAGCCGTTGCGCGTAGCGCGCTCCATGAGTTCATGCACTCGGTGTTCGAGGATGATGGCCTCTTCGGACCAAGGGATTTTGACGATCTTATCCCACAAGGCTTCTGTGACTTCCCCGTCGACGATGGCGTAGTCTTCCATGTCCTGATTCCAAGTCGCCCATACCAGACGATTGATCTCTTCCTTGGGAAGGTCGGGGAATTGCTCTTTGAGTTCGGCGGCGCGGCGCTTGGAATAATCGTCCTTAGGGTAGCCGAGCCGTTGACCCCACGCTTCAAGCGTATGCGTGCCGATGTTCTTGCCATCAAGCAGCCCGCGACGATGCAGGCGGAAGTCCCGTTCTTTCTGGTCAGCGAAATACATCCGACACATGACGAGCGTATCGCGCATTTTACCCTTAGGGGAAAAATCCTCGCCGTAAACTTTCCACAATGCCGGACAGTCGAAACCTACCCCGTTATGCATAACAAGGGTTTCGGCCTCATTAAGCATTTTGATGCCTTCGAGGATGTTATCCTCGTGGCGATTACGACGAAAAACCCACGAGCGTCCGGTCTCGAATTCCCGAATAACCATGATGTGGACACGGGTTAGCTCATGGAGCAAACCGTCGGTCTCTAGGTCGAAAATGAGAGTCTGATACTTATATGTCATGGGTGTATCGGTTGCCTTTGCGGCTATTCTCGACGCTCGTCATAATTTGAAGGTTGTTATGTACGTGCAGTCCCGAGACATCCTCGCCAAGAATTGGTACGATGTGATCGACGACATGTAGGACCCCGGTCGCCTCGGTGAGATGGCGGGCTTCAGTGTAAAACTGCTCAATCTCTACCCAGTCAGCCCATCTAGGCACTTGGGAGGACATGCGTTCACGCCGGGCAGCCGCTTCACGGCGACTCGCCTCTTTACCTTTGTCCGATCTCTTATAGTTCCTTGATATTTCACGAACACGGGGTTTGTGCTCTTGATGCCATTGTTTAACGGCGTTAGCACGTTGCCGGGCGACCTCTTTAACCTTAGCTGGATTCGCTTTGCGCCATTCTTTAGCTTTCTGACTAAGTAACTCTGCATAATCGCGCTGGTACTTTTCTCGCCAAGCCTTGTCCTTTTCAGGGTTCCTTTTGCGCAAAAGGTTAGTGCATTCAGCGCAGCGTCCTGAAGTCGTGAAGCGTTCTGCGACATGACCCTGCGGACAAGGCCTGCCAGTGAAATAACGAACATTACCGTTGGCCTTGGCCTCCGCTCGCTCTCCTTTTTTCATGGAAGAGCCTTATACAAAGCATTTAAGATGACTCCCGCTACTTGCGGGCAGATGGCGTTGCCGTATCCTTTGAGTATGTCCATCCGGTTGGGTACCCCATCACCCAGCGGACAAATTCCGGCTGCAAAACGGCGCCTTTTTTGGTCTGGTCCGACCACGACGGAGGCGTCAGCCCAAGGCGAATCAATTCCCGGCACAGCCACTGCAACCCCACTTGACCCTTCGTTCCGTTGGGTCGCTGTCCGGTTATCGTTGTCCCTGCCGGTAAAGTCTTGCTCCCCGTGGCGTCGCTCACCAATGGTGTTGGCAAGAGCGACCATCCAAACCCGCTCTCGTCTATGGGGCGCGTTGACGGCGAAAGCACCAATACGGTACGGCCTTGTGGTGTAGTCTGCTTTTTCCAGATCATCGAGCACTCGGTCGAGGCCCAGATCGATGATCCCTCGGACGTTCTCACCAAGGAATCGGTCAGGGCGTCGAGCACGGATGAGGCGGTAGAGTTCTGGCCAGAGGGCTCGTTCATCTTCTTCTGCTTTCTGATCCCCTGCTTCCGAGAACGGTTGGCATGGGAATCCCCCGGTCCATAAGGGTAGATCGTCAGGCCAGCCTGCCATACGAGCAGCGAGCCCAAACCCGCCGATACCTGCAAACATGTGAACCTGATCGTATCCTTTAAGGTCGTCCGGGTGGACTTTCTGGATAGGACGGTCGTCCACATCGCCCGGCGGAATGCGACCGGCGGCGATGAGATTTTTCAGCCACTCGCCGCAGTAGGGATCAAAATCGTTGTAGTAGGCAGGCATAGTTTTAAGTGACAGATGTTAGCGAGACTGTCAATGCATGTCAGCCATATCAAACTCGTCCTCATCGTCGTTATCTAACGAAACCTCGCCGGGCCACACCGAATCGGCCAAGCGAACTAGCTCGACGGCGATTGCGCGCAAGTTCACAACGTGGCTGACCCACGGCGAGAACTCGGCAGGCCATCGCGGCGGCGACGAGTAAAAATAGATGGCTTTGCCCCGGTAGAGGTTGCAGGCGAACTCGCTGACGCCTCGCCTGGAGAGTGCATAGCTGTTATCGCCGAGCATCGGCGTTTCGCTCTCGGTGATAAAACCGATGCCGATCCGGATGCGGTCGCTATCGTCGTCATACATCAACCAGACGACTCGACCGTCGAGCATGGGTACGATCACCGGCTCCCAAGCGTTCGGGTTCCCCCAGACTTCGTCGTGGACGTTGATCACAGCCGCGCAGAGAGCGTCGCTGGTGGCTTTGTCCAGACGGTACTCCTTCGCCTCCGGGTCGGACGTGAAAAGCTCTGAGAGCTTCCCCAGTGTCAGCGTGACGCCATTGTCGCGGGCTTTGTCGACCCACTCGTGTACGCTGAACTGATGCACGTTAGCCGTCGAGATGTGGGCCTGCTGCAAACCGTTCATCGAACGGACGCCTAGACCGATCTGGATGTGATTGGTGTTCGGGATGTGCAAGGCATAGACAAAACCACCTCGCGGATTTGTTTGAACATGTACGCGTTCGATAATCAGATCGTCCATCTACTGTAAAACTCCACTAGCAGCCGTAGCTCATCTAAAGTTGCGTCGTTTTTGATCCTATTGGCACGGAAACTGATAACTATTACATTCCCAGGGACGTAGCCTAGATCGGGCAATACTCGATCTAGTGTCGCGCTACCATCTGTGCGTTTTCCGTTCCCGATCTTGAGAGGTATCCCAAGAAATTCTGACCTAGCTTTTACGGTATCGCAATTACTGCATTCTCTTTTTAGATCGTCCATCGACCGTTACTTAACGTTACTATTGTACGTCGACCATTCTGATATTGTATTACATGGGACCACGACCATGAACTCATTCCGACGTTGTAGCCAAGGTCTAATGAAGAAGTCGTTCCCGCAACATAAGCGCCATCAAGGATGGCAGCGGAGTGCGTGTGGCCCGAGGTTGTCTTAGACCCGCCCCGCACAAAAGCATGGATACTGCCGCGAGCACCGTTTGCGCCGTGGTGACCGTGGTTGGCGTGCTCGACGCCACCAATGACAAGGCTGTCGTCCTGTTTGAGGAAATTGACTTTGTCACAACGCCATTCCTTGAACATTTCGCACAGGGTGTGGACGTAGATGTCAAAATCATCGTCACCGCGTGCCATGGCCTCATAGCAGGCCGACTGGCTCTTGAGGAAGAACAGAGCGTTGATCGGATCGCTCCGATAATCAGCCGTCTTCAGCCACTTCAAGAAGGCACCGTGGTGGTTTGAATCGACGACGTGGACTTGCCCAGGCGTGCGCTCCTGCATGAAATGCAGGAACATAGCGTCCTGACGAAGTTCTTCTTCGACGGTCTCGACGCCTTGGACGTGCATCTTGAACCGGCTGTGCGGATCGTGAATTTCGTGGTGGCTGCGACTACGGAAATCCGAAACGTCATGTAGGAAAAGATGACTCGGTTTAAGCCTTTCGAGCATCGACGTGCCATTATATTCTGACTCCCAGACGTATCCGGTGTTAGGATCGCGCTCACCTGTCGGCCAAACACCAAAGGTCGCCTTAGAGACTTCCGGGTCGATCTTGACGACGTGGATATCACCGGGCGTCAGGCATTCGATGGCGTGATTTTCGCTAACCTCGCCATTCGACACATAGCGATCAAGGTCATAGAACGAGCCGTCATCATGTTCGCCCATAAGGTGGCGGACAAAGAAGGTTTCATCGTCATCGATCTCGACGATGATGGCGGCTATGGAGTGGTGGAAGGACGCTCGCAGGCCCGCGCGCTTCGGCACATAGTTCGATCTGGTGATCGTGCCGGTCGTGTAGTTGATCTTGGTCGGTTTATATTTCTGCGTCGGGATCGACGATAGTTGTACTTTAGCATGAGGAAAGACGCCGCTACGATGCCGGGTGTAGGTCTCGAATCCGGTTAGCGGTGTGACGGCTGTGGGTAGAATATTTATCTCAGCGCAAAAATCCAACCCTTCACATAGGCGCATGCGCTCATTGCGTAGGTACGGTTGGACGCGCTCATGGAAGAGCGGCGCTTTGTTTTTGGCGTGATCTTCGAACAGGCTCTTATTGTACGTGTAACCGGCAATGATGATCTCGCAAGGGGCGTCCTGCCCCAGCCAGTCAGCATAGGCCTCCAGGTTCGTCAGAAAGTTATCGTGTACACGGGTTCCGTCCTGAGCCGAGGAGAGGATATAACGGCGACGACCGGTACCCTGCTGGCCCAAAAGCACCGGCTCCGGTCTGGGGCGATGCTGGAATGGATCGGCCCGAAGCTTATGTAGGCGGTCTTGCAAGGTGGTGCGCGGGATGCCGTACTTACGCGCGAAAGCGCGCTGTCCCCCGGCCTTACGGACCTCAGCCAGCAGTTCATGCGTGTCAACGGCGTCGAGATTGAAGGTGTCGCTCATTGGGATTCGCCGCGTAGGTTGGCCTTGCCGTTGGTCTTAAGGGCGGTGAAGAAATCCACGACCCAGCTATCGCCCGCGAAGACGGCTTCTTGAAAGAACATCGCGATCACGGTGAGTTCGTTCCACGAGGCACCTTGGGCAGGCGTTCCATCGGGATTGATCCGGTACCAGTTGACGGTGTTGTTTTCGAGAAAGGCGCGGAAGTGAGGACGTTCGTATCTCATGCTCAATCAGCCCTTACGATAATGTCGTTCTTCTTGAGCTTCAGGCCGAAGAAATGTTTATGGTAAAGCTTAACGAACTTCCGGGCCGACCGCTTGGTTTTGGCGTGGAAGCGAAGCGCGTGCGGCATGCCTCTCAGCCGCGCCGGATGGATGTTGAGATACGACTCCGGCTTCAGCGAGCCAGTGAAGTTGGGCTCATGATAAGGTGACTCATCCCACATAGATAAGCTCCGGCTTGAGGGCCATGGGCTTCGACCAATCCCAATAATACCAGCTATAGTTAAAACGAGGGGCGCCAGACGTGCCTTCGATCCAGCGTGGGCGAAAACGCATTGTGATCTTGTAGCGGAAGGCCGGGTGATCGAAGAGGTCCGAACGTCCCTTGGCGGTATCCCACTCATGGCGGCAGAGCATGACGACGACGCCCTGCTCCGGCTCCACTAGCTCCAGCGCCTTGCGCGTGAAAGCTTCAGCGTTCTTGCCGTAAGGCGGGTTGGTCAGGATGAAATCGGGGCGAATGCCGTCCGGGCTGAACGCCGCAACATCGTCGATGGAGCAGTCCAGAAAATCCAAGAAACCGTCCGGCTGGAAGCCGTCATAAAGCGCAATGTCGGTCGAAATGAACGACTGGAAATGATCCTTCACGACATTAGAGATCGCCCCATTACCGCAAGCGGGCTCCCAGCCGTGATAGCCAGCGAAGTCGTCGCCGAGGGCTGTCAGCAACGCTTCAGTGCATCGTGCGGGGGTGGGGTAATGATCCAGCGCTACACGTTCGTATTGGAACTGAGCAAGCATGGAAGGGTCTTTTTTCGGGGCATCGGATTTTTCCATGCCCGCAAGCTGTCACATTAAACTAAGGGCGTCAAGAAATCGCACATTCGATGTCAGCGAGGCTGACACGGGTGCCGAACCTATCTGTCTGGTATGATCTCCGTGAGAGATTTTTGCTGCTGCTTGGGCGTCATCTTCAGAGATAACATCCACTGCGGGTACCTCCCCGCCGCGATGTGTCCGCGCCACCTCTCGGTTAAAATCGCCCGCCGCTCAAGTTTTTCTTCCAGGGTGCGCAGCGTCGAAGCGCTCGAATTGCAGCCCTTATGCGCCAAGACCAGATTATCCAACCTATTCGATCCGCCGTCCGCGCTGTTATGCAGATGCTCTAGTGTAGCGTACCACTTAGAGGGATTCTTCCCTAAAACGACGAATACCAACGGTAGGTCGCAGTACCAGCAGTTATCGCCGTCGCGCTCGCGTAACCTGTCTCGCTTACTACGGCGTTGTCTGCTTTGCATCTGTCTTGAAGGCATCCTGCTGGCCATCCAAAAAGGCGGGGGAGCGATCCCCCGCCTTTGCTTAGTTTCCGGCTTAGTAGCTAGTCGTCGATCATCGCCATCAGTTCGTCGACTGACTTCGAACGCAGGTCGGTGTCCTGCTTCTCGGCGATGATCTCCAAGAGCTTCTGCTTCTGCGCCGCCTTGGCCTGCCGCGTCCGCGTCGCTTCGTTCTCGGCCATTCGCACATCGATGATGTACTTGACGATCTCGAACGCCAGTTGCTTGTCGGTGTCGACCCCAGCGGACGGGGTCACAAACGAGATGGTATCCTCGTTCCGCAGTTGGCGGTGTAGCGACCGCGCCACGTCATCCAGGCTCGTAGCCAGCGGCTTGGTGGTCGTCAGCGGCAGGTCCCACAGGTCTTCCACGGTCAGTTGACCCTTGGTCGTGTCGAAGCGCAGCTTGCGGCGTGAGGCTTGTTCAAAAATTTCCATTGCAGTTCTCCTTTAGAATACGATTTTGACGTTACGCGTGAAACTACCTTTGACGCGGGCGATCACGTCCGCTCGCTGCGTCGTCGAGAAGCCGAGGCCGCTCAATTGGTCGACCGACTCTTCTGTCCGCATCTTGGCGCCGACCATCTCAATGACCTTCCGGTGAGGCGTCAGGGCCTCACTGAGGAATTCATTATAGAAGCCCCGCGCCGTGCCGTCGTTCTGACAGCCGTCGAGCATGAAGAAGTAGTGCTGGTTGCCGACGCCGCGATCTCCCCAGTAGTTGGGCGATCTCATCAGAACGTTGACCTTGGCGAAGTCGCCGGTCTTGACGTTCCAGACCGTCTTCGACGACTCCGTAGACGGCAGCGAGTCAAGAAACTCGATGCCTCCCGCATGCGTATATCGAAACTTGGCGACCGGCACGTTCTTAGTTGAGCCGACCGCCTTATCGTAGACGAAGCGACGAACCGTCCCAAGATAATCGATCTCCACCTCGAAACCGACGTTGGTCGATTCACGCTTGTGGTAGTTGTTCACGAAAAGCTCGTAGACACCTTCGGGCATCTTGCGTCGAGATGTGTAGAAGATGTTCTCCACCGGCTCTCGCGTCGTCCCGCCGCCAGCGTTCATGTCTACGTCGAGCTTACCGCCGGAGCTACGATCCTCACGGTGGCCGAAATAGATGTGCTCACCGTTCGGCTGGCGCATATGCAGGTCGAGGTCATCGTAGTTGAACCACGCTAGGCGGCAGCAGAGGTCGCCCGTGACATTGCCGCCAGCACGCTTAACCCGCTCTTTGATCGAGTCGGCGACATCGCCGTTGTAGGACCAACTGAAGTTGTTATCCCACTTGAACAGCTTGCCTCCGGTCGGGTCGACGGGCGCGATCAGGCTCACGAGGTTCGAGATGTGTCGGTTCTCGACCATGATCTCAACCGACTGCGCACGAGGAACGATCTCGCTCATGAACTTGTCGACAGGAATTTCATCGACGCGGTCAAGGCTCGGCGTGCGTCCCACCTTGGTTTCCGAGGCCAGCACATCGAATACATCACCCTCGATCATCGACTTGCGGGCCGTGCGGTCCGCAAAGATGATGTCGTTGACGTTGATATCAGCGAGACGCGCATAACGGCGATCCAGCGCTGATATGAGTCCCAGCGATTCGAGTGTCGCCTTGGCGTTCTCGATCATCTTCTTCGAGACCAGGGCTGTTGGACGCTTATAGTTCGCGGGCGCCATGACGGCGTCGAACTTGCGGACCGCCTGTTCGAGTTCGAGGCCTTCCGATAAATCGATCAGCAGCGTGCCGATGGAAGTGTTACGCACCTTGGCCACGGACGCGGGAACCGTATTGATCTTCGACCAGACGAAGGCGCTCTTCTCGGCAGTCGTCGCCTGACGCTGTTCGAGCTTGCGGAACTCGGCCTTCAGCTTGCGGAACGAATCGACCACGAACGTGTGCTCAGTCCCACGATAAAGGGCGTTCTGCGCGATAAGGTCGAGAACGGTGTCGACGGCTTCGTCCGTGATCTCCGTCAAGCTGCGCAGCATGACATCGTAAAGCGCACGCGCCTCCGAGCGCTTCGGGCCGATATCGACGCCCCGGCAGACGAAGTCGTTCGGAATCTGGACGTGGAAATGGTTCCACGTCTGCACCTTATCGAGGACTTGCTCGAAGCTCTTTTCCGTACCCGCCGACCGTTCGGTGTGCAGGAAGATGTTGTCGATGGCCTTATCCTTGACAAGCTTTGCCATAGCATCGGCCACGACCTGATAGGCGGGCTCGCCGGGAATTTCCACATCCCAGATGCTGACAACCTTCCCGTTCACAACGGCGACAGCATTGCCGACGGCACGGATGAACTGACGGCAGCAGGAACAATCGTGCTCAGTCCGCACGCGGACAAGCGGGTTCGTCCCCGGCGGGAAGCTGTTGATATAGGTGTTCCACAGGTCATCGCCTGTGACATCGGCGCGGAACAACGGCTGCTTACGCAGTGTTTCGAATTGCCCGCCAACGGCTGTTTTGAACTGGGAGAAGTTCATCGGTGCTCCTATCTTGCACCGACATTATTAGCACAGGCTTTCGTTGTCAACACATTTCAACGATGGCCGGATATGTCCGGATAATGTCCGGCTAATTCAAAAAACTTAATAAATTCAATAGAGACATGCCGTGAAGGATGTCCAGCAAATGTCCGGATATGGCCGGATACTCGAAGAAAAACCCGCCAGACCGAAGTCGGGCGGGTTTTCTCGCATGGAGCGAGAGGTTGGATTCACACCAACGTCCTCGTAAGCGAAACATTACCGCAAATGAATGCGGAAGAGGCGTCGCCGCCAGAGTGCCCTTAACCTAGACCACTCTCGCAGAATGCTTGCTTGACAGGCTGAGACTACACCTATCGACAACCGTACTTCCGAAGCTTATACTGCCGGTGCGACCCTACAGCTTACCTCGACATCCACCCGGTGGGCTTTAACCCCTCACCAAGTCTACGGTCAACGCCGCGATTTATAAAGCGCTTGCATCGGCGCTGTCGTCACAGACTACTCGGCATATCACTTCCCGCCTACTTGACGCAGTTCGAGGGAGCTACCCTCTACGAGTTGTTCCTTACCGACACCGTCAGGTTTGCGACCCTTCGATGACTGGATTACCCGAAGGCTCCAGCGTTAGGCGTCTTTCGTCTATGACCGAACTCGGACTTTGCTTTTAGCGTATCGGGTTTCGAACCCGAGACAACCACCTGTCAAGGGTGATGCTCTACCAACTGAGCTATGCGCAAACCCACCATGACGAGCCGAGTTCCGTTGTTCCAATCCCTTTTGGGGACCAGAATGCAACCCGCCACATGCCTTTCACCCCGCTAAGGACTACTCGACTGTCGTCAAGGACTTCGGTTCCTTACCTTTAGGGCCTTTTTGGACCCATGGGCATATTACCGCCTCCCTCTGGACTACGCCGCGCTCTTGGCCGCTAAGCCTTAAACTGCGCATCACAGCATTACCTGTGACACTCGGCGTCTCAAGACATTGACCTATGGGCTCTGGATCGTTTGGACAGGAGCTTCAGGGTTCCACCCCCTCTACGATACGAGCCGCTTATCGCGTCCACCCGCATCCGCCGCTTTCGCGGTCTCCTACGATCTTCGAGCTTGTCTCATACACCTCGCAGCGTATAAGCAGGAGGTCTCCCTCCTCGGTCTGTCCGGCTTGCTATTTCTCCAAGATGGCCACGGGGGTCACCAGAGAGAAGGTCGGGATTGGCGTGGGGGCCTCACCCTGTCAGGGAAACCGGATCGCTCCGATGTCCCCGCCGCAAGCAGTGATGAGATACTGCCTGAGCCCGCTGGAAAGTGCAACAGAAAAATGTGTTTACGATGAAATTTTTTCATCCACATGTTATCCACATAAACATTGTTGTTGACGACGTGCACACGATGAAATAGTGCGTAGGATGCGTCGAAGTCCTGTCGGTCGGCCGATTTGGCGGGGCTTCCTTACGCGGATGATGTAAGCCGGGGTGCGGGGTTGAACCCGTACGGAGGTGGATCGGGCGCCGCGAGAGTCTAACCGTCAGGCGCCTGCCGGGGACGACCGACAAATAAGCCTACGACCGATATGGGGACGCACCACATTCTTACAGCGAGTACGACATGAGCCTTTTTCAACTCGGCGACTTCACCCTTGCTTCCGGCGTCAAGAGCGCGTGGAAGATAGAATGCGATGCGCTCACCCCAGACGATTGGTCCGCGCTGGCTAAGATGGCTGTAGAACGCCTGCCAGCATTTGGTGAGGTCGAAGGTGTTCCGCGTGGCGGTATTCCGTTTGCTGATGCACTCCGTATATATGCGACGCAAGGCCCACTGCTTATCGCCGAGGATGTCGTGACGACCGGCGGTAGTATGGAGCGCTTTCGGGCCGGTCGCGACGCTATCGGCATTGCGGTTTTCGGACGGGGGCAATTCCCGGAATGGATTAATCCCTTGTTCCGTCTCAGCTAATAGTTGTTGTTGACATACCGGCAAGAATCGATTATAAACACGAAATCGTCGTAATTCGGTTTACGGCGTTGGCGGCAAGACGGGGCTTCGATGCCCCCGCCTCCACCACGAACACCTGATCTGCTAACCTTCGGGGACGCAGACCAGACGAAAGCCATCTGTCTGAAATCTGCGGATCGCCTCAGGCCTCCGGAGTTGAGAAGATAGCTGGATAGCAGGTGTTCTTGATGGGGGCGATTTGGTTTCGATTGGCGCTGACGGATGTGGGACGCGACGGTGGGTGACCTCCGCCTTGTGCGGTCGTGAGGATCGGAAATATGGAAGTCCTCGGACGTTCCTGATCTGTCCAAGCGCGGCAAGAATTGGGTCAGTCTTGACAACTGTCAACGACAACACCGCTCCGGTTATGGAGACCCTGCTCGCTGCTTAATCGCAGTTAGCACGGGCTCAGGGGACGGCCTTGGAACAGAAGGTCCCCACTCTACCCCGAGACTTCCTCCCCGACATTCGAACTTAAACCTCTGTGGGAGACATTCATTTGTCCAGTCATACCGTCACTGTAATTCCGCTTTCGGCCGTTCAAACCGAACAATTTGTCCAGCTTCCGGTTAATGCCGAGATCATCGGCGTCACCTGCCTGAACAACGCCCCGGCGCTTCTCAAAGCGACCCATGGCGAGGCCGATACAGCAAATCGGGTTCGGTTCTTCGTGCACGAACTAACAACGTCGACCAGCTTCATCCCGCCCGAGTACTACGAGATCAAGGGCTATCCCACCAACGGTACGAAAACCTGGGCCGTTTATTACGACGGTCGCGGAGTCGTCTAAACAAAATTGCTTGACAACGTCACTGACATATAATATGTAGTGCAAATCAGTTTCCAGCGGGCACGGACGCAAGTCCACCTACGATCCCTAAACGCGTTAGGGGGAGGCGCTAGGAAAAACGGTCGGTGGTGACATCGGCAAGCGGCGACCGGGGAAGCGAGGCCCCACACTCGGAAGCTGCGAACTTTATTTACGCAGGCGGATGTATCCGAAAGGGTAAGTCCGTCTCCGTAAGTAAATTGACGCGGGATGGAGCAGCCCAGTAGCTCGTCAGTCTCATACGCTGAAGGTCGCCAGTGCGAATCTGGCTCCCGCACCCAATTAGGTTCGTACGTCGGAGAGAGCGTGCGGCCTTAGGAGTTAGTCAGCGACGGCTGCTAACTCCGCATAAATTTACGGGCAGGTCGGGGCGAAAGTCAAGGCAGGCCCTCCAAAACGGCTCGCCTGCCATGTGTAGGAAGAGTATTCGGGATCGTTTCGGCAAGACCGGGACGGTCCCAGCAATATCCCCGCGAGGGAACGAACGTCGGAAGTAGCGGACGTGACAAGCTGGAGAGGACAGCACTTCAGGGGCCAGATGATGGGTTGGCCTTTGGTGAACGCCGACCCCGAGGCGTGACGGCGAGAGAGAACGCACAAATAGATAAAGGCGCGGGAGATTTGTTACCCCGGCTCATCTATTTAGCGTCAGTGAGGTGAGAACGCCCTCCTCATACACCGCCTAGGCGGTAAAGTAGGCTCAGGCCGAAGAGATGCAGGATTCCATGCCGTTCGCGGGTGGATGAAAACCGGGGACCCTGCCGCTGACGATTTCATAAGCAAAAACCGCCGCCACCTTGGCGGCGGTACGCTCATGGGATCGTCATGAAAGATTACGCAAAAGACCTCCGCTACATCGCTGTTCAGACTGGCGCCGATCTTATCGCGCTGGCTCGTCGTCTCGGACAACAGCGCCCCGAGCAAGACCCTATAGCGAAGTACACATGGAAAAAGGCCCGCCAGTAGGCGGGCCTTTGATTCATTCAGCGATGCCGCACATCAATGGATTGTCGATGTGACCCTCGTAGACGTGGACCGGCTGTCCCCAAAGACGCCGGACATGTTTCATCATCGGCGTTGGATCGGCGATCATACGGTTCTTATGTGGCGTCCACCTGATCCACAGGCGCCGTTGGTCGTCCACCCGGAACACCTCCAGCTTCGGCACGTAGGCTTCGCGTTCGTGGCTATCGGCCAAGGTCTCGCGGATGTTGTGATAGCCCTGCTCGTTTTGGATCGCCTTGACCTGATATTTGTCGTCTTCCCGGTCATCGAACACGTGGAAGAAACCAAAGTCGCGTATGACCTTTGGCGATAGGAACTGCCGGATCATACTTTCGTCGCGGTAATTGGCCACGATATCCTTGATCACCTCACGCCCGTTGACGCCGGTAAGATCAGGGAACCACTGTTTATCCTCATCGGTCGGATTTGCGCAGATGCGCTCGACATCCCGAAGAATCTCGAAGCCAAGCTTGTACGGGTTGATGCCGCTGTATCGCTTGTCGTTCCAGCGGGGCTGGAAGAGAACGTTGGCGTGCAGCATCAACCACTCTAGTTGAGAGCCGTCGGTGATCAGGCCCTTCTCATGAAGACGGTTCATGATCGTGTAGTGAGTCCACGAGGCAAAGCCCTCGTTGGCGACCTTGGTCTGGCCTTGCGGATAAAAATACTGGGCGACCTTCCGGACGATACGAATTAACTCACGCTGCCACGGCTTTAGCGACGGCGAGTGTTTCTCACAGAAATAGAGGATGTTTTCCTCCGGGCTCTCCGGGAAGAATTTATCGTCTTCCGGGGTCTCCTCCTCATCGGGCAAAATTCGGTAAAGCTCGTCGACCCGCGATTGCAGGTACCTCTCGCGTTCCTTCTGACGCTCGCGCTCTTTAGCCAGGGAAATCTTCGATGGACGCTTATAGCGATTGATGCCGTAGTTCATCAGCGCATGGCAGGAGTCTAGGAACTGCTCGACCTCGTCGTGTCCGTGCTTGAACTCGCAGTCGGCGACATAATCCTTAGCGAAGATCATATAGTCGACGATACTCTCAGCGTCGGTCCAAGTTTTGAATAGGTAGTTGCATTTGAAGAACGAATTATGCCCGACCCCAGCGTGCGCCATGACCAGCCCTTGGGTGGTCATCGTGTTTTCTTCCATGAGATAGTTCACACACGGAGAAGAATTGATGACCAATTCATAGGCGAGTCCACTCGCCCCTGACTTGTATGATTGATGCTGCGCGGCGAAGCTCTTACCGAAGCTCCAGTGATTATAATAGATGGGCAGGCCGATGCTCGAATAAGCATCCAGCATCTGGTCGCTGGTGATAATTTCGAACTGGTTTCGATAAATGTCGAAACCAAGCTCTTCGTCGTTGATGGTTTGAATGGCGGCCCAAGTCCGATTGATCCGGTCGAAGGTCCACTCACTGTCCGTCCACAGGGGCTCGGTCATTCCCTATCCTTACTGAAAAGCTTACGGAAGACGCTGATGACCTCTTTGTCGTCATCGATCTGCGCCATATCCATGTTCCGGTGTTTGAGGTTGGCGATCTTGAGCACCTTCCACAGACCCTCATCGTACATCAGCGATCCCCAGAAGGAGTGCTTCTTGTAGGGGTGCGGGACCTCGATATAGTTGAAGTGCTGGCACATCGGCAGGAGCCTATCGAGCGCGCTAAGCACGACCGGGTTATCACTGTCGGAGTTATCACCGTCACTGACCTGCGCGAGATAAATATTCCAATCATCGACCGGGTAACGCGCTGAGATCACGCTTTGGACGACTTCGTAGGCCGTAGAGACGACCGTCCCGCCGCTCTCCCGTGAGTTAAAGAAGGCATCCTCATCGCATTCGATGGCCGTGTCGTGGTGCCGAACGAAAACCACGTCGATGTTGCGATACTGACGGCGGAGGAAAAGACTGAGCAGTAGGAAAAATTTCTTGGCGATGGTTTTCTCGCGGTTACCCATCGAACCCGATACGTCCATCACGCAGATCATCACTGCCTGGACGGAGGGGCGGGGGTGTTTGACGAAATTGTTGAACCGCAGATCGACATCGTCGAGGAAGGTGACGGCGTTCGCGCGCCGCCGCAAAACTGAAATCTGCTCTTCGATTTCAGGGATCGACGCCCTTATGCTGTCGTGAGTTTCCGGGTGCAGTCCCAGATCAAGGATTTCCTGATATTGGGCTAGCTGCTCTTCCAATTCCTTGATCTTGGCCATCTTCGGCGACCGCAAGGCGATCCTTCGGCCGAGGCCCGCGATAGCCGTGCGTTCAACGTTGAGATTGGCGGGGATGCCGACACTGGTGTGTCCGGCGCGAACGGTGTCGTATTTGACCACATTTTTCTCTGACTGCTTGACCATGTCCGGCAGTTCGAGGTCTTCAAAAATGATGTTCAGATACTCGTCGTAGGACAAGGCAAAGTCGAAGTCGTCTTCATCTGGACCGTCTGAGGAACCGCCGCGTCCCATGCCGTTAGGGTCGCTCTCAGGCTTATAGATGCTGTCGCCCGGCACGTAGTCCTTGTTGCCCGGCAGGACATAATCGTATTCACCGAACTCGCGGTCGTGATGAAATTGCGGCTCGTCGATCCCGTCATGCGGAATGGAGATATCCGCATCGGTCGTGTCGTTGATGGACCGCCCGGCGATCTTACGCCGGGCGGCATCCTGAATAGACTTCTTAGCCCGGCCGACAAACCGCTGACGGTTGTTAAGCGACTTTCCTTGCGGGTTTTTGCGTCGGTCGATGATGATACTGGACAACGCGTTATCCCTTTAAGATAGGCGGTTGATTATGCTGCTCATAGTTCGAAGGGTATCTTGTGCTCGATCTTGAGCGGCAGGTTCTTCACGTCGGAGCATTCGATGAGGGCGCAGTCGCCGGGCATAACCTCAGCGAGAACGCGGCGACTGCGAGTCCACACCACCACCATCTCATCGCCTAAGTTCTCAAGCTTAAGCAGCAACCGCCACCTGTCTTTCGATCTCAGCCACTAGCTGCGGCTCCGGCGGCTGCCATGACGGCGGCTTCATGACCTTGCCATCTTCTTTGAAGCGCGGCTTGCCGTCTTCCCAAAGCTTGGCCATGTTAGCGCCTTGGACGATATCCCAGAGATTCCCAGGCTGTACGCCCATGACCACCAGACCGCCCATTGCGAAGTAGAGGATGTCCAAGAAGGCGTCGGCTTGGTCGACGATAGTTGTCGCCTCGCCGAGTTCACGGACCTCTTCCTTGATCCATTCCGACCGCCGCGTGACCTCGAATTCATTCATCAAGGTCGGCCCGTCGGGAGCCGGATGGTTAAACGCGAGGTGGAAGTCGCGGACTTCGTGCCACTGTTTATTCACGCAGTCCGCCTTTCGGATTTCCGCTGCTCGTTTTTCCACTCTTCGAATGTATTGTATTGCACACCGTAAGCTGCATTAACTACAACCCCGTTCGAATGCCTGACATCAAAGCTGTTAGAGTCAGCGGCATCATTAATCCCATTTGCTGTAATGGGCATTAAAGTTCCAGACACATTAACGGCCCACCCAATAACCGGTATTGAATGAATGTAGTAACCTTCAGATAAATTTTCGTCAGGCCAGTATGATATTAAGTCAGTATCGGGCGAAGCGGCGAACGTCGAAACTATAGGACTAATGAAATCGTTCAATTCATATGAACTGACCTCTATGCTTCGTTCGCCCTTAAGATATACATAATGCCTGTCATTATCTAGTTTCTTGGATATCTCTGTTACCCTACTGATTGGGTAATAGGCTCCATGAATATCTTTAAGAAATGCTGTCATTTTATCCGGCCTTCCGAGTGCGTTGATACCATTCCACCACGCGCCGGACCTGACGGGGGGTGTAGCCCTTGGCGCACATCCGCTCGACGAAGTCCTTGTGCTTCTGTTCGGTCTCGCGGTCCTGCTTGGCGCCGAACGAGATCACCGGCAGAAGCTCTTCAACGGACGAGAACATCTTCTTCTCGATGACGCGCTTCAGTTTCTCGTAGGCGGTCCACTTGACGATATCGCCTTCACGGGCCTTCTTCCGCAGAACGAAGTTCACGACCTCATGGCGGAAGTCCTTTGGGTTGGCGATACCCGCTGCCTTTTCGATCTTCTCAAGCTCGTTATTGAGGAGTTCGCGGTTGAACAGGTTGCCGGTGTCAGGGTCCTTGAAGTCGATCTCTTGCATCCAGTGATCGGCGTACTCAAGATAGCGGTCGAACAGGTTCTGGCCGAACTCATCGTACGCCTCAAGGTAGGCCGTCTGAATTTCGTTACCGATGAAGTCGCGGTACTCCGGAACGAGGCGTTCCTTGATGTAATTCAGGTACTTAAGTTCGATCTCTTTCGGGAACTGCTCGCGGCGGATAGCGTCTTCGAGCACTAACATGATGTGAACCGGGTCCGTGGAGACCTCATCGCTATCGTAGTTGTATGCCTTCGAGAGGATTTTGAAGGCGAAGCGCGTCGAGATGCCCGACATACCTTCATCCATCCCGGCGTCGTCGCGATATTCCTGGACCGATTTGGCGCGGGGATCGGTTTCCTTGATGTTCTCGCCGTCGTAGACGCGCATCTTGGACCACTCATTCGAGTTCGGGTGATCCTTGAGGCGGGAGAGAACGCTGAAGCGAGACAGCAGTCGAAGGGTCTCAGGCGCGATAGGAGCCTTCGCAAGGTCCGACGATTGCAGCATCTTTTCGTAGATGGATTGCTCTTCAGTGACCCGCAGGCAGTACGGAACCTTGACCACGCAGATGCGGTCGATGAAGGCTTCGTTGTTCTTGTTATTCTTGAACGTCTGCCATTCGGCTTCGTTCGAGTGCGCCAAGATCATGCCATTGAACGGGATAGCCGAGATCGCTTCGGTGCCGACGTAGTTGCCTTCTTGCGTGGCGGTCAGCAGCGGGTGGAGCACCTTGATCGGCGCCTTGAACATCTCGACAAATTCCATCAGGCCTTGGTTGGCCCGGCAGAGCGCGCCGGAGAAGGCGTAGGCGTCAGGATCGCTTTGCGAGAAGTGCTCCAGCTTGCGGATGTCGGTCTTGCCGACGAGGCAGGAGATATCTTGGTTATTCTCGTCGCCCGGCTCGGTCTTGGCGATGCTGATTTGTTCGAGACGCGAGGGCCAGACCTTGGCGACGCGGAACTTGCGGATGTCGCCGCCGAAGCCCTTGAGGCGCTTGACCGCCCATGGCGACAGGATCGATGAGAGGTAACGACGCTCGATGCCGTAGCGCTCGCTTAGTTCGGTAGCGAATTTATCGGCAGGGAAGAGGCCGAGCGGGCTTTCGAACACCGGGCTCATCTCTTCGCCCGCGCATAGGACGTAGATGGGATAGGACTCCATCAATTCCTTCAGGCGTTCAGCGATGGAGGATTTACCGCCGCCAACCGGGCCGAGCAGATAGAGAATCTGCTTACGCTCTTCGAGGCCCTGCGCCGATTGACGGAAGTAGGCGACGATACGCTCGACGGTATCTTCCATGCCGTAAAAATTGGCGAAGGTCGGATAGATGCGGAGCGTCTTGTTCAGGTAGATACGCGACAGGCGCGGATCGGTCGAAGTATCGAGCTTAACCGGCTCGCCAATTGCCTTGACCATCCGCTCCGGAGCGGAAGCATAAGCCATCGGATCAACTTTGCAGAGGTCTAGGTAATCTCCCAGGTCCATGTATTCGACTTGGGACTTTTCGTAGTTGTCTCGAAAGAGATCAAACAGCGACGGTGCGGGCATCAGCGGGTTACTCCAAGCTACCCCGCCAGACCACCACCTTTCGTGACCCGTGTCAAGAAAACTGACACGGAATGTTCGTGATAATGACCTGCGACCTTTTTACAGGCCGGTTTCGATGACGAAATGTGTTGACAACTGACGCTTGTTTCCGTATGGTCCGGCCTCATTCACAGAGAACAAGGACGATGGTACAGGAACTCGACGGTTTATATGGCGGAAAGATTAAGGCGTGGACCGATGGTGTCGCCTTCGAAGATCGTGCGCGCGAGCAGGCCTCGAATGTCGCCGCCCTGCCGTTCATCTTCAAGTACGTCGCGATCATGCCGGACGTGCACGCCGGGTACGGCGCGACCGTCGGTTCCGTCATCCCGACTAAGGATGTCATCATCCCATATGCGGTTGGCGTCGACATCGGCTGCGGGATGACCGCTGTACGTACGTCGCTGACGGCTTCGGACCTGCCAGACAATCTCTTTGATATCCGGACGGCTATTGAGCGTGCCGTTCCGCACGGCGGACCGGGCGTGAAGGGTTCGTGGTCTGAAGCCGGTCGCGGCGGCGTACCGACGCGAATCGCCAAGACGTGGAATCAGTCAGGTCTTGCCGACGGGTTCAAGAAGCTCGTCGAAAAGACGCCGACGCTCGAACGGGCGGCGACGGTAACGCAACTTGGCTCGCTCGGCGGCGGCAACCACTTCATCGAGCTTTGCCTTGATGAGGACAACCGTGTCTGGGTGATGTTACACTCAGGCTCGCGTGGCGTCGGCAATGTGATCGGGACGCAGTTCGTCGCTGAGGCAAAGGAGCTTCTGCTTCGCCGTGGAGTAGTTCCGCGCGACCGTGACCTTGCCTACCTCCTGAAGGGCGAGGACGCCTTCGACCGCTACGTCGAGGCCGTCGAGTGGGGACAGAACTTCGCTCGCGTGAATCGCGAGATGATGATGATCCGCGTGCTCGAAGCGCTGCGCAAGACCGGCTTGCCGTCCTTCCAGACGGATAAGGAAGCGGTCTCGTGCCACCACAACTACGTGGCGCGTGAAACGCACTTTGGCGAAGACATCTTCGTGACCCGTAAAGGTGCGGTGTCGGCTCAACTCGGCGAATTCGGGATTATTCCGGGTTCAATGGGCGCGCGTTCCTTTATCGTTCGCGGTAAGGGTAACATCGATTCGTTCTGCTCATGCTCCCACGGTGCTGGACGGGTCATGTCACGTGGCGAAGCCAAGCGGTCTATCTCGCTCGAACAGCACATTGCCGACACGGCGGGCGTCGAGTGCCGTAAGGATGATTCGGTGCGTGACGAATCGCCGAAGGCCTACAAAAACATCGACGACGTGATGGCGGCTCAGGCCGACCTTGTGGATATTGTTCACACCCTGAAGCAAGTCGTTTGCGTGAAGGGTTGACGTGTCGTCCTGTCTCCTGAAAGCGCCGAGGTTCTTTTCCAAAGAGGACGGGATATCCTATTTCAAGTGGATATCCCGTCTTCCCGGTTTCAGGGACTTGAAGATCGCTGGAAAGCATGTCTGGGTCGACTTCGAGGGAGCCATCCCGCCGGAGGCTAAAAAGGAAATCGAGGCCCTAGAGCGTCGCTATCTGATGTCGTCGCTAGAGGATTATGCATGAGCTACCGAAAAATCACCGTAGACGGCAAAACCTACGAATACGTCGTCGGGCGTACTCATCTCAAAATCAAAGGGTTCGGCCTGTTCGCGACCGCCGAGATCGGGAATCCCGTCCGGAAGGGCCGAAAGGCTCCAGGGATAGACGCTTGGGGAAGGCGTAACCGTGGCGATGCCTATGAAGCATTCGTAATTACGCCTGAGGTTGTTCGTCGTGTGATCAAAGGAGAATCCCTGCCTTTGGTCTTCCATTGCGAGCGGCATGGTGTCAGCACCTCCCGCCTAACTACTGATCCCTTCTCAGCCGAAATCTACGGTAAATACCCGACGATGGTGGACTGCGGAGAATGCGTCCAGAACCGTGCGTGGGAAATCTGAATGAATATCGCTATAACTGGGGAACCCATGCTCTGGACGGACGAACGCGTCGAGACACTTATGGCCATGCGCGCCAAAAGGATATCATCCGGCAAGATCGCGCTCGAACTCGGCGTCACCCGTAGCGCCGTAATGGGCAAGCTGAACCGCATACGGGCCGCTGAAAAAGCTGCCTTGGAGCCGCAGAAGATGCTTGTCAAACCGTTGCCCACGCCGGTCAAGATGGGGCCATCCGCGCCGCGTAGCTTTGGAGCCGTTGAGCCGCGCGGTGCGGCTACCGTCATGACCCTGAATCATACGACCTGCAAATGGCCCATCGGCGATCCTCAGAGTGATGATTTCACCTTCTGCGGCAAGCGCCCTGACAAGGGCGTATACTGCCCTGCTCACGCGAAGATCGCCTACAACCCTCCGCCGCGTCGAACGTCTAGAGCCACGGTAAATGCCTAAACCGAAGGTTACGCCTTTAGAGCCGATCATCTTGCCGAAGAAGCTTTGTCGTGCGTGTGGTAAAGGTCTCCTTAACGCTACCTTTGCTGGACTAGGATGGACGTGCTTGGCGGATGGCTGCACAGGCGGCACGCGTCAGGACCCCGCGCTTGAAGCGCCGAAGAAACGACGATCCCGGCAGGTCGAGCTATGAGGCCCGCGCCGATCATCGACAAGACGAAGTGGTACGTTCATGTCAACCAAGGGATCATCCGATCCAACTTCAGTAAAGGTACTGACGAGCCCGTTTTTCGCTACCAGAAGGGCGGCTACGGCAAACCTGTTTACGCACATGAACTACGCTTTGCGGGGGGTAGAACCATCGTCTCACGTAACGGCCTTCCACTCCTGCCTTGCGGAGCCCGCGTTATAATCGAATGTGATATCGAACCTGAGATTATCGAGCCATGAAGAAGCTTTGGTTCCTCGATATTTACCAGAGCAGCGATGTCGATGGCTGCCAATGCCCCACGTGTGGCCCAACAATCTGGGTAGTCGACGGCCATGACGACGCCCGATGGCTGCTCTGCTGTGGAACCGCCTGCACCGCCACGGCTCCTATCCCCCAAGGCTTTACCGTAGTTGGCGACTATCAAAAGTATGACTGAGAAACTAGCCCACAATGACATCGTGTACGTGACGGATCACGATGATGATTGGTCGCCATATGGACGTGTCTGGCGACGAGTTGATGGCGATAGCGTCGAGGTGATTTTTACGGACGGCGTGGTAGTTACCCTGAATGACAATCAGTTGACCCGTGAACCGAACTATCGAGGCTGCTGGATTTCTTACGGGGCGGAACGACTGGACGCCGAGGGTAACGACATCCGTCCGCAGAAGTGGTCGGCTATGCCAAACCTACGGCATTTGAAGCAGAAGGCGGGATTGTTGCGGAAATGACCCGATCACCCCTATGCCCAATGGATGAATGGGTACTCGTCTGGGACTCTCTCGGATGTTATTGGCAATCCCGTCACTACCTCATATCGGGACCATATACGACGGAGCGCGAGGCCAGGGAATGGCTTAAAAGCGAGGACGCTCTAGGCCTAACAAACGCCGATCCCTACCTTATCACCATAGACAGAGATCGCCTGCGCTGGTAGCCATACGCCGTTAAATCCGTGGGAGAGGCTGCTCGCACCACGGCCATCAGGAGACAGACATGGCCAAGAAAATCTTGGGCTACATCAAGCTACAGGTGAAGGCTGGGTCGGCGACGCCCTCGCCTCCTATCGGCCCGGCGCTGGGCCAACGCGGCGTTAACATCATGGGCTTCTGTAAGGAGTTCAACGCCCGCACCGAAAAGGAAGTCAAAGGCACGCCCCTGCCTACCGTCATTACGGTCTATCAGGACAAGTCCTTCACCTTCATCACCAAGACGCCGCCCGCGACCCACTATCTGAAGGAAGCCGCCAAGCTACAATCCGGTTCGAAAGAGCCCGGTCGCGTAGTTGCTGGTTCCGTCACCCGAACTCAATTGCGCGAGATCGCCGAAAAGAAAATGAAAGACCTCAACGCCCACGACATCGAAGCCGCAGCGCGTATCATTGAAGGCTCGGCTCGTGCGATGGGCCTCAAAGTGGTGGAGCGTTAATCATGCGCAAGCCATCAAAACGCTTTACCGCGCGGACCGGAGACCGAGCCGTTAATCACCCTCTCGAAGAGGCCATCCGGCTTGTGAAGGCGAACGCTACGGCTAAGTTCGATGAGACCGTTGAAATTTCCGTCAACCTGGGCGTCGATCCACGCCACGCCGATCAACAGGTGCGTGGTGTCGTTAGCCTACCGTCCGGTACTGGGCGCACGGTTCGTGTGGCGGTGATCGCCAAGGACGCCAAGGCGCAAGAAGCGGTCGATGCAGGTGCGGATATTGTCGGCGCTGAAGACCTCGTCGAGCGTATTCAAGGCGGGTTTCTGGCTTTCGACCGCGTCATCGCGTCGCCGGACATGATGGCGCTCGTCGGTCGGCTCGGTAAGGTGCTGGGTCCACGTGGTCTGATGCCCAATCCGCGTGTCGGAACCGTCACGCAAAACGTCGGTCAGGCCGTCAAGGACGCTAAAGGCGGGGCGATAGAATTTCGCACCGACAAGGCCGGAATCATTCACGCAGGAATTGGTAAGACGAGCTTTACCGACGATGCTCTGAAAGCCAACGCAGTCGCCATGATAGACGCGCTGAACAAAGCCAAGCCCACGGGGGCTAAGGGGACCTACATGCAGCGAGTCAGTCTCTCATCAACTATGGGGCCGGGCTTCAAGGTTGATTTAGCGTAGCGGGCGAGGACATGATGACCAAAAATCCCAGAGGGTTCGCCGCCATGGACCCAGAGCGTCACCGCGAGCTTGCCTCCATGGGCGGGCGGGCTCAAGATATCCGACTGCGCAGTTTCAGTAAATCCAGTGAAGTTGCTGCGGCTGCTGGACGTAACGGCGGCAAGAAACGTGCTGAGAATGCGGCGGCTCGCAAGGTGGCTGAGTTGGCTGCCAAGCAGGACGAGACGAACTGATTATTGCGCTACCGCAGGTCCGCGTCCCCCGACGGGGGAGAAGGGGGTAAGCGCTCTTCGACCCAACAGACGAAAAGCTCGGCTCGGCCGATCATCAATGCGGCTAGGTATTCATGCCGCCCGTCGATAATTACAAAGCGGTCTCCTCGCCATTCTCCCACGGCAGGAGGCCAAGCTGAGTCTGGTCCGAGGTTAAGAAAGCGTCGATATTTCTCGATCACCGCTTCAGGCGACATTGGTACCCTGCATCCCAGGATGCACGCGTTTATGTCCACCCAATCAGAACGAACGATCTGATGTGGAGCCACCCTGATGGCGCGGTCTTCAGCGATGCGTACAGGATTCACGGCAGCCCCTCAGGTGTCCAGAACTTCGGCGATGGTCTCTTCTTTAAGATAAGATGACTGGGCGATCCGAGAGTCTAAGCTCCCGTTCGCCACCAGATAGTTGACGAAAATCTTTTCGAACTTCGAGCCGATCCGACAAGCTCGGTCCTCGCACTGCGACAGCTTGGCCGGGACCCAGTCGATCTCCACAAAGCACACGTCAGAGGCTTTAGTCAGCGTCAGGCCAACCCCGGCGGCGTCTATGTTGCCGATAAAGACACGGCAGGTTTCATCTTCTTGAAATTGGTCGACCTGTAGCTGGCGCTTCTTGACGGGGGTCTTGCCGTAAATCACCGCTGGATTGTAGTCGGCGAGAGCTTCCCGCAGCGCCTCAACGACGGCGCTATGATAGGCGAAGACGAGGAGCTTGTTACCGCCGTCCAGTACGGTCTTGATCCACGGTACGGCTCCGGACAGCTTGGCTAGGCCGAGTTCCCGCCTGACGTGCGCGAGTTCTTCAAAAAGAATCGCCACCGCTGGCGGCTCCAGCCCAAGGACGGCCGACGCGTATTCAAGATTGACTCGGCGCGACCACGTACCGTTTTCGTCGTAATCCGCCTCAGACATACCGAAGTCAGCCATCTTGTCGACGATCTGCTCGCCGCCGACATCAGCGATAGCGAGCTTTTCGTAGAGCTTCAGCGCGTCGGCGAGTTCCGACTCGCGGGCGACCAGTTCACGAAGCTCCGGCGTGTCTAGGACGATCACGCCTCGCAGTTTCTGCGGTAGGTCCGGTAGCACGTTCTTCTTGAGGCGCCGGACCATGAAGCGCTCACGCATGATCGTGCCAAGTTCTTTTTTGTTTGAAGCACCCGACACATCCAGGCGCCCGAAATAGTCGTAGTGAGCTTCGCAGTACCGTTCCGTGAACTGGGTATAGCTCTTGCCCAACCCGTTGCCGTCCAGGGCGTGTACGAGAGGCCAGAGTTCAACAGGTCTGTTTAGAATAGGCGTACCAGTCAAGAACAGGCGTTTTTTGGCGTCAATCGGGTAGTATTTCGTGACTTCTTTGGTTTTTCCCTTCCCCTTTTCATGCTTACCGCCGAGGATGAGGATTGTCCGCAGGCTCTCCTTTGTCTTAAGAGCGTGACTTTCATCGACAACCAGTAAGTCCCAGTGGACCTCTTTGATCTGATCCAGGAATCTCGAAATAATATCGTAGTTTATAATGACTACATCGGTTTCGGGCCAGAATTCCTTGGTGATTTCCGTCTTGTATTTGGCTTTACCATTCTTGTAGAAACCGTCCGCGACCTTCTGCTTATTTTGGGTTTCAGCGATCCCGACAGTCACGTCCTTAGTCTTCCAACGCTCGACCTCCCGGCGCCAGTTCTCTTTTAGAGACGCAGGAGCGATGACTAACACGCGAGGGCGTAGCACCTTGAGGCAGTTCATCACGCCGACTGATGTCGGGCTTTTCCCGAGGCCGGGCTGATCGGCTATCAACGTGTCCTTGCGGAACATCGCATATTCGATCCCGGCTTTTTGAAATGCGAAGAACTCCAGGCCCGGTGGCGAGGGCGGATTGAACTCTGTTTCCTCAGCGTAGGATAGCTCTAGAGAGGCGTTATTGGCCCTATCGATCTGATCCAACAAGGCGACAGCGGCTGGCATCCAGCGGACGCCCTTGATGCTGTAGGCGGCATCCGCGTCTTTCGTTACCCATGCCTTGTAGCGCGGATTCCACGTGAACCCCGCGTTCTGGAATAGCGTGCGTTCGTCGAACGAGCCAATCCCAAGGAAGAGGTTGTCTAAGGAATCAATGCGCGCCAAGTCAGGACCGGATCAACTCATGCACCGGCAGGATGAAGAAGCGCATCAAGGCGTCATCGACGGTTGCCTGCGCACGCCCGCGCCAAGCCACCTTGGCGCTGGTCTCACAACCATAGACGCCAACGACCTCGATCTGTGAGGGATCGCGAAAAGCGGTCGACTGTGGATCAGTCAACCGCCCGCCGATCACAACATAAAGTGACTGGCTAGTTCCAGTCATCGTCGCTTTCATCTTCGTCATCATCATCCGGGAATCCGACGTATTCGATCTCGTCGTCATCGTTGAACTCCTCCGCATCGCCGAGGTCGATCACGCAGTCCATGTGGGCCAGGGCCTTGTGATCTTCGTCGATGTAAAGGGTATGCTCTTCGTAGACGCCAATCGGGCGGTCGCATAGAGGGCAGCAAGGGAGGGAGGTAACTGAACTTGACATAACGCAACACCCAATTAGTAGTGGGTGTATGTCAACATGCCTGACATCTTATGTCAAGAAATCGAACATCTTGAAGGCTACTTAGCGCGTGAAATATGTTCGTCAGCGATTTTAGCGGCTGCTTCGTAGCGGGCTGCGTTCCAAAGCCGGGCCACTTGGAGGAGGGCAGCGAACTTTTCCTCAAGATAGGCGAAGGTTGATGGCGCGTTTTCCGGCATGTGCGCAAAGCCTGTGCCGATCCCATCGGCTGGCCAGATTATGATCCCACCGTTCTTCACATGCTCGAACAACGGCTTCATATCGACATCGAGCACACGCTTTTGCGACTCCGTCGCGGTAGCTTCTTCGATAAAGTAGACGCCCGGCTTGTAAAGAGTGGCGACGCCGACGGCATTGGGCTCATCACGCATTTCGCCAGCCTGTCCCGCATATCCGTAGCGGCCGATGTTATCGCCGAAGACATAGAGGACCGGATTGCCTGCGGCGTAATTTCGCTGCGCATCCTCGCGCTTGTAAATCTTCTGGAAGATGATCACGACGGCGCGCTCCGCTAACTTCAATCCGTACTGATCCTATTCCGCCGTGGTGCTAGAATGTCAAGGATATACACACTTGATGTTAGAATCCTTGACGTTTTAGGGGTTTTAAGTATCATGAAATAAATGGAACAGGTGTGCACGTGTAAAGAGAAGGGGTCGGCATCAGATGCCCACATCATCTACGCCCCCACACGTAACCCCCTGAGGCCTAATGAATATAAGCCTGTATGGTATGGGAGGAAAAGTTGCCCACTACACAACCTAATTCGGTCCGTGAGAGAAGATACCGTAGGCGAGACTTCAACGACCTCCACGACGAAGTCATCAAAGACAAAACGAAAGACGAAAGATACAACGGCGGAGTAAGTAACGCGGTAAAAGCGGATTACATCTGCCGTGTCCTCGCACACCCTCGTGAAGCATTTGATCTCGACTTGCCGTTTCCTTACGAGGACTGGGCTAAGGAAGACAATCAAGGCAAGATCAATGCCGGATTGTACCTCTGCGATCTCCGTGTGCAGTTCTACGGCGCCGTCCTAGAACGCAGTCAAGACCCGCACAGTGAGGTGTGGTTGAAACACGCCGAGGCGGAATTCTGGTGCGAGGCTTTCAACACCTTGACCCATGTCCGTCAGTTCGGTTACCTGCTCGAAGACGACAGGGATATCAATTGACCACGCTTCCTATCTATGACGGCGCGATAAAGGCCCACAAGGTGTCCGCCTTCGTGAAATGCGGCATAGGCTTTGACATCATTCGCCCAGGCTATGATTCGCAAGGGAGGCGTCATGCCTCTTGGACCCAGATCGTTCACGAGGGCGTCCCTATCTATACCGCCCGTATGATGCTGCCGCTGGAAAAGTTCATCGCCCGCTTCGAAGAGAAGTGGGCTGAACACATCGGCGATGATCTCGTGCTTATGCGACGGGCTCTCGAAGCGACAAAGAACGATCACATGAACCGCTTCAAGGATGGCGTTACCGGGGAGACCCCGGCGCCGTCGTTATCGCGTGATGGGCAGGGCGAGGGGATTAACTACCTGTCATAAAAAACTTGGTCTGCAAGCGTTGACAACGCATTTAAAATGACTTAGATTCCAACCTGTGACGAAAACAGGAGGTTCTATGACAATCAAGACCAAGGCCCCGGCTAAGCCCAAGGGCAAGAAGGCCGTCGTTCTCAGAGGCGACGCCAAGAAGACCCCCGTCAAGCTGCGCGGCGATGCCAAGAAGCAGCCAAAGGCCGTCGTCGCTGACGGTTCTGGTGTCTATTCCAACCGCATTCGCGCTCTCACCAAGCTGTCCGTGTCGTCCAAGGGCGGCGGCGGTAAGGCCACGCGGGTGGTCCCCAAGGTGCGCCGCGCTGCTGTGCTCGAACAGGATCAGTTCGCTGAAGTGATCCGGGCGATTGAGGACTACGACCTCACCAACGCCGTGCGCAACGAAGTCATCATGCGCCTGTCGTTCCAAGCTGGCCTGCGCGCCAAGGAGATCGCCGGACTTCGTTGGCTCCCCAACGTCCTTGATGCTAAGGGCAAGGTCGCCAAGATGCTGACGGTGACTCACGACATCGGCAAGCGCTCACAGGAGCGGCAAATCCCGCTGGCTCCGGAACTGCGTAAGGCGTTGCAATATCTGCTCGACGAAGGCCACAACTCCGAGCACGTCATCTATCGGCTCAATCCTTATGACGGGATTGACGGCATTTCACCGAACGGCGTCGTCCAGACCGTCAAGCGGTTCTTCAAATACGTCGGTTACGTCGGCTGCACGTCCCACTCCGGGCGCCGCACCTTCATCACCAACGCCGCTCGGCGGGCCAATCTTCACGGCTCCTCGATCAAGGATGTGCAGGAAATGGCGGGACACAAATATCTCCAGTCCACCACTAAGTACATCGAGCCTTCGGATCAACAGCATAATCTGGTGAACAGCCTTTACCGTTAAATCCATGAAACTGATCATCATCGTACGCAACGAGAGCGACCTCTTCGAGGTGTTTGAAAAGGAGGAGGGCGTTTTCGTCGGCTACTTCAACGGCGTGCTGTCCGTATCGTCGGCCTGCCCTAACACGGCCTATCGCGGCTTGATCAAGAAGCACTGCGTCGAGCGTCCACAACAGGCTGCTAACGTCGTCGATCTAGCCCAAGAGCGAGCGCGGCGGCGCCAGTCTGGCTGACATTCAGAGTCAATAATCTTGACACCTCGCGCGATTTAGGGGAGGTTGGGGTTCCTCAAGAATTAACCCCCGCCCCCGTTCGCATGAATGTCAGATCGTCTAGATTTCCTTAACGCCGCTATCGCCGCTCATGACGGCCCGTACCTCTTCGAGGTTGAAGGCGAGCGCCAGCAAGTTGCCCGCAACGCTGTTCGCGCAATTGCCGAGAGCGCCGAGCAACTTCGTATTTCCCCTATAACAGCCGATAACAAGGTCTGTTTCTTTTTCCGTGTCCTCGAAGAGGTCGAGGAAGATACATGGATGGGCGCCCGGCTTATGCCGTCGATGGTCCTCCAGAAGGGGGACAACCTTCTCCTCTGCTGGGCGTTGGAAGAGCCTGTCGACCTCAGTGAAGAGGTTGAGGCCTTTGGCCTCGACTTCGATGAGGGATTCACTGAAGACGCTATCCCGACGCCGGGTACCAACGGCTGGGGACTGGTCGCCTGTGATCCTGATCGAGCCTACCCCCTCGACGAGTTTTACCGTGTATACGGTAACTCGGAGGAGGCCGCTGAAGGCAAGGCTGAGCCTGCCGTGGTCAAGGATAGCCCGCCAGAACAATTGGTCTCCTTGGGCAAGTACGGAGACGCGGATATCTTCGCCGAGTTTGACGAGAACGACCCTGCCCTCGCTCGTGAGATCGTCGTAACGCTCGGCGCTAGTCGCGATTCGGTGAAGTGGAAGCCGACGAAACTCCCCATCGGAGCCTTGATCGGTAAGCTCTGCCGACATGAAGAAGGCAAGAAGGATGGGTTGTCTGTCGTTCTCGCCGACATGGTTCCGGGCCAACGTAAGAACAATTCAATCATCGCTGAATACGGCGTCGGCCTCGATATCGACACCGGCATGCCCGCCGAACAGATAGACGCTGCGGTCAAGAAGCTCGGCATCATGGCAGTGCGCTACACCACGCACTCCAACGGCACGGTCTCCACGTCTTTCTCCAGAGACGCGGTCGTTAAGAAAACGGGCGAGACCAAAATCACCACAGAGGTGATGCGAGATTACCTACGTAAAGAACACTCCTGGGTCCCGGAAATCCTAGACTCGGTCAAATACGAGACCAATGAACATACCGAACGCGGTATTCAGGTCGTCATCAGTCACAAGCCGATGGCGAAGAACCGTCTGATCGTACCGTTCGCTTCGCCGTTCATCATCGCCGATGTCGCGGACACTCAAAAAAAGGCCTTGGACCTTTGGAAAGAGATTCCGCAAGGTCTCGCCGATCTGCTTGGCGGATTGCCGTTGGACACTGCCTGTTTGGAAGCGGCGCGTCTTTTCTATATGCCGCGTCACCCCAAAGGGCAGGAGTTCAGTGTGTCGCTGTTTGGCGGCAAGCTATTCGACTGGCAAACTCTGACGGCCAAATCAAACCTAGAAAAAGACCTCGAAAAACTGACAGGCGGTCGCAAGTCCGGCGGTCCTTCGACGGAACTGGGTCGAAAGCTGGGACGCTGGGCGATGACCAGCGCTCACGGTTTCCAGATCGCCACGGCCATCGAGGATCATCAGCCTGACCGTGTGCGTTTCGAAAAGGCTCCGGGCAATCTCGAAATCGAATGCCCGTTCGATGAGGATCACTCAAACCCCGGCGATCCGGAAGATCGGGCCTGTTTCGTGGTCAATGCCGGTGATGGCGCGGGCGATGCGTTCTTCGCACGTTGCCGCCATGATTCTTGTTCGGATAAAAATAACCTAGACATGCTCGGCAAGATGATCGCCGACGGATGGTTCGGTGACGAAATTCTGGCGGACGACAGTTATAACACCGCCCTGGTCGAAGACGCCCCGAATCCGGAAGTCGCCAAGCGCATTGTCAAAGAAGACGAAGCAAAGGCTGATTATCAAGAAGCCATCGAACCACTCACACCCACCTCAGATGCCGGTACAATCGAGAAGGCGATCAGACTCGTACTCGAAGCCAAGCTGAATCCCATCGAACATAAGCAGGCCCTGAAAATGATTCAGAAGGCCATCAAACACACGGCAGTAGAAATGAAAAGCCACATTAGATACGTCATGGGTCTTATCAAAGAGGCTGACGATGACAAAGACGGTAAGACCAAGAGTAAGTTCAACCACCTTGTTTACGAGTACGAAGGCGAGCCGCACTTCCACGAGGCAAGCGGCATCTGTCTTGAGGAACTGATCAACGCCTCTCGCGATCCGAAGGACAAGAAAACGTGGCTTGAGCCTCAGTTCTCTTGTCTCGACGAGCGATTGATGCGCATGCAATGGAATCGCGCTAAAACACGCGTCTCTTTTACACAACTTGATGCGACTTCCACGTGGGCGGAATTATCCGACCGGGTGGCTTTCGTTCGGGTCAGCGATGGTGTCCAAAGCAAGCCGCAGAAGGTTCCGGAAGATATCGCCAAGCACGTCTTCGTCACGGCCTACCGTACTTTGCCGCAGACGCCTGAAGTGCTTTACACGCCCTGCTTCACAAGCGCTGGCAAACTTATCACCGAACCGATGTGGTACACCGACGGTGATGATAACATCTTCCTCGTTGATACCGGTCTTCAAGTCGATCCTATTTCAGATGAGCCTGAAATCGAAGAGGTCGAAGAGGCCGTCGACTGGCTGGTCAACGATCTCATGGTCGATTTCGCGTTTCTCGATCACGATCTCGAAGGCAATGAGCGGGTCGAGCCTTCGCGGGCCAACGCGCTGGCAATGCTGATCACGCCGTTCATGCGGCGTATGATCAAGGGCGTGACCCCGGTCTTCTTCGTCACCAAGCCGATGCCGGGGACCGGCGGTACGCTGCTGGGCTCGATGCCGATGCTGATTTTCGACGGCGATAACGGCATGCCGCTGGCCTATTCCATGGCGGAAGACGAGATGCGTAAAATCCTCGTCTCGGCGATCATGGAAACTCGGACCTCGCTGTTCTTCGATGACGTGAAGGATTTCAACAACCGGACCCTGCTGCAATCGATCACGGCGCCGTCCATCGGTGGGCGTATCCTTGGCTCTTCGAAGAATGTCGAGCGGCCTAACAATTATATCTGGGGAGCCACCGGCAACAACCCTCACATCCTCAGTGAGATGGCTCGCCGCATCTGCTGGATCAGACTGAACGCCAAGACCGGGGATATCAACCAACGGAAATTCACCGAGCGTTATCGCACGGGGGAAGACGGCAAGCCCGAACGTATCGAGTTCAACAACTGGGTACTGGAGACTCGCGGTAAGACCGTCTGGGCCATCTTGACGCTAATTCAGCACTGGATCGCTAGCGGATCGGTACCCTTTACCGCCCGTTATCTTACCACCTTCGAAGAATGGGGGAAGAAGGTCGGCGGCGTTCTACAGGCGGCGGGCATCGAAGGGTTCCTAGACAATCGACGCGTCATAAACGTTGACCAAGATGAATCGGCGATACGTCAGTTCGTTGTTGAATGGTCCAAGAGCGTCGATAGCCAGCACGGGCGTCCGATGCATCTGAAGGCGCTGCTCGATCTGGCGGCGCTCAATGAACTGGATATCCTTGAAGGCAACAACGACGACCAGAAAAAGAGCCGGTTCCTGAAGATCGCTCGGACACTGCCGGGGCGCGTATTCAAGATCGGGAAAGTCGACTACATGGTTCACGAGACCTTGGACGACGAAGACAATTATGCCCTCATCTTGAAACTCAATGATCCTGAACCGGCGATAATCGCCGCAGAGTAAGAAAAAGGCCCCGAAAGGGGCCTTTTTTATTCGGGGAGTTTTAGTTTGAAGGCCGATTTCTCGATGCCCTCGACAACATCGTTCAAGTCCGGGCTGTCTGGCATGCCCTCATGGGCGAGGAGGTCAGCCAGAATGAGGATACGTTCGATGACCACCTGTTGTAGAGCGATGTTCAGCGTCGGCGGCATCGTCCGGGAGCCGTTCAGCCACCGGGTGATTTGGGCCTTGGAAAAGCCGATCTGCTTGGCGAAGTCTGCTTGCCAGTGAGTCCCGTAGAGAGTTTTGCCGACGCGCTTCAATAGGTCCGCCACCAGCGCCGAGTCTGGGGGGATCGTGTCGCTAATGTCTCCTGAAACCGTGTCTCGCGAATGTCCATCGGCGGTGACGGCTTGGGCTTCTTGTTCTTTTTGCAGCGTAGTATCCATGACATGAGTTCCCCGTAACCTTGCGGTTAGGCACTAGCTCCCGTTTTTAAGGAGAGCGGCGAATTTGAAGATATCCTGTGGTTGGTCCTGATTACGAGCGCGCCAAGCCGTAGAATTACGACCTACTTGCACCATTGAACCGGGACCGAGATATTCAGCCATCTTCAACAATTCATCGCCTACGGTCGTTGGGAAGTAGAAAGCCCGCGTGCCGCGCCAACCGACGTGCTGGACGACAGAACGGATAATCCCATTTTTCCGCAGTGATGTAACGATGTTCTGTAGCGTATTTTGCCTTTGACCGGTCATTTCCATCAAGTCAGTGATGGTCACGCCGGGGTTTGGCTCGGCATTTGTTCTCTTAGAGAGCCAAATGCGCCAGATGGCTTTATAAGTATCGAAGTGAGGGAAGGAAATCTTCGCGACCCCGCGAGGCGTCCGGACAAGAATGAAGTCCTGTCTATGACGCGTCCCGGCGGCGCGCATCTTTTCCATGCGTCCACCCGGATCAGCCTTGGCGACTTTTGAGGTATCGTCCCGAGGCGGACGGCGACGCGCAGGATGGGTCTCTACGACCTCTGCGGCGTTATCTTCCAACTCATGGGCCGAAATCTTGGTGGTCAAGGCTTTCTCCGCTGTGTCTCGGTCACATAAACCATTTCGCTCTGCCTGTCAACACTTTAGCACCGTAAACAATTGTTGACGGCTGGATTTCGTGTGGCATTGTGAGGACATCGTCCACTTAAAGTGACTCATAATCCCGATGTACAAGACTAGCGCCAAGACGATCCATCAAGCTCGCAAGCAATTCAACCGCCTCAAGACCGACGGCCAAGAGCGCACCCGCTTGCGCGATGTTATGGAATCCGGGAAACGCCGGTTCGGCCGTAAGATGGGGCGCACCAAGACTCCTGAGCAGGAATATCAAGCCCTGATCAAGGAAGGCATCGTGCGCGTCACCCGTCGTCGTGGCCATTACCCGCTGATCGAGGTGAAGTGGAACGACGGTTGGGTCGAGCTATCGACCTTCAACCTGACCGATGAACAGGCTGAAGAAGTCGAAGCCCGTATCGCCGCCGCTCGCGAAAAGACTGAAGCTGCAAGCGAGCCTAGCGATCAGACGGTGACGGCGTCCGCCACCTGAGTCCTTTATCGCCAAGAATTAACAATAGGGTAGCGACGGTCACGTCCATGGATTTTGGACGTGATCTTCACTCCCGGCGCCGCCTGCCTGCGCTTATATTCCGCCCGGTCAATCAAATGACGGACGCGGTTGACGACTTCTTCGGCATAGCCACGCAAGGCGATGATCTCAGCGCGGGACATCTCACCCTCGATCATCAGCATCAGAATGTCGTCGAGCACCGCGTAAGGCGGTAAGCTGTCCTCGTCCTTCTGGTCGGGGCGAAGTTCTGCCGATGGTGGCTTGGCGATGATCTCTTCCGGAACGACCTGCGCTTCGGGACCGAGAAACCCGTAATCCCTGATCTCACCGATATAGAGTTCATTACGCCAGCGGCACATTGCCCAGACCATGGTCTTGTAGCAGTCCTTGATCGGATTGAAGCCGCCAGACATGTCGCCGTAAAGGGTGGAATAGCCGACACTCACTTCCGACTTGTTGCCAGTGGTCAGAAGGAGATGACCTTCCTGATTGGAGATCGCCATCAGGATGTTACCCCGCGCTCGGGCCTGGATGTTTTCATCTGCAACGCCCTTCAAGTCTTGACGGGTATGCTCCCCGGTAGCGTCGTCCACAGCATAGTAATAGGCGTCACGTAGGGCATCCACGACGCCTTCAATGCCGATGGTGCGCATCGGCGCGCCTAGCCTCTTTGACCCCGCTTCAGCGTCGTCCAGGGAGCCTTGGCTGCTATACTTCGACGGCAGGCGGACAAGATGAACGTTCTGAGGTCCGATAGCATCCGCCGCCAATGCCGCGACAAGCCCGGAATCGACTCCGCCTGAATAACCAAGCACGACAGATTGGAAACCCTGCTTGCGCATATAATCTCGTAGGCCGAGCACGCAGGCTTGGTAGACCTCGCCAATTTCCTCAGCGTCGTCGACATAGCCTTCCGCCATGGTGACCGGGTCACGCGTATTGGTCAGGTCGGTTTCAAAATATCCAACCCCCTCGACAAACCGAGGCGCGAACTGGGTGCCTTCCTTGCCGACAAGATACGAGCCGCCGTCAAAGACAAGTTCGTCCTGACCGCCGAGCATATTGACATAGAGGAAGGGTAAGCCCGTCTCGGTGACACGAGCGCGGATAACGTCTTGCCGCTTCAACGTCTTGCCAGCCTCGAAAGGCGATCCATTGATGGCGATGAGGAAGGCGGCCCCCGTGTCGCGCAGATTCTCCGATACCGTCGGAAACCATGCGTCTTCGCAGATCATCAACCCAAGCCGATACCCACGCCACTCGAATGAATTATTACCATGCTCGGAACGGCTGAAGACGCGTTTTTCGTCGAACACGCCGTAGTTCGGTAGCTCAGACTTAACCACCACGATATTTTTGCCGGTGGTCGGGTCGACCAGAATGGCGGCGTTGTTGATACAGCCCGACAGGTCCGATAGCGGAGAGCCGAAGATCAAGGCCGCCTTTCGCCCAGAAGCCTTCACCGCTCTGACGAGTTCACTGACCTTGGCGTTAACCGCTTCGATGAAGCTCGCCCGAAGGACGAGGTCTTCCAGCGGATAGCCAGTCAGGACACATTCAGGCATGACGACGAGGTCAGCGCCTTGGTCGTCGGCGGTGAAGTAGCTCTTGAGGATAAGTTGATAGTTGCCATCCAAATCCCCAACGGTGGGGTTGGCGTGAACAACTGCGATCTTGATCTTCATCTCGTTTATCCGTTCAGGACGGCTTCGGCGTTGATCCGGTTGACGCCGCGCCGCTGGAAGTTCTGGTTGGCGACTTCGGTTGTGTTCGCAGCGATGGCGCGGGTCGCGTCTTCGATAACGAAGGTGTCGAACCGCAGACCGATGGCGTCGAGCGCCGTGAAGGCCACGCAATAGTCATAGGCTAGGCCAACGCAGAATACGCGATGGTAGCCCTTCTCGCGTAAGATTTTGTCGAGGCCGGTACCGACCTTCTTGTCATTGTCTTGGAACGCCGAATAGCTGTCGACCTTGGGGTCCATGCCTTTGCGGATGATGGCGAAGGCTGGATTGGTATTCAGCCCCTTGACGAACTCAGCGCCTTTCGTGCCCTGGACGCAGTGATCTGGCCAATAGGTGTCGCCGGTCTCCGAATTCTGCGCGAACGCCTCAACGCCTGCTGTGGAAGCGAAAGATGTGTGGCCCTTCGGGTGCCAGTCTTGGGTCAGCACGACGCCCGCGCCCGCAGCGGCGAAGTGATCGCTCAGTTTGTTGATGATCGGCACGATTTGATCGCCGTCTTCGACAGCAAGGGCGCCGCCGGGGATGAAATCGTTCTGAACATCGATGATGAGCAAAACGTCGGTTTTGAGAATTTCCATGAGGTGTGGTCCTTAGAATTTACGAAGAAGAGTATCGAGACGGGAGTTCTTGGCGGCGGTTGAGATCACCGCCTTCATGTTACCTTTCGATCCGCTAGAGAGGCGCTTGCCGGGCGTGTCCTTCTCCTGTGCAGGTGGATCGACGGGAGTCTTTTTTGTCATGCTGATCTTTCTCTTGTTAGACGACAACCGGAGCATCTTTGACGCCTTCGACGCCAAATACACGACGATAGCGTTCGATCTCTTCAGTCGGGCCGGTGGCCTTCGTGAAGTTGTCCGACAGTTTGACAGCCGGGCGCCCGTCAGCATCCTTGACCTTGCAGACGATGCTGATCGGCTTCATGTTGTCAGGGTCAACCGGATCACAGCCGATGAAATCGTTCGTCAGCATGGTCCCCCAGCCGTAGCCGTCACGGATTCGGCCATGGAAGTAGTTGTATAGCTCGACGATATCGACGCCCTGCGGCTCGAACCCATCGATCTTTACGTCAAGGCCATCGCTGAAGAGAACAAGCTTGTCGGTCGGAGCGATGCTCTTGCTCAGCCACCAATCGATGATCTCATCCCCGGCGACAAACGGGTCTTTTGAATCCGGGCGGTGTCCCGTCCAATAGGTCAGAAATTCCGGCGCGTTCTTCAGAAACTGGGTGGTTCCAAAGGTGTCGGGCAGGCATACCAGCAGGTTGCCGCGATAGTCGTCCTGCCAGAGCTTCAGCACCTTATACTGTGCCTGCGCAAGGTCGTGATCTCCCTGCGCCAGCGCGGCGACGGCCATCGGTAATTCGTGAGCGTTGGTTCCCTTGGCGTCGAGGCCGTGCCTATAGGCAAGGTAGGCGTTCGACGTGCCGGTAAACCGCTTGCCGAGCACTTCCTTCATCATCAGCACGCAGAATTCCTGCCACAGGAAGGAGTGGCGGCGGCGTGTGCCGAAATCCGTGATGCTCAGTTCCGGAAGGGTGGCGAGCCGTTGGAGTTTCTTGAACAGTTTGACCTTGGCCTGAGCATACATGATGTCAAGACGCCACTTCGGCATCGTCGCCAACTTCTTGCGATAACGAAGCTCGTTGACGATGCACATGGCGAAGGTTTCCCAGAGGGTCGTCTCCAGCCAGGGACCGTGGAAGGTCAACACAATCTGACCCGTCGTCTCGTGGATCGGATGGCCGAAACCGTCGTCCTCGACCAGAACTTCATCACTGAACTCATGTTCAAGACGATAATCACTCAGTTTGAACGAATGCCGCAGGTAATCCATGTAGCCCGGCGCGAAGATTCCGTCCTGCCCGTAGAACTTGTTGCCCTCCAACCAGATCAGGAAGCTTTCTTCCCACTCCAGGGTCTTGACGTGGTCAAGCTGGCGTCGCAGTTCGTCGATATCGATATCGTCCGCAAGCCGCACAGACTTGGTGCGGTTCTTGAGGCCGAAGGTCGCGGTCGTGCCGTAGAAATTTCGCCAGATGAACTGGTGCATCAGCAGTTTGTAGAAATCGAGATCGCCGAGGTGGCGAATGATCGGATCGAACGGAAAACCGTGATCGTAGGCGCGTTTTGCGAAGTCCATCTTAATTGCCCCCGTCGAGATGACGCAGCATTTTGTGGATGATCTTATAGTGATCTTCCATCATCTGAGACCGCTGCACGTCAGCCAGTGGGACCCATACGGCGCGCTTTGCGTCCGAGCCCGCCTTGATCTTCGGCAACGCCGTCATTTCACGCACGCGCTTCTGAAATTGAGCCGTGGTCTCTCCGACCCGTTGCGGCGGGACTTCCGGCTGAAGGTGGAAAAGAAAGGCGGTGGTGATCGTCCGCTTCCGGGTTGAGCGCATCGGGTGATCGAAGACCTCTTGATGCTTCAGCGCCTTTTTAAGGATCGGCTCCGGCACGGCGATTCGCGTTTCTTCCATCAATTCCTTAATGACGGTCTGATAGAAGGTGTCGTTCTTTTCGACGTGACCGCCCGGCAGCGCCCAGAGGCCCTTACATGGATAATCCCTCCGCTGAACCAGCAGGACATGGCCCGCTTGGATAACGACGGCGTCTGAGGTGACGAAATTTGGTGGATATTGTGCGGTATTCGTCTTCAGGTATTTGAGCATGAATTCCCGCTCGGCGCGTAGCTCGGCGAACGCGTCTGTATCCTGAAACTTCAAAAGAAAATCCTGTACCGCAACCGGGACTTGTTGGCTGATGGGCGTGCCAATCCAGCCGACGGTCGAGCGCCGTACGTCCCTCGCCAGAACGATTTCACGGATCGCGGTGGCGTCTAACTGTTCGTGATTGGGGACTTCAATCGTGTCCCACTGGGGGAACATCTTGATGTAATAGGAGGACTGGTCCTTGGAGTGACCGACGAGGCTTATCCAAGCATTTTCAGGAAGGTCGAAGTGGTCGAGCGCCCCTTCCGCACATTGCTGGATTGAAACGGTCCAGTCGTCATCGCTGTAGTTTGAATCCGGTTGAGCGGCGAAATCCACCCGCCCTCGTTCTTCTGCCGTTAGGCTGTCTTGGATCATACGCATCCGTTCAACATCGGTGAACGGAAGCACGTCCCAGCGGCGGGGCTGGTCGGCGGAGCCTATAACGATGAGGAGGTAGCGGCACTGCGCCAAGGCGGCTCTGATGACCGCAAGATGACCGTTATGAAACGGTTGGAAGCGTCCAATGAAGACGCCGAGATCGTAATGCACCGGTAGCTCCTACTCGGTTATGGTCGGTCGGCGAGTCTATCTCTATGACCGTTGACAAAAGCTTATGCTACGAAAAAGCATAAGTCAAGTTAAAAATCACCCGGCTTTGCGCCGTTTCCTCTGTGGCGGTTCCTCCGGTTTGACCTCGACATCGGTTTTCTTTCGCGCGCCTTTAACCGGATCGCCTGGATAGAGCCGCGCGGCTGCTAAAAAATCACGAAGTAAGAATGGCGGCGGCCTGCGTCCCCATTCAACTTCATCCATCTGTGACAGGACATCGCGAGGCGTGTTTTCCATCAGAAACGTCAGGTACGCGCGGTCGTCGTTGATCTCCATCATGGGCACGCGATTATCATCGATAGGCGGACCGAACTCGATGCCAGACGCTATATGATAGGTGCTGCCTTCATCGCTGAAAGCAAAGCTGCCGATAACGACACAGTCGACCATCTTGGCGCGCTTGCCTCCGGTGAAGACGCGGATTTTCTGCGTGGGTTCCGCCTTCTTCATCAGGATTGACGCCGCGCGCGATCCAGCGCAAGGAAGCGTTCAAGTTCTTTATCGGTGCAGTCCGGCAAGAATTTGAGGGCGGACTTTACGACCTCCTCGCCATATTCCATGACCAAGCGCCGTCTGGGCTCAGACAGATTGTCGTACCAATCGGTGAGAGCCTTGTCTGTCATGAGCGGACGTTACTGACAGGCGAGTTAGTTGTCAACTCTTTTCGACCTACCGAATCGGCTGAAGCGCTTAAAGAGGCTGGTCGCTTTTTCCTTGCCGGTGAACGGGTCTAGCCCTGCTTTTCGCCAGTGATCGTGAAAATGGTCGATCTTCGCCTGCCGGTCAAAGGAGACGCCCTTACTGACCGCGAAAGCTTCGTCCAGAAGCAGTCCGGACATATCATCGGCATGCCAAAGTTTAAACCGTGTGAGGAAGTGATCATGCAGCGGCGTGCCAGCATGCCAAAGCTGCCACGCATTCCTCAGGGCCATGCCGCCAAAGTGGTGAACTAGGGTCGGTTCGAGGTCGTACTTCGCCTCGACAAGCCGACCCAACGCCTCCTCGTAAGTCGCTGGGATCGGCTCGATTTTTACCGAGATTTCACTCTCCACCGGCAACTTCCTCGAACAAGGTCCCGAAGTCTCGCGCCGTGTAGGCCGACAGGGTGTCGTGCTCCAGTACGATGAAGCTGCCGATACGGCCTTGATGTGCCGCGCCCTCGGCCTGCGGAACGATCAGCGTGCGGACCGCATCAATCGAAACAGGCTGTGAGCCGATGGGAGTATAGACGCTATAGTCCTGCACCCACTCGGGCCATTCACTACGCGCCTGTCCCTCGTAGCGGAAGACCTTGATTTCAGACGGTCTGCGGACATAGGTCATCGGCTTTAAGCTCCATGTATTTGTGGGATCGGGACACGTGACTTACGGACTTAAAGCCGGTACCGAGCATAAATTGGTGGGGCATGGTCCAGATAGATTTACCAAGACACCCGCCGCCGTCCGTCTTGTTGTGCAGCCAGTATACCTCACGGCCAAGCATTTTGGCGTAATCAATCTCACGAGTCGTCGATTCGCCGTAGTACTGATTAACATTCAGCACGAGGATTGCATCTGACTGAGCAATCTTCTCAAGATGAATGACATCCAGCCTTCGCTTCTCTTCGTCGTCAAATACGTCGCCTGAGTGTCCAAACCCCGCCACTGAATAGACGATGTGACCCGCCAAGGTCAGGATGATATTCCAGTCCTGAAAGGCTTCGCGAAATTTTGTCGAGCCACAAAGGGTGATTTTCATCCAAACGCCCTCCAGACCCGCACGATCTCAGGCTCGAAATAAAGTGACGCGAGCACGCCGAGCGTGAAGGAGCAGCAACCAAGAATAAGAAAAGCGGGATTCGCCTTGAACGACGGTCTATTCACTGCGCAGCCCCGAAGGTGAGTTCATCAAGCTGACACTCTATGTCAGCTTGGCTTACACCGTCAAGAATTCGCTAGGAACTTTCGGAACGACAAAATGTCGCCCTCTAGCTGGGTCAGCATCGTGCGCGCCTGATCGATGGGACCGGCCGAGAGGATGCCTCGCAGTTGCTGGATTTCACGCGCAGTGGCGGCGGCGGCTTCGAGGTCGTCGATCATCTGCGCGATGAAGCCTTTACCCTCTTCTCTCGCCTGGGCGAGGAGCGCGAGAACGTATTGTGGGTTACGGCGTTGACGCGTTTCCTCGGTGCTGAAGGATTCGAGAGCGTTGTCGTTTTTATCAACGACCGTCAGGTGAGGTACGGACATCGGTTTCCCCATGAAATGTCAATATCCCCGACTCTAAGCGAGAGAATGACAACTGTCAACACATTTCGACCGGTGATAAAGTGTTGACAACAGGCGGAGGCTGATTATAATGAACCGAAGTCAGCGATAGGAAACTCTAATGGCCGCTTCGCCGCCCGGATGTGTGGAATTCCTGAAGGAATACAATCTTGCGAACGATCAGTTCGCTAAGGAAATTCTGAAGAACAACAACGAAGTCGTTCTCGGAAAGAGGGCGGCGACTCTTCGCGTTAAGATCGATGAGCCGACGTGGACGGCAAAGGCGGTCACTATCGCTTTTCACAAAGTCATGACGCTTCAAGAGCTACGGACCCTCATCGAGGAACGCTTTGGCGCCGTGAGACTCAAATCCGACGAACCGCTTCATCAGTCGTTTTATCGCTCGACCTATAAAAGCGATATCTTGAAGCGTATCGCAGACGGTAAGGCGGCTCACAAACGCATCTCGGGCTATCAATCTATGATTCGGCAAGCCAATCGCTTCGTCCTAACGAACGACACGCTTGAAGAAGTCTATCACTTGTCTCATCAGGTAGATAAACTCTACGACCGCTCTGCACTGGCGCGTATTCCCTTCGATACGGTCTTTATCGAGTACGACGGACACCACAAGGTCCGCGTCGGTCGAGAGCACGGCACCGTAATCAAGGACATGGACTACGACGACTACACGGACATTCCGCGTAAATCCGGTTTTTTACTTAAGCAACTTTATCCGGACCGCCCTGATGCATGGGTGGCCTTCACGGTGCATTCCGATCAGGTCGTTGGCGGCCTGACGCCGCTGGGGTTCTTGTTTGACGCCCAGTCAACGGAAGTCATGCAAGAAAGGCTTGGATGGAAGAATATCACCCAGACCTATCTCAAGAAACTTCCCGCCTTCATGAATGAAGATGCCCATGATGCCTTACAAGAATATAGCTGGGGTGTCTTTGGTCCGAAAGAAACAAAACCACCTGGGTGGGACGCCTTGACTAAAATGAGCGCCTACATCGAAGAGCCATTATGGGCGCTTCATTTCGAAAAATACTCATCTCGCACTGAGATTGAATCACAAGCCAAAGTGCTCGCTGATGTAATGCGCGAACACGCTGGCGACCTTCGTTTTCTCGTCAGCCTACTCGCCGTTATGAACGAAGTGCCGATTATCCTGAACCCAGTCGAGTCGCGGGGATCATTCATGGCTGGCGGCAAGATGCAGCCGTTCTTTAGCCACCGGACAGTCGGCATTGATCTCCCCGCGCGTTATCGTAAACAGCGTCGGACGAAGATCGCCAAGCTCATCGCCGCTGCGGTCAAGTCACGCAAACGCCGCCATCAGGTGCGCGGCCACATGCGGCGCTACTACGATAAAAACAAGACGCTGAAGAAAGAAGTCTGGATCAATTCGCATGCGCGCGGCGACGCCACACTGGGGTGGGTGCACCAGGATTGGGAGGTCAGATCAAAGCATGTTCCTTCGCATTAGCAATATCCTGATGCTGCTGATCCTCCTAGCCATACTCTGGTGAGAATGTGTTGACAAATGACATGAAATCCTTCATACTGAACACATGGAGGCATTTCATGACTCGGTTCGACCTGATCCACGTTGATCTTCTTGACACCCTGCGCATGCGCGGGCGGTTCGGCCCTGTCTCCAAAACTCAATATATCGCCGAACAGCCTGCCCTTGCAGCCGCCGAGCGTCGCGTTGGCGAGTTGTTGGCTCACGGTTTTGTTGCGCAAAAAGATCATCTACTGCTCGTGACCGACAAGGGCATGACCGCCCTGGACGCGGCGCGGCGCGCGTCCATGAACAAACCGCGCCGTACTTTTCTGGCAGAAGGGATCAAGCTGCTAAATGTTGGCTGAACTTTTTACGGACGAGGACGCCCCCGACCGGTTCGAATATCATCGTGAGATGAACGAACAGATCGGGGGCAGGCCTGCCGACGCCATTGTCATCGAAGGATATGCCGTCGAATGGGGCGTCCTCGATGAAGAGAAAGAGATCATCTATCGCGGCGCGTTCGCCCAAAGCCTTAAGCTAAGCAAAGGCGCTTATGGCGTCCTCATGCATTATCAACACCTTGAGCGCCATCCTATCGGCCGCTGGTCGAAGATCGTCGAGGATGACCACGGGCTGTTTTGTCGCGGAGCTATCTATCCGCGTCTGTGTCCGCTGGGTCTTGTCCATGAAGTCCTCAAGAAGCATGACCCGATCCGGGGCCTATCTCCAGGGTTCTTTTACCGCAACAGCACCAAAGGCATCTACACGACCTTCACTCGACGCCTGATACGTCGCGAGGTTCGAGGCGCGTGGCTGATGGAAGTTTCAGTCGGACGCGGCCCTGTGCAGCCCTCGGCGGCGTTCACCATCGTAAATCGTTGACCACTGAATTTCAGTCGTGCTACCTTGTCATCAAATCAGGGGACGGCAATATGAAATTCCTCACGTTCACCAGTAACGATTTCACGGCAAACGATCCATCCTTATACGTCCCAGCCAGCCAGATCAGCGCTGTTGCGACGGGGTTTTCGGACGAAAGCGCTGTCTTGCTGGGCATGTTCTCTATGCCCGGCAACGCCGCCATGCATTACGTTGTGCGGGGCTCTCAGCAACAGGTCGCGGCTGAAGTCTCGCGTGGGCTGGGATATCCCCTTATCGGTATCCATACCGACAGCGATGATGATCAACTGGGTATATGCCTGCTGTTCGTCAATCCTAGCTTTATCACCGCTATCCTCCCTGCCGCAAACGAGGAGCGGTCGCTTTTATCGGTTATGATGGCCCCGCCTTCCGGTAACATGCATGCTACCTCCATACACAGCCGTGTCGATATGCTGGCCCTAATCAGCGGGTGGCAAGACAACAAAAACTTCGGGGTTGGTTATGTCGCCCTAGAGAACGGCGCCATCGTCGCCAAGCCCTTCAAGGAGAATTAGATGTTCTGGAATCTATTCAATTTCTTGCGCGGTCGACGCAAACCGGATTTGAAAGTCGTGAACGTTAAGGCGCTCGAACGCGACACACCGTTCTGCAATGTTGATGTCATCATGCCGGTGGTCACCCTTACGCCGACTGTCGAGATCGAGGCGGCGCTGCCGTCAAAGCCGGTTCGCAAAGCGAAGCCAAAAGAAACAACCCCACGGGCCACAAAGACAGCCGCAAAGAAGCCCGCCGCGCGTAAAAAGGCGGACACCACAGATGAGGATGTGAACTTGGTGACATCCAACTTCGGCGCCATTCCAGGCTGGCTTGATCCTACACCCTCGTCCCCTGTAGCTTCCGAGCCCTCTGCGTCTGTCGAAGAGCCCTTCAGCGGTGGTGGTGGTAGCACTGGCGGCGGCGGCGCCACGGCTAGCTGGGGCGATTCATCGCCGTCGAATTCAAGTGATTACAGTTCATCCTACGATAGCGGTTCCAGCAGTTCATCGTCCTATGACAGCGGTAGTTCGTCTGATAACAGCGGTGGTGGTGGTGGAGGGGGCGACTGATGCGTTGTTCCGACTGCAACCATCTCTGTACCTCGGTCGTGGTGTATGAATCGAAGTCCGCCGGTCTTTGCGGTGGGCGGCGTTCAGCGCGTTTCAACAAGGAGGTAACCGCTGTCGATGGTTGCGGCGTTTTCATGTTGCGCCCGGCTCCGAAGACGAACCGTGTACTCGCTAACTCTTCAGCCTCCTACTAGGCCGAAAGAATGAAGGGCGGGACCACCGGGACCCAAGAAGGCGCGACCCGTCTCCAGCTTCAACGGCTGGACGGTTATCTTAGCTCGGGTCTTTTCACCGAATGGCACCACGGTGATTGCATCGGCGCCGATGAGGAAACTGATGGGATCGCGGAAAAGTACGGTATCCGGCGTGTTGCACATCCGCCGACCAACAGCAGCAAGCGCGCCTTTTGTAAGGCTGAACTTATCCTTCCACCGCGTCCTTATCTTGACCGTAACGAAGACATTGTCGACGCAGTCGACATCATGTTCGGACTGCCGAAGGGTATGGCTGAGGAAATCCGTTCCGGGACGTGGGCGACGATCCGCTACGCCAAGAAGTGGCGCAAGCAGTTAGTCATTCTCTGGCCCGACGGTACGGAGACTCGCTTGTTTATAGACAAGGGCGTTGTGGAGCTTGAGTCATGATCCGCGTCGTTCATTGCCGCCGTGAGCCTTACGACCTTTACATAGGTCGGGCTAATCCCTCGATTGGCGAGTACGAGGATAGTGAATGGGCGAATAAATTCATTGTCGGCGTGCATGGAACGCGCGCCGAAGTGATTGAGAAATATGAAGCCTATCTCACCACTCAGCCTGATCTGATGGCTAAGCTGCATACGCTTGAAGGGCTGGTCCTGGGATGTTGGTGTAAGCCGAAGGCCTGCCATGGCGATGTCATTAAGAAGTTCGTCGAGTCCCTGAATGCCTAAGCTTCTTATTTTCACCGGAGCCGGTATCTCCGCCGAAAGTGGCCTGTCCACCTTTCGGGGTGATGATGGACTGTGGGAGGGGCATGAGATTGACCGGGTCTGTAATTATCGCACGTGGAAGCAGAATTTCGATGAGGTTCACGGCTTCTACAACATGCTTCGAGGCAAGCTGGAACACGCGCAGCCGAACTCGGCGCACTTCAAGGTCGCTGAATGGCAGCGGCACTACGAGACGATCCTGCTAACCCAGAACTGCGACGATCTTTTAGAGCGAGCCGGGTGCACCAATGTCGTGCACCTACATGGCGACCTCTGTTCCGTTCGTTGCGAGGCATGTGGAGCCGTCAGTCAAATAGGCTATCGCGAGTGGTCGCCTGAGGATCGTTGTCCCTGCTGCAATTCCCTTAAGGGGGTGAAGCCGAACGTAGTGTTCTTCAACGAACAGGCTCCGCTTTACGCCGACTTGCATAAGCACCTCCGCAATTTGGAGGAGCATGATCTCGTCGTTGTGATCGGCACGAGCAGCCAAGTCGTGCCGATTGGTCTCTATCTTGAACGGCGTCCGGGATTCAAAATCCTCAACAACCTCGAACCGTCCTCGGACCCTGAAATTCAGCAGATTGACGAGATCGCCTACAACGTTCGGTACTATAAGCCTGCGACCCAGGCCGTAGATGAAATCGATGAGCTTCTAAGGGGTTGACATGATCGTCTATAATCCGCCCATCTACCCCAACATCGACGGCGGTGAGCCTGCATTGTTTCTAGCGGGGTCCATTGATATGGGATCAGCCGTAGACTGGCAGAAAGAGGTTATCGACGCCCTCAGCGATCTTAAAGGGACGATCTACAATCCACGTCGCGATGATTGGGACCCCTCGTGGGACCAGGATATTTCAAATGAGCCGTTCCGCAAGCAAGTTGAGTGGGAATTGGACCATCTCCAATGGGCCAGTATCATCTGCTTCTACTTTGATCCTAATGGACCGGCTCCCATCACGCTCCTCGAACTGGGACTTTCCGCCAAGGCTTCTTACTTCGGTACACACGTCGTCGTATGCTGTCCTAAGGGGTACTGGCGCAGGGGTAATGTCGCCATAGTTTGTCAGCGCCACGGCATCGATTTTGTCGAGACTCTTGATGAGATGATCGCTAACATTCGAGGCTATGTCCTTGATGTGTGGCCATGACTGACACCTTCGTCTGGCGTCTGGTGAAAGACGCCCCTGAATATGAAAATCCCTACGATTTCAGGGATTATCACGTTCTCATACAGGATCGGCCTCATGGCTATCATTGGGCTCGCGTCGAGCAGCGCTCCGACCGGCCTTATCTTGAGCCGGAAGAAGGCCCGTCTCCATGGCCTTGAATCCAGTCGGATAGCATGTTAATTTTTGGTCGAAAGATCGATGCTGCGTATCCGGCGCATGATCCTGACGACCTCTCGCCTGTCGACCTCGATAGCGCCGTACTGAAGCGCAAGCTTACGCCGGGTCAGCGACACGTCGTAGTGCGGAAAGCTTGTCGGTTGAAACCATTCCCTCTTCATGCCGATCTTAGCTGCCATAGCGTGAAGCTCGTCGAGCGTGTCAGCCAACATATGACACATGACCATTCGGCCTAGCGGGTTGCGGGCCTGATCGACGTAGACGGCCACTATTCGACCCAGGTCGCTGACGAAAGCCGCCCCGCCCCGATAACACCTAGATAGGATACGGTGATGGAGTGGATCGGCGCATCGATCTCTCTGCGCCAGTACGAGAGGAAGCGTTTGATCTTCGGAAAGCCGGGCGGGATGTCGTCGGCCTGCCAGAGGAATTCCTGAAGCAGTGACGGATGATCGGGTAGCCGATAGATCAGTTGCAAGGTTGTAAGGCGAGCGCCTTCGCGAAACTGAGAAGCGAAACGCATGCTACACCTTCGTACAATTGACCAGAAGGTCAACAGCTTACAACACAACTCCGATTTGTCAAGAATTAGACGGTCGTTGGAAAATGCCGCGCGAAAGCTGCGCCGCGTCTAGTTCAAGCACCTCGCCCATGGCGTAATAGAACGACAAGGGTGCTAATTCGTGCGTATCCCAATCTCCGTTGATGAACAGGTCGATCAGGCGTTCAGGCAGCCCTGCCTCGAACATGGTTTTGACGTTGTCGCGAGCGTTGATGATATCGGTATCGCTCTTCCCAACCTTTCTTAGGCTCCGAGCCTCCACGCCATCTTCGAGGTCATAGGGTGTTTCAACGATCTCGCTGAGGAGTTCGAAATATCGAGTCTTGGCGCGCTTGAACCGGCGGACGAATTCTTCCATGGCTTCAGTCATGATCGGACTTAACGCGATCTCTGCGGGAGAAATTTTACGCCAGTGGAGCGCGTAATAATACGCCGTGCCGATCCTACCGAAGAGGTCTTCAAGCTCGGCCTCGATATCCGGTAGAAACCCCCAGGTGGCGGTAAAATTCAAGGCCATGTTGCGCCCTGTTAGAGGGAGCGCCGCTAGTCTGTCTCCTCTCAGGTGATAGGTAGTCGTATTTTGCAAGACAATCTTGTCGATATCTTCAGATAGCGACAGGACGCGTTTGATGCTCCGTAACGCGTCAGTGTCTTGAGTCTTGTCGATCCCAAAATGCTTCAGGATGCTGGAGAGACTCGAAAAGCCGCCTACCTCTTCTAGGAAGATCAAAATCTGGCGCTCGACGGTATCCGTATATTTGACCCGCTTTGCATTCCCAGTGCCGAGCGTATAGACCCCCCGCGAACGTTTATGGATGGAGCCTCGTCGCTCTAGGTTGAGGAGGGTGTTGGCTATAAGCTTACGATTTTCCGGGAGGCTCCAATTATCGTCCCCCCAATGGTCTATGATGAACTGCGCATCAGCACCGTCGTCTTCGGCGGCAGCAACGGCATCGATCAGTTTCTGTCGAAACTGTTCTTGCGTGCAGGAAACCCCTTTGATCACTTTAGCGACCACCGGGCGAGCTTTACGTTGTGCGGTCATGCGATTCCCAGGGCGTTCAAGAGGAGGGCTTCAGCTTCAGTCGCGAAGGTTTTATCGAGCGGCATCCGGTCCATACCTTCGCTTTTAACCCACGCCATTTGAGTCTCGATGAATTCGTCCATCACAGCAATGCGCTCGCCGAAACCGATCTCCCCCACCGACATCTTCCGGCGCAGTAGTTTGTCGACCTCGGCACGCAGATCAGCCGGGATGATGTCCTGACTAAGGAGATGCGGCATGGTCATCGGCGGGACCTCGTTGAATTCCCTGATCCAGCTAATCGCAATCGATCCCCGCAGCGCGTAGAGATACTTCTTCAAATTGACATTCGTCAGGCCTTTAACGACCATGCCGGACTGCCGGTAGTTCTCCATTTCCACCGCCGTCGGGCGATTGCCGATTTCTCCAGCGTAGCACTTCTGGGTCAGACCGAAGTAGTGACGTGCAGAAGCTTGCGGCGTTGCATGTCTCTTGATCAGCGTCCGCAGTTTGGCGGCGAAGGGGCCTGACTCACGATAGATCAACGGGCTCGACAGCCACTCAGCCACGGTCGCGTTGCCTTTGACCAGTAGCTTGATCGCCTTACGCAGGTCCCAGCCGTTGACATCCCATAGGCCGTCGATGGGGCGCTCGATCACATCGCGAGGATCGTCAATGCCAAGATAGGTCGGCAGCGGGCGCACATAGAAGAACCGCACGTCATAGTCGGAATCAGGCGACGGGAAGCCCCACGCCCGCGAACCGCTTTCGACAGCAAACAGGATGGTGACTTCCTCACGCGCCTCGATCTGGCCAAGCCGGATATTGGCCTCGCCGTAGATATCAAGCGGGATGGTCGGTGCTGTGAAGCTCATCAGACAAGGTCCCCGAAAATAAAACCCGGTGTGCGCACCAGCCAATTATCATCACGCCCGGTGTGAAAGGTTTTCATCTCGTTACGAGTGATGATTGCGTCTTCTGGCGGCTGCTTAGACGCAGGAATTCGCAGGCGCTCATCAGCAGATAGTCGTCGTTTGACGGCCTCCTTACGGACCCAAGTGCCGCGCCGAAAAGCGTCGGGGTAGGCCTCGAAATCCACGTCCTTTTGAGCAAGCATATCGATCATCGTCGGGACGTTTTTCTGATGCATTTCCTTAGCCGAGTGATGATGACGGCAAGCCATGCTGACGGCATTACGCTCAGCGTCGAGTACGCGCCAAAAGAACATGTTGGCGACTTCATACGGTTTAGGCAGTTGAAGAACACGCGCGTCAAAGGTCGGATAGCGGTCTTCAAATGGCTCCCAACCCCGGATGGCGCGGGTGAACGCAGCGGTCGCCATCGCCGCTAGGACGCTGGTCATCTTGGTGATCTTGCCGTCGAAGAAGATCGAGTCGGTGTAATCCTTCGCTAGCCACGTCAAGCTGATTTCGTCGGACTGGGTATAGCCGATGACGGCGTGGGTTTTATCGACAAGATATTTGGTAGTCTCGACCATGGCGGCCGACATCCGCGCATCGAAAGGCTTGTCCATGCCTTTCGTCAGCCGCGAGAAGCCCTTGCCGTCGATGCGAGCATAAACTGGCAGCATCGGCAGGAACAACCTGCCGGTTTCCTGCCGTTCATAAGCCTTCATGCGGTCGCCGAGATCATCCCTCATCTGCCCATTTTAAAAGGCGGCGTGTCACAAGTCAACACATGAGTGTTTGTCAAGCGAACAATTCCTTAATCCCGCCACAAATCAGTGAGATGGTCTAGGCTCGGCGCGAAGGGGCGGGCGATTGGGGCGAGTCACTTTAAGTGTACTCGCCCCACTTTCAGTGGGAGTATCCATTTTGCCTTATTTTAAGTTCAACGGCACCACTGCGCCAGAAAGTGCGGCCGGAGCCAATATTTACAACATCACGACAGCCGTTAACGGTACAAACAGCGCAGAAAGCTTCTGGCTGAATGGTGGCGGATCGGCGGCCGGAGGCGGGGGCGATGATACCTATTACTTCCAAGGAGGCACGGGCGTCCTCGAACTAGCTGGCGGGGGTGTGGACACCATTTCCGCGTGGCAAAAAATCGATCTTTCGAAATATGCCTTCGTCGAGAACGGGTCTACGAACGAATGGATTCTTGGTAACGATCTGGATAACATCGTAAGCGGAGCCCAAGTCTACGGCGGTAAGGGTCAAGACGTGCTGGTCGGTAATTCCGGCAAGACGGTATTTATCGTTCACGCTGGCGAAGGTAACGACGCCATTTACAATTTCAACACGGCCGAAGATGTCGTCAGAATCAAATCCACAATCACGGATATTAGTCAGCTTACCCTAACACAACAGGGCTCTGACACCGTTGTCGGTTTTGGATCGGACGCCTTCGTCCTCCGTGGCGTCACCGCCTCATCCCTCACCGCAGCAAACTTCAACCTTGCATTGGACTATAACAAGCTCGGGGCTTTGACGCTTAGCGAAGAGTTCAACACACTTAACCTCTGGAATCCGGACACGGATACCGGTCTGTGGAGCAAGAGTTTCGGCTATAGCGACAATGGCATTGAGTCGTTGATCGGTAACGGCGAGAAGCAAAATTACAACCGGGACGCGGATAACCTTACCCTAAACAGCGACGGCACTTTAAGCCTGATCGCTCACAAGACGACCGACCCATTCTCACTCGCAAATGGTTATGAATACACCTCGGGTATGATCAGCAGCCGCGATTATGCGCCTTGGGTTGAGGGTAAACCGACCGGGTCGCCACAGTTTGTCCAGCAATACGGCTATTTTGAAATGCGGGCAGAAGTGCCGGTAGAAGCAGGAACATGGCCTGCCTTCTGGTTGATGCCTGCCGATTGGACTTGGCCGCCTGAACTGGACATCATGGAGATGGTTGGTTCTGATCCGGGAACGGTTCACACCAGCCAGCATACGAATGAAACCGGCGGTCATACAGGTGTCGGATTCGGGAATGCCATCCCTGGGATTGCTGCCGGTTTCCATACCTTCGGCGTGATGTGGACCGCCGAGACCTTGACCTTCTATGTCGATAGCATCGAGGTCTTTAAGACCCGTACGCCGGACGACATGCATAAACCTATGGGTATTATCGCCAACCTCGCCTTAGGCGGTGGTTGGGCTGGACCGGTTGATCTAGGCGCCGACGGCAAAGCGGAAATGAAGATCGACTATATCCGCGCTTACGCCCTGAAGGACGATACGAACCCGCCACCGCCGGTCGAGACGACCATCAGCCTCGGTACGGGTCAGACCGTCACGGAAGGCGATAGCGGTGATAAGATCATGACCTTTACCGTCTCTCGCTCTGGCGACCTCACGCACGCCTCCACGGTCAACTACGCTGTGACGGCGGGAACGGCGACAGTGGGTGACTACACGGCTTCACCCTCAGGCACGCTTTCCTTTGCCATTGGCGAGGCGTCGAAGACCATTCAGGTCACGGTCAAAGGTGACACCGTGGTCGAATCCGACGAGTCCTTCACGGTGAATCTTTCAGGCCCGACGGGCGGTAAGTTGGGTACGGCCAGTGCGACCGGAGTCATTTTAAATGATGACTCTGCTGCACCTCCTCCTCCCCCACCGCCACCTCCGCCTCCGGGTGATACGGTCATCAGCTTCGCTGCGGACCAAAGCATCACCGAAGGTGATAGCGGCGAGAAAGTCGTCACCGTTACGGTCAATCGGACGGGTGATTTGTCGGTCTACTCCATCGTCGATACATGGACAGACATCGGATGGAGCGGAGCTTCAGCAGACGACGTTGTTGGCTCGCCGGGAGGATCGGTCTATTTCCACGCCGGGGAAAGCACCAAGACGCTCGATATTCGCATCAAGGGCGACACGGTGGTTGAAGGCGACGAAACCTTCCACATCTATATGAGCAATCCTCGTGATGCTGTGATCGGCGATGACCGGATGGCTATCACCATCCTAAACGACGACAGCGTTGCGCCCCCGCCACCGCCTCCTCCCGCTCCCGTGATTAATCTCGGTGGCGAACAGACGGTGACCGAAGGCAACAGCGGCTCGAAGATGATGACCTTCACGGCAACCCGTACGGGTGATCTGACAGGCGTGTCGTCGGTTAACTATTGGGCTCAGTTGGGTGCTTTGGTGACCAGCGATGACTTCGTAGGAGCACCGTCAGGAACCGTGTCGTTCGCGGCGGGTGAAGCTTCTAAGACGTTCCAGATCGCCGTCAAGGGGGATACGGTCGTTGAAGCTGACGAGACTTTCAATGTCTTCCTTGATACCGTTAATGGAGCCGTTCTCGGAACCGCAGCCTCAAAGGGTCACATCCTGAATGACGATGTGGCCGCGCCGCCTCCTCCCCCGCCGACTCCCGTTACCTTGATAGGCACTAAGGGGGCAAACACCCTCGTTGGCAAGGATGGTAACGATAACCTTTATGGCCTGGGCGGTAACGATAAGCTCGAAGGTGGCAAGGGTGATGACGTTCTGACCGGCGGTGCTGGTGATGACACCTTCATCTTCCGTCAGGGTTTTGGTGACGACACCATCGTTGACTTCTATGCGGGTGGAAAGACAGATGAACTTCAGTTCATCGGCTTCGGCTCCACACGACCGACTTCCACGGTTCAGATGGGCGACAACGTCCTGATTTCATTCGCCTCGGGGGACAGCATCACACTGCTGGACACCTACCTCGGCGATCTGAGGACCAGCGACTGGATTTGGGGTTAAAAGGGTCATTCGTCCGCCTCGCTATCATCGCGTAAAAGCGCTTTAGCAGCACTCCAAAGGCAGAACAGTGCTAAGCCCGCGAACGCCAAGGCTTGCGGTAGAAGTACTATGCTTACTTTCATACACGGCTCCCGTCAGGCCTTAAGCGTACCGGCTCTTGTTCCGGATTGCAGGGATGATGTCCCTGTTCGACAAAATATTTGTCGCGCTTAATCGCCTTTCCGTTTGGCAGGTAGAATGAAAATCGCCGGACGGCAGGCCCGGTTATCAGGAATGTCACAGTTCCAGGCATGACCTGCGTAACCTTGTGCCGATACTCGGCCCGGCGAAAACGCAGTGATCCCCATCTGAGGGTATCGCGCCCTGCTGGACTTTCGTCGACATAACCACCCCACAGCACAAGGGTCAAAAACCAGTGCTTATGGTCGTGAAAAGCACGCCTGTCGTCGTCGGCGAACCACCGATGAAATCGGATGGCGAAAGCGCCGAAATCGACCCCCAGCAGGTGGAAGTAGGGACATTCTGGCAACCCGCCGCGATGATTGAGAAACTTCATAGCTTGATGATCGAGGCGCTGACCGGCTTGCCTTGAAATTCAAAACGATCTTCGAGTCTGAATCGCTCGCCACCGTACACCGACTGCACGATGTCGGCTTGATCATCATGTAGAAGCGCGACAATCGCCGAGTACTGCTTGAACGCGCAGCGTGTTTTCGCCTGTTCGACGAATTTGAAACCCAATCCCAACGGCGGGTTCATCAAACAAACTGTGAAAAGCCTCTGGCCTGGAACCATAATAGGATCGCGAAGGAAGTCCGCGTGCCGGACATCGGCAAAATGCTGCCGCAAGAACGCGCAACGAGATGCATTCAACTCAATGCAGGTAACATCGGCCCCTGCTTCCTTGGCGAGAAACGCTAGGCTGCCACACCCGGCTCCGGGAACGAGGACCCGGTCGTAGAAGTCAAGTCCGCCCACTAGCCTCACCATCTGGAGCGCTATGTGGAGCGGCGTAGACGTAGCTTCAAAGACGACCTGTTCCATATCTTCCTATAAAATGGTCCGAGGGGCGGGATTCGAACCGACGACCTCCGAGTCTTCATCCAGCAACTTCAGGTATGTCTCATAGCGTTCTTATCCGTTCACAAGGTAGCGACCCTTGCTACTAGGTCCGGATATCTACGAGTTTTCGAGCCTCAAATCACCACAGTCAGGCTGAAGTGGGCCTAACCGTTACGTAATCCTACTCTCTTCCGTCTGTTTACGCTGGCCTCGGCGCTCTACCAACTGAGCTACCCCCGGCTGATTGTTAGATTAGTAGGAGTTGACGACGTTGTCAACTCCTACGAACCAAATTTAGGCTGCCTGCTTCATTTCGCCCAGTGGACGCAGATGGGCGAACCGCTGGCGAGCTTCACCTTGTAAGGGTTCAGTCGCCAGTGCGGTGTAGCCGGTGTCATAGTCCGGTTCGTGGAAGCAGTGGTAGCGAATGCCGTCCTTTTCGAGATCGCGCTTCAGCTTGATCAGGTCCCGTTCCGAATCGATCCCGAACAAGACGAAATTGGTCTTGCCGTTCGGGTAGTCGTCACGAGAAAGTTCAAGCCCAAGCTCGAACGTCGCATGGGCGGTCTGGATGACCTGAACCCGTGGGCTCAGGTCGGTTCGGATGAACAGGTAAAGGTAATGCTCGGGCATTAGTCCTCCATCCTGATTTCATCGCAGAGGTAAGTCGCCAACGCCCTATAGCGCGAGGTCAGTTCGTTATCCGCTGTCGGCATGTTGAACGGCGTGCCGAAGTCCTTTGCCTGCTTAAGCCGCAGATAGAGGGTTCGTCGACCGTGCTGTTTTGACGGCGTGAAGGCTGCGCGGAGCTTGCGCAACGCCCATGCTTCGGCCTCATCCGATCCGAGCTTGTCGGTCAGATTGATGGACTGGGTGATGATGAACTGAATATAAGCCGAATCGCTGTTGAGCTTGGCATAAGCCAAGGTCTTCCAAGCAGTGCGATTGGCGCGGTAGGCGGCCTTTGTGTCGGCGGCCTCAAGGGTAGTCGTTTCCATTTTCATGATCCTTTGCTGAATTGAATAGTCTTCGAGCGAAGGATCGATCAGGGTGGTTCTAGCTTATACCGACATCAGTCGTACCTCTCTTAAAGTTGGCGCCCGTGACAGGAGTCGAACCTGCAAACCTTTCTGGTGTATGCCCAGACTGCTCCGCCGTTGAGCTACACAGGCTTAATGTGTGAGATGAATATAGACGCTTGGATTAACCCTGTCAAGGGTTTTTAGTCAACACCTCTAGAAGAAGGTCTTGACGCCAAGGGTTTTTAGTCAACACCTCTAGAAGAAGGTCTTGACGACATCATCGTACGGACAGCCTTCAGCGAAATGCTCTCCATTCATGTCGATGGGTCCGATCCCCAAAGCGGTGATGACCGCCGGATAATGGGGGCGAACGCGTTCCTTGACCAAAGCAACGCCGCAGATCGGCTTATAGTCCTCGTACAACTGGAGGAGAATTGCTTCAGGGGCTGTGTACATGTCCTTGATCATCGGTTTTCGTGAATACCGAAACACCTCCACTTCCTTTTTATCGAAGCGTAGTTCCGAATCCCAATAGGCTCGCATCATCGCCTCAGAGGATGCTTGATGTAGGCCAAGCTTGCGGGCTCTCGCCGCTTTGATCGCTTCAGCAGAAAGTACGCAGATCATTCTCGGTCTATACCCCGTCATTTAAATGAACATCTTGATCTGGTCGTAATACGGCTTGTTCGCCGCAAGCCGCTCGCCCTTCAGGTGCAGGGGGCCGATACCGACGGCGGTCAAGGTCTCGCCGTCGAACACCGTCAGACCTCGGTCGACAACGCGGGTTATGCCGCCTTCGTTGACGTAGTCTTCATAGAGCATGTTGACGACCGTCTCAGGCGCGATCAGGGTAATCTTACCAGCCCCGCCCTTGGTGATGTCACGGTAAGCTTTCGCCGTCTTCGGGAAACGCTTCTCAGCGTCCCAGTAAGCATGCAGGAAGGCGTGTCCTGATTGGGCATGCATCTTGCCTCTGTTGCCCTTGGCGGCCTTCACAGCCGCTTCAGAGAAGATGCAGTACATTTTATAGTCAAGGACCCCTTTCGGGGGTGGCTCCTTGCCGGTCAGCTTATGCCAAATGTAGAGGATGATCGAAAGTATCCACCGTCCGGTCTCTTCCATTAGAACCTCTCGTTCCAGAGAGCATCCCAGCCCTTCTCGGTAATTACGCCCTTAGTGTAGCGTAGGTCATATCCGAGTTTGATGTTTCGAGAGGCGTCGGGATCGCGCGCCAATAGCCACCCCTTGGCGTAAGGCACTCGTACAGTCTTAACGTAGCCACGCATTAACAGCCATTGAACATCGGCGTCCTTCAACGCCATGCCGCCTTCGCTATGAAACCGAAGGCGGTCTTTGGCTGCGCGCATCAGGAGCTTAGCTCGACGCAGCCGCGCTGGTACGGAGAGTGCCCCGTACCAGCGTTTGTTATGGTCGTTTAGTTCTGCCCACGATAGGGCGTTGCCACCCCCGCTAGACATTAGACACCCGCCTTGAGGATCGCCGAGACCTGCTGGCCAGTGACCCGGCCCGGATACATCTCATTGAGATAGGCCAAGATCGCCTTCATGTTCTTCATGGAACGATCTTCAAATGCCGCCGAGATCGATTTACGAACCTCGTCATCACTGACCGCTTGCGGTAGATATTCCGCGAGGATGGCAGCTTCGTCTTTCGCCTTGTCGTCCTCAGGACGTGCCTTCAGTGTCTCGTCGAGATTCTTGACGAACTTGCGGATCACCGCCGTGACTTCGTCATCCGTGGTCTCACGGCCTGCATCCTTACCTACACGCTCAGCTTCCGCGACCAGCGTGGTGAGCAGAGGCGATTTAATGCGGGCGGTCTCATCGCCTTTGATAGCCAGCTTGCGGGCGGCCAATTGGTCGGATTTGATGCGTTGAAGTAGCGTTGACATGGGACGGTTGTACCATCCGAAAAGTGCGTTGTCAACACAATGTGACCGTTTATCTAGTCGCCGCAGGGAAGCGGATTACCCTGCCGATCAGTGGGTTGAACTGCCCCTGACGTGAACTGGAGATAGACCACGCCCTTGTAGCAGGTCTCCGTTCCGTTGCCGGTGATACCAGCAACGGCGCGGTCGATTCTACCGCAACCCGTCAAGCCGAGCGCGAAGATTATTACGAGCAGGGTGTTACGCATTGACGCGCTCCATCGACAGATGTCAATATCATACACACGCCGTGTCAAAGGTCAACCCTTTAGGTTCTTCTCCAGTTTCGCCGTCTCGGTAAGGCGGTTTTTCGATTCTTGCACCGTGCGTTCCGCAAGATCGCGGTCCAGCGTTGACGCCTCGTTGAATTGCTCCGGTTTCAGCCTATTGCCGAGCGCCGCCCTGATCAAAGTCAGTTCCCGGCTCGTGATCTTCAGCGTCCAGACGGGTTCGAGTTTCAGTTCAGCCATACCAGCCTCACAGACGCATGAAGCGGGCGTGGATTTCCGCTTCGAGTTGATGGAATTCAGGCGTGGTCTCGATACCTTGCCGCCACGCCAAGCCGCGCTCAACAAGGTCATAGGTCTCGACGATCCGGGCGCCGGGAATGCGCACGCCGTTGGCGTCGAACTCATGACCCAGGATCGAGATCGTATCGCAGACAGCAATGGCGGCGGCGATGTCGTGGGTGGTCAGCAGAATCGAATTCAGTTCATGCGCCGAAGCGACGCTCAGGATAAGATTCTGAACCGCAACCTTCATCTTGGGATCAAGGCCTGAGAACGGCTCATCCATAAACAAGAGGTGCCCGGCGCACATCATCTGTTGGATGATGGCGACGCGCTGCCGCTGCCCGCCTGACAGTGCGTGCGGATAACTCTTCTCTTTATCAGCGAGGTCGAACCGCTTGAGGAGTTCACGGGCGGTCGCTTCGGGATCGGCGATCTTTTCCGCCTTCGCCGCCGTAAGAAGGTTGGCGATCACGGTCAGGTGGTCAAACAGTGGGTAGTTCTGCGCCACGACACCGACCATACCCGTCTTGGTAGGCTGACTGCCGTTTAGGATGACCTCACCGGAATCCGGCGTCTGAAGTCCCGCGATGCAGCGTGAAAGCTGGGTCTTTCCGACACCGCTCAAGCCGAGAAGTCCGTGAACCTGTCCTTGATTGAGGCCGGGGCGGATGAAATTGCGAATGGTAAAGTCGACATCCCGCAGGATGGGACGGTCGTAAGCGACTGAGACCTTTTTGACCTCAAGAAGCGGCTCGCCGATTGAGTAAGCGAAATTCGACATTTATGAACGCCTCCGCACGGTATAGGGACAGGCCAGCGCCTTGATCGATTTGATGAGATAGTCCTGCCCGATACCGACGGCGAAGATCAGAAGCTGAATGGCCAGGAGAGCCGTGTAATTACCGCTACGCTGGAGGCTGATCAACAGCAGGCCAATACCGCCTTCAGCACGGGAGACGCCCTCGACCATGGTCAGCATCATCCACGCGATGGCGGCGTTCATGCGCACGCTCTCGAATGCGTTGGCGAGAGTCCCCCGGATAACCACCTCGCGCAGCACGCCCCACTTACTGAGGCCAAGCGTCCGAGCGTGGTCGAAACGACCCTGCGGGATGTCGTCAATGATCTGAAGCATGTCGTTCAGGAAGAAGGTCAAGATCGAGAATGTGAGCGCCGCGACCTTTAGGGAATGGCCGACACCGAACACCCCCATGAACACCATCAGGACGCCAGTGAGGCTGAGGAACCGCAAACGTGCGATCCCTGCTGCCAAGGGACGAAAGAAGGGGATCGTGGCGAGATAGGCGAGCGACAGTCCAAGGACCGTGGCGACCCCGATGGCCTCCAAGCTGGTCGATAGACTGATCATCAACTGGTAGGCGGCGCCTTGCTGCCACTCCTCTCCAAGAGCGTTAGCCGCTTCAAGTGGAGAAGGAACGGAGGGCGCCGCGCGTCCCGAAATATCTGCGCCGAATGTGATCGTCATCCAGAAGACGAGGATGAAAGCGATCCAGCCTGCGACCAACATCAAGGAGATGTTGCGCGGGATATGAGCGTTAGGCGTGAAGACCTGGGGAAGGGTCAAAGTGAGGCTCCTGCATCTGTTCGGAAAGGAAAGGGGCGAGGATGTACCTCGCCCCGCCCTAGTTACTGACCGAGAGCGATCTCGACCCGACGGTTCTTAGTCCGTCCAGCTTCGGTGGCGTTGTCGCCAACCGGGCTGCTGTCACCGAAGCCTTGGACCTGCATACGTTCCTTGGGGAAGGTCTGCGGAGCCAGCGCATTCAGAGCATCAGCGATGGCTTGCGCTCGCGCCCGCGACAGAGCGAGGTTCGCGCCTGCATTGCCGGTGTTGTCGGTGTGACCGGCGATCCGAATCCGTAGGCCCGTCATACCGGCTTGATTGGCGATATCATTCAGCGTGCGCATGCCTGCCGAAGTGATCTGCGCCGAGCCCGTGGCGAACTCGACCGCATAGGCCCGTTCGGACACCGCCTGAGTGATCGACTTTTGTTCGAAGGCCTGCGCCGTCGAGCCGACATTCACCCCGCCAAGAGCAGCTTGCAGATAGGACGTGTTTACCACCTTGCCGTAGTCCGGGTAGCTCGGCACATCCTTCGGATAGAAGGCCTTGGCGTAGTTGCCGAAGGTCTCATATACGCCCTTGTAGGCGTTGAGCGTGCCAGCCGTCAGGCCGAAGTAGTCACGAACTTCCGCTGCGGTGACAGCCCGCGAGCCGCCGATGCGCACCGTGTTGCCTTGACCGTCGGTATAGTCATAGCCGGTATAACCCTTGGTCCAGAAGTCGGCGCGAGCTTCTTCGCCGCCAGCCGTCCCGAACACTGCCGCTTGCGTGCGGCCAAGGGCTTCAAGGCCCTGTCCACCGCTGCGGATTTGGAACGCACCCCGGTCGATGGCGCGGATCAGGCCGACCACGAACTGCTTGTTCTTGGCCATCCATTCGGCGTTTCCGACCAGAACGGCAGGCATCTGACGGTTATACTCGAAAGTCGAAGCCCAGGTCGTCAGGCCGCCCTTTTGAGTGACCACAACCCGGTCGCCGGGGAACCACGTGGCGACACCGTCGACACAGGCTTGCACCTTCTTGCCGGTCGGTCGACCATCGATCACTTCCGAACGCTCTTCACAAGCGCCAGAGATATACTTTTCGTCGGCCTCGACGAAGCTGGTCGTGTCGGCGAAGTTGATGGCGTTCTTGTCGTAGGTGGCGTTGTTGACGTTTACCGGAATGTCGTTGTCTGACGCCCACTTCACGCAGGTGTTCCAGTCGCCGTCCCAAGGAACGGCGGCGATGACGCTGCCGCGTGCATTCTGCGGGTTGCCGTTGAGCGGCTTGCCCATGCACTTGTCTTCGCCGTAGGAGAACCCCGAGACGGCGATGACTTCGGCGCGCTGGTCGATGCGGTCAAGTCGCTCCGACAGGCTGGCGAAATAGGCGGCGGCGGAATCGCCCATGAAGATCACGAAGGCCGCGCCTTGCGGGTTGGCTTCACCCTTAGAGACGCCTTCCGAGAACTTCACGAACTCGTCTTTTTGGACGTTGTAATCGTCCTGACGCTCGATCTGCACACAGCCGCCGGTATACTTAGCGACCAAGCTGCCGTTCGCCGTGCGCGCGCCGCCGTTGGCGACCGTCAAAGGCGCGACACCGTTCCACGCGATGGCGAGGATACGCGGACAGCCGTTGAAGTTATTGACCGGCTGCGCGGCGAGTTCATAGGAAGCCGGGACGCCGCCGATATCGGCGCCCGCAAGCGAGCCGGACTTTTCCGGGATCATCGCCTTCATCGAAGCGGGCATCGGCACAACGCCGCTGCGGACCGCTTGAGTGACGCCATAGAGACCGATGCCGACCGCGAGGGCGAACGCCGCGATCTTGAACGGAGTCTTCAGACGCAGCTTTGCGGCGCCGAAGGCTAGACCCACCGCCAAGGCGATGAGGAATAGAGGAAGAATGAAGGCCATTTTCTGTGTTCCTTTCTGTAAGGGACGAGGCCGGGTTAAAAGGATAAAGCGGTACTTAGTAGAGGAGCTTCTTCAGGCCGGACGACTGGTCCTGCATGGCAGGAGCCGTCGGGCCTTCGATGAGTTTCGTCGACTCGCTCTCCCACTTGGAGAGAAGTTCGCTGCCCGCGCTCACCTTCTCAAGCTCGATGGTGTCGAGCAGCGGCTGGGTGGTCGTGGCGAGATTTTCGAGTAGCCCGAGTTGGTCGGCATACTTCACGTCGATCAGTTCCGCCGCCTGCGCCGCCAGTGCGGCCTTTTCGGTGCCCCTGAAGAGGGCGCGTCCAGCGGCGTTCACTTCTTCGAAGGCTTCCTTGGCGGCCCATTTGTCGCGGGCAATCTTGATGTCGAGCGACAGGTTCTGGTCGACCATTTCAGCCGCCTCTACGGTCTGATGAAGCCGCTTACGGACAGGCTCGACGCGGGCAATGTAGCCCTCGAATTCCTGCGCTGTATCAAGACAACGCTGATAGGCGCGCGATTCGATGGTGAAGACGTTCTCGAAGCGTTGGTCGCTAACAGCCGCCGTCTTCGCACCCTTGGCCTTACGTTCGTGTTGCTTGGCGTCGGCATGATACTTATCAGCGGTTTCACGCCAGCGGGACATGATCCCATCAAGGCGGCCGACGGCGTCTTCGAAGCGAGACTTGTAGGCTCGCACCTCCTTCTGGCGTTCGAAGTAGGGCGACAGCGGATCGATGTTGAGCAGCGACCACGTCAACTTGTTGATAAAGCTGGCGTATTGCATGCTGATTAGCTTGTTGATCTTGCCGGTCGGCGAGAAAATCTCGTAGAGCAACCAGATGACTCCAGTCAGGACGGCTCCGGTGATCGCCAGATGCGTCAGGCTGCTGGTCAGCTTGGTCAGGAGATCGACCGCATCGATCCACGTCGGTACGAACTTGATGACGACCAGGGAGACAACTGAGATGACCACAAGGGCGATAAGCCCGGTGATCGTGTAGCGCATGGCCTTAGCCTCTGGCGGCGACCAAGTGCTCGGCGTCGAAGATGAGGTGGGGACGAGTGACATGGGCGGGGCTCCTAGCGGGCGGCCGAAAGGGTTTGCTTCATCTGCGCGAGTTCGGCGCGAACCGCGTTCTCGGCATCTGAAGTGCGCTTGCGAGCGCGGGCGAGTTTGGCTTCGTGTTCAGCACGTTCAGTGGTGATCGTGCCGATGCGGGCATCGCGTTCCGCCGTCTCGCGAGTATGCCGTTCGATCTCAGCCTTCGCGTCGGCGTTCAGCTTGCGCAGATGCTCGACCTCTTTGTCGGACTGGCCCACGGTCCCGTCAGCGAGCGCCTTCATTTCACCTGAAGCGCGTTCAACGAAATTCGCGAGGAGTTGTTCGTGTTGGTCGATATCGGCGACGACGCTGGCGGGGGTGATCGAGGGGTCAGTGACCTTCAGGGCGTTGAGCGCCACGGCGGCGTTGCGCCCGACGGCCTCATACATTCGAAGGAAGGTGATGTAGCGTGACGGCCTGCCGGAAATCGTCTCAGCATAGACGCCTTCTCTGACGAATTTCAGAGCCTCGGAATCGACAACGTCGCTGCCACTCTGGACGACGCTGCTCGTCACAGGTCCCGTGTAGGCTGGGGGGACTTGCGTCGCCGTCACCGCCGGGATGTGGGACAATGTCGGCGCCGTGGCGGCTTCCGCTGCCTCAGGTGACTCGTCGCTTTCAAGCATCGTGGACTTTAGAGTGTCCAGAAAAGACTTCTTCTTCGCCATTATCCGCTCGCTGTTCGCCTCGCTATGAGGCGGTATGGTTGAAGGATACAGACGCGATATTTCGTTGTCAACCCTTTAGAACCAATATTAACGCGTAATCGGCTCGAAGCGCCCGTCAGTGATTTCCTCATGTCGCCTGACCCAGCCACGGCCATCCGCATCGACATAGAAGGTGACGTTGGCTCCGTCTTCCAGTGGTTCGTCGGTCTGTAAGGTGACCCCGTTCATCTCGACTTCGTAATCCGAACCGCGCTTCTTGTGCCGCATGGTCGGGGTAAAGCCGATTGCAGCGACAACATCGAGCGCCCAGTCGAATAGCACCTCGCGTTCCATGGAGGGTCGAAATTCTTGGCCTAGAGATTCGAGCTTCTTGCGGTTCATATCAACAGCCCCTTGAGGTAGTCTTCGGTGTCGGCAATCAAATTTGTCAGCGTGCCCGGCTCCACGAAAATCGATTTTGTGGCCAAGGTGCGGTGGAACGTGTCGGCCGTCAAAGAGGTGACAACATCGAAATGCAGCGCCTCGTCTAAGAGCGTGATGCTTATGAAGATCACCTCCTCGGCGATATCATCCGCTTCCCAATGCTGGATCAGTTTGATCTTTTCGGCTTCTGAAGCATCAAGCCACACTTCTTCGGGCGAAATAGCGTACGACGTATCGGAATCATCGCGCACTGCTCTGTCGAATTGAAGCTGCTTCATCATCAGAGCGCCGTCGGCTTCAATCTTGTCACGCAGCGTGATCGGCATAGCGTGCTTAAGTTCAGCAAAACGAAAGCGCGTTTCGCCCCTCCAGCCGTTGTCCGTAGTCGTGGATTCGGTCTCTATACAACCCGGCCATTTACGCAGCACGGCAAGCAGAGAGTCCATCGCCAGTGCAATGCGGCGGTCTAGAAAAGGCGTCAGGGTCATGGGTCAACTAGGATAGAGAGAGCGACAACGATAAATCCGAAGGCAGCGACTAGGCCGATCCACTTCCATTCACGTTGGACATCGGGACGATGCCGAGTGATGAAATACATACCGAAACCCATCAACATACCAAAACCCAGTACGATGACCACGCTCAAGACCGGGTCCAAATCGTAGCTGGCGCTATACATTAGTTCTGGACGGCGCTTGGCGCCGGTAAGAAGTCGCCAACTCCGAAATCGAAATTCTCGATTCGATAGCCGATCACTTCAATGACACGATTTTCATCAGTGTTTTCAATCATTGAGCGCAGGATTTGCATGGCCTGGGCCTCATCGTCGCAAGTGAACTGGGCGACGAAATATTCCGGGTCGTCCTCGACCTCGACAACAACGGACAGGTTTGTACCCTGCCATCGATCTTCTTTGAAATATTTGGCGTTTGCCCGTGATGGAAGCTGCATCTTATTGGTCCCATCCATGGATCGCGAACGTTTCGCCCGACCCTATGATTTCGATCATTTCACCCATACCTATATATTAACAGATTTGATTGCGTAGTCAACACATTAACGCCAACGGGCTTTGAGCTTTTTGGTGCCGTAATTATAGTTCACAGGTAATCCAGCATTAGGGTGCATCAGTTCCAGCCGGTGCGCCTTGCCTACCACAGCGCCTTTCGACCGTTGCATAAGATTACAGATCGCCAGCACATGAAGTCCCGCTGCATAATAATCGCGCAGGCGGATGATGTCGTCATCTGTCCACGGTTTTGAGGGGAAGTTGGGTGCAACGTCCTTACGACTGCGCTTTAAGCGCTTGCTCGCGCCGCGTTCCAGGCGAAGGTCGCGCGCCTTGCTCCAGATCGCGATCCGACTAACACCGAACTCTGCGGCGATGTCGTCGACATGTACGCCGTCGCGATACGACCGGCGTAGTTGCTCTATCTTTTGGATTGTCCAGAAACGCGGACGATTGCGCCAGTGGGCCACCTAGGACGCCTTGCGCACGTCCTCGCCGCTGGAGGTTTCAACGTACTTCAGGACGAGCTTGTAAGTCCTTTCACCGACCTCAACCCAGCCATCCGTTTCAATCGTTACGGGGACGCCGTCCGTAGCGACGAACGGCTTAACTATCGGAAGCGCCTTGGCGATTTTTGGTGCGAACAATCCGGCGAACAGGGAAGCAATGAGACCGCGTCGATTCATAAGACCCTCTGGTATTTTTTAACTTGACGGGAGACGCCTCTCCCAGTGGATTTTTAACTTGACGGGAGACGCCTCCCCCTACCGTTGCCGTACTCGATAGACGCCTTCAGCTTTCCGCATGCGCTCCAAAAAGGAGTCCATCTTCTCTTGTAGGCCAGGGTGGAGGGCATATTCAATCCGCTCCAGCAAATGAATTGCTTCGTCCCGCTCAAGACGGAAGCGGTCCCTCTGCGCTTGCAGTCCCGCCGGGTCGTGAAGCTCGGTCAAAGCGACCGCCGCCTCTCGCAGCAGACGACGGTCGTCATGATCGACGCCATTGATCTTCATCTTCACTCGCGAACGGCGGCTGGCGCGCAGGAGTTGATTGATCAAGGTCATCTAGAGCGCCGTGACCTTCGTCTTCCAGCGCTCAAAGACCCCTGCCGATACCTGAACACAGGCGTAGACATCCTCTTCGGTACGGCCATAGACAATGCGTCCGCCCACGTCGGCGCGGAACTTAGCGTCAGCCTCGACCCCTCCCAGCAAGGCAAGCGCTTCTGCGCGCTTTTGGCCTTCAGGAAGGTTGTTGATGAGGCGTAGAATCTCGTATGAAATTCTACCAACCTGTGTACCGCGAAAGGCTTGATTCACTTGTATCTCCTTGGATTGAAGGTACCAAGACCTTCGCGGTATGTCAACAGGGTTTAACCAGCTTTCTTGAGCTTCGGCGGCTTGGCGGGCTTCACCGACTCGTCGACGAGATAGTAGTGTGCGACCGGTTGGCTGACCAAGTTGAGGTAGACGGTCTCAATCGGATAGCCGCGCAGCTTCAAATAACTAACCGCCGCACGGACCTGAGCCGAGTTAAGACCAAGCTTCTTGCCGATCTGCGGCGATGAAGCGGGTTTCCCGGTCAAGGCCCGCAGAACACGAGCGTTGTCGCTATCGGCGCGGATCGGCTTGGGCTCATCGCTCGCGCGCGACCGCCACTTCTCAGATACGCGAGAATGTGCTTTGACTTCGTCTATGGGCTTGCCGGTGAGTCTGTGCTCATGGTAAGCATAACCACCGTTCTCCGGTAGCACCCGACGTGACTCGACGTGATTTGACTTGCGTAGCTGTAGCAAGGCCACGGCGATCTGCGGCGTGGTCAGGCCGGTCGATTGGCGAAGCGCTTCTGTCGACTGAAAGTCAGTCGTAAGGCCTTCGATGATCTTTTCGCGGTTACCGCGATACTCGTGTACGGGCACTTTAGTCCTTCCTAATTTCTCCCCGATAAGGGACCTGTTGCAAAGGTATAGACAAATATCCAGTTTGTCAACACCTTTGTCCTTAATTTATTATGATCCGTTGTGGATAAATTCTATCACTCTCGCAAAGCGTAATGGGCCGACTGAACACGTCCCTTGTAGGTCATGATACGGTAGGACGTGTTCAGATTGTTGGCCCGCAATAGCTGCTGAATGATGCCGCCGACCACGCTTTCGCTAAGGCCTGTCTTATCGGCAAGCTCCAACTTGGTGATGCCGTCCTTATGCTGCTCCATAAGACTGACGATAGCTTCGCGGTTCTGGCTCAAGATCGTTCCTCGCTAATGTTCTCTGACGAGCATGTCGGAGTCGTCCCAATGAAAGCCCCGTATGTCGTTCACGAAGTGTTCCAATGTCGAGGATGCCATGATCGGTATACGGAATTCCTGCGACAGGCCCATAGCGTGATCGACCGCGTCGGAGAAATCCTTCACAGGGTCGTTGGTGGCGAAGCGTCTATCAAACGGACCGGGTCCCTGGACGCGGACGGCCTTGTATTTTTGGCCATACTGAATGCTGAGCGTAATTACAGCGTGCATTAAAAGCTCCCGCTGCGGGCGTGGCGATGACGACACTTGATCTGCGCGCCTTTGTTGGCCTCTTCCTTGACACAGTACTTGAGGGCCGCCTGCGGGTTCTTCAACACCAGACCTTCATCGGCTGCGTTGTCCCGGACGGAATTGAACAGGCTTTTGAAACCGTCCATGAAATTGGCGAGGATGAAGGTATGGTCGTTGACCTTCAGTGAATCCTCAGTCTCGCCGATAATCGGGAAAGCATCCGTCAATCGGTCGTAGCGTTCCGCGTACACGGAACCGATCAGATAGGCTCCGTCGGCCACCAAACAGTCATGGAGGTAGTTGGTATCCTTAGGCCCGCCTTCGACCTTGGAGTGCAGTAGTTCGGAAACGAACACCCACCAGCCCTTGCCGGGTAGATTCTGAAACGCCCGCGACGAGGACGCGGTGGGAGCCCACATTGAGTGCGGCTCGCCGTCTCGTTTTGAGCAATGAAGCACCCGTTCGCCGCTGGCGTTGGGCGGGGCGACGGCGATCACATTGGAGGTGCCATTCTTCTTGACCTGCGCCACCCAGCCGCGCTTCTCGTAGAAGCCAAGCATGCTCGACGGAATCTTCGCGTCGGTCCCGGCGCGAACCGGATAGAGGAAGCGATAGTCGTCGTACCTCACCGAGGAGGTTTCAACTTCAAATGCTCGGGTCACGTTGCCTCCTCTTCTCTAGCTAGGCGCGCAATCCGCGCGAAGCGAAACGGCTGTTAAAAGAATCCGCCAAACGCCGGGCTGTATCGCCCGATGGAGTCGGGATCAGTCCGCCGTCCGGATAGCGCACCACCCAGTCGGTGAAGACCGAGCGGCGCACATCCTTGGGCAGGTCGGCGCGCGGCAGCGCAACGGCCTTGATCATCAGACGGCTACCGTCTCGTCGATCACCGCGTCGAGCAGTTCATCGACCACATCGAGGCAAGCCTCCAGCGACTCGGTCGTGTCGACCTTGATCGCCTGAGTGGCGACCAGCGGCAGCAGAGTCTCGATGGTCGCCCGATCTGGCTTGCCGTCGAGCTTGCGCAGCTTGAAGATGGCGTCGAGCGTTTCATCGCCCTTGGCGCAGACCTTCTTCTTCGACTGGTGCAGGAAGAGGTCTTCCGGGGCTCCGATCTTGGCGAGGGCCTTTTCGAGCTTGCCGAACAGCACGGCGTCTTCGGCGTACTTCGGGTTGATCACGAAGGTCTCGGCGATCTCATCGGTGACCAGCAGCGGAATGCCGTGGCGGTTGAGGATTTCCTGCGCATCGACGGTCAGCGCCGAAGATAGATTCTTCAGTTGGATCGAAGCTGTGGCTTTGCCTTCAATGGCCTTGAAGTTGGCCGGGCGACCGCCCTTGCTGATGCCAGCGTTGATGAAGCGCTCCAGCGTGGCTTCCTTGAGACCGTTGCACAGGGTCTCGTGCAGGGTCTTCAGAGCCTTGACCACCGCATCGGTGGCGCCGAATTCGGCAAGGCCCTTGATCGGGACCATGTCGTCGGACGACGGCTTAGCCCGGCGAGGGGCGGGTTGAGCGATAGTCCGGTCTTTCGAGAGAAAAGCCATCCTGGCCTCCGTTGTTGTCGTCACTATGGAAGAATAGCCCACTGCGCCGTCGGTGTCAACACCCTTAATGCGATTTATCTCCGTGGCGGCAGGGGCTTCACGTCCTCGACCGCCACCTCGTGATAATAACGTGCTTCCCAGCCCGCTTGCCACTCGTCGAATTTATCCGGAATGCTGTAGTAGGGGTTGCGGTCCTTGCCTCGTCCAATCGCGAAGAAACCCTCGCGCCAAGGACGCGAGCGAATCTTAATGCGGGTCTTGGTGTCGGTCAGTCCCATTCCTCCGCACCCGCTCTCTCGGACGCAGCGAGGTAAAGCGCGATGCGTTGGTTCAGATTGAACGTCGGCCAGATTTTTTGGATGCCTTCGCTGACGTGATTGCGCCAGTCATGAACCTTACCGGCTGCGCTCCACTTGGGATCGTCCAGATCGTCCGGGAGATCGTAATCGTCCGGGTCGAGCCGCAAGTCCTTACGCGTGTAACTATGAGAATCGCGCAGGTCGAGGACCAGCTTCGCAAGACGGATACCAGCGGTGCTGATCGCGGTCGCGTGGCCATGGATAAAAGAATCGACATCGAAACCAGCCGCAATGATGTGCTGATCGTCGAGCGGTTTGATATCGGAGAGTAAGGTTCCGATCCGTTTGCGGATTGCCTCGATGGTCAGGGCTTCGATTTGGTCGGTCATTTTGTAGTTTCCCGATGTTTCTTGCCCGCCGCCCAGGCTTCGCCGCGTCGCCCGGTATAAGGATTGGGCGACGCGGCGGTAGCTTCATAGCCTTCCGACCATGCCGAACGTTCTTGGAACTTTTCCTCGCGGCGTTGGCTAGGACTCACGTCGAAGCCTTCCGCCGCTTGTTGCCTGCGATGTTGCGGGCAACAATCTTGGCGTGGAAGTGGGTCGGGGCGGGGGCAAGGTAGGTCACCCCCAATTCCTCATCCATCTCGACCAAGTCCTTGGCCATCTTATAGAGCAAGGTCAGTTGCTTGCCGCGCTCCTTGGCGCCTTTGGCCATCCGCCAGCGGATGACTTGAGCGACGATAGCCGCGCCTTGGGTCTTGCGGTGGTTGTTGAATGCGTAGCGGCACTCGTCGTTACAGAACTTGGCGCTGTTGCGGCGGCCTTCACCAATGGTCAGCGAGGCCTTGCACCAACGACAAGCTCCACGCGCCTTCTCGTAGATGGCGGGCTTGCGGGTGCTGGTCGAGGTTTCTTCACAGATCATATCGAAAGCCATCCGGCCCTCCCGTTGAATGAATTCATCACTATGATAAGATAGCTGACAAATCCCTCGTTGTCAACAGCTTTTTAGTAGTCTGGTGAGCCAAAGGCTTGATATTCGTGATCGGCGGCGGCGAGGTCATCCAGGCGATGTTCCATCGCCTCTTGAACGTACCAATAGTGAACAAGTTCGCGGGGATCGCGCAGGCCGGTGCGGTACGAGTTGGCGTAATCGCGACGGTACTGTGCACTATCGACCGGTTCCATCGGCTCGTTAGCGCACTCGTTGGCGCGAGTGATGTCGGCGAGGAAGGCTTCCTCGGTCTTAGCGAGGTCGTAGACGGCGGCGATAGCGCGGGCTTCAGAAAGGGTGATGGGGTTGTGCATCTTTAATCCTCTGCGGCTTCAAGGACGGCGCGGTCAAACCAACCAAGATCGGTGAGTTCGTGATCGACAACTTCGACTACTTTCCAGCCGAAGGATTCCCAACGCTGGCTGGACATATGGAAACCGGCGCCGGAGGGGTCAAGGATGGTCGAAAGGCGCACGCGAACGCGTTTGCCGAGCGAGCCATAGTTGCCGGTTTCTTGCGCATGAAGAAGGGCGTGGATGATATCCGCGTCGACAGGGTAGCTCTGGCTGTAGCGCAGCATGTCGAGCGGAAAGCCGCCGTAGCGGGAGCCTTCGACATAATAGCCGTAGACGGTGGGACGTTTGGGCATCCGTGTTCCTCCAGTTGATGGGCGGAGAATAGCCCAGCGCGTCAGCCATGTCAACAGCTAATAATTGGTTAGAAGATATTAGCCGTTTTCAGGATGCCGTAGGCCACGGCGATACCCCGAATCTCATTGACTACGATCAGCAGGATAACGACGGCTTTGGCGTGCCGGGCGAGAAACCCATAGATCGGCGCGCTGAGCCGATGGCTGCGAAACAGCCCGTCGAGCATCCCCAGTTGTCGGGCGAACGGCTTACACAGCAGCTTCAGCGCGCCGACGATCAGCCCGTCGATAAACCTTATCGGAGCCAGGAGTACGCTAGCTAAGCTGGTGACGTAAGCGTGTACACGGAAGCGCCTAGACGGATCGTAGGCGGCATTCTCAGAGCGAATGGGGCTCGGCTGCCCGGAACGCGTGGCGCGCTCCTGAGGGCCTTCTAGCGGGTGGCTTGATGGGGTCGGGTTTATAGCAGTATTCTCCTTGGTGATTTATTATAAACCACGTTAGGAGAATGTCAACACCATGAATATGGGTCCGGCGAGAGATCAGCCGTTACCGGTGTGCATGGGAGGGACCTAGGATTCAACACTCAATCCGGTTGCCTAGACGGGACCACCCAAGGCTTTATCCCGCTTTCTCGGCTTATCTCCCGGCCTAGGAACCCGGTACATCCGCCTGTCTTGTTGCCCATTTGGGCGAATTCGATGTGATGACGCTGCTATAGCCGTGCGCACAGCCTTGCATCAAGTCAGTCGAAGAGGATTCGAACCTCTGGCCTCATCCTCTACGGACGCGCTCTCCCACTGAGCTACCAACCGACACGTCATCACACTTTTCGGCCGGACTTTGCTAGCTCTATCGGGCCTACCTATGCGGGACTGCTCTACCCTCTGAGCTACGGTGCAACCTCTCGGCGGCCCGGTGGGGCTCGAACCCACGTCTTTCCCTACTCGTTGCCCGTTCGGGCGAAACTTTGGGACGATCTACCGGTCCGGCTAGAAACCCCCACGTGTGAGGTAACCAATACCTTCGCGGCGGCGAGGCTAACGTCCCTCGAAGCCTTCTACTCGCTTTCCCCGATCTTTCCCGTCCCTTGAAAAGCGCTTTTCGCAGGACGTTCTCACACCGGTTATTCGCCTACACCGTTTTTGATTCGGTTCGACTTGCCAGCGACCTTTTCAGTGAAGCTGACCAGAAACTTGAACTTACGCCAACGGACCGCCACCCAACCGGACGAATTGCACGTCATCGCGGCCATGATGCTTCTACCTTTAGACCACCTCCCGGTGCCCGGTTGGTGGGCGGGGATCGAACCCGCTTTACAACGATGGCCCATCTTTGCTGGGCTGTACTATTCCAAGGCCTTTGGAACGCCTGTAGACGATCCGCTGGCGTAAGTTCAAACTACTTTCCAGAAGGCTCGCGGATGCTCATCCCGCGAATCAACGCCTTTCGGACTCCCCGCGCTCATAGGGTGTGTACACCACCCTACTCCCGACGGATCGGAGTGTCCGCACTGCGGTATCCACCCACGTCGCCCTAGTCGGCCGCTCTCTCGTTAACCCCGGCAGAGGTTGTAAGCGTTTGAGCTAGCCTTCTGGAAAACAGTTTTGACTGTCAAAGATCGAGGAGCCCGTTGCCGTTCTCCATGGTCTTAAGATAGCAAAGGTTGGAGAGGATGTCAACAGCTTATTACAACATGTTTTACACCTTAGGAAAGACCGGAGGAGCCGCATTGCTTAGCCAGCGTCTGCGGCGATCCCGTCACGAGGAGTCTCAGAAGCGTGACCTTCCTACCCTCCGGCCTGTCCTAAGGCGGATACAGAAGCTACTCGGCTAATGTCAGCCGTCAACCATTTATTTTACCGAGCGGCGTTCCGGCGGGGAGCTTATCCGTCAACTCGGCGATGTCTTCGATAGCCTGCGCTCGCTTGATTATCGGTTTACTGAGCGTGGTTGTCATTGGCGCCGTAGCTCCTTTCGATGTAGGCCGTGATACGCGCCTGTTCAGTCTCGGTCCCCTTGATCTGACCAAGCTCCAGACGTAGTAAGCGCCCACGTGAGGACTCGGTGGGGTCAACGATATTGGCAGAAGCTTCGGCTTGGGTATGACCCCTCCGCAGCCGAGCCAGATGTAGCGGGTTCTGATTCACTGAGAAAACTCCTGGGTCATTCGCCGAACTTCTTCTGGAGGCGAAGGTACTCGGCATATTCCGGGTCTTCCTCCCGCTCGACTTGCTCAGCGAAGGTTCCCCAATCCGGCGGCAAAGTCCGGGTCATTCCGTAGCGGTAGTAGTTCACCTGATCTTCGAGTTTGCTGGCGCCGCCGTCGTCCATACGCCCGCCGTAACCGGCGTCTTCTCGGACCTTGCGCGCCTCGGCGAGAACAGCGGCGATGACCTTTTCGATATCCATAGGTTTAGGCTTCTCCACTTTATCGCCGGGGCGTGACACCAGTGTAAGTTCGCTTTCGGCGACGTGAAATCCGTTGCCGCCAGCAAAGATGACAAAAACCTGGGGGTCTTCGAGCGGATATTGTTTCACATCGCGGACAACGCCTTCGCCAAACCCTAGGCAGCGCACGATGTCGCAGGCACGGAACTTAGCCACGTCTAGAACTCCGTGTAGGCGCGGACGGCTTCCGGCTGGAAGACCTCTCGCAGGGTAACGCCACCGACGCGAACGACGCCGACGCCGTCGCTGCTGACAGCATAGCCGGTACCGAGATCGGCATGTTCGCCGACGCGCTGAAAAGCGGCTTTGCGCAGGCCTTTCAACGAGGCGTAGCGGGTCGTCTTCTGATACCCGTCAACCGACGAATAATAGAGAACGAAGGGTTTTGCTGCTGATTTGCTCATTACGATGCCCCCTTGGCGTATTTCGTCGCCCACTTGGCGCACTTGCGTTCTTGAATTGCGACCAGTTCCGCCTCCGTGATATTCGGGTTGATCTGGTAGACCAGATCGATCAGGCAGTTGATCACGTCCATGGCTTCGCCAATGACGCCGTCTTCGCCGGACCTCAGTCCCGTAGCCTTCAAAGTGATTTCCAGATCGAGTTCCGCCATCTCACCTTCGGCATGCTTGAACGTGGAGCGCACGGTGCGTCCATTATCGATCTGCCGTGAATATTTGAGGATGGTTTCGACCATCGTGGGTTGACCAGAAGCGACGGCAGCGTTGTATCCCTGCGCCCATCCTTCCGCTTCCTGATCGTTGAACCAAATCGGCGCGTCGTCGATGGTCTTTGGCTCGATAGTCACCGTGATTTCCTCCTTGTCGTCACAGTCAGCATATTAGCCGGACCGACTCGGATTGTCAACAGCTTTTATTCTCAGATGTAATGGTCGCCGCCGCTCAACGCCGGTCTGACGATGTACCCATGTTGGCCGGAGTCGTTGGTGGCCTCCTCAACGATATAGCGAACGTCCCTGGTGCTCAAAGCGCGGGCTTTGGCGCGGGCGTCGTGCACCGCATCGATCTCCTCGCCTATGGTCGAGCACGGGAAGAACAGGGGATCGGTTTGTTCAGTCATCTTGTTGTCCTTCCGGGGTGATCATGTCTTGCACCCATTGCGGAAGCAGGGCGATGCGGGCGGCGTTGAGGGCGACATAATCGTACGCGGCGTCCTCGGTATCACCGTGGTTCAGTAGCCACAGGAACGGGCGCTTCCTCCACTTAGGTAGAAAGGAGCCGTGCTTCTCCAGCGATTCCATCTTGAAGCGAAGCGCCTCGCGGGCGTCGTGGTCGCCGCAATAACAGATCAATTCGTTGTCAGGTCCGACCAGCCAGCTACCCGAACTCGTGTACCGATAATAGTCGTCTGTCGCCGGGACCCAGTTGTAATAGACCTTACCGCCGTTGATACCCGGCTCTTCCTCGTGCTCCCAGGTGAAGGTATCGACGCTGAGGAGCAGCCCGTCTCGCCGGGCATAAATGAACTGTTTCTCCGGTTTCGCCCGCTTTTGAAAACTGAGTTCAAGGACCGGCTCAAAGCCCATCTCGCCGACGATCCGCTGATAGCGCTCGATGGTGTTATCCATGAGGGTGTCGTCGCGCTCGATCAACGCTGCTTCCTTGATCGACATATTATCGCGCATCAGCAACCATCCAGCCGCCGTCACCGCGTCGTAGTTCTCACCACCAAGGATATCTTCAGCCGCAGCTAGGCCATCGAAATCAAGCAGCCGCTTCAGGCGAGCGTCAGAAACCGTCATTAATCCTCCGTCACGCGGATGGTGTCGCCATCGCTGAAAAGCCGATATCGTCGATCAGATCGAGCAAGGCCCGCTTCACCGCGAGGGTGTCGTCATCCTCCGGCGCCACGGTGACGACCTTGGTGTCCAGAACACCGCTGCTGCCTGACAGGGTCAGGTGAAAAACACGATCTCGCATGGACATAGGCTAGCCTTTCTTTCTGGCTGTGTCAGCATCTTTGACAGGGGTTGTCACGATTTCGATCAACACCCCGCCTGTCGCGGTCTTGCCGCGAAACACGACGGTCGCGCCGAGCAGGTGCAGATCGGCGGCGAAGTTCTTCAAGGCGAGGTCGATCTCTTCGGAGCGGCTGAACTTTTTTCCCATCAGGATTCGGCCTCGGTGTGAAGCGCTTCATGCAATTCAGCGATGTGCGCGGCAACCAGGGCGTCGAGTTGTTCTGACGTGAATTCAAAAGGCAACGGCTCGGTCACCCATTGGCCGTTCTTGCGGACGGCTTGGCCGAGCACCTTGATATCAACGTCCTCGAACCAATCGCCAATGAGCCCGACATCCGGCTCGGCTGGTTGCAGGACGCCTGAGACCTCGACATCGATCTCAAGCGTGATGGTGGTCTTGGTGGTGGTTGTTCGGGTCATCAGTATTCGTTCCTGAAATTTTCGTACTGCTCCATGCGAGCGATCTCGTAGCGGTTCTCTTCGAGGTAGTCGCTGTAGTCGTCCTCGAAGAACTCACGGACGCCTTCGATCCATTCCTCGGCTTCGTCAGCCTCTTCGAACTGACCAGCCTTTTCGATTTTGTTGTCGGGCCGGGCCGAGCCATCGGACTCGCGGTCATAACGGACCCACACTTCGTAGACGAAGTCGCCGGTCTCGGACAGATTGTCGAACTCGTCAGCCTCGGTGACGGCGACCGCTTTGACGTAATAGTTCTCGGTGGGGTTCTTGAACTCGCCTGCGTAGGTGTAGCGGGACATCACGACCTCCTTGATTGAGGCTGTAGATTACCCGGCTATTTGAGTGATGTCAACACCTAATTATCAGATTGATAGGCCTCGACCTGGGACCGGTGGACGAAGACCGTACGGGTCTCATCGATCTCCAGCAGGCAGGAATCGCCATCGACCGCCGTGACCTCGCCCATGAAGAGGAACAGCGGGTGATCGGACTGGGTGATGATCAGTTTGTCGCCAAGTTCCATCCTAAGCGCTCTCCCTCGCTAACCCATTCGGGCTTACAATGATCATCAAAACTATCATGGGTGATCGATTTTAGAACGTCTCATTCTTTCAGCAGTCTCGCGAAAAGGTGCAAAAAGTTCATCGACGCAGTGAGGGCAACCAAGCCCTTGTTCTAGCCTCCTATTCACAGACTCAGAATATATATGCCCCTGAGTACAACGCCATTCGAGACGTATTCTAAATAGATTTGCATTTCTTGTTGTCAATTCACGGGCTAGTTGCGAATTTTCCCTAATCCACCATGGGCATGAGGGACAGTTTCTGTCTTTGTAAGTACGGTTATAGACGGTCAATTCGTAAGTGTGTCCCAGTAGGCAGACCCACCTAATAGACTCGAATGAGTGTAGAAACGCTTTAGAAAATTGGATTTCATTATCCGGATGCCATTCCTCAAATAAATCCGGACGAGCATCTTTCAAAAGCGGGGCGGTTCCATCCTCTTCTGCACGAATAATCCTATCTATTTCAGATATGCGCTGGTCGTACACCGGGTCAGTAGGGAATAGCCTAAGGTGCGGAAATAAATCGCGGTTTCTCCGCTGATACCGCTTCGACGGTACTCCTCTTTTTTCCAGTTTTTTGCTGTAACTCATGTCTTAAAAGTAAGTCAGCCAAGACACAAATGATGTTTTGGCTGACTTAATTTCCTACTAAATGGTGGCGGCGACGCAAGTCAGAATCTTCTTCTGATCCTCGGCGTTCACTTTACACAGCGAGCCGTCTACAACGATGTAGAGGTACCCACTCTCCGGTGTCGCTATTACTTCTGCACGCCCGGCGAGATAACCAAGCGCCTTACCAGTCCGCGCGTCTTCAGCTTTTCGGTTCTCATCCACGACGTAATCGTCATAGGTCGCAAAACCCTTCGAGACCGCCAAGACCTCGCGTTGTTTCCGTTCGTGTTCTCGTAGGATTTGGGTGTTAGCCTCTTCCTGTTGGCGCTGTAACTGACGTTCGGCGCCCTTGCGGTACATGTGCGCCATGCCTAGGCCCTTGATGCCCTCACTACGCTCGATGACACCTAGAACGTCGGTCAGGGTAGGCGCAATCGGTGAAGTATAGGTATGGATAAGCTGATCCAGCGCCTGACACATCTGTGCTTTGACGTTGCCGAACATCATGTCGATGTTCTCGCGGGTTGAGGGCTCGACCTTGGATAAGGCGTAGTTGAAGAGCTTAGCGCCGAAGATATTCCCTTTCGCCTGCCCGACCTCGGCGGAATAGGTCTGATTTAGGCCGGGGGCGTCCATGGCATTGCGATTGATCAGGAAGAGGATGGCGACGATTTGCTCGGCATGGAGCGTGACATCCTTAATCCCCTTACTCAGGCCGTTCGCGGCTTCACGGAATTGTCCGTGAAGGGCGGTAATAAGACTAGCCATTTCGGGGTTGTTTGAGCCGGTGAAGCTCGGGGGTGGCGCATAAGCGACAGCGTTCATTTCTGTACCTCGGCCAAGGATTCAGCACCTCCCTTCCACAATAGAGGGGATATGTGTTCATTCCTATTGGCAACACATTGGTACCGATTCGTTAGAGGGCTGTCAACTGCTTCAAAGAATCTCGCAGACATAGGCGCGGAAAGGATCGAACAAACGCTCCACGCACTTCGGACAATGCAAACCCTTCCGTTCACGTTTAAATCGTGTCTGTTTAAAACTATGTCCGTCGCCACAGCGCCATTCAAGTGGCGTGTGGTATGCATTTACACCCAGTCCCCCTACTTCAACGTTCTCTGCTAGTTCCGAGATGAGGTGTGGAGCTTCTGCGGCCCAGGTCGGACACCTTGGACAGGTATATCTCTGATATGCTTTTTGGAGCACCGATGCAGTGTAAGTGTGGCCCTCCGGACAAACCCACTTATACCGCTCGGTCGACCCAGAATTTACCTCCTGAAGTTTTAGGGGATTATCGGGATGCCATTCACTGACGAGATGAGGGTAACGGACTGCGGTGTTTTCGCGGGCGGCAGCTTTGCATGGACGGCACCCACCGCCCCTATCCTGACTCTGGTAAACGCCGTGTAATTGGCATCTATGGGTCAAATGAGGCCAAGTTTTAGGCAGCGGATAACGCTCTGGACTAGAGGAAATCAACTCGACCGAAGAACCTGATCGCAGGTAGTGACCACCCTTGGGGTCAAGAGATTCGATAACCATGTCAATATAGGCGTAGAGAAACATGCTGGTTTGTGGTAATAGCTCGATCACGCGCCCTGTTGTTACCGTCTCGTTTTCATCCCGAAAACGCACGACATCACGTTGGTGAAATTCACAAAGAGTCTCACGTTTGTCCGGGTCCCATATTCCACTAGACTCGTATGTTCTAGTGCCAGCGTAGCGTAAGTTGATCGTGACTAGCCGTGTCACAGGTCGTGCAGCGTCAAAGTGAACGAGCCATCGCCGTTGTCGTGCCAGTTGACCGACTTGGTCTCGGCGTCGAACTCGTGGGCGATCTCAAACGGGATGTACACGGCAGGGGCTCTGTCGTGTTCTACGATCCGCATGCTGTAGTCGGGGCCTTGGCGCATTATCTGTCCTCAAGTGTGGGGACAAAGATAACCGACTAGGCGTCAGTTGTCAACGCTTTGTTACTGGTCTACCCCTCGACTGGCCTTCGCCGCCGCATCATACCGTTCCTTGTTCGCCCAGTAGAACGGTGCGAATAGCTCAGCCTCACGACGGAAGGGGATGTAGTCAAGCTCATCCTTGGATGCTTCCGCGACCAACCATTCGCTGTGGGCGTCTATCGCCGCCTGCCGGTCGCTCGCCGCCGCGATCTGGAACTCCAGCATATGGCGTTCGATCTCAGGATAGCGCTCCGACCACGTCAACGAATAGACCGCGTTCTGCTCGGCGAATCGCCTGATCCACTGTTCGGTGAAATCGAGTAGGTGTTCGGGCTTGCTGACCATCACGTCACGGCGCATCGCCCGGATGGTCTCGACTGCTACAGGCCGATTGACCTTCCAGAGCGCCTGCATCGTCGGGTCGTGCAGGAACCGGTCGGCATAGATCGGGTGTTGGAAAGACTGAGCGCGCAACTCGGGCATTTCGAAATACACCTGAATTTCCGACAGGACGCTCGCTTCCAACTCGTTGCGCTGCATCTTCTCATCGAAAGCGGCTTTACCGATGTTGGGGATGTAGGGCATGTGCGCCGCGTGGTAGAATTCGTGCAGCAGATAAAGATCGTGGATGAAGGGATTGGTGTAGTCATCCCGCAAGGCAATCGCCCCCCACCACGTCGAGAAGTGTGCGCGCTCTAGGTAGTCGTGTGACGGCGTATAGAACAGGCGTGGCAACCAAGTGAATTGCTCGACCACCTTGCCGATGAAACCGCCTGCCGTGTGGGAGAGACGGAATTCATCCGTTTTCCACAGACTGTAAACGAACGAATCTATCGCGTCGGCTGAGGTATAGGTACGGATATTATGCATCAGCAAATCCCACACGTTGAGCCATGCCGGGCGTCAAGCAAAAACGAAGTTGCCCGGACTCAGCAGGCCGCCGAAGATAGGTGTCCAGGGCGGCATCGTTGCAGCCGGGCGCCGTCGCCAAGATATATACATCTGATGGATGTAAGGTGATGCCGAGTGTCCGCCCAACGCGCTGTGCATGCTGGCGTTGCGTGCTCTGATATTGGCTGGCCATGTAGAACACGCTCATGTCTTCCATCAAGGCCGTGCCGAGTTGCAGCGAGGTCAAGTTCTTGAACCATTTGTTACCAAACAGTCCAAGGTCTTCGGTACGACTGAACAGACCACCGATACGGTCGTAGTAAGCTCCAAAGGGTTTGGACAGGCTGAAGACGACATTGCGGATGCAGCCTACGGTCGCATTAATCTTGCCGACGGAGCCTGTTGAGGCGGTCGCGCCGACATAGGTCAAGTCCAGCACAACACTGGGGTAGCCGGTCGCCGCTGTGACTTGCTCCAGAAAATCGTTGCAGTCTCCCCAGATGTTGCCGTCGATAGCGGACGGTTGACTGAGGAAGAACAACCCCCCTTGCCGGGCCAAAACACTCGGAACATCACGCCATTGCTCACGCGGATGCTCTAAGACAAGCAGCCCCGCCGCTTCGGCGTAGGCTCTATAACCTTCGTACTCGCCTGCAAAAACGTGGACGATCTTCGGTCCCGCCTTTTTCGTGGCGTAGTCGAAAATGATTTGTCGCAGGCCTTCGCTGGCGCCCGCCGTCGGATATTGAAACGGAAACCGATCTGGGTCGAAATCCACCATGTGAGACGACCACTTTATCCACGTCTTGAAGAAGCTGGTGTGCGCTGCGTCCTGCTTACCCGTCCACGCCTCATGGAACTGCGCGAAGTAAGCGGGAGACTGGAACAGAGAGCGCTTGATATCCTCGACGTAAGGATTGGTCAGGGCATAGACCGTCTTCGATGCTCCAACCGAGAGGAGGAGGGCGTTGAGATCAACGTTGGGATTATATTGGGTCGCAGTCGACACGCGCTCTCCGTCGAGATGGATTTCAACAAGACTGGTATTATAGAGGCGTTGGTTTATATGTCAACAGCTATAAAAGCTTTCTCGCCAGCCTGAACACCACGCCGAACAGAAGGAAGCTCAACGCCGCGAGATAGTGCCAGACCGCCGAAGGCTGGTGGGCGACGACGAGCAGCAAGGTCGTCAGCACGGCGATGAAACCAGCAGCGCCGATGTTGACGGCCGACATGACCGCAAGAAGTATATCAAGGAAGCGGTTCATAAATTGTCCCTCAACACCTTCATCACCTTATCCAAGATCGATTGACCCAGAGGGTCGTTAGCGAACGCAAAGCGCTCAGCGAGATATTCCAATTCCGGTTTATTGAACGCCGTGTGTCGCTCAGCCGTCCCCGCCGCCCATGCCTCTTTAGCCCGCTGCGCTGCTTCCTCGTTGCGGATACGGCAACGGTCGGCATAGGTCAGGTCGTTGATATGGGCCTTGGTATATTCCCGGCCAGCTTCGAACTCAAAACCCAGTGATTGCGGGTCTTTCCCTTCAGCGATCAGACGCTCGCGGATAGCTTGTTTTTCAACAGAAGCTGCGTAGCCGAACTTTAGGTGGATCGGCGTGTCGTCAACAATCTTGGGGAGCGGCTTGATCTGAAGATAGGCCATCTGCTTGTCGCCGTCTTGCAGGTAGCGCAGCGCCCATAAGGTCTTCGAGTGAAGTCTAGGTCCGATCAGGTTCGGCAGCGAAGCCGTAACCTTGAAGGGATCGTAGGGAGCCACCCAGTGCCACCGGCCGGGCGTGCGACCATTAAGTCCGAGCCTCGTCACCCGTCGTTCGGTCCAACCCAAAGCCTTGGCGACTTCTTCGTTCAGCGCCTTGTCGAACCCTTCACAGGTGCGAACGCGCTCGATCAGGTCGTCAAGTTTTTCGGAGGATAAATCCATGGTTAGAGGATATCAATAACCACGGATAATGTCAACAACTTAGATTAAGATTATTCCGTCTCGGCCCGGCGAATGACATCAGGCAGCACTGAGCATAAAGCATCCAGTGAAGGATGAGCGACAAAGATCGGCTGATCATTCTCGCGCGTGGCGAACCACATCCCGGACGCGCCCTGACTTAGCCGTATGGCGCTATCACCATCAGACCGAGTACGATCCCCGTCAGGGCCAATCCCACGATCACCAATTCCGCAGCCATTGTCAGAAGATAGTTCATCAGCGTCCTCCATCATGAGGACGCATTATCGCGCAGAAGTGTTGATTTTTCGTTAACGTGGACTTGCACCGGCTCTTTAGCGCGGTAGACGAGCCAGTTGACCCGGTCGAAGCGTTCGAGGGGGGTAAGGTCTGGCTCTATATGGCGGACGTTACGCGCCTCTTTGAAATAGGTCCAGCCGAGGCGGATGTCTTGAAAGAGGTTGGCGAGAGGTTTTCGCACGTCGTCATTTGTCCAGTGACAGAGGTGAAAAAACTACCTGACATTTACTAGTTTGTCAACAGTTCATTGCCGTGTACACGATATCACAGAGCCGTCGAGTGAGCTAGGCGTATTCCATCGGCGGTGTGGTGATGCGCCTCTTCTCGACAACGAAGCTGCGGGGCTCTACGGCGACCGCAACGAAGCGAGCTTCTTGGCAGACGTATGGGTGCACAGGACGGATATTGGACTGCCACTTCCCCGTCCGACTATCTAGGAACCGGCAGTCCTTACGGGCGTACTTCTCTCCCGGCGCGATCATGGTCTTGCAGTTGGCGCACGGCGTCGCCCGTTTCATAACCTTCAGCCTAGCCATGGATATCAGTGGCGCTTAGCTTCAGTCACTGACAAGGCTATGTAATTCAACGCCCTCTTGATCCGCTCGTTGATATCCGGATGAGGCGGGACCCGACTGAGAACGGCGTTGCGTTCATCAGGCCGCATCAAATTCCACACGCTGACCGCATAAGGGGACTGCGGTTGATCGTGGTTGGCGCCGTCGTAATTGAATCGAGTTCCGATCATGGTTCCACCCCGTGTCAGCATCATTAACGTTGCATGTTGGTCTATCGGAAATGGGTGCGTGTGACAAGGTCCCTGTGGCGCGACAAAAAAGACGCCCCCGCCGCGAATGCAGCGGGGGCGTTTTGAAAGTTTACGGAGCCAGACAAACCGGCTTCTGGTTCGTCGACATGATGTATATATGGAGGCGTTGATCTTATTGCAAGGAATGCGTTTTATTCATCCCAAGGATCAAACCCCTTATCCGCGAGGAACTTCTTGAGGTCATCGCGGACGGACTCGATGATCCCCTTCATGCCTGCGATGTGGATATCTGGCGGTAGAGGAAGCTGTGTCGCCGCGACGGCGTTATCCAGCCTGTCGACCATACGGCCAAGAGTCTCGAAGTCGTCGTCGTCCATGTCGTTGTCCTACAGATAGGGGTTGGTGCGTTTTAGAACCTTCGTCCCCCAGTAGACGCGCAGCTTGTTGACACTGCGTCGGAACTGATCACCGAACCATGACGGGACTCGCCGCCAGCGGACACGGAAAGTGCGCTTCATGGTCTCAAGATCGAGCCGATAACCCCACGGCGGCCCGTCGATGTTCGTAACCCGATAGCTGTAGTTGTCCGCCGCCCAGTTGAAGGCCATGGTCGCCTTGGCGCGTTCCTCATAGGTCAGGGTTTCGGTACCGGGAGCCCAGGTACCGCCGCTGCCGCCGACCATGCCCTTTTCACACTGCTTGAGGATATAGGCCCGCAGCGCCGTGACGTAGGGTCCGGTCTCGTTGTCCGGATAACCCATCCGACGAATGATCTTGGCGGCGGTTTCAGAAGGGGTAGACAAGGCCGGGACTCCTTTCGGCGATGAGGGCGCGGCAGACGGCGGCGATGATAGCGTGGGCGGCGACAACCGAAGTTGCGTTCTCCCAAATTCCCCGGCCCTTTATCGAAGCGCGAGAAATCTCATTTGGCGCGGCGTTGAAAATCAATTCCAGATGCGGCGTCGCCTTGAGATGAAGCGCGAAAGCCGTATTCATGTCGCCCTGTAGAGCCGCGAGCAGCATGGCGTTTTCAGGAGCCTCGTACGGCCAGGGAGATCGATCAAGCAGCGTACGCGCGTTGACGTAACCCATCGGGGCTCTAGAGCCCTGAGTAGCCATGACCAAAAGGTCCAGCTTGGAGAGATTAAGCTCGGATTTTGTGACCACCACATGACTCCTACAAAAAGCAAATAGCCCGACGGGTTGCTTACCGCCGGGCTATCCGAGTTGCGCGCCGCAGCGCGCAACACCCAAAATGTCATTTTTCATCTGTGTGTTTCGTGAACCGTGATCATGCTGTCACATGGCCGTGATTCTCATCCTTCCGCTTTGGTTACAACCGCTATCGGTTTTCTTTGACGGTGTTCATACTAGCTCAGTCGAATTTCGCTGTCAACACTTTTTGCAACTACACGAAATCGGCATTTGACCCTGGTGAGAAGGGGCCATAGGACTATCGAGGTGACCGGCGAGTCTTTGCCCTCCATCGCCCTGTCGGTCATGTATAGCTCCGAATGATGACGAACGCCCCGGCTTGCGACCGGGGCGTTTATCATGCGGCGTCGATGAGCCAGCCGAGTAGTAGCGTAAACAATGGGATACCGATAAACGGCAGTATTCCCATCCAGATGTCAACGTCGCGGTTTGAGGCCGGGGTGTCTCGCAGTCGTTTGAATAGGTTTTTCACGCAGCGTCCTGACGTTTACGCAGTGTGGCGACTGCCTTGTTGTAGGCATCCTGCGTAGTCTTGCGGTACTTGGCCGCCTCTCCCTTGAAATAGGCGTAAGGGGGTTCATATTCGTCCATACCGCGCATAAGGCGGCTCAAGCTGTTGTTGATCGCCAGCGTTTCGGTGAGCCCGGTATTGCCATGCAGACGCTGCCGATAAACGCCCCACAAGCGGTCGATGCCGTGGATCGCATGATAGGCCTCAGTCCACGCTGCGGCGGTACCGGCGTGGGCAGCTTCCATCTCCAAGGAATAGACGGCCTCGGCGAGAACACCCTCGCCGAACAGGAAGTCGGAATGTGATTTCATGGTGTGATCATAGGACAATGAAAACTAATTGTCAACACCTAATAACCTATGACAGGGTTTCGATAAACACGTCTAGCATGGCGACAACATCGCCTTGGGTCTTGTGATTGTTGTATGCCCAGTCGTTGGCGTTGTCGGTCGTCCAGCCGCCTTTGATCGGCCGTGGGAGGCCTAGATATTCCCGCAGCATATCATAGGCGTGGATATCGGAGCAGCCGTCACAAGCGACATTAAACGCCCCCATGACAGACCATGAAACAGCGTCTGGATGCATGGCCCAGGTTAGCAGCTTACCGTCTTTGTCGGCGGCAGGCTCCCACCAACCCCGTGAGGGTTTGAAGGCTCCGGGCTGGCTGAGAATGTCACGCAGGCGCGTGAAGATTTGTTTCTTAGACACCAAACACTAGCTGCTGGAGGCTGTCATCGCCTTTTGTGAAGTCGTGATCGTTCATTAGCTTGAGCTTAAGCGACTGAAGCTCCCGTACACGCTCCTGGCCATTGAGAATTCTCTGGAGCGCGTAATCAAGCTCCTTGAGATCATGGATAGCGGCTGGGAGGGGTTTGGCGCCGCGATTACGGTCTTCGGCGTGGATGCGGGTGTCTATCGACGGTGGATAGGCCGACTCCCCGCTAAACGCCCTGTCTACCCGCCCCTCTAGGTGGCGCATCCACATGATGACTTCCTCAACCTCGCGGTCGATTTGCAGGTTTAGAACCTTGAAGGCCTGCGAGTTAAGGATTTCTTCATCAGTAGGCATGACGTTAATTTATCCGATTTCGGAAATTTTGTCAACAGAGATAAACTGAGCCACCGTCGCTCCTTCCGGGCAATAGGGCAGGAAGAGCGGTGCGAGCGGCGGGTCTGGCCACAGGGCGGATGCGACGAGAACCGTCGCCACGAAGGTCACAAGGCCGATGAGCGCCAGCTTCCCTAACATCTATCGCGTCCTCAATCTCCAGCCTTCGTCAGCACCGTAGGCCGTCAGGCGTTTTATCGTCTCGTCGTGATTGCTCGTATAGATACGCACTTCTTGAAACGACCGGTTGCGGGCGATGCCAAGACAAAGCACCCCGCCCGACGCCGTGATCTTGACGCTGATGATGCCGCTGGCGCCGCGCTTGCGGTGGCTGATGACGCCGGGGCTTATCCCCGTCACCTCGGGCAAGGTCGTCAAGAACTGCCGGACAAGTTCCGCCGCTTCGGTGAAAGAGGCGTGCCGCCCGGCGAGTTTGGACATCAGCCCACAATCCACGCCACCCCGTCCACTAAAGCTCAAAGCTCCAGAGCTTGATCGCCGTACCGCGATCAGCGCGCTCGGGCTCAGCCTCGGACGGCGAGCATTGCCAGACCTCGGCGAGCTTGCAGCCGCTGTCGGCGACCGACGTGCGGAAGAAATCCACGGCCTTGGCGTAGTCCTTGGTCGTGACATCCTCAAGCGGCTTGCCGCCGATCTTGGCGTACAGGCGGAAATAGTCGTTCTGGTCGATGAAACGCATCGGTTCCTCAAGGTTCGTCGCGGGTCAGCCTATCCGACGTTTGGTAGCGTTGTCAACACATTTGCACAGTCAAAAAATGTCTTGCTTCCTTCATTAAGGCAGCTATATAGCTATCCATCGTTAACTTCCTAAGGAGCTAGACATATGACTATCCCAGCAAACACAGCCATGGATTATGCCGACGCTAAGGCGGCCCTCAAAGCGATGGCGGCCGGAGTGACCAAACTCATGGACGGTATCAACAAGCTCAACAGCCTCCTCGATCCCCCCACATCGAAGCTCCCCGTCGACCCTAAGGACCCCAGGAACTTTTACCCACTCGGGACCAAGTCGCACAAGCTGACCGAGCGCGGGGCAGAAGTTATCTATCGACTGTTCGACCTCGGTTTCACACCTCACGCCGCTGGGAAAGCGATGGGCATTAGTTTCATCGCCGCCCAAGGCCGTCAGGCGAAGTGGACGGCGGCAGGTGGTTTTTCCCGCAAACCCGCAGTGCTGGAAGACTAGGCGGCTAGGGCGCTGGTTAACCCCAGCGCCCATTTCCTAGAGGTAACAGTCGTCCGGCTCGCGCGTCAGGTAGCCTTCCTCATCGAAGGTATAGGTGTAGCCGTCATCGCCGCCGTATCCGGCAACATCGACGAACTGCGCAATCTCGTCGCGGTGCAGCGGCTTCAGATCGATGATCTTCTGATGAAACGCATTCCAAGCTTCGCCATCGGAGGGCGAAACTTCATCGCGGGGCTTTGCCGGAACTTCGTAATCGACGGCGTCGCTGTTATCAGCGTAGATCACTGATCCTCCGAAGATATCGACCAGCCGCGTCGCCAGGGCGCACCAGAAGGCCGTCGATTTGGGGTACAGCAGCCTGCCGCCGTACTCCGATTCGAAGAAGTACATGGCATGACGGTCACCGAACCGAATCATCACCATATCAGGTGAGGAATCAGCCGTGGCGGCGATCTTAACACCACGGACCCTGGACCACCACGCCTTGTGGTCATAGTTGTACTTTTCGACAGGCAGACCGGCAAGGCGGCCGACGACCTTGGCGACATTCTTGACCTGCACGTTGTCAGGCAGTTGGATAACGCAATCGACGCCCATGTGGGTTCTCCTCTGAAGTTGTCTTAGATTAAGGTAACTTCAGAGGAATGTCAACACCTAATATCTAGGCCTTGAGGGGATAAGGGATGCGGAAATCTTCCAGATCGATCAGCAGGATTTCACCCGACGCTTTCTGGACCTTCACCTTACCCCACTTTGTGCGAGCGGCCTTGACCGTAGGCGGCTTCACCGTGTGGTAGGACGAGGAGTAGCTATACTTCTCGACCACCGTCACAGGCTCGCCCTTATAGAAGCCTTGATCTGTCAGAAGCTGCTCTGCATAGGCCACCGAATAGCCCGTGCCGCCGTCGCCGTCATCGAACACGCTGTCGAGGTCGATGTACTCAACGAGGTCGATCTTCTGCACACGGGACGCGTAATCGAAGATGAAGGCGCGGAAACGGTCGACTGCCTCCTTAGAGACGAACTTGTAGTTCACGCCGTTTTTACGCGCCGTCTGATGGCCAAGCGCGAGGGGCTGGCCATCAAGATAGACAGCCCATGCACCGACCCATGAGTCGGTGCAAATCCACTTGATGACGTAGTAGCCTTTTAGCCGCGCTTCGAATTCCGCGCGGTCAGCTTCTTCGAGGTCGTAGGACCCGAATGTCATGCTTAGACCGACCTGTTCAATCAGGTCGGACTCGGTGAGATAGACTTCGCCAGCGGCCTCAAAGTCGAGGCGGTCGAAGATGTCGCGCACAGTGAGTTTTGTCATGAGACGTAGATTAGCCTACGCCATAGTTTATGTCAACAGCTATAAACTACTGATCCGGGTCGTGTCGTTAGGGGCGAATCGCTGGAGAAATTCATCCGCCAGTTCAGGCGAGGCGAATACAAACCCCGGAGGTCCCAGGCCGCCAACGTCGTAGAGGCCGCAATCCGGGTGATCCTTCAACCACTGCAACACGTCACGATGATAAACCGGCGGATCGACAGTCGACCAATGGTCGCTGCCTGTGTAGCCGTTCAATAAGGGGTTCTTGGCGATCTGGAGGAGGCCAAATTGAACATAACCCCTTCCCTCATGGACCCAGCGGATCATTCGCTCGCGAATTCTTGCGCAACGTCAGGGCAGACCGTGATCAATTTCTTCTTATTAACAGAGAACCACTGCTTCGGGCGTTGATCGGTCGGTAGATTGAAGGCCTCGACCTCGCGCGCGCTGAAGCCGATGGCAGCCGCTGTGAAGGCTCCGTTATCGACTAGACAAACGAAAGCGTCGGATGACGCGATATTGAAGTTCGGTCCGGGAATTGGGTAGCCATAACGCGCCAACCACGCTTCCTTAGTCTCGCCGCGCGGGTTGATGTAATAGCCCATCTATTCCTCCTGATTATCGAAGTCGCCGCGATTGAGACGGATCGAATAGAGCACGATACCTAGGATAGCCAAAAGCCCTCCAAAAGGCGCGAATGGCTTTGTGAGATAGCTGTTGAACAGTTCGCATACGCAGATCAGGAAAAACCAGTAGACGAAGAAGTTAACCAGCCGGTGGGCCGTCATCCATCTGAGGATGTCGTTAAACATCGGCGCTCCTCATTGCCGGTCATATTGCATGATCTCGGCGACAATTTCATCGACGGATGCATTGGGGTCGCAGACAAGTTCTGGGGCGCTCAGCAACAGAGCGCATCTCGCCCAGATACCGCGCCAGTCCATTTTCGGGTACCGTTCTTTCAGCGCCACAGTCAGGGCGCAGGAAATTTCACGGACTTGTAAACTAGCCATTTATGGAGCCTAGCAGGTCACAATGTGTTGTCAACGGGATTGATTGTCAGAAGCCGACCGGTCTTCCCCATTGCTGCGACCGCGCCGGACGCACCCCTGGTCCACCCGTAGCCGACCGAACCCCTGACCCACCCGTCGGCGGCTTCGCTCTCTCCGCTCTGATCCTCTCATCTAGGGCCTGCACGCCAGCATGCTTGCGACCGGTGGCGATCTCGGAGATGCGGCCTTGGTTGCAATCGTACAGCGCCGCTATGCGCTTGTGCTGGTGGCCTAGTTTCAGCAGCAGTTTGATCGTCGCGGCGTCGTCAGCGGTCAGGGTCTCTGAAGTCTGGCGGGGGTCAAAGGAGGGGCGAGACAAGGGTTACTTCCTGCTGAATTTAAAATACGCGCTATACGACTCATTATAGCCGGGCTTATCGTACTTAACGATCCAGCCTTTGGCTCGATAGACATCTTCGATGTTGAGATAACCTTTGGCGAAAATCGCATCTCTAGGATAGCCGATAGCCTCCAGCCTCGTGACGATATCGTCCTGCGGGACCTCCGCTGAAATGCCAGAGAATTTCTCAAAGATAAGTGTGTTGATCACCGCATAGACATCACCAGGGATGGAGATGTCCTTGATCTTCACCACGTCATTAGGGCTGATCGGTCCCGCCGTTATGTCGAATGTCGTCATTCGTCCGCCTTTAGTAAATCAGCCTTGCTCACGCGTCGATCCTTTCAATCTTGGCGACCTCAAAATCACCGTTCAGGACATCCAGATCGTACATGTCCGTCCGACCATCCGTGAACACGGATGGATAATCATTGCGGCGGCGCAGGTGTTTGGCGAAAAATTTGCGGGTGAACGGCACGCCGATGTAGTGCTCCGGCCCTCGGTCGTCGTTGATCGTCGGATCATGGATCGAGCCGTCCGGTAGCGTCACCCAGGCATGATGCACCGGGATGACCGACAGGAAGTAGCCCTCGGTATAAAATCCATCCTGAACGTAGGAAGAAGCGAGAATCGCTGAATTGTAAAAGCACTGCTTCGGCTCTCCGATCCACGGGCTCGGCAGCTTGGCGCGAGGGACGATGCCGTGCTGCAAGACGACATCCTCCGGGCAGGCGTACTTCGGCGCATCAGCCGAGTTGCCGTACATCCGACGCCGCATCTCGATCATCGTCTTCAGAAACGAGCGAAGGCTATTAGACACGGGCGTAGAAATCCTCGACCAACTCCTCGGGAGAGGGTAGGCCGCCGACGCCCAGGCCGTCCAGACTGAATAACAGGGTCTCGGCTTCGGTGATCATGGCCTCATGGTTATAGCCGACAAACTGACCACGGTCGTATTGCTTGCATTCTTCATCGAAAGCACGATTGAAGAAGATGTCAGATAGGTGAGCGTTGATCAGCATTCAGTCCTCTCTAGAATCATCTTGCCGGTCCCCTAGTTGCAGGAGAGGAGCGGCGTTCTGGTCGGCAATGTGTTGCAGGCCCGCCGACATCACGACGCCGGTAACGTAGCCGTGGACCTCTGCCTTCGCCTTCTCGACCGTCGTCTCCATATGCTCTTCGAAGCACTCGGCGAGATACGGCATGTTGGAGCTTAACTGCATCCGGGCGTTGCGGACACGCTCTTTCAACGCCTCAGCCTTGACCTTTGATAGACCGATAGCGTCAATCTCGGCAGAAAGTTGGTCCAGGCTGGCGAGGGTGTTCTTCAGCTTGGTCTTCATCTCGGCGCCGAATTGATCTGATTGCCTCTTCGGCTCAGGTAGACCGGGCACTGGCTGACGGCTCATGCTTTTAATTGTACACGGCACCCCGTCGCCGACATTCGGACTAGAGACGAAGGTCGCCCACTGTGCCTCGGAGAGCGCCACTTCGATGATTTGCTCACGAGCGGAATGACGGTCGTGATACAGTGAGCGGTGAATTTCGCTGTGATGAATTCGTATACGCATTGCCGCGCCGTGGACGAAATCACTACCATTCAGAACATCGCCACCAGATACGCGATTCACGCCGATCATCCCGAACGCCGGGTGCGTGGTGACAATCTCCTTATCGCCGCCGGGGTGCGGGCGTTCAGTCGAGACGGGTTCTTCAACGGTGAAGGGCATCAGGCGATCTCGTTTGCGGCGCGTACAGCGGCGTTGATGATGAGAGAGGGGAACTGCTCGAATTCGAGAGCAAAGCCTGTGCCCGCCGAAAGCTGATCGAAATCAATGAGGTGTTTATGCGGGTGGTCTAGTTCGGCCCAGCGTTCGTACAACTTCTTGCAGACATCATCGAACAGGCCATCGGACAGTAGGCTAATGTCGCGATTATAGTACATGTAGCTGGTCATCAGGTACCACGGCACGAGCATGTTCTGATCGGCGATAGCGGTCAGACATTGGTCGGCGATAGCGGTCAGACATTGGTCGGCGATAGCGGTCAGACATTGGTCGGCGATAGCGGTCAGACATTGGTCATCTAGCGTTAAGGGCTTCCTGACTTTTACCTTGCGGATCGCTGATGCCATGGGTGGAAATTAGCAGACAGTTTGTTAGCTGTCAACACATTTAGCCAACGACAACCTCCTCCTGATCAATATACGCCACGGTCCGTGTTGTTCGAGTCGTGCGTCGGACGATCTTGAGTGTTCCAGGCGTGACGAACGGCTGTCCCTTAAGACTTTTCGCCAGTTTTATAGCGCGGTCGCGGTCAAGAATCCACGGACCTATGTCTCCACCATTGATCGCCCGAAAATCAGATAAGGACAGCTTCGGATCAATTTCACTATTAACCCTTTCGAGCGACCACGACGTGTCCAAGGAAATGTGGTAGGTGTGTTTTTCCGTTACTTCGATCATCGGATTGTTCATTTTCGTAATATCTCCCTATGCCGCGTCAGTGATACGCCATGCGCCGCGTCTCCTCGCCAGTAGGGCGCGATCCAGCGTTGCTCCTCCTTAGGCTTGGCGTTCTTGCCCCAGATGTAGCCCGACACGAAGTGCAGCTTGCGCTTGGCGCCGGTCGCTTCATGGTCGCCGATGCTGTGGCGGGTCTCGCCGGGCAGTAGGATGCGTAGGATACGATGGTCGTACTCGCGCGTCTTGACCGGCTGTTTATTCTTCCACGGCTTGCCGGGAATGATCTCCACGTCGGCCTGCGCGGTCGCCAATGTGACGATGAATTGTCGGACGGAATGCAGCGGGCTATCGAAGGACTCAGCCCATGGCACCGGCTTGCGTCCCGGTGATAAGTCGATCACATGCGGTTCAGAGTGGAATGCATATTGGCGGTGACGGAGATTGAGCGGCAGCATTCCGGTCGGGTTGAGTTGTCGGTAGAGGCCTGCCTGAGGCTGCGGTTGCCCTTCAACTGAATAGACCAGTATCCTGTCGCCCTCCTCCTCGCAGTACCAGAAGTGACGGCCCTCGGGAGCGCCGACAGAGCGCAATAACGCGATGACGCTTTGATCCCACGGGTCTTCTATCCAGACGCTGGGAAACGGCAGATGGAACAGCCCTGCGTCGATCATCTCCTCGGAGGTGAGGTGTATCTGCTTGACCGTTTCACGCTCCAGATCGCCTTCGGACTTGAAGATGAACTTCTCGGAAGCCTCGAAGCGCGGACGCATCTCAGGCCAAATCTTCTCAGTCTCCATGACATGGAGCATGTCGGGGAAGAGGAGATTGGTCATGGCGCCTTATTCTTGATGAGACCCACGGCGACGCGGGCTGCCGCTGCCTTGGTCTTGAGGCCTTTGCGGGAGGTTGTCGAGCCCCGCGAAGTCGCCCAGAAGGTCCAGAAACCATCGTCCGTGCGCGTCATTCGGAACGAACTGCCGTCTGGAAAATCGCGACCGATCATACCGAATTCCTGATCGTAGATCGGAATCGACTTCGGGGTGTCCCATCTACGGTGAAGGTTGAGATGTCGGATCATCGACTTCCTCCGCGTGTTTGCGCACCGCCGCCCGTATCTTAGCCGCCCTTGCCCAGGCGTTCTGGCGCCGAGTGGTTCTATAGCTCCAGCCGCATGTACAGGTGACTCGATAGTCTATCGGCGAGGTGTAGGTTTCGACTAGGTGCTCAGGCATGTTTCATCACATAGGCGTTCACGTCGTCCATGATCCTCGCCACGTCGAGCGCATAGAGGCCCGCCGAGTTGAAGGTGTTGTATTCGATGACCTTGAACTCGTCTCCGACTTGCGCGATGTCGATGACATAGACCGGCGCCGGGGCGTAACGTTCATGCGCGGCGTAGATCAGCGCCTCGACTTCCGGCAGTATGTGACGCTGCGGCATAACCTTCTGATATTGCTTGTAAATACAGCAATCACTGATCTTGCCATCAACCACGACCGTGCGCCACTCGACGCCGATATCTTTCGGTTCCGATATGGCAACCTCAAAATCATTATCAGTTAGATAGCCGATATCGATCATCCACTTGTACCAACGGTCAAAACCGTCGGCGCTGATGACCGCGCCTGCAAATTCCTTGGTGTCAGAATCCGGTTTGATGAAGATATCTTGCCTGCCCTCGGGATGGGCCAGGACCGTAGCCGCGAGAAAACGCTCGACCATGCTCATCTTCAGAAAGACTGCATCGCTGTTCAGGTATAGGTCTTTCAGAGAGTTGCAGACCATCCCTTCGCTGTGGATATCAGCGCCGCCGAACACGCCCGGCCTCCAGCCATGCGTCTTGGCCAGTTTCTGGATACCGATGGAGCCATAGACGACGCACGGGCCGTCGATCTGCGGAACAGGTCCATCAATTTCATGTGCAAACGGGATGACCCGGACGACATGATAGGGGATGCCTCTGGCCTCGGCATGCGCGACCATCCGGTCGAAGCAGGCTTCGTCAAAGACGTTGCTTTCGAGGACCCAGGTGACGGTCATGTCTTCTCTTTCAACCGTTCCCAATAAGCAGGCATGCCGTATTTCGGTCTACCGTCGCCGTCTTTAAGCTGCGCAACGCTGCGGCCGAAATCCCGCGCGCAAGCATCCTTGCAGAAGTCGTTTGCTATGTAGGACTCACCATCCCAGACATAGGCGCTCGTCACATAGCGTTTCTCGCCCTCGCCCCAGTATCGCACCGAAATGACCTGTCCATTGACCAAGCGCTGGACTTCCGCCCTGTTGCGGGGGACCTCGACGTGGTTAGTACTGTAATCGTCAACGGCTCGGCGGCTCTGGTCAAAGATATGCCAAGCCGTCCGCTTCGGAATGTCCTTACCGCAGTTGCGGCAGATCGGGGCTGGCATCAGCTTTTCACCTCAAGGCAAACATCCTCACCGAACGTCTCGGCGCAAGCAGCTATGCAGGCCTTGCGTGTCGCATAGCCGCCAATCGTCTGTCGCCCGCATACGCCTTGCTCTTGGGCGTACCACAGTTCGTCATCCTCCGATTGCCAGATGATCGCCGATGCGCTCACTGTTCCAGTCCATAATAAATGGTCGGTTCTTTAGTCTCTTCGTACCGCGAATATCCGATCATAGTCTCTTCGCTGGCCTCAAGGTGTGGCCTGATCCAATCGATGAAAAGTTCGATCTCATCGTCATAGTTCTTTATATCAGCGCGGGAAATTAACACCCAGTACTCGCCGATATCATCGTATTCAAAAAGGACCGTCGAGCGCGGTACGAAGTAGTAGCTGGCGGACGAGAACAACCACTTCCAACGCGGTGTGTTGAACAGCGGATGATCCGGCAATGGCGGCTGTGTCTCAAGCTGCCCCGCCATGAACTTCAGGACGTTGATGACCTCCGGGTTGTCGTTCTTGACCCGCGCCGACATCATCAACTCTGTGTACATGCCCATGGTGTGGCTTTCCTAGAAGAAGTCGGTCTTGGCGCCGTCGCCGTAATTGCGGATTTCATCAGGCCATTTGACCACGACGTTCGGCCAGATGGCGGTGACTTCGCCCTCGACCCTGACGTTGTTCGGATGCTGTCCGACCCAGCGTGACACCTTCTCACCTTCCCTGGCGAGCCTGCGCCAACCGCCGCCGATGTACCGGCCGCCGGTTTCGTGTTCGATCACACGGGCGACATCGTCGGTGATGTCGGTGAAGAGATCAGCCGCGCTGATGCCGCGTTCTTTCAGATATTCTCTGTCAAGGTCTTGGGCCTCCGTGCAGCGGCTGTAAATCTCGCTGAAGGCCAGATCGCCGGGCTTGCGCTTGCTTTCCGGCAGGTCGCCATCCTCGGCGTAATCACCGACGAGAACGACACGATCCCCGACCCAGCGGCCGATGGTGCGGCGTGCGACTTCGTTGTAGTCTTCGACCACCGGGGCGCCCTCCATGCGGTGGCTGTCGACGGTTAGATCACGCTCGGGGCCGTAGTAGTTGGAATCGAGATCAAAATCACCACCGCCGCGTCGCTCTGGCATCGCCGCCAAAAGGATGATCAGGGCCGAGCCGACGCCCTCGCCGTGGACCTGCTCGCCGAGCTTGAGGCCGCAGCCCAGCTTGTGCGGCATGATGAATTCACGTTTGTCGAGATTGACCGTCTTCCAGTACTGGCCCATGTGGGTAGCTCTCCGTGAGAAATGATGTTGAGAGAAGATTATCCGGAATGGCGGTCTTTGTCAACAGCTTTTATTTTATTCGTCGAACGGAATGGAGCGGACGACGATGTCACCATCCGTCGTGTGCTTCGTCTCGAAATCCTGATCGTCAAGATCATCGATGATGTCGTAGACATCTGCGAGGGCTCGTATGCCTGAATACCTTACAAACGCTTTATAAATGGTAGTAGGCCGGACCCACGCTCCACGCCTTCCCCTGAGGTAGTTCTCAACCGCCATGCCAGCGGAGACTTTTTCAGACAGCCGCCGTAAATCTGAAAGCGAAGTGACACTACGGGTAGGACGGACTTGCGGCATGGTTCACCTTTCTTTGCTTAAGTTTGCGTAATAATCCTCAGCCGCCAGCATCAGCGGCGCCCATTGCAGATATTCCTGCCGCGTCCTCGGGTCGCGGAAAAACTGTTTGTAATCACCGGGCTTATAGGCCGAGACGTTGAATAGGCGCTCTACCGGAACCGCGATGCTTCTGGGCTTTGTCGGACTGTTGGAATTCCATGACTCAGTTTTCATGGTCCAGTGGAACACGGCCTTGCGGGCGCGCGGTTGCCACACCTTAATGGTCTCGATAAGGCCGGGGCCGGGGTTGCCGTACGGCTCCCAGTACTCGCCGAAGTCGCGGTGTCTATCGCCATAGCGATAGTCTTTTGCCACTCGCTCGTTCTCTCTTCGGGCACATTCCTCGCCCCAGTACCGGCGCTGACCTGTGACCACCGAGCCTTCGCCTAAGGTGGCGTTGAGCCGGTCACGATAAGCCTGGAAGTCCGGCTTTTCACCGTCATACAAGGCAGAGCCGCTGCCGTCATAGACAAGCTCAACAGCCCGCTCGAAACCGTGCTGCGTCCACATCTGGACGGGCGGGTGCGGGTGCAGGACCGGCGAGCGGTCGAACAGGCCTTGAATAATCAGACCGACGCGATTGTAGGCCTTGATCTGTTTGGCGACTTCAGCGCTGGCGTCATCGAAGTAGACGCTCGATGGGTCGAACGGCTCATACTTGTCATGGTCGAAGCTCGGGACATATGGCGCGTGCATCCAGTGCTTGTCTGGATTTTCCGCCGTCCAGGCTTCCGCTTTAGCCTTCGCCGTCTCGTACTCTTCCTTCAGGCTCTCGTATTCGCGACGCGGGATGAGTTTATCAATCCGCGAGCCGAACAGTTTGATGACCAGTTCGCTGCTGAGGTCAGCGGCGCCTGCGTCCGGAAACAGTTTCGATCCGAAGTCGAAATCGGTATCGATCCGCCAAACCTGATCACCATTGCGGATATAGATGAAGGTCAGTTCGTCAGCCTTGGCCAATTCGAAATTGATAAAGGCGTCGATAATACGCGCTACGGACCTTTCCTTCTCCTTTCGACGGACCCGGAAGGCAGTGACGGTGCGGGGGAAGGGGAGTAGCCGGTCACGGTTCTCCGGCTTGGCGAGCCAAGCGTCGAACTGGCTGATCTGCTTGAATTCCATGCCGCCCGCCGAATAGTTCAGCAAGCATTCTTCGTCCATATAGAGACGGCGTTGCATGATGTGCAGCTTGTCGCCCATGCCCGCAGGTTCGCCATCCGCGCATTGCACGGCGTCTTCCGTCAGACCAGCGTAGAGGCTGACGTTGAAGATGGAATCGTTGATGCGCTCCAGGGCGCCTTTCATTGGACCGATCTTGGCCTGGAGGGGCAGAGCCCCAGCCGACATCCATTTGGCGAGATTGTTGTTGGCGTTCTCGACCTGTTTAAAGAGGTCGGGCAGGGTGGTTTCCTTGGCCTTTATAAGCTCTTGCTTATAGACATTGACATCGATCTGCGATGATAGGACCGCAAGCGCGCCTTGCCCGCCCGTGGCCATCGACTGGTCGGTTACGGCGGTTGTCGGTGCGACACCCAGCCGCGCGGTCAGGGCTTGGATTTCGCCTAGAAGCTGCTGAGTCTTCTTCTGATAAGTCTCGACGTTGTTGCGAATAATCTGCTCAGCATTAGGTTCGCGCCGCAGCGTGTCCCAGAACTCGTTGAAGTGAACCCGCTTCTGCGAACTGCCATAGCCGGGCTTTTGCGGGTGGGCCAACTCGACATAGTTCGAGCCGATGACCATGACGCAGCCCAGCCATTCGTAGACATCGCCCTTTTTCATCCCGTCGCGGTCGTAGGCGCAGGTTTCCTTGACCCAGTACCATTGCCCGATCTCAAGATCGGACTCGCTGGCCTGCACCGAGACCGGATCGTTCGGATTGATGATGTCGTTCATGGTGAGGATTATAGAGGGCTGGTGGGTTATGTCAACAGGTTAAAACTTCAGGCATGGTTCAAGGTACCCAAAAGAGCATCCATCAGAGCGTTCGCGCTCTCCGGTGAATTCGCATCAAAGATCACTTCGCTGCCGGTCTTCGACAGCGTGCCGTCGAGCAAGAGGTCGCGGATCGCCTCGGCGTTACGAGCGATAGCTATCAGTCGGGGTAAGGCGGTAACAGCGGCGGCGGTAAGCGCGATCTCATGCATCTCGCCTTTCAGCGGGAACATGCCCTCTTGCCGCCCGTCCTCGATCAACGACAGCCCGTTGCTCAGGACGTGCCGACTGACGAACCAAGGGGGCGGCGCGGCCTTGGCGAGCAAGGTTTCGAGTGTATCGAGTTCCGTATTATTCATTGGACATCGAACGTTGATCGTATTCAGGATCGGTCAATATCTCTCACCTTTCAAGAGATGGCCCTCCAGTTGGAGCACACCTAGTGCGTGCTCAAGACGGCAATAGGCTTCGTAACGCTCCGGCGGCAAATCATCCAGCGTTTCACCCATCAGGAAATCCGGGGCGGCCTCTTGGACCCGCTGATGCAGGTCCGCGTACTGGCGCGTGCAGGGCGTGAAACCCAGCATGTTCGGCCATTCGATGGAGTCGTCGTGCACCAGTCCGACGGGCTGACGTTGCGCTTCAATCGCCTGATGGGCTTCGAGTTCGTTCATCTGACTCTCCTTGACCTTGACCTAATACCCACATATTAGAGCACGGCTTCGGTCATGTCAACAGCTTTAATCCTTAGGTCTCGATTGAGGGCAGCGCGCTTCCGGCTGGCTTCACGACGCAAGGCGTCACGGGCCGCCCGACGACGCGAATCCTCCGCCAGGGTGCGGCTGATAACGTCCTCTCGATTGAGGGCATATTCGATGGCGGTGGCTTTGCCCCCCAGCCGAGCCGCCGTGTCTTTTCTGCTGAGACCTTCGTCGAAGAACAGCCGCCAAACATCCGGTGAATAGACGGAGCCTTTCCGGCGAAGCTCAACCCCGTTTTCACGGCAAATTTGAGTGACTTTATAAGGGTAGGTATCGACAAGAACGGCGATCTCGTTGCGGTCCTTGCCTTCCTTGGCGAGAGCGACGACCTCACGTTGCAAGCGTTTCCAGGCCCCCGACGTGCGGTATTTACGTTCCGTTACCGGCCTCAGGTTGTTGATAGCGAGATGCACGGCGCTGACCGTTACGCCAAGTTCCTTGGCGATGGCGGTGTAGGTTATTTTCTCGGTTTCAAACCGGCGTAAGGCTGCTTCGTGATCGAATTTACGGCAGTGGAGGCGCTTAGTCATTTTTACTCATTCGTTGGTTAAAAGTTGCACGACTGATCATCTCTCCTCGGACGATCCACAGCATTTGAGCCCAGTTATCGTCGGCCCACGCCTGAGCTTGTTCGGGTGTGTCGCCGCATAAAAGTCCAGCTTGCACCGCCTTTTCGACACAACGTTTTTTCATCGCAGGTGATGTCGGTTCTTGCGATAAACCACGCCTTAGGAGTTCAGCTTCCCACGCGGACATCTCTAAGCCTGCACCGGCACTTCACTGCTGGCCCACATTTCCTCACGGCGGCGACACATGTCGGCAAGATCGAGCATGTGGTCGACGACAGTCGGGAAGAGGTCGTAGAGCATGGAGAGTTCTTTTTCGGTCTCCTTGGCGCCGCCGCTCTTGATCAATTCAGCCAGACGTACAGCCTCGCTAAGTTCGCCCTTGGCGATATCGTCATAGATGCTTTGGAGGTTCGGGCTAAGGTCGGTCATGATTCTTCTCCTCTAGCGTGTACACGGTGACCTCTCCGACGCCCTCACAGGCCGGACAGTAGGTATCTTGGTAGTCAGGCGCACAGAGCAGACAAGGAGCCGTCAGGACGCGGCCCTGAGGACCGACGGTCTCGGCGTCCTCATATACCCCGTTGAAGGCGCTCATCGCTCTTCAAGGTCCCGGCACTCGCGCGGCGCCCCGACCGATCCGACGACCATCAAGCAATTCTGGCAGATATAGCCGTACCCGGCGTCATAGTTGAAGAACGCCGTAGCGCCGCATGGCGTGGTGACTGGTGGGAAGCGCTCGCCCTCTTCCATCATGTCTCAAGCGGCCCCCGCTCCGCACAGGCCGCCGTATAAGTCTCGGCGATCCATTCGGCGGTGATGCGCGCTTCTTCATCACCGCCAAGGCGTCCCGTGTGTAGTGTCAGCACGGCGTCATGGACGGTATCAAGATTGCCCTCCATGCCAACATGCCATTGCCCGTTGATCTTGCGCGCGACCCAGCCGCCGCGATGCGAGGAAGGGTCGGGGAGTAAGTTTCTGGTTTCCATCATATCGCCTCCAAAGACTCGACAGGAATTGTAAAGAAGGGGTAGCCGCCTTCGGGGTCCTTGGTCACGCTGATGTGCTCAATTCCCGTAAAGCGGGTGTCATCGTTCGCGCAGCCGTAGTCATAACCGGAGCAGCGGTAGACGATATCGCCGGACTTGGCGCTGAACTCCGTCCCGCCCCGCGAGATGCCCTTTATGACACGATAGGATTCTGGTTTCATCAGTGGAAACACACTGCGCCATCGTCGGCTGCGGTCTCGAAAGCCGTCTTCCACTCAAGATAGCGTTCGAAGTAGCTAGCACCCGACGCGCCGTCGCTACGGGCTTCCTGTGCTTGCGGTAAGAAGTCTTTGAAGTCCTGCGCGAGCTTGGCGCAGACTTCGGTTCCCAACGTACCTTCGCAGTCCGAGAAGTTCAGCAGTTCCCAGAATGGTCCGCCAGCCACCGAGATTGCCCCGGCCCAGTAATCGAAACCGCCGTAGCCGCCCTTCTTCGGCGTGTATCGCGCGAGGGCCGCGAGCCATTCACGAAAGTTGCTGTAGCCGCTGTAAGAACCCGCACGGAACCCGCCGGTCTCCCCTTCGACGCGATAGAACGCCTTGTGTTCTAGTGGACTTTCACGACCGGGAAAAGCTGGATTGGCGTAAATCTCGACGTAATCGTCATAGTCGATGAGTTCGCCGTCTTCATCGACCTCGGCGTCGGGGGCGTGGACGAGCTTGCTGTAATAAGAGATGTCGAGACCCATTTAGTCCTCTGAATTTGCGTCGAGCGCGATGAAGAGCATAGCCATATGCGCCGCCGCATAAGGCCCGTGATAAAGTTCGGTCCAGTGGTGCACGAACTGGGTGATACGAACGTATCCCAGCCGCACCTTATCGATGTGAGACTCAGCGCCAATCATCGGAATTACGCATACGGTGGTCGAGCGCGGCTTGAGTGTATTTGCTCAGCGTTTCGCGCGAGACAAAACCGGCGCGTTTGCCGCAGGTGATGCACTCACCCCAGCAGCCGGTATCGTCCGATGCGAACTTGTATCCGCAGAGACTGAAGAAGCAGAGCGGCAGGCGCCAGAGGGGATGTTTCATGTGATAACGAATCCCTCGCCCCGTTCAGTCAGGAGCTTTTTACGGATATCATCGGGAATTCCAGGGAGGCTGCGGATATAAGCCAACCCTTCCCGTCTGGTCATGCGATCCTTTTTGATTCCTTCTTCAGCACCGGGCATAGACCATGAGAAGGTCCCGTCTTTGTGACGGTACAGCATGCTATAAATCCTCCTTAGGAGGCGAGCCCGGCTGCCACACAGCGCCGTGGAGCCCCGTGGGGCGGCGGATGCGGTGACGGCTGGCCCAGGGGCTGCCCGGCGCGGCGTTAAGATCGATCTGGGTCTCGTACGTTATATCGCCAAGCATCGCCGCCTCGATCCAATACGGTCGGATTTCCTCGTTATCAACCACTGACGACAATGATCCCGCTGCGGTCGCCGAACGTTACGTTCTGCCGCGCCGACATGTCAGGGTAGTCGTAAGCGACGCCGGTTACAGCAGCATTCTTGGCGTGACCGAATTCCTCATCCGCCACCCAGTCCGGATCGGGGTTGAGAATTTTTACGGAGCGAACATAGAAGTAGGGCACTTGATCGATGAGGAAATCACCTTTGAAATCCGTGTAGTCAGATTCCCGGTGGACCACGCCGACGCCGGGGACGAAGACATACGCATAATCAGTCGTGTCGCTGTCGTTCCACGGCCAGGGCCATCCCTTATGGGGACGCGTGGCGTCGTCGCGGTAGCTTAGGAACGTCTCCAGCGCAGCCTTGAAGTCAGCTTCACTTTCGGCGGCGAGAACAGCCTCATCGATCCCGCCAGGATAGCCATCCCATGCGGTCGAGCCTAGCCAATCCAGGGACCCGTCCGCCAGTTGGACGTAATAGTCGGCGCGGGTTCCCATGGGCTCTCCGTTTTCAGCGATGACACGACCCTAGTCGATCTCGCCGGGGTAGTCAATATGTGTTGCCAACGGAAATTTAAAATGCTAATGTTGACACATCGTCCCACAACCGAGGTCCCATGAGCCACTTCACCGTACTTGTCGTCTGCGATCACACCGAAGATCAATCCAAGCTGGCGGCGATGTTGCAGCCGTACCACGAGTACGAATGCACCGGGGTCGAGGACGAATATGTCGTTGATGTCGACAAGACCGAAGAGGTCCGTGAGCAGTACCAAAAGGACACCACGCGGAAGCTGCGCGACGCAGCGGGGAATCTTTCCTGTCCTTATGACTACGCCAACTATCGCGAGCCCACGTCGGAAGAGAAGGCTGAAATGGGGCCGTTCGGCGGCAGCGGTTCAACCAAATCCGGGCTGTCCTATTTCAGCCGCGACTGGGGCGACGGGCAGGGTTATCGCCCGAAGATCAGGTTCATCCCCGAAGGGCTCGAAGAGGTCGAACTGCCTGTTAAGGAAGTCCAGACTTTAGCAGAATGGGCGAGCGACTATTATGGTTGGCCCATCGTTCACACCATCGGCGACAAGACATTCGTCTATCCCGGCGCGGGCGACGACGATAGCGATCCGCCGAACCCTAAGTACGGGCGTATCGAAGTCGATGAGAACGGCGAAGTCGTCCGCTGCATCGACCGCACGAATCCCAATGCCAAGTGGGACTGGTGGGTCGTCGGCGGACGCTATTCTGGCCGACTGGTCGACAAGCAGGGCCGTAAATATGATGTCTTGAAGGCGGGTGAATGGGACCTTGACGGTCAGATCGAGCGCTATACCGCCCGCTTCAACCGCTACTATGACGACATTCAAAACGCCATCGCCGGGCTGCCTTACCGGTCGTGGCAGGATATCACCGCCGAACTCGGTTACGGCGATGTCGCCCGGACGTTCTACCATGAGCAAGAGAGCGTCAAGGCCGCCAAGGCGGTGAAGCGCTACGATGCTGCGCCGGGGGACGCCGAACAGCATCAGGACACCATCCTGGGGTATTTCTGGGATAATCTCAGCGACTGGACGGGGCCACGTGACAAGGTTGTCGCCGCCAAAGTCTGGGCCAACATCGGCAGCTTCGCCATTCTCGATAAGAACGGCTGGCATCAGAAGGGCGACATGGGCTGGTGGGCGTCGGTCTCGAACGAGGATGAAGACTGGCCTATCAAGGCGCTGGAACTGGTGCGCAGCCTGCCGCCGGAACAGAACCTCTATATGGTCGACTGTCACATCTAAAGGGCGGCGATGAGCGAAGTCTATGACACAAATATCGGCGACGCTCGGTTCAAGGCCGCCATGCAGACGATGACGCCTGAGCAGATGTGGGCGATTCGGGTGATCTTCTCGGCTGAACGCTCCGTGCGTCATCAATACCCGGCGAGTGTGATCGATGATCCGGTCGGGGTGGCGTACGCCGTGGCCTGTCAGAAGATCAGATGACCATGGACGAGCGCGGCGTACATCTCACGCACTGCAACCAGGGCGAATATCTGGGAGGCTGCAAGTACGGCGAGGACGCCACTTGCCCGGCGCTAGGCGGTCCTTGTCCGCCGCATCTCTTTGTCCCCGAAGACGCTGGGCTGAGCGACGGTTCATGTTGGATGGGAAGCGGCGTGCCGCTCCATTTCAATTCCTGCACGAAGTGCGGCGAGCGGCGCGGGCCGTTCATGGCGGCGGACTACGGCGAAGGATATTAGGTGTTGACAACATAGCGTTAGTCGATTATTTTGGTCTATCGAATTGCATCGGAGCCGTCATGGCCGAATACGAAGTCAAGCTGCCGATCACCGGCTTCATCTACACCATGGTCGAGGCCGAGAGTGAGGAAGAGGCTATCAAGAAGGCAATTTGCGAAGGTAACTATACCTTTAACGACATCGAAGAGTGGGATGTCCGCGAGAAGGTTATCGAGGGGAATTTCTGGCATGGCGTCGGTAGTCCGCGCGCTTCGGCGACTGAGGTTTCTGAATGATTGAAGCTTTGAAGCTTAGGGCAGCGGCATGACCGAATTTCTCACCCCGAACGTCAGCCTCCTTTGCAAGCTCGCGTCCGTCGCGGTGCACGCCGATGAATTCCTATCATCGGACGGTCACGAATTCGACCGCGTTGCGCTGGACTCGGCCTTACGTGATCCGGAGGTCGCGCGATGGATTGAGCAGATGACGGAAGCGGCGTTGGCGCCGAGGAAGCGATGACCGAGCACGTCGACCTTATCGAAACACTGAAAGAGGCCGATGATGCCCTTCGCATCCTAGCTGACAGGCTGTTTCCGGTCTGAGGGAGTTGGCCGATGCTGAAGATGTTCTACGGGTATGAAGAGACCAAGGATTTTCGCAGAGGTGTGAAACTCAATGCGATGGATCGCGATATTCCCGGCTGGCGGGAGATGAAACACACCAACGGTGCACCGAAGTTCAGCCCGACCGGGACGCTGCTTGACGACAAGGGTAATCGGTCGATCTTCGATGACGTGGGTGAATAGGGACGAAATGATCAAAAGCACTCCCCCGGCGCCCATATTCTGGCGATCTGTAAACCATCAAGGCTGGTCAGCGGGTGCGGTGTTCCGGCCCGTGGCCTTCCTCGTCGCCAAACACGACAACTGCGCTGGGGTCACAACGATGCGCGCGGACATGCGGCCAAGGTTTTAGGGAAGAAATCATGACCGGCGACGACGAACTCCTGAAAGCCTTCTATTACGCGCCATGGGGCGCGGCTAAGGGCGCTGTCTGGGAGGATGTCTTCGGCGGTTACAGCGCCGTGGACTTCGATGCCTTCATTCAGCGGCGCTGGAAGCTGACGGACGATGACCGGCAACTGATCAGAATTGTGACGGAGCGCTGATGACCGATCCACAGCTACAACTCCTCCAAGCCTGCGTCAAAGCCGACCGCGCCTATCGCTCGGCGCTGGCGGCGGGCGACCCGTGGACGAGCAACGATCATCGAGGCGTAGAGATTGGCGCCTTCACCGGTTTTTCTTCCCGAACCGCTGATGCTCTGGCGGCAGTAGGGTTGATCGAGTTGGTCAATCTCAGGGGAAAAAACAACTACGCTTTTTTAGGCGCCTACCATCCGGTTGATGAGGTTGAACTATGAACGATGTCCCGCCTGTCGTGCTTGTCGCCCGAAATGCGACTATTGCTGACTTGGTGCAGCAATGCGCCGAAGGAAAATTACCGTTCTCTGGGCCGGATTCCCTACACTCCAAGGTCCATGCCATGGGCTACAAGACGACCAGTCTTTATGAGATGGTGATCGCGGCTGAGGCGGCGCTTAAAAATGACTGAACTAGCGTACGAGACCATCACCGAGGCAGGATCGTCAGTGACCGTTCAGAAAACCTCTCCTGACAGCTTTATGCTGATCGTCGATGGCGCCTATGGGACATCCTCCGTTTCCCTAGATCGCGCTGAGGTTAAGGAGATCATGCGCGCTTTGAGGGTGTTGCTGAAATGAGCCTGACCTGTAAGACCTGCCATCGCACAGATTGCAGCATGCTTTCAAACGGCGACTGCTATGACTGCTATCGGCCGAAACAAGAGGCGTGGCAGAAGAAACTCGCCGTCCGGCAGGACCCGGCGCAGTTTGATATCGGCAAAATCGTCAGGGTCTTGCTTCGCTTTGTCTGGCAGCACGAATGCGAAATCATCCGCGATTACATGCCGCCATTTCCGCAAAAAGACACCCGACCGACTTGCGTGGTTCGCTGGCGCAAGGATGAGAACGCTTCATACGACTACCTGCGTTACAGCAATGGCCCGGCGCAGGGGTTCTTTTGGGATGTCTACGGCGATGACATGCACTCGCCGGAGCTTGCCCTACTAGCGCTTTCGCAGGCTCCGCCGCCGACCCGAATTGACTACTGTATTCCAACGCATGGGAATTGAGATGTCCGACCTATTAGACGAACTCAAGACCATCACCGCGCACAGCAAGCGTTCGATTTTGCGGGCCATGGTGACGAACTACGCAGAGGGCAACCGTTGGGACCATCTCGATGCTGAGGCCTGCACTAAGGCGGCTGACGAGATTGATGCTCTACATGTCTTCTCACTACGCCTGTTAGAACAGCCCTGGCGGGATATGGCCGAGGCTCCGAAGGATGAACCGATCCTCGCATGGTGCGTGCACGAAGCCGATCCATATCACCTTCCAAACGGCAATCTCACCCTCTACGGCGGCCATGTCGAGGGACTGTCGCACGTCGAGGACGGGCCAAACATCTTGGTCTGGGGCGGCGGGTGGAACGACCAGTCGTGGGAGCACGACGGCGGCTGGATGCCCGATTGGTGGTTTCAAAAGGGCAGCGAGTTCGAAATCGCCGCTTACCCGGTGGCGTGGATGCCAATTCCTAAGCCTCCGAAAAACATCGCCGTCGTGAAGGATGAGGCATGACCGATCAACAGGACCCCTACTCGCAATACGTCAATTTTCTAGAGCCCGGAGTTAGGATGCGTGGCCCGTGGTTTTATCTCAACCTCCCCGTCGTCCAGCACACCGGAGCCGTGCATGAACACGGCGATAATGTGGTCATCGAAGATACGCTTGTTCGCCGTATCGTCATGCCAAAGGCGGCATACCACGCCGCTATAGCCGAAAGAAAAGCCGCGTTCGGCGAGATGATGCAATCAAGGATGGGTGGGTAAAAGCTGTTGACATACATCGTCTGCCGGTGTAATCTTTAGCCCATGAAAAAGCAAATCCTCGCCGTTCTCGCTCTCGTGATGCTCGCTGCGTGTGTCAAAGCCGACACTGTCGGCGTCACGGAGGTGCAGAAAGCCACGGCGCTAACCGATGATGTTTCGAAATTCTGTGACGAAGGACGGGTTATCTATACCCTGATCACCAGCACCGGCTCAGCCATCGCGGTCGTCACAAGAGACCACGTCTCCGACAAGGAGTGTCCGCAGTGAATCTGGATGTTATCTTCGTCGTCGTCTGGATGGTGACGCTGTTGTGTACCTCAGTCGGGCTGTGGAATTTCGGTAAGAACCACACTACCCCCTGGTATTATTTTCTTTTGGCGTCGCTCGGCTGGGCGCTGCTGATCGTCTTCTGGTTCAACTGATGAAAATCATCTCGAAGTTCAGGCATAGGAAGTGAGACTACGGACGGCCAACAACAGGCGGCGGCGGGCGCTTAGACGTGTCGCTCTTGTTAACGCCCGTTTGTATGACGAGCAGCGTATTGAGCGTCTGATGAAAACAGGGCGGCACGATAAGCGTGCGAATAGCGGATACATCCGAAAGTGGAGGAAAAGGAATGACCAACGACCAAATCACCACCCTCGCCAACTACCTGACCGATAACACCCGTGTGGTGAAGCATTCGGTGGGCCTTTCGCTGAGCGGTATCGCAAGGTCAGAGGCGGGCGCCTTTTATGGTTTGCGGGCGGCGTTCGGCGTCAGCGGGTACGCGACGGCGGCGGAAGCTGAGGAAGCGATCCGCGCGACGAGCGAGGCGGTGGGAGCATGACCAGAGCAGAGCACCTAGCGTGGTCTAAAAAGCGCGCGCTCGAATATGTCGATAGAGGCGATCTGGCGCAGGCCCTGGCCTCGATGGTCTCCGACATGGGCAAGCACGACGAGTGCGGCTACCCGGATTTTCTGAATCAGCTTGGCTTGATGGAAGTGATGAACAGCAACCGAGACGGGATGCGTCGCTGGATCGAGGGGTTCAACTAAATAAAACCTGTTGACATCTGTGGTAGGATTCTTTAAAGTCTCCCTATGAACAACGGAGCGCAGATGACCCGACCGGCATTCGATGAGACCCTGTCCGATCTGGCGGACATCACCGCCACGGTGAACCGGACGGTTGCGCAGGCTTCCGCTGAGAATCCATCCATTGTGACCCTGACGATTGAGTCGGGTCTGCTTCAGCAAATCCTGACAGCGGCCTCGCTGCACATGTCGGACTTTCCGTTCGTGCCTAAGCCTGAGGTCGGCGAATACGCCGATATAATCGCTGAGAACAACGTCGAAGCTCAGGATTGGCATTGGCGTATGCGCGATGCGATTGAAATTGTAGGCGCCCGCGCCAGTCAAGCGGCTCACCCAGATTCGGGGCGCGGCAGACAGCGGGAACTGGGGCTTGCGACGGATCGTAAGCACCGCGCGCTGTTCGCCAAGATGGATGCTGAGCAGCGCGAAAAGGCTGAACAGACTGAACCGAACACGGCGGAGGGCTTGAAGGCTCGTTGGGAGGCGTTGAATGTCTCACCTCTTGGAGACGCGAGCTTCGTCGACCTGATGGCTACCCTTTTGCAAAACACGAGTCCTCTGAGCCATGAGACGGCCTGCCGTCTTTTTGAGAAGGTCCGGAGAGAAGCCAGTCGCGCTAACAAGGCGGAGAAGCGTGTAGTGGCTGCCGTCACCGCGCTGCAAGGTATTTGATTAAACCTGTTGACATTGATCTATAGGCGGGGTATCTTAGCGGCATGATCGACAACGCAGAATACTACGCCAAGGAACTGGAATGGGTCGCCGGTCGGCTGCGAGACGGGCGTGCGGGCGAGCACGAGATTGCGGACCTAGTTAACGTCATACGGGTGATTCGCGCTGCAACGCCACCGACTTCCCCCGAAGGCGAGGTCATTCGGCAGTACACCGAAGCGAAGGAAGCTGAGACGATAGCGGCTGGCGCTGTGTCAGCGTATTTTAAACCGATAATCAAAAACGCCGAGACGGAATCCGAGGCGAACGATATCCTTCTACGTATGCCGAGCATCGTTGAGAAGTCATTTGCTATCGACTACTTCGTCAACGTCTCCAAAATCCTGCCGAGGAGAGCCTGATGTTCACCGGCCTCGAAATCATCCAGATCGATATGATCGGCTGCCGCATCGCCATCGAGGAGCATCCCGATGACGCGCCGTGCGATGTTTGGTCGGAGGATATCGTCGCGAGAGCGATTAAGGAATATTTCTCCGACTGTGAAGAATGGTCGGACAACATGCTGCCGGGGGCCATGGCGTGGTACAAAGAGGCCAAGGCCGTTGACGATTTCGCGCGCGATCTGGCGTGCCTTATGGTGGGAGCGAGGCGATGACTGACACGGCCCCGAAAATGGCGTGGAACCCTCCGAGCGAAGAACAACTCGTGGCGGATCAAATTGAGTTTCAGCAGATTTATAGGGACGCCCTGCGCTGGCGCGCGCTCATGCGCTGCCCGCAGATCAAGATGCAAGGCTCGGCTGGCGTTGATCCGCATACCGGCGAGCGGACCGGCGGCAACGTTCATTTTGGCGCCGAGTTTTGGCCGGACCCGCAAGGCGAGGATTTCCGGGCAAACAACCCGAAAAGCGCCGAACATATGGACAAGTCGACGGCCTGGGGCCGGGCGTGTCTCGTGGCGCTCGCCGATGCGATTGTCGAGCAGGAGGCCAAGCGTGACAAGGAAGTTTAAGGAACTGGTTGACGACCTAGACAATGTGTTTGATGTCGAAATCAGAAACAGCCTCGCGTTCCGTGTGTTGATCGCAACTGTGGCCGATCAAAACGACTTCGACGCGAAGGGTCAGCTAACCAGCAATCAAGAAACGATCTTAGCGCAGGCCGAATCTCTGTTTAAGATCAAGGTTTTATCGGCGTTGATCGCCTTGGAGGCTGATCGTGTCATATAAGCACGGCCTCCTCTCCGACGACGAGCTTAAAGCAAAGCTGAACAGCGCCTTTTTGGTGGCATCGATTTTCACCAAGAACGATCTCGTCAAGGGCGTGTGCCGCCGCAAGACGGAACAGGCGATCAAGAAGGCGTTGGTTCTGGAAGATGAAGCGGCCCGCCGTGGGTTGAAGCTATGACCGCTACAGGAACGAGAATGACCCTGACATCCGCCGCTGTGGAAGAAACCTTCCTCGCCTGTCTGGCTGGCGCTGATCCCGATTATGTCGCCGTCGAGGGCGTCGTCAGTAACTTCGGACTGAGCAAGACTAAGCTTGCCGAGAACCGCAGCAAGATCGAGGGCTGGATTGCTGAGCTTGCCGACGAGTTCCACACCACCAAGGGCGGCGGCATGTCGTTTCTACGGCTTTGCCTGACCCGCGACGGCGAGCAGTGGACCGGCCTACACCGTTCGCAGGAACAGCTTTACGTCCTCGCCGCCGGGCTTGGTCTGGCGAGGTTCGTACTGCCCCGCGAGATGTGGAGCGCGCTGCCGGGCGGCGTGCCGTATATCGCTTTTGATTCGCCGTGAAGTTACGCAACGTCTTTCTCGCCCTACGCCACCAACTCCCGCTAGGCCGGGCCTTCCGTAACTTCGTTATCACGCGCAACGCCTGGGGGATGTTCCACCAGAATTCGCATATCGCTCAAGGAAGCGGCAAGCCTAAGGTCGAGTATGGATCGCTGGCCAGCGCTGAGAAAGCTGCCGCGTCTATGCAGAAGAAACACGGCGGCGCGTTTCGACCTTACAAATGCGTCTTCTGTGACGGCTATCACATTGGCAAGAACAAGACTGGCACTTTTTAAGCTGTTGACATATATCCCATAATGCTTTATTATTCAGGCATTAACGGATAGGGAGACAGAGATGGCCGAACGCGACAGCCAACGTAAAAAGCTCTACACCGCCGAGCGTGTTGCGCTCGAACCGCTGGCCATTCCTCTGCTGACGACCGACGATGTCAAAGCCTACCTCGTCAAGCAGTTGAGCCGAGCCACGCTGCAACGGCGTTACGGCAATGTCGTCGACCTCAAGGAGTGGGGTCTGACGGTCGCCGATGGCCGTGGGACACGCCGGGCGCTGGCCTACGGGACGTACAAGATCAGCCTGCCGCTATGGGCGCGGACCGATTGGGTGGCGCTGCATGAGGTCGCCCACGTCATCCACGACCGTCTGAGCAGCACGCGAGCGCGTCGCGGCGACCGGAACTGGGAACTGCGGGGCGGCGCGGCGCACGGCTGGCAGTACGCCGCCATTTATCTCGATCTGGTCCGCTACATCAAAGGCAAGGAAGCGGGCGACGCCCTCAAGGCCGCGTTCAAGGCGCACAAGGTCCGGTTCCGGCCAAAGCAGAAGCGGGCGGTGTCCGTAACCCCGGAGGTCTTGGCGGCGCGTCTGGAGAAGGCGAGGACGGCTAAGGTGGCGAAGAAGATTCAAAATGAGGTGGTTAATGTATACGGCTGACGACGCCCGAAAGGGTAACATGGACGAGCTTGACGCGCGCATCGAGCGTGCGGTTCGGGAGGGTGGCGGTAACTTCGCTTACCTGCGCATCTACATCGAAGACTCGTTCGTGCATACGATCAAATACGAGCTTGAGCGGCGCGGCTTCAAGAACGTCGATGTGCCGGACATCATCATCAAAGGCGATGTCTATTTCGAGTGGGATTAGATTTAGACTGTTGACATCATCCTGACGGTTGGCTATAGTCCATCATCATCGACGCAAGGGACGCCATGAACGGTTATCTTCAAGCCCATTACGACCAGCAGCAAGCCGAGATCGCCAAATATCTTGAGGGCATTGTCGGCGTGGTCGAGGCGACCCGCTTCGAGAAGCACGCCTTGTGGCGCGAGTACCATTATCAGCCGCGTGAGGGTTTCGCGCGGTATGAATGGAAAGATACCGGCGGCGGCTATTTCATTACCGTCGGACACGTCGTTGAGAGTCCTGTCTGTATCTCAATTGAGACATCCACGGTTAATGGTCACAAACTGCTTTTTTGGCACGCGACCAGTCAGATGGTTGATCACGTCATGATCGACAACTGGCTCAAGGACAACCTACCGCAGTCGGCAAGGCAGGCGCATAACCCGCAGTACCTGAACCAGTCCGACCCGACGAATTTCCACAATGTCTTCCCGCGCGAGGTGGCGGCATGATTCGCAAGTTCACAGCCGAGGGCCGTTTCGAGTGCGGTCTCGATGCGGTCGTTAAGAACAAGGTCTACGCTTTTGTCGCGGTCATAGGCCAACACAACCCGGCTGCGCTGGGCGTGGCTATCGCCAATGAGGCGGGCTATGTGCCGATCCCTGAGCACTGGTGCTACGGCGATGACTATCATGAGATGGAGGAATACGCTGACGAGTTGAACGCGGCGATGGACCTTACCCCGAAGGCCTCAACGATCATCGTGGCGTCGACCATGGGTAAGGCCGTCCGCCATGGCGGCCGAAGGAACAGCCGATGAGGCACACGCTGGGGCCTTGGGAAATCAGTCAGTTCGACGATACGCCCAAAGACCACGTCAGCATTTCTGGCGATGGCTGGGTTCGTTTCGCCGATGTAGTCGTTCGCTTAGATGGAGAACCTTTCGATCATCCGCAGGGCGTCGCCAACGCCACCCTGATAGCTGCCGCTCCTGATATGGCGGAGGTTTCCCGCGACGCCCTACCGATCCTCGACGCAGTTCTGGAAGAACGTGAGGAGATCAATGGCGAAGAGGACGAGGTTCTGCGCGACCTGATTGCGCGCTTTCGCGCCGCACTGATTAAAGCGGGGATCGAACTATGATCAGTGGTCCATATCGCGCCGAGTTTGGCGCCGTCCATCATGAGGATGCGACCGGTTTTCTTTTCACCGTCTCGCCGCCGCAATCCGCTGTGGTCGTAGCTGAGGCGCTGAACGCTGGCTTGGTCACGGCGGAACTGGCCTTGGCGCTGAAGACGCTTGTGACCTGGGTTACGGATGACAGCGATATCGATTCGCTCGAAGCGCGGACCCGTGGTCGCCTCGCGTTGATAGGGGCTCGCGCCGCGCTGGCTAAGGCTGGGGTGACGGTATGATCGCTCTCCTCATCGCCTTCCTCCTGATCGCCGTCGGTCACTTCTTCCTCTACTTCGCCATGCTGACGCATGATCGCGATTTGCTGTGGCGCGCGCGGGGTTTCACGTTGGTAGCGCTGGTTTTCGTGTTTGCGGGAATGATTGTTTTTGTCCATGCCTCCACATTGTTTTACCCGGAGTTAGATAAGCTGTTGAAAGGGTTGTTGGCCTGATGGTGGTGTTTGTCTTCTGGTGTATCGGCGGCCTCTGCGTCGTGGTTAGTGTGATGTCCGGCGTTGCGTGCGGCGTGACGCTCACTCAGAACGGTAAGCATGATGTGACCAGCGTCAACCATCTTCTGCTCGCTTTGGCCGTCGGCAGCTTAGCTGTACTCTGTGGCATGATTACCGGCGTTCAGGGGGGCTGACATGACGACTTGGTACGACCGCTACAACGAGCCGCACCGCCGCTACCACACCCATCAGCATCTCGAAGAGTGTTTGGCGCTGCTGCATGCCGAGAAGATCGGCGACCGCTGGCGCCGCATTCTGCGTAAAGCGATCCTCTACCATGACGCCGTCTATGGTCCGCCATCGACCAGCCCGCCGTCGTTCGCGTCGAATGAGCTTAGGTCGGCGCTGCTGGCCTATGACGAGCTTGACGGCGACTTCAGCGAAGAAGAGCGCGTCGAGATCGCCCGGTTGATCCTGCTGACGGCGGGTCACAAGGTTGCGAAGGGTGACAGGGTCGGCGCCCTCATGGTGTCGATTGATCTGGCGATCCTGGGCGCCGAGCCTGCCCGCTATCAGGAATATTCCCAGCAGATCGCCGAGGAGTATTCAACCGTTCCGGCCGATGTTTACCGGCAAGGGCGTATGGCGTTCCTGCGCGGGATGATCGATGCGCCGGTTATTTACCCGCTGCCGGAATTCGAGGAGAGGTACGGTGAGCAGGCGCGACAGAACATGAACCGGGAGTTGGCGCTGCTGTGACTGAGGTAGATTAATGGCTGGGCTACGTTGTTGAACCTGTTGACATAGCTGGACCGATCTGATAATTTGAAGCCATCAGATCGAGGAGACGTTTATGGGCTGCGACATTCACTGCTACATCGAATATTCGTCCGAGCCGCAACCCGGAACGACGAACCGCTATTGGTTCAATTTCGGTGGACGGATCAATCCGGGTCGCGACTACGATCTGTTCACCAAGATCGCCGGGGTGCGCAGCTATGGTGAGACGAAGCAGATGTTCGAGCCGCGCGGTATCCCCGATGATATCGGCTGGGAGACCAAGGGCGATTATCTCCTGCGGGTTGTTGAGGCCGAGGAAGACTACGTTGATGGGGAGGGGGTGGCGAGCCTCGCCAAAGCTGAGAAATGGGTGGCCAGAGGCATCTCAAGATGGGTCGCGCTGGAGGAACACCCGCAATATTATGTCACCGGTCCAGACTGGCATTCAGCCACGTGGCTGACGCCCAACGAATGGTGGGCGGTGCTTGAAGCGCCGCGTCCTGCAAGCTGGGGCGGCATTGACGACGACTATTACGCCATGCTCGCCGCGATGCAGGAATTTCAGAAGCGTGGTAAGCAGGTGCGTGTGGTCATCTGGTTCGACAACTGATGGAACTCCCGAAACCGCCACCGCATAGACTTCGTGATTCCCTGACCGGCATAAGCTGGAACGCCGATGAGCCGACGCCGCGCGTCGTCGTCTGGGCAGGCCGCAAGCTAGCCTTCGCGTTTGCGTTCCTGATCGCCAGTGTGACGTTCGTCCTGATCGCCGCTGTGGTTGTCCGGTGACCTGTTGACATCCAGCCCAACCTAGTTAAGCTGTCAACACTTGTGCTTCCCGCAATTCAGGATCGGTGACATGTACGACGGTGAAATCCAGAACCACGTTCTCCCGGCGTTCACCGGTAAGCTTGAAGCGCTTGATCGGACGATTGCGCTGATCGAGAAGACGCCTGATCGCTACTTCGACATCAGCAACTGGATGCTGGATGAGTACTGGTGCGCCATAAGTTACGTTCCAGCCGCTAAAGAAGGTTGCGGCACGGTGGCCTGCATCGCCGGATGGACTGTCACGGCTAACTACGATCAGGATCGTTCAGGACAACCCGTCTGCGTTGCGGCTGAAGATATCCTGGGCCTGAGCGATATCGCCGCTGATAATTTGTTCATGCCCGCCGACATGGCTGAGCCGGATTCCGTCACTAGGGCTCGCGCGCTCGCGGTCCTGCGTCACCTTCGCCAGACCAATGAAGTGGAGTGGGACAGGTTCGATCTGGACGGCTCAGAGCTTGTCGACACCTAAATATGGACGACATCCTTACCTATGACGAGAAGGCTTTGATCCGCCATACGATAGGGCTGGATCGCTCGGATATCGCCTATCGCAACCACTTCGCCGCCAGTGAAGGCCATGCCGATCTGCCCCTTTTAGACGGCCTTGTCGCACGCGGTTTGATGGTCCGCGAGACGGCGGCGTATACACCGGGCTTCACCTATCGGGTTACGGCGGCGGGCAAGACCGCGTTGAGCGGCCCGCCTGTGTCCTATGGTGATGGCAAGAAGGGCAAGTACGGGCCGACGTGGGCGCATGACGTACGCGAGCCGGAATGGTGAAGTTTATCAAGTTATAGCGACTTATCGCTATAACCCGATAAACCCCATTATCCTAGGCGGTGACCCACCGCAGGTCGCCGCTATCCGCGCCGCAGGCGCATGCGTCGACAAGAAATGTGTTGACACCAAACCTAAGTTATGCTGTGATTGACACTTCGGATTGTTCGTAAACGTTCCCGGCCCCTGTTGAGCCAAGCTCCTCGCGCCCGTTCTGTGACGAACCCGGTTTTCAAATCCTTCCTTAAATCACACTCGAAGTGCGTCTATATACGCATTCGACTTTCCGTGGAAAATCAAGATGTCCGTAATCGCCAAACTCTCCATCCGCAACATCGCCGAGTTCGGTACCGGCTCGCTTGTCGAGCTTGAATGCTACTGCTCCAACGACATGATGGCGGCCTATGCCGAGACCGAGGAAAACCGCCTCTTCACCAAGTACAGCCCATGGGGGTCGATGAAACTCAACCTCTCCTCCGGCTGGTCGCTCGGCGAGGTCGGCGATATCTTCTATGTGATGATGCTGAACAAGGACGAGATCGAGCCGGAACGCCTGACGGCGCCGTCAACCGGTTTCTCCAACAGCGGCGTCTTTCCGTCCGCCTCGATCTACACCAAGACCCTCTGCTACAGCCTGACCAGTTTCGGCGGCGACTCGAAGAACGTCGAGTTTCGCACCGCGACCGGCGAAGGGCGCGGCGTCGATAAGCTTAACTGTAAGATGGCGGTCGACAATCCTGGCGCCACCGATCAGTTCCGCCCCGGCGAGGTCTGCTGGCTGGCCTTCTATCCGGAAAAGAAGTTCGACCGGGATGCGGCGATCCGGGCTGCTCACTCGGCTGTCGTAAACTCTTGAACCATCGCCAGCGTTTGTGTTAATCTTTCCTTGCCTCTCCTGCCGAGGATTGGTTGCGAGCTTAAACACCCCTGTCGTTCGCGGCGGGGGTGTTTTTGTTGTCCGGACCGCCGCGACCTAATATATCCTGTTGACACTCCCAGTTGGCCGTGATAATCTTAGGGCTACCTGGGAGGAACCTCTTGCAAACCGACGCCGAATATAAAGCCGCCCTCGACGCGCACGAAGCGCAAGTCAGCAAGGTCCGAGAGGAACAGGCCGTCATCAAGGCGCGCTATGAACGCCTTCAGGCTGAGATCGCCGAGGCCAAGCGCGAAGCCGCCAAACGTATTCAAGACGAATACGCCGAGCAAACCGCCGCCGCGCAGGCTGAGTTTCGCGCCGCCCATGACGCTCTGCGTGCTGTCGAGGACCAGACCCCGAAACATCCATGGGAAGGACGCAAGGTCTACCGGCTGGAAGATACCGCGCGCAGCCGGTTAAGCCGCACGAAGGTGCCGCAGTACAAACGAATCGACGGCGTCGTTGAGACGGTGACCAGTGCAACAGTCTTTCCCGGCAATACGGCGTACTACAACAAACCGAGGCGCGGTTCGATCATCGTTCGCCTGCTGAAGGGCGACGGCACGCCGGGCGTGAAATTCGAGCGGTTTCATCATAACCACGCGAAATGGGAGCTTGCCGATTTCAACGGTCTCGCAAAACCGACCATCGTTTTTTCTGGGCCGCGTCGATGATCAGCCTATCCGAACTTCGTCGCCTGCAAAACGCGCTTGAACGCTTCGAGCGCAAGATCGATGAAGCTTACCCCGGCTATCTGAAAAGCGCTGATACCGGAGTCAGCCACGATATGTCGGAAACGGTCAGGAACGCACTGACGGCGCTAGCCCACGTTCCCGGCTGGATCGGGTTTCGTCAGCATAATCATCGTGATCCGGGGAGCCATGAGAGATAAATGTTCTGGACGATCATCGGTTTGAACCTGTGGTTCATGTTCTACAACATGCACCACTGCTACGCCGCCGCCGAGAGCGAACCGGCGAAGTGGGCCTTCCATCTGGTCTTCGTGTGGCTGCACGCCATCTGGATTCTGGTGCTCTGCCTGCTTGAGCGCCAGTCGCAACGGTAGCGATAACCTCTTTGATCCACGTTAACGGCGGTCGCAACGCTAGCCTACGCTTAACTGCTGTCCCCCGCCCTCAGAGTTGGCCGTAGGCGGGCGTAATCGATTTTTTGGTAGGCAGGTAGCTAAACCATTCCGAGGGGCTGTACGAGGCTGTAGGAGGATAACGGTGTTATCTGAAACTCCCCGGCCACGCACCGAAGGTCACGGGTTCCGCGCCGCAGGCGTACGCATATCGCTATTCATTTGATGATCATGACGGCGGATAGGATTCCTGCCAGAGCTATTGCTAGCATGACGAACAAACAAGCGACCTCGGGGCTGAGGAATCTTATCTTAAGAGCGTCCGCCTGATGGTGCGCCATGTTAGGAAATATCGTCGGCGCTGCGCTTGCTCCGGTCAGGATCGTCGGGATCGGTGCGACGGACCGGCGCTGTCTCTCAAGCTCGGCCAACGTTTCGGGGCTTGGTTCTAGCCGAAGCCCCGCCGCCTTGGCCTCAGTCCCGGTGAGTTGAACGGTGGCAGTGTCGTGGCTGCCGGGGGCAGGGGGGCGCTGGTATTTAGGAGGGGCCTCGTCAAAGGCAGCGTTCAACTCAGCCACCATCTCTAGGTGCGCGCGCTTCCAGTATTCTACGGAAAGCGCGGCGATCTGCGAGGCGTAGAAGTCGTGAGCGCGGGCGAGTTCGGCGCGGATATAGTCCTGCCACCATTCGACGTTGCCGCCGCCGTAGTCGTTCAGCAGGCCAGCGTCGTAAGCTTCTAGATCAGGCTCGCTCATGATTTTTCCGTCTCCTGAAGGGCGCGGAGGAGGGCGAGACAGAGGGCTAGGGCGGGCGTCTTGCTGTAGCTGTTCTCCCCGTCGTCAATCGCCGCACCGTAGAATTCATCAACGGTCTTCGGGAACGAGACCCAGGTCATCCACGCCTTGCCCGGCAACATCCTCTCACAGAGCGCAACGGCGGCTTCGAGGGAGGCGGTGTAGGACGGATGAGCGCCATAAGAGCCGACGCCTTCGATCCCATTCAGGCAATGGAGTTCCCAGTCGAGGCCCCGGTCGCCCTCCGTCGCTATTTCGACCCGGCTTATTAAGTCAGAGAGGCGGGAAGCGTTTTTCCTAGCGACGGCGACCAGCCGGGCGACATCATCCTTGTTCAAGGCATAGATGCCGTCCGACGCGTAAAGCGAGGTCCCCGGCACGCGGGCAAGGTTCGCCGCAATTTCGTCCAACTCGGCGGCGGTGAAGGACTTGGAGTCGGGCTTGGATTCGGTGGGTTGGGTCGGCGGCGGCGGCGGCGGCGCAGGGACAGGGCAATAAGGTGAGGGCATGGCGCCAAGCTAGCAGGACCGGCGGCGGCTGGCAATGTGTTGACGGGTGGATTTAGGATTGCCCGGAGGGCGCCCCACCCTGATTTAGAATCAGGGTCGTTGATGGGCAGGCTGCGCGGCTGGCTTGCGGGAGGGGGGCGCTGCGGGAGGGGGCGGAGTGTAGGCTGCGGTGTTGTGATGGCTGTGATGCTGCGTAGCTCAGAGCCACGTAGTGGTGATGTCTGCTTGTGGTGATGTCGGGTAGGGTGGTGCCTGCTTGCGGTGATACCGGGTAGTGGTGATGTCGGCCTGTCGTTATGGCTGGTAGGCTGTGATGGCGCCGTGACTCGTTGGCTGTGACGCTGTGACGACCGCTTGGAATCCAGACTCGTTGATGACTACGCCACCGAAGGTTATCCCGACTCAGTGATTGACTACGCTACCGAAGGTTATCCCGATTCATAAACCCCGACTCGGTGATAACCTCGACTCCTCGACCCCTTGAAACCTACGCTACCTACGCTACCGAAGGTCAACCGCGTCCGCCCGGAGGGCGGAGAAGGGGATGGCCTCGGTTTAACCGATAGCGACTGACCGGAGGTCTGTCGGCAACGCTATGGCGTGAAAAGACAAAATATGTTGGATTTGTCTTAACTCCGGGAGATATCTCGGCTCCTCTCCCTGGCGAAAATAACAAAATATGTTGGATTTGTCTTAAAACCGTCCTGAGAACGAAAGCCTCTCAGCCCCTTCCCTTTAGCCAGAAAAAACAATTTATGTTGGATTTGTCTTAAACCTAACGAGAACGAAAACTCACTCAGCCCCTTTCCCTATAGAGAAAAAAAAACAAAATATGTTGGATTTGTCTTATTATATATAAGATTCTATACCCCCTACGCGAAAAAATTTAAAGATTATATAATATATTCATATACATATAGGGAAACTACCTATTATTAAGACAAATCCAACATATATTGTTTTTTTTCTATAAGAGAAAGGGCCGGGCGGCTTTCTCGGATTCCGTGATTAAGACAAATCCAACATAAATTGTTTTTTTTCTGGCTATAGAGAAGGCGGTGGGGCCTGTTGCTGTAGTTAAGACAAATCCAACATAAATTGTTTTTCTGGCTATAGAGAAGGCGCTGGGCCTCTTCTCGGGCTAAGACTAATCCAACATAAATTGTCTTTTTGCGCCTAAGGGAGGGTGGCGGGTCAAGATCATCGGCGGGACGCTGCGCGCTTCATCGAATTCCAGGGCTCAGCCTGTAGAGACATCACCTCTCGCGGTGTTAGTCACATTGACACGATGTTTGATTCGTTGACATTTATAAGTTTGTGTGAGAGTAGTTATGGCATCGTAACGCAAGTGTACCATGCCAACAGCAGTATTAAGCCCTATTCCTGAGCAAGACCCTCGACCAAACGTGTCGAATATTGAAGTCATTGCTCGGGCTATTGAAGAGGTTTCCGACGATCTCGTTGCATGGGTGCATCAGAACGTCAACTCGAAAGCCTCGTCACTGAATATCGAGGCGGTGGTTATCGCCTGCATCCGCGAATCCGAGCTTGACGCGTTTAAGACCGGCGTGAAACTCCAGACGGCTATGGGATGGTCGACGGACATCGCCTTGGTTCGCATCATCGACCGGGCGATGACCTACCTTGAAATGTACTCCCGCCTGATGACGGCGGAATGGGCGTTCAAGAACTCTATCCGGTTCCCCGCCAAAGAAGGTGACAAGATCACATGGGTCTCGTCGTCAGGACGCAGCCGCACCGGTACGGTCATCGCTGTAAACGGCGCAAGCGCCTTTGGGCTTGTTAATCCCCGCTGGGGCGGCGTCGTCCGCGTCCTAGCTGAAGAGGTCACGAGCAATGAGACCCAAGGACGGAGGGCGGGATATCCCGTCAAGAAGAAATCATGAGAGTGCTCGGTATAGACCCTGGTCTAAAAGGCGCCGTTGCGTGCATCGACACAACTGATTGGACCTTATCAATTCTGGACATGCCGCTTGAGGCTGCTGCCAAGGGCAAGAACGCTGTCTCGGCAAAAGGCGTGATCGACGCAGTGCGTCTTGCTCGTCCTGACCATGCCGTAGTGGAGCTTGTGCACTCCTCACCACAAATGGGCACGACTTCAGCCTATAATTTCGGTGAAGGTTATGGCGTCGTTAGGACTGCAATTCTGGCTCATGACGTTTCTTTGTGGCTGGTGCGCCCAACGGATTGGAAGGGGGCGATGAAATGTCCCAAAGACAAGAAGCAAGCGACGACGCGCGCCTCTCAACTATTTCCGAGCGCACATTCCCTGTTCTACGGCCCACGCGGCGGAGCCTTCGACGGCAGGGCTGAAGCCTCGATGTTAGCATTATACGGTTGCCTGCTCCTTAAGATCACCCCGACCTCAACCATAAAAATCTGCGAGTGGTCATGAGTCACTTTAAGTACACCTCATCGCCGAGAACCAAGACCCGCCCAAGAATGGACGATGACGATCTCTGGTATGGCGGCGGGGCCACTAGCATTGATGTGATCGTCGATGATTACGAGGAGGACTTGTTCATGGAAACAGGACTGCTCGATCAGTACGGCAGTCCCATCCTCCGACACCACGTCCCTCCTCAGAAGGGACCCGTTGGTTTTCATCTGCCCGGTCAAAACGAGCATCATGATGACTGACAAAAAGAAACCCGGCAAAGCTCAGCCTAAACTAAGTAAGGCTAAGCTTAAATCACTGGATGCTGAGTATATCCCGCATGTTCGGGAGGCTTGGGAATCCTATCACAGTACTCTGGAAATGCTTCTAGAGCAAAACGCAGATGAAGAAGAGATCGAGGAAGTACGTGACTTTGCAACGTACTACTATGAAAGTTATCTCGACCTACTCATCGGAACACGGAAGAAAGTTTGACTATGGCTAGACTAGAACTTGAACGTAACGAGATTTATGCAAACATGCGCGCTAAGGGTATGATCCCTGCCAAGGCATCAATCGCTGCTGGCTACCCTGCGGGCTCTCCTGTCTATCTGGAGCTTGAGACCGATCTCGCCGTCTTGCGGCGGATCGAAGACCTCAGGAGTGAATTCGAAGAGCTTCGCCGGGCGCAGGAAAATGAAACCGGCTTGCAGGAGGGTGAGGGCGAAGGTGCTGATCTTCTTGCTAATTTGAAGGAAGTTGTCGCTCAGGCTGAGTGGTTTTATGTGGATCGCCTAAAAACGGTACATCTCCGGTCGTCCACCTCTTCAGCAGTTCCTTACTCTGTCTCGGCCGCACGCGATAACGCCGTGCGTCTTTACACCGCTTACCTCGAAGCGCTGGCGCTGCGGGAGTTCTAAGGTGCCCAGGCTGCAAAACGAGAGACAGGAGATTTATGCCAAGATGCGCGCCAAGGGGATGATACCCTCCAAGGCCGCAATCGCCGCTGGCTATGCCTCAGGTTCTGCCGTGTACACGGAACTTGAGGGATCACCTGAAGTGGTCGTCCGCATCCGCGAATTGATGGACGAAATCGAGGAGATGAAGGAAGCCAAACTCGCCGCCTCCAGGGAAGCGGCGAAGATCGTCGGGCAAGTCACCGGCTACGGTAAGGCGTGGGTGATGACCAAGCTCGCCGAGAACGCCTCTCTCGCGCAGCAGGACGGCGACTACAAGGAAGCAAACGCCGCCCTCAAGCTGATCGGTGAAGAGCTTGGCATGTTCCAAGGCGCGTCGAACGGTGAAGAGACTGACGGCGCGGCTCCGCCGACACTCGATCTCGATAAGCTCTCGGCTCTGATGGGTGCAAGCGCATCGGCGACAGTCCCGGCCGTCGAGAACAAGAGCGGCGCTGATCTCGATCTCGCGATGTCCCTTATCGAAGGACAAGGCGCCGCCGCAAAACGCGTGAAGCGCGAGCGTGAGTCACTAAACACTGACAGCGAAACTAGCGTCGCACTCACCACCCCGTGGGATGACGACGAACCTGAAGAAGATGAGCAATGAGCTACAGCAACGAAGAACGTGTGAAAGCCCGAGAGGCTGTACGTCGTCTCAACGACCTTGCGGCGCAGACTAAGACCGCTGCCGAGCGGGGCATCCACCTGTCAGAAGCGTCTGAGAAGGTCGTCGCGGCTCTTACCCAGACCCCCGACGGTCATATGCGCGCCAAGGCTCTACAGGCCATTGCAGAGGATATTCAGAAGCGTCACCTAGGTGCGCTACTACCGCTTGCCTATAACGAGTTTGCGGCCTTCTGTGAGTACATGGAACCGGAGGAACCACCGGAGTCCAAGTGGCACATGTTCTTGACGGACAAGCTCCAGCAGATTGAGACTGACCCGGCTTTGAATCGGTTCATTCTCAACTGTCCGCCAGGGCATGCCAAGCCCTTGAGCGTTCAAACGCCAGTGCTGATGGCTGACGGTTCATGGAGCCAACTCGGTGAAATCGAGGTTGGGGATTTTGTCGTCTCGCATAGCGGCGAGAAGCGGTTGGTTACGGCGGTCCACGAGCAGGGCGTCCTCCCTCTCCTCAAGATCACGACGCTCGGCGGTCGGGTCATCCTCTCGGCCTACGATCACAGCTTTAAGGTCGGCGATGCGTGGAAGGAAGCACAGGCGCTTCGTCCGGGTGACCGCTTCGATCTCGTCCTCCGGCCCAACGATCTGAACACGCACTCGACGGCGACGATTGATGAATTCCGCTTCGCTGCATATGCCGCGACGCAAGGGGCCATGTCGTGGATGACAGGGCGCAACAGGACAACTCAATATCGCGCCTTCCGTCTGTTCTCGGCGGACATCGGCGATATCACCGAGATGTCAGACTGCATGACGCGGCTGGGCCTGAAGCACAGCACGAAGCCTCGGTCGGGCGGCTACAACATTCTGATGAGCATCCCGGATTCCGACAATCTCGCCGAGCCTTTCCGGCTGGACGACCGGAAGGATAATATGCGGGTCCCGGACTTCGTTCTGAAGGCCGACAACGACCAACTGAGAGAGTACCTGTCACTGGTCTTCAGCTACGGCGGCGACCTCGCTCAACGCTACAATTACAACTGGCTGACCTACTACTCGCACTCGCTCGGCTTCCTCTACGACCTGCAAAAACTGCTTGGCCGTTTCCACGTCGGATCGATCATTGAGTTCTCGCCAAAAGGCGCCCGCTCACGTCTCGTTATCAAGGGACCGGACCTCGCGCAGTACCTCCATTCAGGACTTCGTTTCGAGGGTAAGAACGGCGACAAGATCGCGCCGCTGGGACAACCCGCGCGTGTGGATCGTGATGTCGTTCAAATGGTCGAGCTACACGCTCCAGGCCCTTGCCGCTGCCTGACAGTTGAGGAAGATCACACGTTCATCGCTGATGGTGTCGTCGTCCATAACTCGACATACGCCTCTCGCAAATACGTCGCGTGGCGGATCGGTCGCGATCCTGACCAGCGTATTATCGGCGGCGGTCACTCCTCGACATTCGTTGAAAACGAGTTCTCGAAGAAGATCAGATCGATGGTCGGCACGCCTGAATATCAGGCTGTGTTCCCCGGCGTGGTGATCGATCACAACTCCCGCGCGGCTGGACAGTGGAACATTGCGGGCTTCAAAGGGCAGTATGTCGCCCGTGGCGTCGGCGGCTCCATCCACGGTTTCCGCGCGACGTTCATCTGTATCGATGACCCGTACGCGAGCATCGAAATGGCTGAGTCCGCGACAATGCGTGAGAAGGTGAACACATGGTTCACAACCGACGTTGGTTCACGTTTGCTTCCTCTCGGAAAGGTCTTCGTTATCATGACGAGGTTCCATGAAGAAGACCTGACCGGCTATCTGATGAACATGAACCCACGTCTTCCAGATAACAGTAAATGGAACTTAGTTGAGGCTCCAGCTATCTGTTATGACACGGAAAAGGACGTATTAGGGCGAAACTTGGGCGAAGTTCTATGGGATTATTACGATTTGTCACATTACGTCACAAAAAAGACGGAATGGAAATATCAAAGATATGCCCTTGTCTACCAACAATTAGCTGATGCCTCCTCAGATGGCAGCATCGCGAGTCATTTTAAGTTCTACGAGAAGCTGCCGCACCAGTCGCCGGAGGCGATGCGCAAGGCGACCGATGCCAATCAGGTTGACGACGCAGGACGCCCGAGGCCGGAGCGGAAGGACTATTTCCGCCGGGTGATCCTCTCGGTGGATACCGCCTCGAAGACCTCGCAACGGGCGGACTACAGTGTAGTTCAGGTATGGGGTGAGACCCACGACCACAAATACTACCTGTTCGATCAATATAGGGGAAAGGTAGAGTTCAATCAACTAATCGAGAAGATTGAACGCATGGCTATTAAGTATTCAGTTGACCATATACTTGTCGAAGACAAGGGTCAAGGAACTGCTTATATCCAGGCGCGCGGCAAAACCGACTATCAGACCCGCAAGGCCCCGGCGCCGCTCGTGGCTATCAACCCCGGCTCTCAGTCCAAGGAATTCCGTTGGGATGAGATCACGCCACTGATCCGAGAAGGCATCATCCACGTCCCCGAGTTCGCCCCGTGGATCGACGCCTTCATCAAAGAGGTCGGACAATTCCCCGAAGGTAACCATGACGACATGGTCGACGCCGCGTCGCAGGCCATCCGCTGGCTCAAATCCCAGCGCACCCGGTATGGCTCCAAGAAAGTCGGAAGCATGGGCTAAGGCCCACCTTAAGTAGAAAGAACCAAGATGCTAAATCTACCTGAAACGACGACCGCAGAGGTCGAAACGGCCTACAAATTGGTCGAAAAATTGAACAAGACCCTAGAGGCGAGCTACACCATGGGGCCGACGTTCGCGCTCGTTGTGGGCGATGACCGGCACCTACAAGTCAACTATCAGCCCGTCGTCACGTCGGATAACCACGAGTCCGTCGTCACCGCTCTGTGGACCTTGAAGGACATTTTCTCGCTGGTCCGGGAGATCAATAATCATCTCACCATGCTGCTTGATATGGGTCTCATCATTTCCCTCAATCCATCCATTATTCGAGGCAACTGGTTCGTCGGATGTGCCGTCATGTACCGCATTCCGCGCGCACCCGACCCGGCACGTGAGAAGCTTAAGGAGCAACTACGCGTCGAGGCCCGAGAGATCGCCCGCAAGCGCATCGCACAAGAGAACAGCGATGCAATCGCCGCCCGCGCTAAACGCATCGCAGACGAGGCAGCACGCTACGACTGGGACGAAGTCATCAAGCAGTACAAGTGATTTCTAGCCAACCCCGACGGTTAGGATAAAATGACTCATGGCCTACTCTACCCCGCTCCCTGTCGATGTGTATATCGACCGCAAGCTCTCCGAGCCGAACAGCGCCCGCACAGGCGCGGCGCGGGGTGCATCCCTCGCATCTCGCCAAGCCTATGCCCGGTTCATGATCAGCCAACGCAGGACGAAGCTGACCATCCCCAAGGTCATCATCCCCCGCGAAGAGATCGACGCCGAAATCATCGATGCTGACTTTGACGTAATGTGACTCATCCAACGAGTCACTTAAAACGGTTAAAGTGACTCGAAAAACCGGCCAAAAACCCCAATAAAATCAACAAGATGTAAAGTGACTCGTCCCAAAAGGCGGGTCCCTTTGCATTTTTACGCCCTGTCCAGACCAAAAATCGGTTAAAATGACTCCCCGAAACCGATAAAAGGCTGTTGACATCCCCGCCAAGGTGGTCTATTCTTACACCATCGAAACACGGAGAGCCGCATGACCTACATGGAGCACCTACTGGCCGAGGGCTTTGTCGTTCTCCCATCGACCGAGGCGGCTAAAGCGCTGGCGGCTCAGGCTGAGTCTGAAGGCCACGTAGCGCACATCAATCAGGCCTTTGGTGTACGCCCGCCGAGCGTCGAGCTATGCCAAGGCGCCCACTGTCATTGCCGGTACTAGGAGAGAACACGTGACTGAACCCCTTAAGGTTGTTTATATCGTTCTGAAGAACGCCGACTTCACCGAGGGCCGTGGCCCGATGCTGCTGCACACCGTCTTTTCGGATGGGGAAGAAGCCATCAAGTACGTCGAGAAGCAGAAAGGCATCTTCGGAAGTCCGCAAAACGTCGAGCGCGGCAAAGGCAGCTACGCCCGCGCGAATGGTTATGAGATCGTCGAACACGACGTGTTCCAATCCGCCGACGATCTGCTGGACAGAGCTATCGCCTTCGAGCGTGAAGCTGCGCTCGGTAAGCTCACGCTCCGCGAGCGTAGGCTTCTTGGGTTGATGACGTAGTAGCGTGTACACGCTAACCCCGGCCTCATCGCCGGGGGGCGGACCCTCCCCGCCCTCCCACCCCTATCATATCCATCTCCACGTATAATGTCAACACCATTTATTCAGTCTCAACCACATTAAAACCGTTGACATTCTCACCCGGTCCGGCTATTCTTACACCATCGGAACACGGAGAGACGAGATGTCCAACCAAGTCGCCCTGACCATCCTGAACCAAATCGGCGGCGCCAATCGCCTCGTCGCGATGATCAATGCCTCCAGCTTCGCCAGCGGCAATTTTGCCAAGGTCGGTGAGCCCGACGCCTACGGCGTCAGCTTCCGCATCGGCATGCGCGCCAAGAAAGGCATCAAAGCCGTCATCATCAAGCTGAACGGACGCGACCTCTACGATGTCGAGTTCGGTAAGATGGTGAACTTCGAATACAAGGTGGTCGACAGCGCGTCGGACATCTACGCCGAAGACCTGCGCGACCTTATCGAGCGCACCACCGGCCTCGCCCTGCGTCTCTAGGAGGAAAAATGACCATCTACGTCATCAAAAACAACACCACGGGCCAATACGTCACCCGCCCCGGCAGCCTGAGGAGCTACACCCGCTCCCTTGAGCAAGCTCGCACCTTCGAGAGTCGCGAGGTCGCTGAAGCCGACTCCTGCGGCAACGAGCGCGTCCTCAGCGTCGCTGATCTGCTCGGGAGGCCCTACTGATGGGCAAATGGCGCCTCGACGAACACCTCAAGGCTTACGGCCTGACCAAGGAGGAATATCGCTCGGCTTTCCGGGCTGGCTACTCCGACGGCTTTCAAGGCTACCCACTGTGGGCGGGCAACGAGCCTGACTTCAATCCCACAGCGTACAAGGCCGGTTACGGTCATGGCGATGATGACCGGGTTCAACCTGAGTCCTAGGGACCCAGCCGATTTTCCAGGGCAGGGACCCATCGAAATTCTTCCACGGGGACCCAGCCGATTTTTCGCGCCGGGGACCCTAGGAAATTTTCCCCGCCGGGACCCTCGGAATTCTTGACCAGGGACCCTCCGATTTTTCCAGCCGGGGACCCTGAGAAATCCTCAGGCCGGGACCCTGCCGATTTTCAAAAACTTTCACCGGGCCGGGACCCTCGAAATTCTTGAGCCGAAATTCCCACGATTTTCTGGTTATAAAGTGTTGACATCATACCCCCGCTCCCCTATACTTCAAGCATAGGAAATCAACCGGAGCCAAGGAGCCCGCACCATGCACGTCATCAACAAGCCCGCCCTCGTCCTCGTCCTGCAATCCACTGAGCGGGTCCACTACGCTGAGGCCGCCGTCATCGCCCTCTCCCTGTACGAACAGGAGATCGACAAGCTCGGCACCATCCGTGACACCACGTCCGAGCCGTGGAAGGCGGAGACGCAGGAGCGCATCAACTACCTCGTCAAGTACAAGGCCTACCTGCACGACCTGCTGCTCGCCCTGTCCGACGGCTGAAACACTTTTCCTGACTCCCGAGTCATTTTAACCCTCTTTTCTGACTCGGGCCTCGAAAAACCGAGCAAAATCAACGATTTATAAAGTGACTCGGCCCAAAATCCGCCAAATCAGGCCAATTTAGGGTAAAATGACCCGATTTTAGGCCAAAAAAGGGCTTTTTTGGTGTTGACAAGCCTCTTTTTGGCCCTATAATGCCTTAAATCAGCCGAGGAGACCGTTGGTGCCCAAAATCCTGACCGTCGAGGATGTGCAACGCGCTCTCGAAGCTGCGGTGATCGACATCGCAAAGGTATCGACGTTACGTGGTCAGGGAGAGTTGGCCTATCGGCCCGGCCCTGGCCTCTTCGTGGTCTCTGTCTGTTACTACGGCAGAGATGCTGATTTTAAAGACACGTTCACCGAGTCGGTGTACACCGCGCTGGAATGGTTCTCAGATGTTAGCGAGGCGCTTCACATGTCCCGCTCTAGACTTGACGCCAAACTTGACGCCAGCCAAACTTGACGCCAGCCAAACTTGACGAAAACCAAATTTGACGCGAGCGCGACTTGACGACTCGACGGTCCCCAAACTTGACGCTCGGTTAATTTGACGGGAGTCAAACTTGACGCGACCTAAACTTGACGCGAATCAAATTTGACGCGAGCGCGACTTGACGCCCGCCAAATTTGACGGGAGTCAAACTTGACGCTCTGGCATTTTCCAAACTTGACGCGCCCTGATTTTTCGGCGAGCGCCAGCGATCCCGCGCCCGGATGTCGGGGCAGGTGGCAAGGCACGACGAAAGGCGCTCAGGCTGGAGCCGGAGCGCTAGGGTCGATCAGCAGAGCATGGGGAGGCGTGCCGGGACTCGTTGAGTCACGGGCGCCCCCAAGGGGAACGGACTAGGTACATCTCGCCATCCTGGCACAGCAAAAACTGCTTGTCAAGGTGTTGACAACATTAAAAACCCGTGCTACTCTAAAGGTGGTAGGGCGGGGGCGGGTGGTGCGTCCCCCAGGTAGCGTGTACACGGTTCACGATTTGTTCCAAACTGCATTTAGGGTGTTGACACTATGCGAATCCCATGCTACCCTAAAGGTGGTAGGGCGGGGGCGGGTGGTGCCTCCCCACCAGCCGGGGCTCGTTCACGTTTTGTTCCCCGATCCCCCTCCGGGGGACTCCACCACCTCCCCCACCCTCCCACCCCTATCA